CATTGAATGGTAATTTATGTAGATACACATATTCACCTTTTCTAATCTTGCCACTGAACAAAACCATTTGTGGATCATTGGGGAACATACCTGTATCTGACCCAGCAGTAGTTAGACCCATTGCTATGGCAACTTTAGGATCAGAGGTAGCATAGATAGCATTTTGATTACTACCAGCCGCACCACCTGTATCTACCGATTGTCTTGGCTCTAGCATAGGAATCTTTTGTCTTGACCCATGCCAAAGATAGGTATTAATAACTTTGCCTTCCGCCACACCTTGCTGTATGGTGCTTAGTCTAGCAAGTTCTTGTTCACCTTCGGGAGTCAGTAACCAATAGCCGTCGGCATCTACAATCCAACCAGCGTCATATAAACTGTCATACACTCTACTTTGGGCACGGCTTAGACTCTGACTATCTTCTTGAAATCCCAAACCATGATCATTTGCAACTTCAATGGCTTTAAGTAACAAGGCTTTGCCATAACCTTTGCCGCGTACATCGTCAGTTACTTCTGCCTGATTGTGTACGTCTTCAGTCTCAGGATCCCTATAGAATGAAAAATGTCCAACATTTTTTCCATCAGCGATTGCAGTAACAGTAAAACTACTTTGATAGTTGTCTGTGGATGCTGTGCGGAATTGTACTGCCGATGCGTCTGCTTCGCCAAGGAAGCCTTCAGTGATAAACTCTTGTGCTCTCATTTAATACACCAAACTATCTATACGTTTATATTTTATATTAAACGCATTCATTAATAATTCTACTTCACGCAGGCATTCGTCTCTGCCGCCACCAACCAAGTATGCACCATTAAAACGCTTTAGTTGACCAACACTGGCCCAGCCCACAGTCATTGGATCATCTTCCATTTCTTCTATGGCACCTTGAATCAAACTTTGTGTAGTAGTACGACGATTAAAGGCAGGGAACTCTAGGTCTCTAGTGTCAGAAACTTGTTGTGCGTACATTTCACGTATGGTTGCAATGATGGTACTTGGTTCTATTCCGTGATCCATCCAGCTACGGAGGTAGCCATAACCTTTGTCTACTATTTGAAAGCGACGCCAATCTACGGGACTTTTGGGCTCGTTGTAATAGTCATCACCATTCTCGTCTTCGCCTTCTTCGCCTTCGGTTCCTAGTGTTTCGTCCCAGAATTGTTGTATCTGTTGAACGGAATCCCCACTCAGGCCTTGATCTTCAGCATTGACAAAGAACAGCACAGGACCAGTTTGCTTTTGTACAAAATTCATTATTTGAATAAACTTTGGATTGGCAGGTGGCCAGGGTCCGCCATTGTATTCAGGTTGAACATCAACACAAATAACTGGCTGACTTAGGCCTTCAACAATAAAATCCTGTGCTCTCATTACATTTTACCTGATGTCTTTAATGTAGGTGGTGTGCCAGCGGCAGTGGTATGCCAGCCCATTTTTTTGGCTTGGCGTTGTACTTCTCCGGGCTTGATGTCCACAGTTAAGGCCATACTGTAACGTGGATCACGAGCTTCCTGGTCATTAATGGGGATGTAGCCTGATGCTTCTGCTATTGGTTTTATTCTACTTAATTCGTACATGACTTTGTTGCCGGTGTCAGCACGGAAAGCACGGAAGCCCAAAGCCTTTGCATAACGCTGAACCAAACTGTCATACAGTCTTGCCCTGGTCATTGCTTTTCTTTGATCCTCATCTGGGTTAACTTCTTTTGAAGCCGAAAAGTATATTTTGTTGGGCTTGTATCTTCCCTTGGCGCCAGGCACCCTGTCAGAAACAAATGTTTGAACAGCACTTAACACAGTGGCAAACACACGCTGTTGATCACCCTCGCCTGTTTTTTCTTGACTGTTGTTTCTATAAAACTCAACACTCCATGCTTCCTCTTTTGTATCTTGACTAAATCCCTTGGTAAACATGACACTTAGAAAGGTATTGTCATCTAATCGTGCTATTGCGTCTACATCACCATGGTCACCCTTTTCCCATCGAAGTATTTTATAGGGTTGGTCTAATGATTCATTAACATCTTCGGGTACTACTTGCCCTTGGCGACGACGCAGATCATCTTTCATGCGCTGTAATAATTCTTCGCGAGCACCGGCAACGCCCATGTGCTTGATGGTCTGCGACGCACGCCCTATGGTTTGTATATCCTTGACTGTTTGTCCAACACCATTGGTGGTGGCGCAACCAGGTGTGCCGGCTATGCATGCTGCCGCAGCCACGGCTGCTAGTCGGTCTTTGACAGATTCCTCTAGTGGCATATCTTTAAAGAATTCTGGATACTGATCAACCCAGTGACGCATAATGCGGCCTGCCATGGCATTGGCTTCGTCTTCGTAAGGGGATCCTGTTTCACCTGCGTCCACAGGCATGTCAGCTAGTTCGTCTTGGCGAGCGTGTGTGAGCTCATGTGCTAGAGTACGCAAAATATCTAGCACATGACGGCCACTTACTGCCAGTGTAACTGAACGTGTTTCATGATCAAATTGACCGAATGTGCCGTTTCTACGTGTCCATTCCGGGTCACGTTTTAATATGATTTTTGGGGCTTGTTCAATTCCGAGATACTCAACACAACTATCAATGAATGGTTGTAGTACTTGCTTAATGTCTTGATTAATGTCTGGAGATTCTGTGTTTTCTTGTACACTTTCGCCGCCACCATCGCCACCCTCGCTGTTGCCAAACGAGAATCCAGGCATCCAGTACCCACCATATCCGTAGCGTACTTTCTTTTTCTTGCGTTCTTGTAAACTTAGTTCATGATCTTTTGCGGCAAGCCTAGCTTCACGCAGTCGGTCAATCAAGCCGCTGGCCCTCAACAGTTTAAATGCTAGATTTTCTGGACCAAATTCTCCAGTATTGGCCAGGCCGGTTGTGCGCATTTCACGTATCTTTTTAGCCAGCAATTCCATGCGCTGTCTATCACCATCGGCAATGGCTGACTCAATTCTGCGTCCTAGATCTTCGTACTTGCTACGTGTGCTCATGTCATCAACCACAGCTTGTTGACGTTTTGGAACTTGTAGCCAGTCATTGTTCAACACTGAATACTCTCCTTGGCTTACTGGAGGTTGGTTGGCATTCTGTACATATAACTCAACATCGTAGCCGCCAATTTTAAAATTGTGCTGATCGTTATACTGATATTTTTTAGCATCAAACAGTTCACGATAAACTTCGCTGGCATCAGCCTTGGGTAAATCTACTACCAAGTGTAGATCAATGTCTGAGTGTGGTGTATATGTGTAGGCGGCGTTTGAACCAGATATTGTGACGTCTTTTAGTTCAATGTCTGTTAGGCCAAGGAATTCACGGAAGTCATCCGCAATTGCCAATAGATGTTCACGAACATCAGGGAGAAGATTTTCGTCCTCTCCCCAAATGCGTGGGTTTAACTTGTCGTTAAACTTGATTGCGTTGCTTAAACGATAGGAATCTAGTTCATGAATGTTCATAAACTATATTTACCGCTTTGATTACTTAGATGCTTTTGTTTTCTTTTTAGCTAGAGCAGGCGTTTCTATTGCCTTGACTGATTTAGCCACTGCTTTAACTGGCTTGGCTTCTGTCTTGCCTTGTTTGGCTGTTTCTGTAACAGGTGATTCATTACTGGCAATAACTCGAGAAGTTGCAGACACCTCTTGTTGAGCTAACTGTGCATCTGCTAGTTTCTTAGCTTCAACATTTGCCTTGGCAATAACACTAAGGTCTTCGTACAATTTGTCCTGTGTGTTAAAATCAAACACATAGGTGCCGGTGTGCTTGAGCAATACCCGCTTGTCAATCCAGACTTTACCACCAATATCGCGCCAGTTTTCGCAGAATGTCCAGTCTTCTGAATAGTAGCGACCTTCGCGTACTGCTGTGTCGTAATATGTCTTCATGTATGGATCTAATTCTACTGGTAATCCAATGTCGTTTTTAAAGGGTTTGACTGCTTGATGTACATTGAGTTTATCAAATACATTGCGTTTTACCAACATAAAACCTGTGCCTGTTTTGCTAACTTCTTGAAGGTTGCCGTCTTCGCTGACTTCTGCATTTTCAAAACCATTAACTACCCACTTGATTGGCAAAGTTTTCATTGGATATAATCCGCCAACAACATCTTTTTGTGAATCAAGAAGTACTAGTAAATGCCAAGGTTCCCAACCAATGTCTGCATCAATGAACATCAGGTGTGTTGAGTCTGGGTTGTTTAAGAATTTAGCAACCAGTGTATTTCTAGCACGGCTAATTAATGATTCATTGGTCATGGTTTCCATGGTCCACTCAATGCCAAGTTGTCGGCAAGTGTTGGCCCATTTGATATAACTCATGAATGTGCTTTCAGTTAACATGCCACCGTAGCAGGGCATACAGATATGCACTCTAGTGGTGCGCAGGTAGTCAACGTTGACTTGGATTTGTTGTTCAGCCATATGTTCCTCGTAAAAATATGTACTTCTATTTAACTACGTACAAAACCCTGGCTATTTTTTTACTGGCGAAGTTATGATGCTATTTTTAATCCAACGCCTAAAACCATTACCTTACTGCAATTTCTTAGTGGAGTCATCAATACATTAGGAGATCCATGCTGTACTGTCTTGACAGGTAACTTTGGCGGATGAACGCGACGTTTACTTGTTTGTTTCATCAATATAGTCATTGTTTTCGCCAATGTCAATTTCTCGACCACGTGCAATTGGACGTCTGCCTTGCTTGTCTGAGAAATCCTCCAACCTTGCCAACGCTTGAACTTTACTTTGCATGGCACCGGCTTTGTACATTAAATGTTCAACTCCTCGATAGTTACCAACTTTGAGCATTTCTGCTAACTCAACTAATTGTTTTACTAAACTGTTTTTAAGACTGCCTTCGTTCCAGGTTCCAAGTCCACCAGTGGGACGAATTTGAACTCCGTCATCAGGATCATTGACCAGGGTAGCTTCGTCAACTTCTTTATCAGGACCGTTTGGCATTGGCATTCCTGCATTCAATCCTCCGGCTCCTACACCAAAGGCTGGGCCTTGTAGTGCTTCTTTTACATCATTGCCCATGCCTGCATCAATTAGTTTAGTTGTTACATTGGTTAACTTTTCGTTACCTTGGGTCTGTGGATACAGTGAATTAACCAATGAGGCTTTTTGTTCTGACGACATTGCAGGCCATTTAGCACGAATTTCTGTGGCACTGGTCATGCCTGAGCCAAACTGTACCACAGGCAAATATGCTATGTAAGCATGCTGAGTCATTGGCTGTAGACCTGTGCGCTTGTATGGTTGTAAGTAGCCAGCACTACCATCCTTTTTTACATCGCCTGGCACGGGCTGTTCGTTACGATCCTTTTCACTGCGTACAAAAATTAATTGTGTGCTACCAGGATCATAATGCTGTGTAATTTCATTGGCACGGAAAGGACTTTTAACCTGAATAAATCTGTGTGCAGGAATGCCGGCTAATTTTGCTAGTTTTTGTTTGACTGCAAAAGGAAAAGGTCTTGTTGAAGTATCTGCTGTGGCGGCAATATAAACGTCGGCACTAGGGAAAGCCGCTTGGGCCGAATCGTATAGAGCTTTATGGCCTGCGTGAAAGGGGTGGAAACCACCGGGCATAATGACTAGTTTTTTCATACCTTATATTTAGCCTACATGTTCTCTAAGAGCCAAAGGTATGATGGTGCTTGAAATTTAAAAATTACTTGACCGTTACAACCAATTGCACCATAGAAAGAGTCAACAATGTTGTCTTGAGTCCCATTAAAATTATGGTGATATGCGGCTTGTTGGAATACTATCTTGCTAACGTCAATGTCTTCAAGTTTAAAATCAGTAACAGTAACCAATACATCTTTTATAATATTTCCAAATTCATCTACTTTGGTATGATCAATGGTTTTGCCAGACATTTTAATAGTCAATGTGTATTCCTGATCAGTGTCATCAAATTCGTGGTTAATAGTTATAGGATCAACGCTGGGTTTTCCTTGAAAAATATTAACATTGTTTAAATGAATTGACACGTCAAGCTCGGGTTCTGTAGCAGAAACCCGCAGGCTTAATGTTGAATTGTCCATTAATAACTTAACATTAACTTAGTGATTGTTCCAGCGGAAAATCCCTCTACATTGGCTCTGATCCATGTAAAGTTTCCGGTGACGTTAACACTAAAATTGTTGGTGGTTGTGGTAGTTAAAGAATCAAATTCGTATACTTTGAACCAGTCGGCGTCCGTTGCTGGTACTGAATCAACGGTGGCTTCAATTTTAATCAATCCTTCAAATCCATTCAGATAAAAAGCCAGCGTCTGCAGGGAACCAAAGCCACCGTAATAATTAGACGCTTGTTGATTTTCTCCAGACCAGTCTAAACTGCTACCATCGTAGTTACCCGAGGGTGTGCCATATGAGGTAGTTGGCAATAGCTGGAGAGTTGTAGTTTTCATTGCTCTTGACCAACTCGTTCAATTTCTACAACAACACCGTTTCCGCCAAGTTCTTCAGCCACAGCCGCTAAACTTTCTACCAGTTCTACTGTAGCGATTGTACCTTGATTTGGTGCATCATCCTTGATCAATTTTGAAAGTTTGATCACAACTATTTCTTCGTGTATTTTTGCCATGGTAATCTATTTATGCTTTTATTAAGGTTACAGTTTTTCTGACTGTGCTTGGACTCACAAGACTAAGCATACTTACAAAAGATTCGTGATCGTATTCTACAAAAAAGTTTCCATACAAATAACAGTACTCGTCTTTTTTTACCCAATGTGTAAGTGCAGGCCCTAATCTTATTTGCCCTTCGTAGTTTTTTAAGAAATTAACCAAATAACTTTTTTGTTGTTTGGTTATTTTTCTATCTTTAAAATATAAACGATAAGAATGCTTTGGATTTTTTAATCTAATGGTACCTTTTGCAAACGCTACATTAATCTGATATACGTGTACATTTTTTATAAACGGTAATTTGGATAATTCTTCTATATATTTTTTATTGTTGGTGTATAGATATCCATAGCCGCCTGACTGTATTATTAGTCTTTTGGTATCCGATTCTAACGTATAAAAATTATAGAACGACAATAAATTTTCTTCTACTTCATCACCAATGGGCAATCCCTCTGATCGGCTGTGCCAGTTTCCTCCCCAATTAACGTGTCTTAGGTGATCTTTGAATTTTTTTCGTTGAGACAAGTTCCAAGAAATCATCTTACGATCTTTATCAGGATCATTTTTTAAATTTCTTAGACAAGGTAATTCTTGAAGATAGAAAACAGCCCTATACTCAAATTGATCAAAGTATAGCTGGCTTGAATTAACTACTTCAAACTCTGGGTTTGAATTGATCAAGGATAATGTATCCATCACTATTAACTGTAGGTTGAGTTGTTTCTTGCACAGGCACGTTTATGTTTGTTTCAAAGTAAATTTCTCCATCCTTTACAACAACATTTATATTGCAATCAGCAAGACGGTCAAATAAAATTTTTCTACTTAACGGAACACGAATCAGCTCGTCAATTTTTCTACCCAATGGTCGAGCTCCCATTAATGGATCATATCCACGGTCAGCCAATAGTTCAACTGCTGGCTCTGTTAAAGTTAGTTTAATATTTTTATTAACCAAACTAGTTTTTAGTTCATCGACAAATTTGATAACAATTTTCTTAATTGCTAGTTTATCAAGCTTGCCAAATTTACAGACTGCATCCAAGCGATTTCGTAATTCAGGTTTAAAAAACTCTTTAAAGGCACGATCATCTTCGCCAGTTTTTGCCATGTCTCCAAAGCCAATGTTATTACGTTCACTGTCAGCACTACCAAGATTACTGGTCATAATAACAATGGTATTTTTACAATCAACTGTTTTTCCGTTGCTACCTGTAATTTTTCCTTCATCAAGCAATTGTAGAAAGATGTTACTTACATCAGGGTGCGCTTTTTCTACTTCGTCAAATAATAATATCGAAAATGGGTGCTTGCTCAAGTCGCTAATTAATTTGCCACCACCAAGATTGCCATCCTCAAACCCAACATAGCCTGGCGGTGCACCAATCAAACTTGATACAGTATGCTTTTCCTGATACTCACTCATGTCGTACTTGAGTAATGTCATATCAAGGTATTCAGCCAACATACGTGCCAATTCAGTTTTACCTGTACCAGTTGGCCCCAAGAACAAGAAACTAGACATTGGTTTTCTTGTTGTATTAATGCCAGCAAAACTTACATAGATACGATCTAGTACTGTGTCAATGACCTGGTCTTGACCGTATACTCGTTGTTTGATATTACTTTCAAGATCAATAATACGTGTGCTCTGTTGATTGGCCAAGTGATCCATTGGTACACCGGCAACACGACTGACCTGTTGCATAATTAACTCTTTTGTGACTGTTAATGTACCTGCATCCTTGACCCTTTCACGAGCACAGGCAGCATCAATTAAATCAATGCTTTTGTCGGGATTCTTTTTGTCATGAATGTAACGACCACTTAGTTCAACTGCTGATATAATAGCATCTGTGTCAATCATCACATTGTGAAACTTTTCCAGTCGCGGACTGAGTCCAATAAGAATTTTTTCTGTAGTTTCTTTGTTTGGTTCGTCGATACTGAGTCGATAGAATCTACGCATCAACGCACGATCTTTTTCAAAGCTTTCGTAGTACTCTTCCCAGGTTGTGCTGGCCACAACTTTAAGTACACCTTTGGTAATTGCTGGCTTGATCATATTAGCAAAATCAAGCTGGCTTTGTCCTGAACTGCCTGCTCCACGCATGGTGTGTGCTTCGTCAATAAACAGCACACAATTCTTTTTACTTTCTAATGCATCAATTACCTGTTTGAGTTTTTCTTCAAACTCGCCGCGATACTTTGATCCAGCTAGTAAACTTCCGATTTCCAAACTCCACACTTCATGATCTCTAAGGAAACTAGGAACATCATTGTTGACAATTCGCTGTGCCAGGCCTTCAATGATGGCAGTTTTGCCCACACCCGGATCTCCTACCATTAGCACGTTGGCTTTAAATCTACGTGCTAACACAGTGACCATTTCTTCAATGTCTTTTTCTCTGCCAATCACTGGTTCAAGTTGATCTTTTTTTGCCTGATCGGTAATGTTGGTACAATGTTCTTCAAGTATCTCTGTGGCCTGTTGATTGGTGATTTTAACATCGCCGTGTTTGTAATTCTGTTCCCAAAATTTTACAAACTCTGCTTTTGTTACACCATATTTGAGCAAGAAGTAATGTGCATGACTATTGTTTTCACTCATAAGAGCAAGATAAAGATCAATGGTGGTAATTACTCGTCGACCGGTGAACAATACTTGTGTCAGCGCACGATTAAAAATACGTTCTAGTGCATTTGTTTTTCGAGGTTGTATATCTTCTTTACTACTGCGTAAGTTTGTCAAACTTTCTAGATACGCATTAAGTTCTGACTCAAGCATGTCTATTTCTAAACCAAAATTAATTAATACAGTTCTAAATGGATTGTATTGTAGCAACGACAGTAGCAAATGCTCAGTTAACACATACTCGTGTTTTTTGTCTCGAGCAATTCTAACTGCCGCATCAATAATTTGTTCAATTTCGGGATTATTTTGCATAGGTTTCCTATTAGGTACTGCGATAATTCTTTAATTATAAACTCAATATGTTAAAAACACAAGCAGTACGGTTAAATTATTTATTTGACTGATCTTTAAGGATATCTATTATTTCATCTGGAATATGGTCGGGCATGACTGCATTTAATTTAATCATGATATCTCCTGTTGTTCCATTGTTTGAACGCAGACCTAGTCCTCGTAATCTCAATGTGGTGTTTGGATTAGTCATCGGAGGAACAGTCACTGACATTTCTCTACCTCTAAGGTCTTGTACTACTGCGTCAGTACCGATAATTAATTCCCAAAAAGATGCATTGTGTTTGGCATAAAGATCATTGCCTTGTCTTGACCAAATTGGGTGTGGATGGATTCTAAACTGCACAACAAGATCGGAGTTACCCGGTCCGATACCCGGATAACGTATGTTAGATCCGTCTTCAACGCCTTCGGGTATGTGTATTTCAATTGCTGACGTGCCTAAATTTGATGTCACTGCTACAGTTCTTGCGCCACCAGTGACTACGTCGTCGAGCTTGATCCATAATGTCATACGTTGAAACGACTGTCTCGGTTGATTAACATTCATCCTAGCGCCAAACATATTAAAAATAGCATCCATATCAAATGGGTCCTGGCCGGCACCCGGACCACTAGATCTAAAATTAAAATTAGTCTGTGGAGTATCGTATTGTGCTCGTTTTTCTGGATCACTTAGTGTTCTGTATGCTTCTTCTACTTCTTGAAACTTTTTTGTATCACCACCCTTATCTGGATGGTGCTGGCTGGCCAGCTTACGATAAGCTTTTTTAATTTCATCAGCGGCAGCAGTTTTGGGCACACCTAATGTGGCATAGTGATCTGTCATAAAAAATCCTGTACAGTTAATTATACAGGATTGTTAGCCAAGTGTTAATAATTATTTCTTGCCATCTGGGACTTTTTCACCTTCAAATTTCTTGTGTACTTTGATTTTTTTACAAGTTTGTTTTGGTGTTCCGTCGGCCTTTTTGATCACATTGCCCTTGGCGTCCTTGACGTCTGTGCAAACTTGTTTTTCTTCTCCACCAGCTACTGATGGGCCGGATAATACCAAACATAGACCTGCTACAAATATAACATTTTTCATTTTTATGTTTCTTTCTTGGCCAACATAGCTTGAATTTTTTCCTGAATGATCTTTGCCCAAAACGGTTGTGGGAAATTCCATCCTACAAATGCTCCTAGTGCTATCCAAAATAATGTATCTAACATAACTTATTCCTATTAAATTTCTGGGTTAACCTGAGGCGGCGGTGCTTTCTTTCCACCAAACCCAATGGTAATTGGCGCTGGATTACTGGCAGTCACTGCTGGTGAGCCAAAGTCGCTGCCAAATCCTGCTGGCGCTGGGGGTACTGCTCCAAATCCAGGTGCTGAACTTCCGAACCCACCACCAATGGGTGCGGTGCCCCAGGACTGTGTGACTGTTGTTGCTGTTGGTGCACCAAATGCACCGGGTCCGGACTGTTGTACTGCGCCCGGCGTTTGATATGTTGTTCCGACATTTGGTGGTAAGTTGATTCCGCCATTATTTGCTCCTGCTAATTTTTCTTGTGTACGACCGTATGCAGCCAGACCAAGTACAGCACCCATACTAATGTGAAATAGTCCTGCGCCTTGTAGCGTCAACGGTTGCCATTGGACATTTACTCCGCCATGAAATAATGCTTGTGTCAGACTCCATAATACTGGAGCAATCACAAAGTCAAATATGCACACGCCCATGTACATCCATCCCATCATAGGGCGCCACTTTGAGTTCATCCAGTCTTCTTTTTTCTTTTCTGACTCGCTTATTTTTTCTGACATTGTCAACTCCGTTTTATATTAATTTGGATTAGCAAAATAAATGGTAGCACCCTGTGGCTGTACAGCACGGGCATTGCCATCAGGGAATACTGTTTTAAATTGTGCTACTTGTGCCACTGACAACTGGATGGGTTGTCTAAACAGTACCCAAGAAACAATTTGTGGATATGCTTGTTGAGTCAATTGACGCTGTGGATTGCCCCACCATGGACGACTGTTGGCAGGGTTAGTGGTGGCAACACAGGTGCTATTGGCACCCAGCGTACCAATTGAAATTGGTGCAGTTAATCCGCCACTGTATCTATAACTTGGTGCTGTGTTGAAGTTGGCCATGCCCATCATTGATGCAATGTTGAAACTGACAGTCTGACCAGAATTTGCACCGCTGGCGTTGGCAGCCGGAATTGCATTAAACACACTGGCCCAGGCAGCATTTGGTGTATTACCATTGCCCACCATGCGTTGACCTAATACCAACAAACTGTCAGAGTTACACAATCCATAAGGACCAGTAAAATCTGCCAATTTGAAATAAACAAAGTGTACTTCTAAATCAGTAACTGAATTATTAATCCAATGCTCTGCTGGTCCATGAAAGTGAAACTCTAGCAAGCAGTATTGAGCACCCCCAAATACAATACCAGGAGCACATGAACCTGCATTGGGATTGTTGAGTTTGTAGGTACCCCAACGTGTGTTGGCAATAGGATATGCGTTTGCACCAGCAGATGCTGTGGGTAAAGTACACACATCACCTGCGCCACTGTTGCAAAATGCGGAATTTAGTGTGTTTTGAGTTGCAAAAGTAAATGTGGCATTTAACCCACTGTAACTGGTAAACTGGGCTGGGCTACCTTGTGGAGTAGTTGCTGTGATGTTTACTGGTGTTTGGCTCTGAGAATTGACCTGCAATGAAGTTAATCCAAGAATAAAAATTGTAGTTAATATTCTAATATATTTCATTTTATTTTCCTTTTGTTTTGTATTCTGCTTTGTCTTGCGCCTTAATTGGAAGACTCACAGGATATTTAGCACATGCATCAGGATCACCCTGACCGGCTTCGGTCAAAAATGATGTTGCTGGTGGTACTTGACCTGTAGGACATGAACATACTGCTATACCGTCAGCACCTTTGACACAATTCCAACTAAAACAGTTGCTTGATTGTGCGCCAAGATTTAAACTAGCATCACACTTTTGTACTGTGGCCTTTTGTTTCCAAGGCAATGGGCTAAAGTTGTTGGCTTCCTGTGGATAAAAGATTTTAGGTGCAAACAAACTCCAGACATGATTGCTATCTGTTGCGGCACAGCTTCCCTTCATATTACCAGCACTAGTATCAGCAATAGAAACACCATTAAGAATAGGACAACGACATTCTACTTCAGGGTAAGGTACGCCATTGTTACCAGTGATCATTTTTGATGTTCCATCTTTGTTCAGGACTGGTTTACAAGTACTTGCGGCACATAGTGCATATTCTCCTGTACAAGTCGTAATGCCAGCTGGAGATGGTTGAGCAAATACCGAGGTTGATAGCATTAAGAATGCCAGGATTGTTAATAGTTTTTTCATTTGTTTCCTTTTATACTAATTTCATTGCTATGTTGCAAGCTTGCACAACATAGCGGAATAATTCTTCGTTGCCAGCGCATTCTTGAGCGGCACGAATGTCACGTATCTCGGTAAGAAGATAATTGTGTTCATCTTCTGAGATGTTGCCCATCTGGCATTGTTCAACAATGGCCTGAATTTCTTGTTCTAGTGTGTGCATTATCTTCCTTGCCAGGCCAGCTTGGCAGCCTGTATACGTTGTGCGGCAGTTTTTTTTCCTAATTCGCAGAACATTTTACTACCGCCTTGACTCATACGCTCTGTATGTGTTTGTAGACCTTTTAAGTTTGGAGCCTGTGGATCTCCACGCCAGTCACTAAAACGTGCTAGACGAGTTGCTAGATCAACCGCCTTTGACCAGTCTGGTAACTCACAATTAATACGCTCGACAGCAATATCTGTGTCAACTAATGCACCAAACATTTCAGGATCGTGTTCTCTGGGCCAGTACTCTTTGATAGTACTGCATCCTGTTAATGTAACAATTGCAACTAGTAATAAAACACGCTTCATTTTATGTCCTCGTATATTTTCTTCTGCACATGATACCATTCAATCCACATGTCAACCTTTACAGCACATTCGTAATAGGTTCCATAGTTTTCAGCTATAGTTTTAGACACATCACTGAGCACAGGATCTTCTTTTAACTTTTTTAAATTAGGGCAACGTTCTAGTGTATTTTTGCCCGGTGTGTTGGGAAAACTAGGAACAACAGGCACAGACGTACAAGCCGACAAGAACATAACTAGTGAGATAATAATATATTTCATTTCTTGGGTACCTCTGCTGAATCATTATGTGCTCGAATAAATTCTGTTGGTATTTCGCACTGGCCTCCTGGCATAAATTTAGTATCGTATTTTATAATCTCTTTGTCTATGTAACGTGTGACATATTCGGTGCGTCCTTTAATATATCTAACTTTGTCTTCACCTTTTTTGGCCAATGCTTCGTTGGCTTTGTTGGATTCTTGTTCTGCTTTTGCTACCTGTGCCTGCGCTTCATCAACCTTGGCACGCCAGGCCATTTCAGTGTCATATCCGCCACGTAACCATACGCCCAACAATAGAATAACAACACCAGTTGGTTTTAATATATGTGCATAGCTTCCATAAAATGGAATAAATTTACCTAACCAACCTAACACAATGCTGATTACGCCAACTGCAATAATTGTCCAGTACACCCAGTTTAGCATTGCATCAGGTATGAGGTTTAGTATCCACATATCAATCTCCTAATATGTGCAGAGCATGATTGTAGTGTTTAATACGATCGTCTAAGCCAATGGTACCACCGTTGATGCGTTTGGTGGCAGTGAGCACATCACCTTTGTCGGCCCACTGATTTAGATTGTTGGTTTCCCAAAACCAACAGGCTGATTGTACAGCACCTTCAAAGGTTGCTAGATATTCAGGCACATCCTCTACAGCGGTTTCAATGCTCATGGCAAAATTTTCATAGTTGGACTTGCCAGTTAACTGAATTAGTCCCCGGCCACAATAACGATAACCATCTCCGGATTCTTCTGGACCGTTGCCCATTCTATTAGCATATATTCTATTGGCAATTGCTTCTTGTTTGTTGGGCAAACTGGCATATTGAGTGGCCATTGCATCATTGGGGAAATATTTTGGAAATATCTTGCGTAAACTTGCTGCCTTGTAATTTAAATTTTCTTTAATGGCTCGAAAACCTCCAGATTCGTGTGCGCATTGTGCAATAAACATTGCCACACGAGATTTAGTATTGATGTCGTAATCGGGTAATATTTCTGCCACTGCTTCGTACCAATGATCAATATAGGGATTACCAGGAACCATTTGATTTAATTGTTGCTGTGTAAATTCAAAGTCAAAACTCATAATATTGTCCTATTTGAAAAGTATTTATGGAATTCAGAATTTTATAAGTATATTATAATGAATGTTTTGATTCTCACTCCCGACCGTGTTGGCAGTACTCTACTACAACGATTAATCACTGTTTACATGAATGCACACGCATTTGATCAGCCTGTGATTAATTTACATGAATTAACCAACGGCATTATGAAGTATTATAGCCCTACATTCAATCAAGAAGTGCTGGGCAAGTTTGAAGACCGACAAAAATGGGGGTATTATCAAACTCTTGAAGAAATCACAGAACTTCTTGGCTCAGTTGAACATTATAAAACCACAAGACTAGCACATTATCATATTAAAAAACGACAGGACACTATTGCTAGTCAAGTTCCTTTTTACGAATACCTAAATCAAAATTTCTACATCATCAGTGCCCAACGAGACAATTTGTTTGAGCATGGACTCAGTTGGTGTATATCAAACGAGTCAAAGAAATTAAATGTGTTTAGCCATCAAGAAAAAGTTGATGCATTTTCTAACATTTATAAAAATAAAATCAACGTTGATCCATTGGCGCTGATAAAATACCTTGACCAGTATGTTGAGTATCTGGCCTGGGTAGACAATCACTTTGACGTTAACTCGTATTTTAAATACGACAAAGATATGTCAAGACTTGAAGAGTACATACTTGGGCTGTCTATCTTTAGCCAGCAACCAAACAAAAGGTCCTGGAAAGACATCTTTGAACTAGAGTTTGCTGACTGGAACAAGTGTCATTACCTAATCAGCGATCTAAGCGGAATCAGCACACAACTACCATCTGTTGACCATCCAAAGTTGACCTATGACGGAAAAGAATCCAACTTTGATAATGTGCAACTACAAAGCCTGGCAAGAACAGAGATACCAAAGTCTTTGTCTGTGGTCGATCAACGGTTCTTAATAAAAAATGGCCCAGGGTATCAAAAAGCACACAATGCTATCAACCAGCTGGTAGAAAACAAAGTACTAGTTACGCCTGTGCCAATAAAACTGCAAACAATGCTGGAAAAGAAGTTATTAATTAATAATTTTTCTCAGTGTGTTGATGTGTATAACAAATGGTCAGAGTCAACAGGCATGGGTATTCAGTACTCTGATGAAGATATTGAGTTGTCAATAAAAGAAGAAATCAAAACCTGGCATGCTACTGCTTTGTTAAAGTAACTCTGTAATTTTGTCCACAAAGGCAGAGGCAGTTTTGATATCATAATGATATCCGTCCCGGGCAAGATCTAATTTTTCAAATTCAGGAATAAATTGTACATCTGGCAATTGCTCTTGAAACATTGATTTAAAACCAGACGCACAGAAATTTGGAATAACGCTGTGAATTATGTTGCAGTTGCCTTTGTTTTCTTCTATCTTGTTAATACAATCAATAGTTAATGCTATGTCTGCTTCATCTGTGCTTTTGACAAAATGCAGTTTTAAATCCTCGTCACTGACGTTTGTCCAAGATTGATCAGAATTTTTTAATTCTTCTTGAATAAAGTTGGGTAGGATATCTATATCAATGACGTTGGGACATGCGGGCCAGGAAGAATCTTTTACATTGTTATAAAAGTCCTTCCACTTTTTATTTAAGACTGTTTGATATTCATTTTCTCTACGATGCAGATAACTCCAGTGTATGATCACCATTTCAGGAACAATTTCTTCAATAACTGTTAATGCTTTTCTTGTAATCCATGAATTACTACCACCGTCCATGCTTACATTTACAATTCTTTGTTTCAACTGAGACTGTAGTATATTTGGCCAAGTGTGAGATAACGGGCTTCCAATGCCCACAGTAAAGCTATCACCAATGCACCAAATTGATCTTTTTAAATCTACTGGCCATTCAGAATCTCTGAAGCCTCGACTGTTGTGTTTGTAATCTACAACAAATTTATATCTAGTAAAATGATTTTTATCTAGTGCCAATTTAATGTTGTCAATGCCACTGTATTCCCAACGTTGATTTATCCTACTAGGTAAAATAAAATCAGGTAAAATCACTCAAGACCCATGCTCTTACGAATTTTAGTTGCGCTGATATCAGTTATTGATGAGTCAAATGACTCTTGTTCAATCTTATAGCCAACATCTCTACCATAGGTAATGTTTACAATGTTAGGTACAACCTGTATTTCATACTGTCCTTGATACAAAGTATCTAAGTCACGCCGTATGAAAGATTTGACTTTTTCAATTTCAAATGGGTTAGAGCCTTGCCACCCTTGACAGTCACGTATTTGAATTACCACTTGCCCTGTCTTGGCAATAGCACGTTCAAACAAAGCTCGATGGCCAGCATGCCAGGGCTGCCAACGACCTAACATTTGTACAGTTTCTTTTTGCCAATCAAACACTGGCCGACGGCGATTTTCTAATATATGCGATCCAATAAACTCAGCCCATTTTTCAGCATTTTGTTCTGTAATTCTAAAGTCATATACTTCAGGCGGAACAAAGGCCTTGTTGGTATCTTCGTAACGGCCTTTATCAATGGTGTCAACCCAGATGGTCCAATCAGCTTTGAAATTGTTGCGCATCTCTACCAATGGTGCAACAAAGTCACAGATCACATATTCTCCTGAGCACTCTATGGCAAATTGGAACATACGCAAACTTTGACGAATACGTCCAGCATCAGAAAAATCCCAATCGTTATACTTTTTACGAATGTCGTCGGCATTGAACCAATCAACACCTACATTCATAAAGTTGGGACCGGGTATTCCTTCATAATTCATTACTCGACTGGGATTAATTTTCATTAAATCCCCATTGGTTTCAATATATTGTTTTAGTGCCTGTGCTAGATATGTTTTGCCTGCACCGGGCAAGCCCATTATTAAAATACGTTGTGTGCTCATTTCCATTTCCTTGAAGAGTGTTTTGCTAAATCATCTGTGGGATGATAATCCACAGGTTGAAAGTATTTACGATTGGTATCATCTTGTAAAATTTTATTTAATACTGGGTCTTTAAAATCTATTGGGAATTCCAATTGCTTTGAAATTTGCCGCAAATAATTTTCTTTATAAAGATGCAGTAACTCATAACTTAGGAATACAGGACTCCATGTTGTTAATTTTTCATATTCTGCCAGTGCTATATCAAATGTGGGTTCGCCGCGCACACGAGTTTCTTGACAGTTTAATACATTACGATCTCTACCAATGATAGCAATCTTTACCTGTATGCCCAGACCCATTGCAGTGGCAGCAAAACGCACAATATTGGGCACAGTACGCTCACCGTTCATCATGTACGGTGTACTTACACTGGTCACAAAGTACTTGCATTCACCCCAGACAAACTCTTTTAATAGATCGGGGTTCTCCCAACAGGCCGCAAAGGGTTCTTGATCATGCCCTATCCAGTATTCGTGTAACAAGGCATGCCATGCATACACATCAGGGTGTAAGGCAAAGATCTTGCTCCATAAATGATTTCCCGAACCCTGCGGTCCTGTCAGGATTAACAGAGTTTTCATCTTGGCAAATGAGCTAGAAATTCTTGTGTGCGATCAGTTATAACGCCTGTTAATTGTAGCGTTACTCGGGGATGGTGCCCAGCATTAGCAGTCGAGTGTGGCATGTTGACCCAGTCAAATGTGCTGACATCACCGGAACGCCATTGATTCCAGTGATGGTTACCATATTCCCAGAACTGTCCAGGTTGCCAGTCTGTGAGCTGAACAAATATACGCATCACACGTGAGGGATCTTCAGGATTCCATTTCTGTAATTTATCCATGTGTAGGTTCCAAACTTCCCCAGGCTGTTGCACATGAATACGTTCCATGCAGTCGTCTAGCGCAAACTGGTTGGAAATCTTTTTGAGCGACTCGGGCATGTTCCAGTTTAAATGAGTGATAATTATTTTGGGGTCTACACCCACACGCTCTAGATCATATTCTTCTGCCACCAGGTCCTCACGTGGAGGCAACACACCCTCGCCTTTGTAACCACGTGTTTCCCAGGTGGCCGGCTTGGAATTGGCCACTATGTCAGCAACATCAGCTGACCACGTGGGTTCAATGTGTCCTAGATGTGCAATTACATCTTCAAAACGATCCAATCTTTTACTATCAAAATGGTATGTGCTGGTGCTTTTGGTGAAATCCCAACTGCTTTTAAATTCGTCTGTTATCATATTACTTTTACCCTTATGTCGTTTACTGCGTACTCTTGTGTGTATTCTGCGGGAGGTGCATCTATGCCCAGGGCCGCAGCCAGTCGTAGATTGTTGTCCATTACAGGTTTATCATTGTATTTCCACCATGCGGCCAATATGTCTCGATTCTGGCTGCAAATGATCTGTGCCATGTTCTTTAAGTCTCGAAAATACTCATGATAGTCAGGATATGTTATATCAAAATGCCCGCATTTGACCCACCAGCCCAGGCATGCGTCATCATTTCGATGCACAATTACAATGGGTGTTTCGGGGAATAGGTCGCGCAAATAGTCAATGTGATTTGAGAACACATGACTTTTGATAATACGCACACCCTTGGATTCTTTAAATTGAAATGGCTCAGCAAATATTTCTTCTAGTTGCTGTCTGTTTAATGTTGTCAAATCCTCAGGCAGTGGGCTAATCATGCCTGGATCAAAGTACGCACCCAGATGCATGAGTTCCATTTTGCCCGATGCATCATGATAGTAAGTCCATTCATCTCTATAGTCCGAACGATCAATGTCAGGACTATAGTAGATGTTTTTGACTACACTACTCCATTTTGAGCCCGGAGCACCGGCTACAAAGATATATTTCATTCTTTACTTAAATCAATTCGACTCAACACAGGAATAAATGCCGCACGTAATTCGTCCATTTGCTTTCGAAGCCCTGCAGGAGTCAACTCATCTTCAGCATAGAAAATAACATTGGCTTCTCTGTATTCTGCATATTCTCGGCTACGAACCGCGGCACTAAATTGTTGTTGATACCAGGCAACAATTTCTCGATCTGTCCCAGGAGGCAATTGTATACTCCAGGCCGCATATACATTGATGCCAGGGGCAATGGTGTTCAACAACGGGACACCAGGAAACTGTGCCATCTTTTGTGTGCCTGTGAACCCAATAGGCTTTACCTTGCCTGCGTCAACCAGAGATTTGGCCACTGTAATCGGTATAATAGCAAATTCAGTACCTGTTTTGCCGTCATAACTTGCGGCACTGGTTACTGCTGGCATAGGGCCGTTGAACCTTACAGGATTAACCATGTCTCTATTGCCTTTTCCTTTGTCCATCAAGTATTCATATGCTGTGCGATGTGCTCCACCGCCGACTGCAATATTAATTGTTCTGCCTGACTGAATATACTTCACAAACTCCTGTGGAGTATTAACACCGCTCTTGACACCGGCCACTAATACCAATGGTGATTTGCCCATGGTCAACACATCAATGAATGAGTCGTAATTGTATTTCTTTATATTCTTTTCCCAAATATCATTTGTTACATAACTGCTCATGTGGCTGGGCAAGTTAATAGTATGGCCGTCATTGACTGCTTCCAAAAACCGGTTGTTGGCAATAACCGAATCGGCTCCGGGAATGTTTTGCACAACATAAACAAATTTAGGGTTTTGTTTCTGTACAATATCCGCCAGTTTACGAAAGGCCATTTCATTGCCAGCACCGGGTGTGTTACCAATATACACAGTGACAGGCTTAGTTGGTTCCCATGCGTGAACTAGTGTGCTTGCAGTAACAAGCAATAAAGCAACAAACTTTTTTAATGTACTCATATTATCTCCTTAAATATACTTAATTAAAAAAACAAGACCAGTAAAATTTTTACAGGTCTTGTAAAATTATTTATCTCAAAGGTAAAATTTTATATGAATACCAAAATTTTTGACTTATTAACTAAAAATTTGCAGGCCGCCTTTAATTTACCCAAGTATCAGAGAATTCTTGACACCATTGGGCCGGACACAGAAGTTGACAAACTTCCTTGGACTCCGGCTAGATATCGTAAATTCAAAGACGCTGTGGATGCTGAATTGCAGTTGTCCTGCGATTATGTTGGTACATTAAAGAACATAACAGCTGATCTCAGCGAACGTTATATCAATCACTTTTTTGGCGAAATCTGGAAACCCAGAACTGGCGACTATGACTACACAGGCTGGCAGTTGGCTGAAGAAATTAATCAACTCAATCCACATAGTGTACTAGATGTTGGTTGTGGATATCATCCTTTTAAAGGTCGTATTAACAACGTTGTTGGTATTGATCCCTATAACAACTGCGCCGATTACATGGTTGACATTCTGGACTATGCTGGTAGTCACGATGTTATTATTGCTTTGGGATCAATTAACTTTAATAGTCGTGATGAGATTGAATCACGCTTTGCTAAGTGTGTTGATCTATTAGAATCAGGCGGCAAATTTTATCTACGAGCAAACCCTGGAATCACACACAAAACAGGACCATATGTTGACATATTCCCCTGGAGTTTTGAAATAGTCAAAGAGTTTGCTGACAAGTACAAGTTAAAGTTGTTAGAGTTTAAAAAAGACAACAACGATAGACTGTACTTTGTGTATTCTAAACCTTGATATCTTTGATTAAATCAAAGGCAGCCAAATGAGCTTGTTCTAAAGGGTGTAGTGTGTTGCTAATAGGATATCCTTTGACCTGGCTCCACTCTAAGAAATTCTTATCTTCAAACTTGGTCATGTAAGGACGTACATAGTTTTGTAGGTCCATAATTCCTGGCGGTGCATGATATTTACTGTCAAAGGTTAAGTCGTCCATGTAGGTCATTATAAATGGACAGTTCTTTTCTTTAAGTGTGTCTATGGCCAAGCGCATACACATTAGAGTATTGAGTTTATCTCTGTACTCAGAGTGTAGGTTTTTAAAATAAAAAGTAGAATTGGTATCTTTTTCAATAGGGCGTAGTGTTAGCCAATCATCTTTGTGATCAGTGTGATCAAATCGATCAATCCAGGTCCATCCGATCACAAACAAGCTGTGTTCATTGCAGCCTGCTTGATTTAGCACACGGTCAAGTATGCTGAGATTGCCAATGCCTGGGCGGGCATAACAAATATATTGGTAATCTAAATGATTAGCAAGATGTGCGGGCCAGGTTAGTTTACTGGGTGTGGCCCAAAGAGCACCATTTCCGTCGTCAGATAAATCTGTTCCAAAAATGAAACTGCACCCAAAGCTTTTGAGTTTCATAGGTATAGTTATATACCAGCGGCGGCCTGTAGACTGCGAATATCTTTTTCGCGTTCAAAAATTTGTTTTGGTTGAATACCTGCGGCTATGCGCATTTCGTTTAGTCCTGACTCTTTTTCTTTACGATACAGTTTAGGACTTAGCGGAACTAAGCTATCAAATATTTCTTCAGTAAAAGGGTGCTCTTTTCCTTCGTAGCGCATGGTCCAGTCGTCAGGGCCAAACTCGGTGAGTGTACTTAAATCGTCAACTAACTCTGCTGTGTGCTTGCCAGAAGTACTACGTCTACGCATTTCTACGTAGACCAGATATCTACCGGCTTTGATTTCTCCTGGACTGGTGTCTGAATCCAACACAAAGTCATAGCCTTTTTCAAACCAATTCACAAGATCCTTTGCGGCTTGTTTACTGCGAACAAAAAAGCTTAGTACAATAATTTCGTCGTCGTCGCCCATTTTACTAGCAAATTCGTCCACGTGAATTGTGGGCTTCATCATGCCCTCTAGGTCCTTGTACTCAAGGCCTTCAAACAGCGGCTGGTTGTTGTGCATCTTGTCCTCCAATTGCTGGTTGTTGTACGTCGTCTTGCCGGAATTCTTCTTGGTCTAGATCTTCTTCGTAGGCGCTGTCTAGATCTTCTAGGTCAATTTGTTCGCCTTCCATCTCAATGGAGCCTGTGCGAATATCAGACATCAATGTCTTGGGCATGACTATTTCAACCAGCCATACTTTTTTATCGATTAATCGTGCTTTGTGTGTACCAGGAATGAAATCATCGGGATCCTCAATTTTAATTGGAATCTTTATGTTTTTCTTCATGTATTTTACTTCGCAGTCAAAGGGAAGTAAACGACGAGCCCCACGTGGGTCGGGCATGAGTTTTTCAGGCCACATAAAAATACAGCCAACTTTGTATTTTCCGATAGTTGGACCTTGTACTAGTTCACCCAAAATCCAATTTTTAAATGCATAGATATCTAGCTCATCCAGCACACGTTCAAAGTCCAACAGGCTCAACAGACTACCTTCAGACATGTAGATGTTTTTAATATTGTCGGCTACCAGCCAGTAATCACTGTGGTCTTTGAAGATATCTTTATCAAGTTTATTGCTCATACTATTATTTATTGTTCTTTAGAAACTAGTTGGTTTTTGCTTTATTGTCAGGATCCGGACAGCCTAATACTTATGACATAATTTACCGAAATACAGATACACTAAACTTATTTTTATAATGCCTAAATACCTGTGCCCAGGAAAGGGAGTTAACTATGTTCAAAGGAGAACCGAACTTGAGTAGAAACCGAGGCGCCAAGGCGCAAAAACGCATCCAAACAGTTACTGAAAATACCATTCAATTTAACTTACAACCCAACTTAAAACAACGAGCAATAGAACTTATACCCAAAACTAAAAACCAAGAAAACCTTATATTAAATCTACTCGACGTAGATCAGCACATCATAGTAACAGCAGGGCCAGCAGGAACTGGTAAAACTTATCTAGCCATGCTGGCAGCGGTCAAAGCATTTAGAAGTGGAGAAGCCAAGCGTATCGTTCTAACTCGTCCCGCCATTGGCGTGGAGGATGAACAACATGGCTTTTTACCCGGCAATCTAGTGGCCAAAATGGAACCCTGGACAAGACCCCTGCTTGATGTACTGCGTGAATACTACCGACCCACTGAGATCACTGCAATGATTGAAGATGGTACTATTGAAATTTCACCCTTAGCCTACATGCGTGGACGCACGTTCAAGCATTCCTGGATTATTGCAGATGAAATGCAAAACGCTACTCCTGCACAGATGAAAATGCTATTAAGCCGTATAGGCACAGGCAGTCGTATTGTGGTCACCGGAGATGTGGAACAAGCAGATCGACAACAGGATAACAATGGGTTGTTGGATCTATGCTTAAAATTAGAAGCAAGACCCATCAACGGAATGGCTGTGTGCAGAATGACCGGCCGAGATATACAAAGACACCCAATAATTGGAGAGGTACTACAATTATATCAATAAACATTTAACAACAAAGGGCAGACTATAAATATTTGAATGATTAAAATAGACCAAATCCGTGCATTACACATTGAACTTAGTTCTCGTTGCAATGCACGATGTCCCATGTGTATGCGTAACTACCGGGGCGTGGATTTTAATGGAGGGTATCCGTTGACTGAGTTGTCACTCAGTGATATTCAACACATATTCCCTTCACACTTTTTAAAACAAATTAACCGTATTAACTTTAACGGAAATCTTGGAGATTTTAGTCTGGCCAGCGATGCGTTGGAAATAGTTGACTACTTTTTATCTAATAGTACTGCTCAAATACAGATTGAAACAAATGGTAGTACACGTTCTACTGCCTGGTGGCAGAAATTAAACAACCATCGAATTAAAGTATTATTTGCATTAGACGGACTCAAAGACACACACAATCTGTACCGTCAGAACACTGATTGGGAAAAAATAATAGATAATGCTGTGGCGTTAATCCAATCAGGCGGAAATGCTGTTTGGAAATTTATTCCGTTTAAACATAACCAACATCAATTTAATAGTTGTCAGACACTGAGCCGTCAGTTGGGATTTTCAGATTTTACAGTACGAGATCAGGGACGTAATCAAGGACCGGTATTTACAAGAAACGGCGAGTTTAGTCATTGGCTTGGCGATGCACAATCTGACATACCCGATTCTAATGCTTTAATTGAAGATCATTTGACCTGGTTTGATTATAAAAAGAAAATTCCCTGGGTTAATGATAATGCACAAATAGATTGTGGCCATATAAAACAAAAAGAGATTTATATAGCTGCCGACGGATCTGTGTATCCTTGTTGTTATCTGGGATATTTTCCAAAGACAATGCATCAACCAGGAAACAGTCAATTTAAAGATCTTGTCAAAGAAAACAATGCATTAGAATACAGTCTAGAGCATTGCATTGATTGGTTTGACCAGGTAGAAAAAACCTGGACTTTACCCAGTGTGGCACAGGGTAAGTTGTATACGTGTGTTAGTGCCTGCGGACACTAACACTTTTCTATTCACCAATGATAATATTGTAGAGTTCTTTCCAATTTTTTACTATTGGAATTGATTCATGGTAATGGTTCATGTTATGCCCGTGTTCAATGAGAATTGATTTGAGTCCAATATCAAACCCAACTTTGGCATTTTCGGGTTTGTCTTCTACCCACCAGCACCCTGAGTTTCTATAAGGCTCAAGTGCTTCGTGTTTGTCAGCACCTGTAGGCAAACAAACAATCTCTTCAAATACTGTATCGCCAAACAATTTGTCAAGATTCATTCTGCGTAATTTTTGTGCGTTGGGATCTGTACTAAGGCTAGTAATACAATGAAACACATAGCCATGTTCTTCATGAAGACGTTTTACATAGTACATGGCATCACGCAGGGGTGGCAAGAATCCAATTGCGGCGCTTTCATTGAACATCTTGATCAGTTTGCGACCTTGTTCGTAAGAGATATTGTAACGTTCCCCAATATCGTAGTTTAACTCGCCGCCGGGTACCTTTGTAAATCCATGTTCGTCCATCCAGATAGCAAAGGCGTACTCCCAATTAAGCAGTACTCCGTCACAGTCAACTAGGATTACCTGACTGTTCACCTGGCTGAGAGATCGGTTCTTGTTTAGTAATTTCATATCCGTTTTCTTTAAATAATCGTGTAATGGTCAATATAATATTAAGTCAATGTAAACGAGCAGTGATTGTATTGTATAGATAATCAGCCCAAATCTCATGACCAAGTTCAGTTGGATGTTTTGTGGCTTTTTGGTAATTTAACTTGCTTTTTTCTAACCATGAGATTGCCAATTCACTGCTGGCATATAGACTCATAAATTGGAATTTATATTTTTTATACAGGTCAATATCTTTGAGTAGCTTGTGCAATGGTACCAGCGCAATGCCAGAAAGAAATCTAACATCTGTAGGATAATCTTGATTACTCTGATACTCAGCCAAACAATCGACCCAGATTTTTTTAGTTAGATAATCTTCAAGCACTGAAATATTACTATCAAAACTGTAGGTAAAGTTTCTAGAAATTACAAATTGAACCAAACTATGTTGCTTGCATGTTTGAGCAAGATTCTCAAACATATTTTTTTCGTATTCACACAAATATTCTTCAAGACTGGGTTGTTCTTCAGGAACCCAAACTCTGTCCCAATATGATTCTCGGCAGTTTTCAGTTAGAGTAATTGTCACAATAATCTTTTTATATTTTGTCTCAACTATAGGTAAAAGACTTTTTACCCAATCACAAAACTCTATATTGGCACCACCACACTTGGCAAGATTGATAAAATCAGCATCTAGTTTTTTTGCCAGCAATGCACCATATATTTTGTTGACTCTGTTGGGATGGTCATGCTTACCAGCTTCAGCATCAATATCAAGAAGACTATCTCCCCAGGTCCAGCTGTCCCCAGCTGTGATCAACAAAGTATCTTTGTTGTGTAGTGATTCATGATACCACGATCTTGCTGGAGATGAAAGATTGTTGTGTATTTCAGCTAATAAATTAAAATAACCCATTGATCTAAGTTGTTAGGGCAACAGCGTTGCCGATTGTTTGTTCATTGGCTTTTCTTCTTTTTTAATTTCGTACCCGTTTTCTTTAAGTAATCGTGTAATGGTTGACTCGTAGTACTGATAAAAATAAGTGATAATTTTGTCCCAGTCCTTGGGTAAATTTTGACCTTCCAGGGTGCATTTTACCACCTCAAGTTTTTTAAAGTCTAAGATAACACTACAGGTCTGGATGTCTTTGGTTTTGACATTTTTAGATACAGTCATGACTTCGTCAATTTTGCCATCAGCTTTTCTAAAGTATGTAATAAGCATGTATCTCATAGCTGACTTAACTCTACTAGTGTCGCTGACAAATTAATTTCTTGGTCTGCCATCATTGGAATGTTTACAATTCCTTGTCTAATGATAACAATGGCCTGATCTTGCTTTGCAGGATTATCACTCCATAAATCAAGATTATCATACATCCAACGATACACTTCTTCCATTTCTTCTGGACGCACACTTGAACATAGCAAAATACGTGCTTCTTTAACTCGACCAGCTTTGAATAAATTGACTACATCCAATTTCCAGTCTTTGATTGCACCGCCTTCGTCGCCCCTAGGAGAAGTAAGTTGTCCACTAGTGGAATTCATCTGACACATGTTAAGACATTTACGCAGATCAGGATACGTTGCTTTTACATAAGTATCCAAGGTATCCAAGTCAAACTCCATGCCTTCTGTGACCAACACAGTGGCAACACGAGCAGTAAACTCAGTGACGTCCACACGTTCAATGTGAAAACCCTGGCACCTAGAATGTAGCGCAGGAATAATACGGTTAGGGTAGTTACAAGTAAGAATGAAACGAGCACTGGCATGATATGTTTCCATGACACCGCGCAATGCAGCCTGCCCATTTGGAGTGATATAGTCTGCTTCGTCTAACAGTACAACTTTAAATTCACCAAACGGCATTGTTTGCACAAAGCCAGTGATCTTATCTCTGATTGTTTCTACAGAGTTTTCTCTCGATGCGTTAATTTCTAACACATCATATTCGTCAATGCCCAATTGATGTATCAGGATTTTGGCCAAGGTAGTTTTGCCCACACCCGGAGCTCCACTAAACAACAAGTGAGGTATTGAAGCCGACTTGACCCATCCTGCTACCTGTTCCTTTTGTGCATTGTCTCTAAATACATAACCATCCAAATCTATAGGGCGGTATTTTTCTGTCCAAAGTTCTTTCATGTTACCAACTCTCCACGTCTGTTATATCTAATTTAATTGTTGACTTAGGATCAAACTCAATGCTAACATTGGGTCCAATGCCGCTGGTAGATTCTTCAGACCACGTTACTGTATCAATATCATACATTTCAAAAACTTCTTTGAGTTTTTGAAATTGCGTTTTAGTAATTACGATTGTTTTCATTTCTTTTTAATACCTCAATCATTCTGTCTTGTTCCCACCGATCTTCATCAGTGAATTTGGGCAAGTCTGCATACAAATCTTCTATAAAACATTTTACACGATATAAGTCTTGTTTGCAACAGGAAGAGGTAAAACCGTCATTGTACGGAGAACGAACTTGGCTGGCAATAGAACGCAGTTGCTGAAAGATATCAGCAATGTCCCAGTTTTGTTTAAAACCCATTAACGGCGTGAGGATGCTTGAATAGCGTCTGACAGAGTGTCATCGGACGGCTGTGTTTTAGATATCAATAAAATGTCTTTTGGGTCAACTTTTCGGATTGTTTTTGCTCCAACGTCATCTTCAATTTCAACACCACGTGTCCAACGACCATGTGCCACGCAAATCCATTGTCCAACAGTGACATCTTTTTGTTCTGGACCAACGGCATAAACTTCACCCCAGCGTGGTCTTATTCCGGCTGTGGTACCATTGTCGTTTAGTAGTAAAATACCGCTTTGTAGTTTGCGGCCTGAAAACTCCATTTCGGCAACAATCACTGTGTCACCTAGTGGTCTTAGTTTGGAAATTCTATGCGGTGCAAAAGCTAATTTCATCTTAAATTTTCCTGTTTTCTTCCTGTGCCATCTGACGTGCTGTTTTTAATGGTTCTTGTTTGACCTGTCTTGCTCTGGCAATGGCCGCGGCTAAACCAACAACTTCCTGAGCCTCGGGCACATCAATTGGTTTAACAAAATCATCGTTGAAGTCTTCCGGTGCATCAGGTATGTCAACCACAGGAGTTGATGCTTCTGCTGATTTGGCACTAGAATAAATCTTTGTATCTTGTACATTTGTTTGACGTCCATATTGTTTGTTTACTCGATTGTTTCGAGAATCAATAGGACGATTCATACTGTCAATTAAATCACCACGAGCATTTACGCCCATATTACCTACAGCACGTACTTCTTCGTTCTGAAGTTGTAGTGCCCCAAGGTCAACGGTTTTTCCGTTGGCAGTTTTATAAATTTTGCGTGTCATTGTCTATCCTCTTAAAATTTTATTTAACGTAAAAACTCGGTAGGGTCTAAATCATAGTGTAGACTGTCTACTTGATGTACTTCTAACAAGTACAACACATAACTGGCCACGCTAGATCCTCGACCCACTCCCCAAATTACACGATTTTCCTTCATTACATCTACTAAGTATTTCAGATAACGCAGTAGTCCAAATAAATTACGTGCTTGAAATAATAATAATTCTTGCCCTACTCTTTGTAGTTCTGTATCAGTTTTACAAAGAGTTAACACATGTTCAGCAATATCTAAATTTTTATAAGCATCGGGCATATACCAAGTGTCTTGTTTAAATCTGTCCCAATCTGGAATAGAAACATCACTGTTATCCGGAAATGTCCAGGTGGTCAACGACTCCGGCGCTTCCTCTAAGATTGATACCAATTGTTCAATGTTTACAGATTCGTCAACTATGATTCCAGGCATTGAACAAACATTATACCCTTGCATGGTAAGGTCACATAGATCATGGTCGGAGAATATTAATTCTCCAAATTTATTTTTTTTCATCTTTTAAAAAATCTGCAAATAACACAGTACTATGATCTTTGTCGTTTGTCAACTCGGTATTTCCCCAGTCTAGATCTAACTCTTTCCATTCAGGCATTCTATCCAATGTAATGACTTTGCTAGTTCCACGTTTCTTTTTGGAGTTATTTGCCCAACAAGGTTTAGAGTCGTTCCACCAACCTGTGTATTCAAATCCATTGATAGATTCATTTTCGTTGTGTGCATAAATCATACTGTCGCCGTGTCCACTGGATATTTCTAGGTCTGTAATAATCAGTCTAGACTCTGTGATTGCATTAAATTTTGAAAATAACACAAATCCAATCACTTGGTCAACAGGTTCACTTGGTAGGGCAATTAATCGTTGTCCAGTTTCCCTATAAGCTGTGATTATTTCGCTGTCATCAGCAATCAATACACCGTCATTCAATACTGAATCAATCCAGTAACGTATTCTTTCGTAGGCAATATTTTGCTCATCGGGGTCACTGGTTGCTGTAATCATTTTTAATTCTATGGAATACAAGTTAATTAAAAACTTTTTTTGATAGACCATGCCTGCGGCAAAGTCAAATGTTTTTCTTAATTTAACATTCATGATATATCTATTTTATCTGAAAAATCAGGACCTGATTTTTTATTTGCATCATACATTTTTTGTGTTTTTTCTCGATATTTGTTGGTGTATGTTTCTATGGCCATTCTTATTTGACCAGACAAAAATGCATTTCCTGTACGATGTGCAAAACTTAATTTTTTGTTCAAGTCGGATATCTTAGATTGTAATTCTTCTAAGCTCAGTCCGTCAATGTTGTTTATTAGTGGATGTTCCATGAATAAAAAAGCCCTTGATGCTATTATAGCAATAAGGGCCTGTGAGGTCAAGTGTTTTGGTTAAGCAAATGTCACACCGTTTGCACCAATTGCAAACCATTTTGAGTTAATATACATCAGTGTACATGCATCGCCAATGTCGTTGAATGTAATTGTGCCTGTGCCTGATGACTTCCATCCTGCATTGGTTACAGTGATAACCATATCCCCGGCGTCAGCGTACATGGCAAATACCTTGACCTGACCAGTGTAACCGGCTGCCAGGGTAGCAGTTTCGGCAGCTGACGTGCTGAAATATGATGTAGTCAACAATATGTTTGCGGCGCCACCAGATGCCAAGTCTTCTGAACTTGGCAAGTAAATTGGATCTAAGTTTCTGTTTTGGTCAATGATGGTAATTGTACTTCCACCATCACCAGTTTCAAATTCAAATTCATAGGTACCTGTTTTGTTAAATGTAATAATATTGCTGGCAAGGCCTTGAATGTTACTAATGCCCAGGCTAACGGCAGCAGGCAACGTCAGCGTGTGGCCGGTACTGGCCACTGTTATTTGCAAACGTAAACGTGCCACTGATCCTGCGGCTGGAAAATTAGTAAAAGAAAGAGTAATAGCGCCAGATGTTGTCAGTGTATAGTATGGTCCGGCGGCATAGTTAATTGTTTGTGATCCAGTAACTGTTCCTAGTGCAACACGAGTTTCACTCATGTCTTGTAACTGGGCATTTTGCAATATGCTGCCTCCCATGTTATTATCCAAGGTTGATCCGGTTAGCGCCGCTTTTAAAATTACCTTGCTCTGTAGGTCGCTGATTTCAGCCGACGCATAAGCAAAATTGGTTTTTGTGTTGGTAAAGTTGTCACGAAAACCTTGACTGTCGTTGTCCTGACCAGCAACTGGGTAGGTGCCGTCGATGTTGTTTGGGTTGATATTACTTGCCATATTTTATCCTAAAATTGTCCTCTTTGGAAATACCAGATATTTATCGTACACATCGGTGTTTGTTAATATATTAACTGGTGATATAAATCTAGTACTATTACCATCAAAGATGGTAGGAGTTGTTGGTCTTTCTGGAATATAAGTCCAGGCTCGGTAGGTTAATCCGGGTGGCGCCGCGTAAGGAACATACAGCTCTTGTCCCCTGTAGGTATTTCCATGTACAATTTTAACATAGTCATCGGCCATTACAGGCAATACTTCAGTTAAAAATACCACATTTTCAGCAGTGATAGAGATTCTATAAACACTCAAACGTTCAAGTGGAGGTATTATCACTGACTCATCATAGGTGTCATCATCGTAGGGAACTATAGCCGGTTGTGTGGGATCGTACCCCCCTAGATAATTGCTAAAGGCTTCATCTATAGTCATTCCACCAAAGTTTTCTTGCTTCTTTAAGATAAGAGTTTCGCCGTTCAAATAACGTCCTGATGCTCCATCTATACCACCTAGAGTTCTAATGTAATCTAACGTTTGATTATTAATTTGTGAGTACGCTAGTGTAGTAGCATACCCAACTTGTCCAATGTATCTTAATCCCAGCGGGCGTTCTACAGTATCAAATGTGGTGGCCGCTGGTGGATACGGAATCCACTTGCCACCAAATACACTATCTTCATAAGGGAACCAGTTATAAGTCAGCGAGCGGTCTAGTTCATATCTATCAACTTCAAAGTCAATGATATTAAGCTCTTGACCAAACAGTTCTTTGATGTTATAGGCAATTCTGCCAGAACTGCCTGGGTTAACATACGCAATTACCCAGGCGGTTGTAAATCCTAAAATTTTCCCATTTGATTGTTTTGATGTCATCCACAATGGTAATACTGGACTAATTTGTCCAACAACGTCAATCACTTGATCTCGCATGTCAACTAAACTATTTGGATACACTACTGATATCTCAGTTGAATCACCAGCATTAACAGGGTAAGCAAGGGTTACAGACTTGCCAACGCTTTGTCCTTCGTTGTTGACCAAATTGTCAATGACTTCACTGTAGACAACTTCATAGATAACCTTGCCATTGTTGTCAAGTGCTTGTGCAGTTTTAATGTCGCCAAGTGTTAGATTTTTCCAATAGTGGTTGATGTCTAAGCTAGAAATATATTTTTCTAAACTTGATGCAGTTAATCCATATGCGTGATCATATACCACATTCTGTGATATTCCAAAATTAGCATCATCCGAGCGATATATCAACTCTGCAGGAATAATATCCTGATTTTGTACCAATTGTCCAATGATTGCACGGTCATTAAGCGGTGGCATGGCCTTGATATATAATCTTTCGTAAGGCTCGTTGTATGCACGATTCACTGTGATAGAAAATCTACGGAACACAGACACGAGATTTATATTTGCTGTATCTTCAACTTGTACTGTGGCTGTTGCTCCAACGCCGCCACCGCCAGTGATGGTAACAGTTGGCGGAGTTACGTATCCAAATCCGCCGTTGCCCAGAGCAATACTAGTAATAACTCCGCCAACTATGGTCACTACGCCAGCACTTGCACGTTCTGACTTTGAAGTGCTTGGGGGAGCGGAAATAGTCACAGTTGGGGCGGATACATATCCTGATCCGCCGTTGGTAATCTGAATTGCCGAAACTCTATAACCCGAAACTGCTGTCTGGGGACTATATGCATTGACAGTAAAATCAAACTTTAAGTCAAATGTGGTTGGATCAGCAACAACTCGGGTACTAGGATCTGTATCAAACGTGGTTGTTCCGCTGTCCAAGGCAAATGTATTAAAACTGACTTTACCTACTATATTCCCCGAAGGCAATAATCTAAGACCCTGCGGAAGTTTGCTGTCGGAACCTGACACCAGTTGATATTCCAAAGGACGACCCCCGGTGTTGTATGCTTCCACAGAGTAGAGACTAATAGCACCATTATCTATAATGCCTAAATCTGGGTCAGTCAACCAAATAACATCTGTTTCCACATTGCCAATGATGGTCATTGTGTAATAGTAAAACTCAGAAATGATTGTGGGGTCGTTGGCTTTTAATACACGGATTGCAAACTTGTAGGTATTTTCTGTTGCTCCAATTGCTGGAATATACCCATAGAACCAACCAGTTGTGGGATTTAGTGAAAGACCAGGTGGGAGACTAAATGTTCCACGGTCAAAACCAACACCGTCTTCGTCGTATACTGTTCCGCTGGCGTCAAATCCAATGCCGGCGCCCACAGTTAAACTGTATTCAATTGGATCCCCGTCAAAGTCTATGGCGTCAAATTTAAATGCAAAGAAATTGTCAGCTCTGATCCTGCCTAGGTCGCCAGGAGGGGTAATCATCACTGGAGTACGTATAGGAACAACGTCGGCAGTGATAAATGTGTTGTCTGCTGTGAAATCTGTGGTGTCGGCACTCATTGAATCTTTGCTGTATACAAATATTTCAAAAGTGCGTATGTTACTGTCTTTGCCATCACTGAGTTCTAGGCTAAATTGATAATTTTTACTGGTACTACGTGTTGAAAAATCAAAAGGATATTGTTCATACTGAGACATATCGTAGCCGGGTTCGGCTGTGCCTGGCACCCCAGTCAATGGTTTAATAATTCCAGTTATTAATCCTGAAGAAGTAACAATTAATCCAGGAGGAAGTGTGCCCGACAAGTAACTGACTTTTACAGTATCACCAGGATCAGTGTCTATGTACTGAATCTGGATGTGTACTTCTGTACCGTCATAGAATGTGCCAATGTTGCCTGGTGGAGTAATAAAGTCAGGAGCATCTTGCCCTGTAACTGTTAGCTCAAAGGTGCGGTCAGTCAGGCGGTCTACAACTTCTTTTCCGTTGACTAATTTTTCAGTGTATGCTCGGACTGCAAATCTATAGGTAACATCTCTAGAAACCTCTGCAGGAACACCTTGTAGACTGGCAATTGCTTTTGGGACGCCTTCAATAATACCAGTTTTACGACATTGGATTCCATCGGGCAGTTGTCCGGCAATCATTCGGTAATAAACGTCTTCGCCGTATGTTTCAGCCAAAATTGGAACTTGGTAAAATATACCCTCGGGTATAGTACCTAAGTTGCCAGCCGCGGTGATCCAAGTTGGTTGGATTGACATATTAGAAAGTTGATCCGGCTACTCTTTTCCAAACATTACTGCTGCCGTCGTAGTCTTGATAGCAGTAATAAAAATATTGATCATCGTAGGCAATCATTCCAGCTAGATCGCCAGTGGTGCCCACGGACGTTCCTGGAGGAATATCTTGTACACGACTATATAATTCGCCAAAATTATTGTTACATTTTGTGTATGCTGTGCGTAGAGGATCGCCAGTGCCATCGTTTGGCGAGGTTCCTACGTTGATAATTTCTCTTGACATGCTAATCCTTGTTCTCAATATTTATGGCGTTTTACAATCCGTAGTCCAGTGCTAGAGCATTGTAGTTTTGTTTTATTTGGTCAGCATTTAAGGCTCGTCCATAAATGGCACATACACCCATGTCACCACGCCAGTAGTTGTCTGACCGAGCCACTGCTTCTATTCCACTGTTTATAAATTGAGTAAATGTTATGCCGGTTGCTGGTGTGCCTATCTGTTGTCCGTTGACGTAATAAGTCACTACTCCACCGGTGGTTTGTGTAACAGCTACCACTATCCACTGGTTATCTGTCACTGTGAAAGATGAAGATATTGGGCCTGCCCATGGACTATTGGGACCGGTGCTAAACTGCATTTGCCAAGTGCTTCCCGACACGTGATACATGTAGGTATTGAAGTTACGAGCGTTACCGCTGCCACCAAACAAGTTACGATAAATGGCATTGCCGGTGTTGGCACTAACAGTTCTAATTGCAAACATTGTGGTTTTACCTGTATAGACCACATTCATTTTAGATGTTGTCACAGGAGCATACTGACTAGTACCATTGAAACTGAAGTAACTGGCTGTGCCAGCATTGGTAAAGGTTGGACTGCCAGTCAGGGTAGCATTGTTTTGATAAATGCTAAGGTCTGTCCAGGTAGTTCCTGAACCTGAATAACTGGCGCTGTTACCAGCGTCTAGGTATAGCAGGGCACCGTTGCTGTTAAACGATGCATCGTACGCTGATATTCCTGTTAATGTTACACCTTGTATGATCATTTAGACTCCGTACCTTGTTCGTATTGTTGTGTAGTTGTCTTGTATTTCAGTTGATGTCAAGGCACGGTTGTATATCAATGCCTGCCCAATTTTACCATTTAAATATTCAGCACCAGATGTTTTTGCTATTTGTATTGCACTAGATGTTACATTGTGCCCACTTGTAGTTTGTGTACCAATTTGTACTCCGTTGACCCAAATACTTCTATTAGTTCCATCATACTGTGCCACAGCATTAAACCACTGAGTAGCAGGTGATAGTGTTGCAGTTGCAGAAAAATCATTGGCCCACCAATAATTTAACAAAACATTAGTACCGCTAGCTCTAAAAGCATTTGATTGATTGCTAGAACCAAATGGTCCAACGCTTATCATGCCACTACTGCCCCAACTTGAGCCTAGTTGTATCCACACGCTTAGTGTATAGTTACTGTTGCCAGTCGGAAGATTTGTTCCGGTAGCATTGGTAAACCAACCGCTGGATCCAGTAGTAAAGTATGCTCCGTTCGACCTGGTAAATGAGATACTGCCCGAGTTTTGCATCGCAACATCGTTGCTGTTGCCGCTTAAATCATACCAGGTAGTACCCGAACCGGAATAACTTGAGGAACTGGCCGCATCTAGATACAGTTGTAATCCCGATGTCACTGGCACAGGATCAAATGGAACAGTGACCGCAACATTATTATTGATCAGGGCCATCATTGCTCCACTCATTATGCCACTCCAGTGCCGTTAATGAACCAAGTATTGGTGGCAACTTTTATCAGAGTGGCCATGCCAAATGTGGATACGGTTCTGTTGCCAGCAGTGGCATTGCCAGCTAGATATAGTGTAACGCCGGACCCTTGTGCCACTGTGATATTACCGGTACCTTGATTGATAACAGTCACTGCCGATCCAGTCTGAAATGCTTGACTGGCATTGTTGGCAATGGTCAGTATGTAGTTGATGCTCTGTGTAGAATAGAAATGCTTGCCAGCGTCAGCAGTAGCTACAGTGGCATTGCCTGTGAATGCCACCTGCGGTATGTCTCGATAACCCAGAGAAAAGCCGCTGACATTGCCAGTCACGTTGCCACCAGTAACCAAGTTGTCACCTGTGACATTTCCTGACGCTAAAATTTCACCAGTGACTGCTAACCCATCTTCTATGTTCACATAAGATGAATCATCACTAACAATATTGTTAATTACAAGATTAACTGCTGATAAATTTCCACCAGTGATATTGCCTGTGGCTGTCAGCGTGTTTGTTTTGATATCGTCAAGTGCTACATCACCAATAGAGCCCTCTAATGGATTGCGTATTGTTCTTGCTATGCCATCTGTGCCTTTTAAAAATCCCATAACTGTTCCTTTGTTTTTTGTGTTATTTTGATATAATCATTAGATCAATCTTTCAATCATTGATCGATACATTAACTGATTGCGATCCAACCGTAACGCACAGTTTGAGCACTACCGCTGGTGTTATTGATACCAAAGTCAAATCTATTGGTTGTTGCACTTGGCGCGGTATTACTGCGAACTATGGCATTTGCTGTACCTACAAACTGATTGGGTATGCTGGTAAAGTCAATGGGTGTGCCGCCGCCGTTGTAGACCCAGGCATACTGATAACCCACAACAGGCACATTGGTATTAGTAACAGTAGCCGTGGCGTTCCAAACCAAGATACCATTGGGAATATTGCAATCAACCCACATTTGATAGGTCTCGTTGATACCCACAGTGAAACTTTGAGTGCTGTTGCCTGTAGGCACAGTCCAAGTGCTTGAAAACCTTGTGACCGCATCCACTGGTGTGTTGTTGGCATAGTTTACGGCAAATGTGTTGCCGGGCAAAGTCAAGTTGCCGGTGTTGTTAAATGTCCAATTGTATGAACCGGCTACTAGGGTCACATTGGCGCTGGTTCCTTGAACATTGCCTGTGATACTAATATTACCAATCAAGTTGCCGGCTGTGATGTTGCCTGTAGTACTAATAGTATTGCTACCATATGCAGCCAAGAATGTGGCCACATTGGCATTGCCGTAACTTGCGGCTATACCAGTTAGTTGTGATCCGTTACCAATAAAAAAGTTACCAGAAACATTGGCGGTTGTTGTAATATTACCAGTTGAGCTGATTGGATTTGAGCCAAGTGCAGCCAAGTTGGCTACCACATTAGCATTGCCATATGTGGCTGGTAATCCAGTAAGTTGACTGCCGTTACCAATAAAGTAGTTGCCAGTGACGTTGCCTGTGGCCGAGATCAAACCATTTGTTAATATGTTACCACCAGTGATGTTGCCAGAGGAGGGCTCAACAGTGGCATAGTTTACATACTTTATGACGCCATCATAGGTCATTATACTCATGGCACCGTTGGAGGTGATATCTTGTGTGACTACAGGAGCCGGCAAGTTAGTCAATTCACTGCCGTTGCCTTTAATGTAAGCACCGGTGACATTGCCTGTAGCACTGATGTTGCCAGGCGCTGCCAAGTTACCACTAGCACCAAACACCCAAGTGTTGCCACCGGTTTCAATATTGACATGGCCTTCGTTGGCTTGACCATTGCCTGAAGCACCGCCCCAGATATTGACATTGCCACCGGTTGCGGTACCATACCCACCGTATATTTTTACATCGCCACCTATGGTGTTACCTTGACCGCCGGTTACATTAACATATCCACCCACAGTATTACTGTAACCGCCGGTGATATCAATATAACCTGGGTTGCCACCGGTAGTGGCTGCATCGCCTGCTTCCATACGAATGTATCCGCCTGAACCACCTGCACCACCTACTGTGTTTGCACCACCTTGACCACCACGAATTTTAATGTCTCCGCCTGAACCACTAGCATTGCCACCACGTCCGGCCCATAAGTAGATGTCACCACCTTCACCACCTTGATAACCTTCGCCTGGATTAATTACTAGTCGCTGACTACTATCACCATTAATACCGAGTACACCATCCGGTGTTGAAATGATTGCTTCTTGTGTGGCATTGCCAAACAATAATGTTTGGCCGCTAATTGTGCCACTTGGATTGTCACCGCGCTGTGTAGTTAATGTTGGGAATATGGTTTCACCAGCCGCACCAAATGTCCAGTTGGACTCTACAAAGTTGTTGTTGCCTTGATTGCCCAGTACATTATATTGGGTCAGTCTAAATGTTGCCGCACCATTGCCAGCAGTCATGGTGATCACATCACCGTCCTGATAGTTTCCATCACCTGGATTGATAACTGAAGCATTGACCACCTGACCACTTAGGCCATAACCATACGCCACTGTGAGTCCTGTACCCGAACCGCCAGTGGTGGCTGAAAAACTGCCACCACCACCATAACCACTGCCACCGGTCAGTATGGTGCAGATGTTGAATTGTCCACCGGCTGTTAAGGTCAATCCTTCTAGGTTGACTACCCTGCCAGTGGTGTCAAATGTCCACTGCGCTGAGTTGCCCACATTATCATTGCTGTTGATCACAACATTGCCGGTGTTGGCCAGCTTGACATACAAGTTATCGTTGCCCAGGAACAGTTCAGTGTTGTACAAGTTACCCGAGGTCAAGTGCAAGTGATTGGCATCAGCGGTAGGATCAGCCGTTGGATAAATCAACAACTGTTGATCAGTACTGGTTCCGCCCTGTGGTGTTAAGGCAATGGTATTGCCAGACAATACACCTCCAGGAATATTGGTTTCATAAACTATGCCACCCCGTGGTAGAGTTAAATTACCGTCGTATTCAAACGTCCAAGTATAAGGGGTTCCCGCATCAGATTGTATAGAAACCTTGCCATCAACATTGACAGCGACATTGGCACCTGTATCACGGCCAATGATGACATTTTCACCGTTGCCGGCAATATGAATGTCTGGGCCTGCACCACCCGTTAAGAAGATATCTAAATAAGCACTGGCATTAGCAGGATCTGGCTGTAAACGCAAGTTACCATCACCAATGATGTTGACGTCATCAAAGGTCACATTGCCGGTGTCGGCAGTTGAGATGCCAGTGAGTTGACTACCGTTGCCAAGGAAATAATCCGCAGTGACGTTGCCTCGAGTCTCTATGTCCCCGATCACATTGAGTCCGTCTTGGATGGTCACAAACGAACTGTCATCACTGCTGATGTTATTGGTAATGATAGTGGATGCAGTAACGGTACCATCTGTGCTGATTACCAAAGGAATAGTACTTGCTGTTCTGTTCCGGACACTGAAGTCGTTGCTGCCATTGCCTAGGATACCAAAGTCCCATTGTTGGGTTGCATTTGCTTGGTCCTGAACTGACATGTAAGCACTACGGGGTGTGTTGTAGTTGTCATCATAGCCAACCACTGTTATACCCGGTCCGGCAACGATATCAAAATCTGTACTTTCCACTCTTGGTGTGTTGACTGTCACATAAGACGTGTAGTCAACTCTTGGTTGATAAGCTGTGGTGCCGTTGACGTTCAATAAACCATCACTGTCAAATTGCATAGTGCTATAGGTATCGCCCGGTGTGCCGCCTTGGTTACTAAACCCCTCCAGCCAGTTTATCTGTACTGCTCCGTTGTTTCCAGTAGGAACTCCATACGGACTACCATTGGCATAGAAATAGTCATCTGTATAAATTGCCCCGGCTCGTAGTACATTGTCAATGGCATCAACCATTATGGTGCTGTCATCTGCAAACACACTACCTTTTAAATCCCCAACAAAAACGTTGCTGGTGTAACTGATATTTCCTGCTGACAAGTTTCCTGTAATTGTCACGTTGCCGTCAATGTTTAGGCCGGTAAAATAACCTGTACGATATCGTAGATTTGCGCTGCCAATGTCATACACCTGTGACACACCAGGGCGAACATGATTTCTAGTAGAAATTACACCTGTGCCGTTGGTGGCCAACTCTAAATTACCGTTGGTATTGGTAACTTGTATGGTGTTGTTGAGTATGGTAATGTTTGAGCCAACAGGACCGGTGGCCCAGATTTGGTCAAAATTATTGTCGGTTTTTATGAATGCTACACGTAACGGATCACCTGTGCCGTCGTTGGGTGCGGCTCCGTAATTGATAATTTCTTGGGACATGCGCCTAGATCCTTTTGGTTTGAAGTATTTACCGCAAACCTGCGCATGTTAGAGTTACAGTTAAACGCTAAAACTTGACCCGCATCCACAGGTTGTAGCGGCCTGTGGGTTATTGATCACAAAACTACTGCCCCATTCGTTTTCATCAAAGCGAATTTCGCATTCTTGCATGTAGGTCATTGACATAGAGTCAACCACAATAGTTAAATCGTCAAACTTGAAATCAAAATCGTCTTCATTTTGTTCTTCATCAAAGGTAAATCCGTATTGAAAACCCGAGCATCCTCCACCTTGCACAAACACACGGAATTTGAGGTTGGGATTGTTTTCTTCTAGTTTTAACTCTTTGAGCCGAGTAACTGCTGATTCTGATATGTTCATAATGTATGTATATTATAGGCGTTGGTTGCAAACGTCCCAGTCAATGATCTTCCAGATATTGTCTAGGTACTTTTCTTTATCACTTTGATAGTCCAGAGCCCAAACATGCTCCCACCAATCCACCAACACACAGATGTCTGTGCGTACTGCATGATTGGCAATGGTCTTGATATCTCCCCCAGTGCTCAAGTAGACCCAACCAGATCCTTGAATCTTCATTGCAGTTTCCTTAAAAGCTTCTCGAAAATCTTCATAGGTTTTAAACTTTTCTTCTATCAGCGCAAGCACAGCGCCACGAGGGCGGTTGGCACCTTTTGGAGCTCGAAGCTGAGGGAAAAACTTGTTGTGTAAAAAACTGCCAGCACGATTAAAATCCGCATTACCTTCTCCTGCGTTGTAACGCTTGGCGTAGCCTCGGGCCAGGTGTCCATAATGGTATTCTAAGCTTTCTTTACTCAGCACTGGCTCAAGGTCTTTTTCGCCGTAAGGTAAAGGAGTAGTTTCCAGCTTGGCCGGACGGGTGCTGGCTTCCACAAGATTGATGTGATCACGTAATTCCATATATGTATTTACCGGCGTCGAGTGATACGCCCACGTGTGAGATCATATGGACTAAACTCTACTTCTACTGTGTCGCCTAGTAGAATTTTAATGTTATGTTGTCGCATTTTTCCTGAAATTACGCCTGTTACAGGCTGTTCCATGTGTGCAAGTTTTACTCTAAACATTGCATTGGGCAACACGTCGATCACTTGCCCATCTATTTTAAAACCTTCTTCTTTAGCCACTTTTTGAAATATTTCCTTTTTAGTAAACAATTACTTATTCAAATTTCCACCAGCATTGGTTTCCAATGCTCAGCTCTATCTTCGTAGTCAATATATCCACGTGGGTTACACACAACTCTAGTAGACCCAATCATGTAGTCAAAATCTTCATGAGTATGCCCATGTGTCCACAGTTTAATCTGCGGATGATCCAGGATAAACTCATCTAGACTACTGCTATAGGCTCCATTCATGAGAGTCTGATCAGCGTATTTTTCATGTGTGCTCATGCGACTGGGTGCCATGTGTCCCACAACTACAAATTTTGTGTCATGTTTTTCTGCCACAACTGATCTAATGTAGCCCACACTTTTTTTGTGTGCCTGTGCCACGTGTGCAGGGCGCAAGGTAGTAAATCCAAGATCACTGTTGCGAATGATCTTAAAATCGTTCATCATGTCAGCTACAGCATGCAAGGTAAGAGGATCTCCGTTGTTCATGTCAGTCCACAATGTGGCACCAATAAAGGTAACATCGTTGATGGTTTTGCAGTCGTTTTCCATAAAGTACACATTGGGAAACTTGGCACATTCTTCTCGTAGGTATTGTAGACCAATGGGCCACTTGCCATGATAGAATTCGTGGTTACCTGCAATGTAGACCACATGCGGAAACTGAAAACTGCAACGCTTTAAGAAGTCACGAAACCGTTGTGCGGCCACTTGCCTGCTTCCCAGTGACACTAGTGGATTGATACTATCTTCGGGATGATCATGTAGATCCTGCGCTAACATGATGTCGCCACCGAGGATCAGAACTTCAGCATTGTGCTCATTCTTGATCATACAATCACCAAACTCAAGATGAATATCGCTGGTTACATAAATTTTCATTTGAATGCCTTTAATTCAGCTGGCTTAACAATTATAATATTATGCACAGTATCTTTATATTTGATTGGTAAGTCCAAGTGTACGCTCACCCTGGGACCTTCAACCAGGTTAATCACAGTATCATTGCCAACTGTGCCAACAAAGGGAATTCGGTTCCATTTGCCCGTTACACGATCGCCAATAAACCAAGTTGGCTTATAAGCATTACGCTCAAAATAGTCAGTGAGATTGCCCATCGCCCCGCCATTGTTTTTTGGCTAGTTTAAATTCTTCAATTATTTTTAGAATTAACTTATAAAATAATGGACCAAATAATCCAAGAATAAATCCTGCCAAGAACAAATTTATTGCGTTAACTAATTCTGTCATAATCAAAGTCCTTGCTGTGATGTTTTTTTAGTTCAAAATCCATGTGTAATTTGTCAATTGATTTTTCCAAAGTACATTTTACAATGCTCAGGTCATAGGTAGTATATGCACAATGTGTTGGAGTTTGATTAATAGATTCGATACATTCTCTAACTGTGAGTTCGATTAGTTTTTCTACATCCATAGTGCTCATCCAACGTCCACTGACATCTGTTCCTACTTTTTTAATTAATTTTTCTACAATTTCTTTGTTCATTTATCGTCTCATTGTTGAAATTGCAATGGCCTCCTCATCACTGAAGATGGGGACAGCATTGCTTTTATGCATGGTACCAATGCCTTTGACTTTGGTACCAGTATATTGTGGCGACGCCTTGTACGTTGCAACACCAACTTCTCCTGTATTAAGAGAAGGAATATTAGAAGTAGACCTACCTGGGGGTGGGTCTAATTTATAAACCAAAGTCTCAGCTGACATAGCACGACGACGACGTCGTTCTTCCTGCTCAATACCTTGAGACTTCAACAGCTCTCGCCAGGACTCTTCAAGTTCGCGGGCACGTTGTGCTTCAGCGGCATTACGGAATTTGACCTTGCCACGCTTCTTGCCGTTGAGGCTCAAGCTAGGGTGATGTAAGTGCATGCTCATTTTTTTATTCCTAATACAAATGCAGTGGCAATACCGCCTGACAAAAAACGAAAGCCTTGTTTGCAGGGCCAGTAGTGTCGCCCTGCTTGGTAACCATGTTGTGCTAGCCACCGGATCCAACGTTCTCGACGGGCGGACAGTTCGTTGCGAGCTTCAAGGAAGTCGCCTATTTTGTGCCGGCCTTCAAGTATGTCCATGAGATCCTGTACCCATGGACCAGTGTCCACAACAACATTACAGTGAGAATGTACAAGTTTCATGCTAGTATTATAGCACGAGTAAAATTACTGGTCAACTGGTATTTTACAAACCGGAATTGGTTCCATTTTGTGCAAATTTCGGGCACGTATAGCACGGTATGCTTTGAGCTTTTTCTTTTCTTGTGTATTATCAACACCTGAATTGGTTTCTGCCTGTGTCATAGCCAACTCTAATTCCGGATAAGTCATGCCCAATTGATCTTCATCTGTGCGGCCATCTGTCCATAATCCGTCTGTGGGTGCCGCATCAATAATTTCCTGAGGCAAACCAAATTCACGACCCATGTCCCACACCGCAGTTTTCATGCAGTCACCAATTGGGCTGATATCCACTCCACCATCGCCGTATTTGGTAAAGAATCCCACACCAAAGTCTTCTACACGATTACCTGTGCCCACTACAATACCACCATGGCTTTGTGCAATTTGGTACAAGGTCATCATGCGCAGTCTAGCACGTGAGTTGGCAAATGCAAGATTAACCCTTTGTTCATCTACATTTTCTCTACAGTAGGGTATGAGATTTTTTTCAAATGAATCAAAAACTTTGGTCAAGTCCATGCTCATGTGTGTGACTGTTTCCTTGTGGCGTTCCAGCAACCAATCTGCCTGCATTGAGCTACAATTATCTAGTTTCTTGTTTTGCCTAATTGGCATTTGTACCACAATGGTTCGGAGTCCGGTGTTGGCACAAAGTGCGCTGACAACTGAGCTGTCAATGCCTCCTGAAATACCAACAACTAAAGTATCAACTTTGGCACTACGAGCGTAGTCTTTGATCCACTTGGTAATGTGTTTAATGCGTTGCTTGGGTGTCATTCGATCTCCGGTGGTGGCATGCTCTTGAGTGTATCCCACATTTTGGTTTTTTCTTTAAACTCAGCTTCAAGTTTTCTATACTGGTCGCCTACTTCACGTAGTTGGTCCCATTCAGCTTCTAATTCAGGATTGGGTTGAAGTAAATTAAGACGGTCTTGAATTACTTTTAGTGTGTCACAGAGACTGACTCCGTTGATTTTGATATCAGCGTTTTCACCCTTGACATCAATAACACCACTGCCTTGATTGGAGTTAATATTCACAGCAGATGGCTGTTGAGTGGTATTGATATTACTCCAGTTAAATCCTGGTCCAGAGCCGCTGGTTGTTATTGGCCCAATTGTATATACTGGACTTCCACCTGTTATTGTCATTGATCCGTATCCTGACCCCAGTGTGATTGTATCCACAGTAGCAGAGGACGCCATGGTATTTTGATCAAGCCACGAATTGTCAACTGTTGAATCTGTCAGATCTAAACTTAGTGTATCATGTATAGAGGACATACTATTAAACAAATCTAATTGTTCTGTATAATCTTTTTTAATTCCCATGATCCATCCTTTAAGTCTGTCCAATTAAGTACATCACCTTCTTGCCAACCGGCAGCTTCTAACAATTCCTCAGGGAACTTAAGAATAGCATCACCGGTTTCTGGGTCTTCTTCAACTGTGAGAGTCCAGGACTGAGTCATTTTATTTTGTTGCCAAAGCTTCTTTTTCTGCTGTGATTTCTTTACGGCGCTCTTTGATGCCTTTGCTCATTTCTTGCAAGGCCTTGCGAGCACGGGCGGCGGCTGCCTTAACACCCTTTTGGGTAAACTTCTCATTTTCTGCCAGGTAGCTTTCGTAAGCGGCTACGATTTGTTCATGTTGTGTCATTGTAATCTCCTTAAGTTGACTTTAGTATTTTATGATTAAATGCCACCAATGTCAATAGTTTTTGGCACTCTTAGTCTATATGTCTTTTGTTCCAGCAATCCCAGATTGTGACATTGTCCCAATCATGAGACCAATTAAGATGGAATACAGATAATCCTCTTTGCTCAAATATTTTCATACGATTGTTTTCTATGGAGACCTGAACATTTGAATCTTTGGCCCATTGTTTGAGCAGTTGCTCTGCATTCTTATCTCGCAGAATAACTATGTACAGAGCTTCTTGAGCTCTGAAATTACTTATACTCATTTTAATGTATGGTTGTACCGATTGGTATTGTTATATCGTTCAACAGAGATTGATCAGTTTCGTGAATCAACTCTTCAAACGCATGGTTAAGTTCTATGTAGTCTTCATCATATTTACTAGCAGACTTAGAATCCATTCCTAAAAGACGCATTATGTTTCCCATGCGTATTTTTTTATAACCATATGAGTGCATTACTTTGCATAAATCAAGAAGTAATAATTTTATTGTGTCCTCAGAGACTTTGTCATCTAGCATATTTTTAATTATGATTGAAACAAAGATATGGCGTTTTTGGCACTCTAATAATTTATGGTTTAAGATTAAGAGGCCATAAAAAAGCGGCCTCTAGGGCCGCTTGTTAATACAAGCATTGCGCTTATACTTGGGCTTCAGGAGCCTTTGCTTCTGTTTTTGCAACAGGAGCCTTGGTTGCCACAGTCTTTGCAGACTTTGCAGTTACCTTGATCTCGCCTTTCTTGGCAAGCTTGGTCTTCTCAGACAGCTTGTTAGCTACAGCATAGCTGGCATCACCAGTATAGCCTTGCGTGTCTTGCAAGAACTGCAGAGCTTGCAGTTTTGTCATGGGCAAGGGCAGTTCCATCAAATTGATGTTAGTGCATCCTGCCTTGTTGAGGATCTTGATGCGAGCGACCAAGTCGTTAGCAAAGCGAGCCTTTGTGGTACCGTCTGCGTTAGTTGCGGTACCTGCTACTGTAAAAAGTTTAGATTCTGACATTGTGTTGCCTTTCGGAGTTGCCTGTTAAGTTAAAGTTTGTATGCTGTTTTATCAGCATATCATTAGTATAGCAAAAAAGGGTTTTTGTGTCAACCTTTTCTGCTACATTTGAGCAAGTAAATGTGTTGTTTTTTTGCAACACATTTACCCGCTCAAAACTGGTTAATTTTTTGTCCATGTATGTATTATAGCACGAATCAATTAATTGGTCAACCATTTTATTGGTAGTCTTTGTCCAATTTGACATTGGTTAAACCTGCAATGGTTTGGAAACGATCCCAGGCATCCTGGGCCGCAGGGTTACGGGTTAGTTCACTGCTGGGAAGTACTGCTTCTAACCAAATCTCTGGGCGACGGCTTGGATGCGCACCAAACTTGCGAGGTTGGTGTAACTTGCCTTGTTCCCAAAGTTCAATGCTAACACTACGAAATTTAGCTTCATCTTCGTCTGAATAGTGCGCCCATTCAGGATTGCTCCACCCACTTCTCAAATGGTATCCTGACCAAATACCTGTCCATTGTTCATCATCATGAGGATCAAAATCCGTGCGACTGATGATAATCAAAACGTCGTTGATGTCTACTCGACCGTCTACAATATCTCGAACACAACGACTATAACTAAGTCCAATTTTCATAATATGTTACCAACTAGAATTATAAAATACTTTGAGTCCCATGAACAACTCAGCTCGAGCGTTCCGTATAAATTCAAGATCAAGATCTTGATAGTGGTCATCTGCGTCGTTGCCAAAAAAGAATCCTGATGTACCCGGTAATGTACCTGCAATGACATCAAGCTCAAGTCGTTCTAAATCATCATAAGTTAACTCAAGTTCAATACCATTAAAGGTGTTGCCATCCTGATTGCCACCGTTGCGTTGATTCCATAACTGTTCCATCCAACCATGCAGGTTAGGGTGCTTGCGCCAGTAGGCAAGTTCACGTGGTTTAGATACCACCTTGTTGACAAAATCCCTAGAATCTTGGTCAAATTCGGCACCCTCGTAAAACTCACTTTGTTGGCCAGCCCTTGCGGCCACGTATGCGTACATATCAAGTCCCATGCTGGTGCTCCTTATCTAATTGCAATTGCATTTTCGTCACGTCGATTGCTGTAATAACGATGACCGATTCTGCGAATGGTATCTGCGGCCATCTGCGGATCAGCATCAAACATATCCTGAACGTCATCTTTGGTAATGCCTTCTTGAGCATTAAAAATATAAATTTCGTAGTGTCGTTGACTATTATAACGTGCTCTGAGTTCAAGGTGCATTAGATTGGGAATCCTTACAGTATCGGGTTCACCTTTTAGTGCGGCCCAAACTTTAGCGCCTTGTGTTTCCGTAATGTCAATCAAAGTTTCAAGACCATAACAGTCCCACATGGCTAGAAATTGATGATCTTTGGGATTCATAGATGAAACTTTTTCAAATAGTTTTTGGCCAAGGTCAAATCTTCTTTGTTAATGGTATTGATGGTTTCATCAACTAGTTCTAGTAGAATTAGGCGCATGAGTGTTTCGCTCATTTCTCGTTCTTCAAGATCCAAAGTTGCCTGCCAAGCTTCTATGTCCTCATAGTGTTCAAGGCTCCACATTATGTCCAGCATTTCAACCTGACGACCAGTGAGATTACTAATATTAATATCTTTATCAAACATTATAACACCTTGACACGATTGAGTTGGGTTTTGTTGTCACGGTGAGCTTTTACAGTACCAACCAATTTGATTTGGATGCCCGAATTCAGCTGAGATTTGTAGCTGAAAAACAAGGCTCGATTATCTTGAGTAATTGCAGTAACCCAAAAAATGTTGTATGTGTTGCTCCAATTGGCACTTACAACTTCTGCGTCCAATGCTACTTTGTCGCTGACATTGCCAACATAGCCGCCGCTGGCATTGCGTACACGATCCTGGATTGATTGGCGCACCAATGCACGTTGGTGGCTCTGTGGCAAACATGCAACCACAGCCAGTTCCAGGCGATGTTGTACTGAGTCAAATTCTTCTTCAACAGCTACAACTTTACTGACGCTTGCATCAAATGCACTTAGCTGACCTTTGAGCGCACGGAAGGTAAGGTCATTTTGCAAGAACCTACGGCACTCCTGCCCAATCACACGATCCTCGTCGGTGATGGAGCCGGGTACAGCCAGGAAGTCCATCATAATGTCACGATTGCGCTTCTTGATAGTTTCATGAGTACCATCTTCAGTGATATTAATTTTATCTTCTTTGAGATATTCTCCGTTGACACGTTGTGCCGCTACAGCCGCACCCCAAACATCATCAACAGAATACTTAAATGAATTCACTGTGGCTTTGGTGCGACGAACACCATAACGAGGATTGTAACCATTTGCTGGGGTAAAATAAGTCTTGGGATTCACGGTGTCTCCTGTTTACTTAACTAATACGTAGGGCTTGCTCCACTCACCAATATTCAAGTGAATGTAAAAAGCGGTGTCAAAATAATCTGTCATTGCATCACTGCGGTCGTACCACTGACGCTCGGGTGAAGTTTTAATGATACGCAAGAACTGATCGATTGCGTCCTTGGCTTCGCCAGTAAAATGATCTTGGAACCAGTAGGGGTTAATCTGCATGTAACCTTCTGCAAGACGACTGTCAACATGACGGTGATCTATGGTCTGATTGTGATTTTCAAAGAAATCAATAGGACCAGATTTAACAGTGACTTCAACGCTGAGCGAACCACTGCCTTTACGGGCACTGAATTTAAACTTGGGGAATTGTGCTTTGAGTGCTTCGCGAATTGACTTGACTTCTTGTGCTCCGATGTATGCCATTTTCTGCTCCTGTTTTGTTAGTGTATGTGTATATTATAGCAAATTGGGAATTATTGGTCAACCAAAATCAATTGGCCATCAAATTGATTTGGACCTGGTGACCTTCGTGTGTAATCACGGTGCCCACTGGCCGGCCTTCGCCCAGAACTGGACTACGACGACGAATTTCCGCCAGATACTCCACAGCATATCGCAGAGCCGCACCATGTGATACTGTGGCTGTTTTTGTAAAAACATCGTTGATGGTTGCGTACATACCAAATCCGTCAATGATAAAACGAATTCGGGTGCTGTTGCTAAAACCAGATACATGACGCATTTTGCTTTCCTTTCAGCGGCTGAGATTCATAACACGGGCATCAAATTCCATGAAGCTGACTTCAAATGGAACCGATACTTCTTTGCCAACACGGCCAGCATCTTCGGCATCGCTCCAGCTGTCTTTGGTTACTACAATCACAAAACAATCGTAGCCACGGTTGTCAATTTTTTGAACAACACCTTCAACAAAACAATCTTCGCGGCCTACCATGGGTTTGAAGTCATATGCACGGATTGTGTCGCCAACTCGGGCAATTTTTGCAAATTTTAACATACCAGCTCCTTTTTGTTTACTATACAAGTATTATAGCAAAATGGGCAATTCTGGTCAACCAGCTATTTCTGCGACTTTTTTAAGCAGAAAAACGTGGCATCTACTGTGTTGCGAAAATACAACAGAACTTTTAACTCTGATTTTCTGCCTTTTCTGCGCCATTCTTCGTTGAGAAATTGCACACGATAAAACCAACGTCGACCTGCTTGGGTACCCGGGAGGCCAAACATCTCGGTGGCTGTTGCCACAGCACCAACCTTCCAATCATCGGTCCAACTAATTTTACCGCCATCAACTCGTGTGGTTTTCATTAGTCACCTGAATCAATTTGATAACGATCGCCACAGTGGACACAATCATAATTGGTCAAACATCGCCCGGCATTACTGCTTTGATAATGGTGGGTGCATGGATCACCTTGTGAGTTCAATCGGACTTTGCCACGTGGAGTGCCAAACATGTACTGACCGCCACAATTAGAACAGCCCAGGGTGTCTGTGTCTTTGTCGTATCCAGAGTATACGTGTTTGTATTTTTGTTGCTCGAGACTCGGTGTCACACGACCGGAGCCGTTGCACACAGGACAAGTTCTGTATTCTACTGTCATTTTATTTCCTTACGCAACCAACCACAACAGTTCTTCTTTGACTTCAATGCTTTCGCTACCGTCGTACTCGTGTATTCTAAATTCAGCACCTACGTCAAGCCAGGCAATTTCTAGATCTCTCATGCCACCATCATAGATGTCAGGATATTTGAGGCTAACATAAACTGCTAATTCATCCCATTGTTCTTTTTCTACAAAATCTACAATCACAGGATTAAACAACAGCTCGGGCAACTCTTGATTCCAAGTTGACCAACCAGCACCAAAGCCGGGTGAGTATAATACTGCTACTTTACCGTCTCTGATTATTTTTTTCATTATTTGACTCCAAAATGTTCTTTGATCTGCATCATAGCATCGTCATAGCCATTTAGATACAAGTTAGACATGCATTCTCTCACAATCAACTCGGCAAACTGTTCATAATCAAAATATAGTACAGTACCTTTATCACAAACCTTGCATTGACTGTGCAATTGTCGAATTCGGTCGTTCATTCTACAATTCCTACACTTTTCTTAATCTCATAACGAGCAATCTTCTCGTCAAAGTACATGCGAGTACCTTCATTGAAAGGGCTCGCTACCACAATCTCGCCTAGCTCTGTGGCTAATAATTGTGCAAAGCGAGCAAGAATACTCTGAGTGTCTTCCATCTGGTCCATGGGGTCTCGGTCCAGAATCACTTGGTAATCATTAATGAGTTTTTGTACGTTCTGATGAATCATTTTAGACTCCGGTATGCAAAGGGTTACGTCGACGCAGGTGGGCCAGTGCCCCTTCCTTGGTTTCAAAACGTCCTGAGATGGGCGTTTGATGTGCGCCACGCACAATGTACCAACCACCTAGCAAAGCATTATATACGACTTTCATACTGCCTCCGCTGTTTTAGGAAAACGATCATAAGCCTCACTGGCTCCGTCACATGAGAATTTGCTAGAGCCAAACTGATTGATCACATGCACAAGGATGTCATCATAAGCGGCCCACTCAATGCACTCTTTGCGAGCTGTTTGATAGTTATTTGTTGTCAACAAAATTTGACGCCCGAATACATCTATGACAGCATCTTCCTTGGATGATACTTTAGTTACTACTCGATATTTGTAAGGCATGTTACCGTATCGCATATCAATTGCTCCAAAATGCTTCGCTGTCAACTCGGCAAGCCCAAGGTGTATCAGCGTCGATTTCCACAGGAACACCTGTCATTAAATTACGAACAGTGATCTTGGGTGCGGTGTAAGTGTCACGGCTCACAATGTTCAATTGGCTTTCGTTCCAACCTGCTTTGTTGCAAAGACGGGTGCGAGTTGCTTTGGCGGCACCAAAAGTTTTGTATGCACGGGTTCGGTTGGGACCGTCAGTAACAATTAAACCAGTACCTTTTGAGACGATTACGTATGACATATCTAACTCCTTTTTAATTACTATACAAGTATTATAACAGATCGGAATTTATTGGTCAATCTAACCGTGAACCTGCGTAAACACGATCCAGACCCAGCTTGTTCTTCAGTACTTCGGCATAGGCTTCTGCACCCGCTTCCAAGATGCTGATGCTTTGGGTAGGATAACCGCTGGGATTCCACATGCACAAGGAGCCGGTGTAGTCTTTACGGAAGCCGTGAGCCTGAAGTGCTTTGCCAATCTTGCTGTTAGAACGAACACCCCAAACGTTGACCCAGGCAAACCCACAGGCATCACGATCACCGTGTTTTGCATAAAACGCCTTGGCGGCTGTACGGGCGGCCATTGCGGCTTCGTTGCAAGCGTCCTGGACTGCTTCTACATTTACTACTGTTGCGATTGCCTTCATTTCAAACTCCTTTTTAATTACTATGCTGTTATTATAACAAATTGGGTATTTTTGGTCAACCGTTTTGTGTGTTGTGAAAAAACAACACTTTCTGTCTATTTTTTAAGCAGATTTAGTGTTGTTTTTACGCAACAGTTTAAAGCTCAATGGCTCTGCGGAACAGGATTTCTTGCTTGGAAAATGCTTGGATTTCCCAAGGCTGTTCCAGATACGGAACCCGGCGTCCGTAGTACTTGCCTTTCCACAGTTTGCCACGTGGAGTTAACTGTAGTGTGCCTTTGGCAAATTGTGCAACATGGGTGAGCTCGTGTGCTAGAGTGGCGCCCATGGCCTGCAGATCTTTAACAGGCTTGAGCACAACCAAATAGGTGTCCAGACCTTTGAGAGGAACTGTGGTACCCAGGTCTTCAAGATCAGGGTCTAATATGATGTGCAGGAGTTTTTTATGTTTTGTGAGCTTCAACTGCTCTATCATAGAAGGTAGAAGTGATTCTACGTATTTTCTAGATTTAGTGGTGCCTTCAACATAAAATTCCATGCATTACTCCTTGTTGCTATAACTTCTATTATAACAAACCAGGGAATTCCAGTCAACCAGCTATTTCTGCTTAATTTTTAAGCAGTTTTTGGGTGTTGTTTTTACGCAACAAAATCTATGTAACCAGATTCAGCAGTCCAGTCCATAGTTGACAATTTCTTTGCAATAGCAGTCAGTGTTTCTTCTTTAGAAAACTCTGAATTCTTTTTAATCCAACGTTGGTGGTTCTTTGCCAACACATCAATGTTGTTTGTCCAACCTTGTTGCTGTAGGTTGTTGACAAAATTTTCTTTAAACAACAAATTAAAATTAATGTTTTTACCGTAGGTATTTGCAACACGATCGTACATGGTCTGCATCCATAATCTTTTTGATTGTTCAAACCAATACGAAGCGGCTTTTTCAAACTTTCCATTGAGGCAAAGAGTTTTAGCTATCTCAAACCAAGATTCGCCAGGTGCCACTTTAATTGCAAGTTTTTGTAGTTTCATTTGTCTTAGAACAACTTGTTCTTGCACTTGTGGATCAGTGACTATAATATTAATTAATGACCAGTTGCTGTTGATAATTGGCTCAAATAAATGTGTGCTAACAAATCCATTTGGGGGTGTTGGCAATTGTTGAACAGCATCTTCCACAGACATTTCGTTGTCTTGTATTTTTCTTTCAAACTTTTTTAAAGAATAGTCAGAGGGAACACTGATACCAGACATGCGAGTTAACAAAATACCATTGCAACTGGTCACAAATAAATCACCGGCGGTGCCTCCGTTGTAGGAAACAAAAGTATAATCAGTATTCATTTTTATGTTTGCAGATATGAGAAAGCCAACTGGGATTCCAGCGATCAATTAAATCCTTCTGTAACTGTCCTGTGGCCAGTTGTTTAATCAAATCCTCTGTGTCTAGACTGATCACCGTCAAAAACAATTCAGGGTCTCTGTAAGGATCTAGTATTTGAAAATCACCAAACCATTGCTGGAACGTTGGTCTCGAATGCAATTTAACAATTGCTGATCTCAATAAATTAACATTGTCAAATGTATGCTCAGGGCCATATGTTGCAGTATCGTAACAGTCAAATTTTTGATCAACTAATTTTGAAGATTGTGCGTACAGTTCACCGTGATGCAAGAGTGCCAGATCGCCGTAGTATCCTGTGACCAAGTTGTTAATATTGTAAAATGCCGGCTTGACATTGTCTATCTGACTATACGGATAATCTATTGTTTCTTGAGTGTCACTGTAGACCACGTCAAATGGAAGTTTGTTAAAATAAGACCTTGTGTGATTGGCCACAACTCCAGTAAACTCAACCTGATGATGCAATGCCAAAAACGCAAGAGTACTGGAGTCAAGTCCGCCCGAGAATGCAATCTGTGTTTTATCACTGATGTTTGCGCAAGTTTGTAAATTAGACAACAACCTTAGCTCAATGTCAACAAGTACCTGTTCCCAAGTTTTAATTTCAGGAACAATAGCAGATTTGATTTTTTTATACTGTAACCAATTGATTCCCAGCTCGTCGTGACAATTAAATTTAACCGTCAACGGAGATATTGCTGTGTCTATGTACTTGTTAATATTGGTAAGAATAATGCCTTTGCCAAACCCAAGATTAAAATCTTTATAAAAACTAAACTCAACTGTGACTTCTTCGTCACCAAACTCAAACTCAACAAAGTTTCCACCGTGCTCGCCTAAACGATAACCAAAAAATTTATCTTGATTAATATTATAGTAGGCATTAACCCAAAGATGAGGGGCTAGTTGATGACGATATGGGAACTCTGTGAGCTCTTGTTCAGCGATGCAAAAGTACATTAAGGTTGTTGAATAAGATAGTTATAATACTCGTAGTGCTTGTCTAACGTCCAGGCGGCTAGATCAACGTCGGTGCCATCGTGAGTTCGAAATCTTGCATTAAAAATATCAGTATAACGTTGCCACGGATTCCAAACACTTGGAGTATGACTGCCCCAACCCGATTCCTTAAGCAAATGATGTTTTTCTCTGCTGAGTTTTACAGTGGGACAATTAAGGGCTTGATCAATAGTAATTAGTCCTACAATCATTAAGTCCCGAATTCTCGCGGCAGGAATCAAGTGTTCAAAGTCTGTTTCAACGTCGGCGCCAATTTCGTGATAATGAGCACCCATGCCGTCACGTTGTTTAATGCAGTACTCATGACACCTTCTTAGCAAATTGTCCATGTCATCTCTGACCTGGCTCAGAGTCTGTTGGTCATTGGTACTGTTGCGATATATGTCTAGCACAGAAACTAAACGATCATGACAGTAGCGATAAGTGGCTCGGTATGCTTCTTGGTTACGGGGCGTCTTTGAATACACTGGCGCAACAAAGTTTTCAAGTAGTTGTTGATTCATCTATTAATCCTATCAAGCGTTTGGCCCATTGTGCATGACAGTTGGCGCTGTGATGCATTCCATCACTGCCTTTGCTATCTACTATCCAAGATAGTCCTGGTAGTTTTTCATCAACATGCAAAATAATATTTTGATTGTTTAATACTGTATGGTATTGTTGATTGATGTTTTCAATCATGATGTTAACAATTGGAACCTTGGCAAGATTACACAATAAATTACAAGTGATGATTGTTTGTAGCCAAGGATTATAAAAGTTTTCTTCACCTGATGTCAATAGCTGTTTAAAAACAGCGCCATTACTTTGAATGTTTTCGTTTGCGGCATAGCCATTGATCCAGGTGGTACGTCTAAAAACATTAGGCCACTGGCATATTACAAAATCAGGTAAATTTATTTTTAGTTCATGAACTAAATGTTTTTCTACATGAAAACAATTACCGCCGGGTGTTCCTAAATTTTTTACAGAAAGTTGATAATGTTTGCTTAGTAAGCTTACATAGCATTCGTCAGGATTTACACCCACACCTGCGGTATGGCTACACCCTAGTGCAAGTGCGTGGTTCATTGCATTAGTCCCGGAGCAACAACACCTTCTTCAACGCCCATCTTGGAACCGTCACCGTGGAATGGTAGTTCCAGTTTGCCGCCACCAATGATGTGTACTTCTCGCAGGAAGTTGCTCATTGCAGTTGGCGCAGTCCAAGTGGCGCCATCACCTTTGTAAAAGGCCCATTGTTGGCGTCCTTTGGCATGCACTACACCGGAGTCATTCCATACATCTGAAATGCTGACACACAATTTACGCATCCAGCCATCGGGCATGGTCAATCCTGCACTACCAGCCAGGCGGAATAGCTCGTACAAGCCAATAAAGCAACCTTGATCAATTTCTTCTTGATCAGGCCATGTGTGTTGAATTGCATCAAGTACATTAAACAACACTCGACCCGTTGGGTCTGCGTCAATTACTTTTTGTGCATACTTAAAGTGACTGAAGAAGTAGTCACTGTCGCCACGCAAGGCCACGCTCTTACGAGTGTTTTTATCTTCAAGGTCAATACCCAGTGCATCAAATTGATCTTGCATTTTACGGGCACGAACAGTTTTGGTTTCTCTACTGCCATTTTTGTAACGCACCAACGCATTGCGATGAAGGTCGCCAGGGTTAAGGCGTTTGACTCCGGTGTCGTTGAGCATTTCAAATGCATAGCTGGGGAAGTTAGGGTCGTCTGTTTCTACCACAGCACAAGGTACTTCCGTGTAGCCCAGAATGGCCGCGGCCAGGGTACGGTGCTGTCCATCGTATGTTTCCACCCTGTCACGACCCAACACACGACATGCGCTCACCGGGGAGCAGATGCGAGGATCCCATTTTTTCATGATGCTAAGAATGTGCTTGTGAATTACATCACGCTGGACTTCATAGTCAATCCATAAAATATCAATTTTTTCTTGGTTGCTGGTTGGAAAATGCACAGCCAAAGCCTGGACTCGATTGCGCATTGCATCAATCTGTCCTTTGGTGATATTTAATTCTTTGATGATTGTAGCTTCAACTTCTGATGCTACTTCGGTGAGTTTACGTGTGAGGCGTTTAGACATAGTATCTTTCTTTCGGTGTTAATGAAAGTATCATCGTTACAAGCACCATGCTCGATCTGTTTGATACCGTTCAAGTGTTAGTATAACAAAGTGTCAATTATTTGTCAACCTAGTACTTTTTACTTAAAAAAGATCAAGACCATTAGACTACTTTGAATAATAAACCCAAGTGCAATGGTAACAATGTTGAGGAAGTTGCGTTGTACCACTGCTTGTGCAAACATAGCAGTTAGTCCTGACCAAGTCAACAACACCATGTCTACACTGGGCATCCGATCACTGAGTCCAGTTAACACAGCAATCAGTGTTGGCAATGTAGCAGAGTGTAATAGTACAACTGCCAACCAACTTAGCGTGGCTGCCGAGATTGGAGCAACCCATTCTTGTAGCCAGGCCACAGTTTTTTCAATATCAAAGTTTTTCATTTAAATGTCCTTGTAAAAGATATGACGTCCAATTTTTGTTACACGTTTTTTGTTCCACTGCGGGTTTACATAGTCTGCATGATAGTAAAGTGCATCTTTAAGTTCAGGCAGTCGGAATCCATCAATCATGACCATCTTGGCGGCTTCAGCACTCTCATCCCATAGCTTTTTATGAACAGGCTTGGTTTTGAAATTCTGCTCACAGTACCATGAGAATTGGCAAAGCACTCGTTCATAAATTACGTTCTTTTGGTGAACTACCTGACACGGATCACTAGGAAATTTTCCGCTTTCTACACGATTCATAACCACCTGTGCTACTGCCAGCTTTCCTTCTGCTGGTTCGCTGGCAGCTTCCCAGTAGACATTCTGTGTCATACATTGTAGTTTGCGTTCTTTTTCTTTAAGAGCTGTTTTAAAAGCCCCAATTGAGCCTACTTCTCCAAAATTAACATTGGTCAGGCTATCGAGTTTGTTTTGGACCACTGTAGTAACTAGTCCTATGCCAAATAAGGCAATTATCAAAAATATTGACAAATTAACTGTCATTTTGATATATTTTGTCATTGGTTTCTCCTTTGGTTATAGTGCGCAGTTGCCTGTGCACCAAGAGCCTGAAAATATACAAAAGCTCTTGATTTTCCATACTCTAAATTTCCGAGGACGTAAGTTTATATATGGGATATGTATATTATATAAACTATACTTTATTGTGTCAACTAATTTGATAACTATGCCCATTTTAACAGAAACGCACAGCAATCTCGGTCAGAATCAAAATAAAATCGATAACGTCCCGGGCGCTGATCCGAGCTTACCTCTACCAATTGCCAGCGCCACTCATTGATTAATTCAGATTTGGACCAAGAAATTATATCATCAATTGCGCCGTGTGGTTTGGAAATCTCCTTGACATAAGGAAAGGTGTCCCCGGCTCTGCTGACATAGGATTCGTATTCCGGAACAGGGGTAAGTTGTATTGTGCCCATTAGACCTTTATATAGTTCTTGTGAATATACTGGTCTGCACTTTCTGCGGAGGGTTTGTAAAACAATACATGATCTGTTATGTTAAAATAATTGCAGAACGACTGCCCCAATCTTGTTCCATATTTCAAAGACTCAAATGTATATTCTTTTTTAAATTGCTCGTATTGCTGTGATTCTAGAAACGTTTCTCGAACAACTGGATTAATGTCTTTGATTAGTGGTTGAAACCACGGTTGTTTAATAGTCAAAAGATTACCTCGGCATTACCAAGTTGGTAGTAGGCACGTGCTCGATGGTATCCACGATGTTGTTTGGGAAACAAATAAGATCGTAGACGTATATTATCTTGCGCCAATACACCAGTAAGCATGTACAACAATGGATTCTGATGATCTACTGATATCAAGCAAGGAGATCTACAGAGGTCTGACATGAGCCAAAAATCCATTGACTCCTTGGATCGACGACTCTTAAAGACACGCTCAATCAATCGATAGGTTCCATCTATTTGGCCTAGATTTATTCCAATAATTTTATTCTTAGTTACATCATCAGAAGTTTGTTCTATTACACGATCCATGGCACAATCCTCGGCATAAAAATAAGGAAGTCGGTAAATCATGCCAAGCTCATTTTTAGTAATATTTAAATCACCGCAGACTAATTTTCCAAGTGTGGCACGAAAGTCACTTAGAGTCCCGCCATACTTGAGTTGGTCCCAAGTGATACGACCTCTGTAGTATTCTCTAATTTTACTGGCTGTGTTCCGGTCCTCAACGGTGGCAGTTACAGCATCAAGGTCAAGCCAGCGTGTACCAGGATGACTCAACCAATGTCGATAGCTTGCACATGATAGTGCAATTGGGTCGTCTTTAAAAGATATACAGGGCAGAGTTGGATTGAGCAGAGATTCAAGTGCGGTTAACGCATTATTTTCAGAAAGATTCATAGTATTTTCCAATATCAAATCAGTCATAGTTGCAGTCATTCATTATAGCACAAGTTGTATTATTTGTCAATTTCCATCCAGGTATGGTCGCCCATGTATTTTACTTGAGTAATATACTCATAATCAACTGGTGCACCGGTATTCCAATCATTGGGTCCGTGATGTGTTAGTAACATCTTTTTTTTTCGTTTGTCCCATGCTAGCCAATAACATTGTCCCATTACAACTTGAAATTGATATTCAGCCGCATGTACAGCATCTGTAACATCTAGCCTACGTTTGATATCCTGTGCTTGTTTTTCTAATACTGCAACCAGTTCCATGATTCTATCATATTCTTGCTGGGCATATATCCTAGCATGATTGATCATTATATCTTTTTGTTTGGTAACAGGTACTAGATCAAATTTAGGTCCACCAGATTCAGTTGCGTAAGGAGTTACGTTCCTATTAAAGAAATGAATCAGTGTGTTGCCTGTGGCAACGTCAAAACTGGTTCGGCCTTTGGCAGAGTTTGGCTGGTCTTCCATTAATCCCATAGACCCTGGTAGTACTTGCCAAATAAGCTGAAGCCGTTTTGAATACGTGCTTCTACTACCTTCATGCCTTCATAATCACATTTATATGTATTTTTAGGACCGTCCTTCATTTGAAAGAACTTGTGCTCACCCTTGGGTACTTCGTTACCATCCTTGTCCACAGGAACACTAATCCAATCAATATCACCTGAACGATAAGCATCCTGCCAGGAGTCATCCATCTTGCACTCAAACGCAAAGATCATTTCGTCCATGACCCAATCCCAGCGTTTGAAGTGATTGTCATCAATGTCCCACTCGTTTTCTTTGGGTGGTGCGGCTGTGCTACGTAGGTGTTCAGGCACATCCTCATCTTCCACTAGCGGGCTACCATGTTTGGTTGCTTTGAGCTGTCGCAACATGGGCAACACAATATGAGCCAAGGTATGATCCATGCTCCAAGTATCGTAGCGATCAATTTTAACATATTCAATCTTTGGATGCACTCGATCCAACACCCACATGATACCTTTGCTAATAGGCTCAAGACGATCACTCCACTTTTCACACCACTCGGGCCGCTCTACGTATGTGGACTTTTCTTGGCGTTCGTCTTCTAGTGTTTGCAGAAGTTTCCAACGAGCACATTTTGACCAGTCAGTCCAGAAGAACATGTAGTCCAGCATGGTATAAGGTGAGATCCAATGATCTCGATATCCGCTGATATAAACTTTCATTTTATTTCTTTCCACTTTAACATTGCTACCAGTTCCTTTTTTGTGTCTTTAAATTCAATAGCCCAGGAATCGTTGTACCAAGCCCAACAATAATCTTGACCTGTTTCAAACCCAATACTAGATAACCAATTGGAAATTTCTAGTAGTCTCCAGGAATCAAATACCATCATTTGTCTGATTAACCAGTAGACTTAAATCGCTGAATAACAGCGTCATCACCGTCGGTGATCTTGATTTGTAATTGCTTACTCGACAGTTTGTCCTGAATCTCTTTAACTGACCGTCCTTGTACTACAAATTCATTGGTAGCGGTGTTCCAAACGTAAAACATTCCGCCAACTTCTTCTATTCGTGCTCCGATAATTAATTCTGATATACGAAGAGTTTCTTGACTGTTTGCATCAATTAGCATGTCTGCAAGTCTCCCTAGCACAATATATGCTAGCCATATACAAACAATAATTCCAACCAACAATCCTAATAAAAAATCAGCTAATTCCATTTTATTCCTTGCGCTTTCTACAATTCCAATACAACTCATGAATCTCTGCGGCAGACTCGTAGTGTTTTTTAAATTCAAAGTACTCAACACATTTTGTATATAGCCCTTTATTTAAATCAATATTGTGTAAGGACTCTGCGTCGACAACACAATATTCTTCAGGTACAGGACGAACATGTTTTATTAAATTATGAACTTCTACTGCTTCTGCAATTACTGTTGTGGGTGCTGTTTCATAAAATTCTTTAGCAGAATCATACCAGGTCCAGTTTTCTTCTTTGATTCCTTGATAGAATTCTCTCCAGTCGTTGCCTTGAACGCTGGACTTAAAGGCATTGAAATCATCTATGTATTGTTGTACCGGTCTACCACCCAGTGTTGGATGAACATTTAAGTAATGTGCTAAACAACTTTTTTCATCGTCAAAATTCAATATCAATAGTTTATCATAATCGTAGGCTGGCCAATCATGTGTGTGTAATATCTGCATAAAAGAATCTAATTTTTCTCTATGTAAAAATTCACTTTTCAACCAATTTTTTTGACTACGGTTTGAGCTATAAACTTCTCTGCGAATAAATTCAAGTTTGGCATCAACAGTATTATCAATGTCAATATCAAAAATATCAGCATAGTTACATTTGTCATCAAGAGACAGCAACCATCTCAAATGATTGCCACAGCCGCCCCTGGGGAAAATTATACCTCTACGCAAGTTTTTATTTGGCACGATTGTTAAGATATTGTTCGTGTTGTATCCATTTATTTTTTACCAAGAATCCCCATTCACGTTTCTGTGTACCGGGCATGAACATGGTCCAACATTCTACACTAGGGTCTAGTTCAATGCGATGAAAACTATTAGCACTACAAGTGCGAAAATGACCAGGCTTCCGCCAATGTGCAATTTCTCCAACTTTCTCTCCTTGGTTATTAAACTGTGGAATCCATTCCCAGTAGCCACCTTTTAAAATGAGAGTGGCATAAGGCCAAGGATGGTCATGCACATCATCAGGATCTGATTTGAGAAACTTGTGTATAAAGATGTTAAATGGAAACCATTTCCTATCTTTGAGAAAAACATAGTATCGTTCCAGATATGGTTCGTTGCTTTGTCGATCCAGAATCAATCGATACCGTCCTAGTCGATGCATGAGTGTTTTAATCATATATGTATTATACACTAAAATAATTTATTAGTCAAGTTTAATGTAGAGTTAAATATTGCACTATGGAATTCTCCGCTACTAATTGGTTGACTTGGCAACGTGCTTCTAATGCTGTTAATTTTTTGGATCCACCATTTAGATTAGGCAACTATTATCCAGATTGGTTCAAAAATCTTAAAGCTGACGTTAGACATTACTTGCCCCAAGGTCATATGCAAAATAACACAGCCCGGGTATGTTTAGGCTTACGTGGTATCAATAGTGTGGGATGGACCATCATTGATCCAAAGTACCCATACATTGGCGGCGCCGTGGTATTCCATCCTGAGCAGTTACATGGTACCAAGTGGTGCGAAAAAGATTCTTCTGGTGAATATGTTTGGAAAATAGTCCTTAATGCATTACCCTGGAGAGCAAAAATGGCTCCAGGATGGAGATTGATTGTTGGAGATTATCCATTGGCATTCAGTGAGGATTGGCATACATTTTCAGGTTGTGTGGATGCAAACTACAAGATCAATGATGATGGCCAATTGGGATCCTTTTACAAATATGATGAGCCCATTGACCCCAACTTTAACTATTACAATATTGAATCAGTGATGGCTGTTAAACAGCACATGGTTGCTACTCCATCAGGAGCTGTGACTTTTTCAATCATTCCATATTATGATCCTGATTATCAGGCACCGATGTTCAAAGGCTATCCAAGTCTTGATTAATCAGTCAAGCAAAAGCCCTACTTGGTAGGGCTTTTGGCAAATGTGTCCAGTTTGGGCTGGACAGCGAATCTAGATTCTAGATTAGACTAAACCAAGGGCCAGAGCCTTGTAACCAGCGGCAACAATCTTGCGGCTTGGCTTGCCGAGTGCGTACTCGGTAACACGAATGCCATTACCGGCTGTGCGGCTGTTGGCATAAACAGCAAAGCCGTTTTGGCGGATGCGGCTTACTTCAGCACCCAAGTTACCAACGCCAAAGCGTTTCTTGGCCTCAGCTGGGCTGAGTGTTTCACCGCTTTGCAAGGCGCGGAAGACCTTGTAAGTTTTAGTAGTTTCGTTAAAATGTTTCATAGTTTTTACCTTTCAGATTTAAAATAATGATGTTTTGTTTTTGCATCATGTGCTTATTATAATATGTTTAGCGTAGATATGCAATAGCGTTTGGCAAACTAAGTTAAAACAGTTTGCCGATTACATGGACAATGTTTATTTTATGTCCACTTCAACAACGATATAGTGTAATCTTTTGGATCTGACCATGTAACCCATTCTATTTCGGCATCAACATTGAATCCGTTGATCTGCAAAAACTTGAGAGCTTCTTCTCGGGCCTGTAGTCGTTTGGTCTGATCAAAGTTGGCTAATCTTGCGCCAAATCTCTGATCCAACTCGGTGCGAAGTCTAGCAAAATTGTTAAGTTGGTGAAATCTAATGCGTTTGGTCATACTGTGATTTTAACGTGTTTACAGTCGCCGCGAAATCTAAAACCACTACAAGTACAAGAATAGGTTCCGTTAAGTTCTGACACTTTGTATTCATCACCTTTACTACCTTTTACAGTCCACACACGACCTTCAGGTTGTTCCTCTTTAGCCTGGAATTTCCATGAATTTGGCACTTCAACAAATTTGCGACCACGTACATCGAACCCAATGGGCTTTTTAAATCTAAATGGGGAGGCGGTGCCATGCCTTACATAGGCATACATTTTGCTTTTGGAATCATTTAAAAAGTAAACATGGTTTGGGAACTTATCGGCCCACTCGGTCACTTCAAGAAATGCTTTCATGATTTTAACGTTACACTAGATTTGAATACGCCACCTATTACCACTATGGCCAACCAAGTCTCAAACGAGTAAGGAATAGCCAGTGAAGGAAACAATGTATTCAATGACCAAATGGTTGCAACAGGGCCAATAACGACCAAAAATACAACGAATAGAATTGCAAGAAAAAGTTTTGACATAAAATTATCCTTTTATTTGATGACGGTATTCACGTTTAAGCCAATATTTGTATTTGTGAAAATACTCTTTCATGGTCATACGTGGCTGGCCCCAACCATCGTGTTCGTCGCAGTTGTCTCTCCAGAGATCATTGAGCCATTGACGAAACGGTTTAGCAGTCATACTACCTCTAACATGTTAGCAGGAACTTTCCACAACCCAGTGGTCAATCGACCATTATTAGATTCACGAATTGTAATGTATTTGATAGCAATCTTTTCCACAGTACCAACAACAGTTACTCCACGTTTGGCACTGGTGAACTTTACGGTGCTACCAATGGTCACACTTCGTTTCTTTTGTTGCGTGAGTTGGACACGGGCAAATCGAATTGCATCACCAATGCTAACAAGCTCATCATTGGTAAATGATCCGGCAATAATTGCACTATTAATTTCTTGGATGGTAGTCATATGTTTCCTTAACATTCAATATCAATATTACGACCTTTGTCTAGATCTAAACGAAGGTTTCTACTTACTCTCTCTGCAATGATTTGTTCAACTCTGCGTTCTTCAATCTTTTTAGCATAGTCTTCAGTTCGTTGTTTTTCCAGCCGATTTTGATCAATTCGATACTGTTCTAGATTGTGTTTTACAACACTTTGTTCTGCTCTTGAGATATTCATACTTGCAATCCTTTACGCTACCTTGCGAAAATATTGGTAGGGCAGGCCCAGGTCGTAGCACAAGTATTCCCAATCACCATTGGCTGAGCTAGATTGCATGATCCAGCGAAGTGCAGTCTCACGGTCACCAGCACCCATACAGATGGTGTTGATAACATGACGTTCAAACTTGTCGATGGCCTCGGCCTCAGAAGCCTTGCGAGCGATCTCTTCTTGCTCAATAGCTACACCAAGTCCTTCAAACTCAGCATCAAACTGCTCCAAAGTCCAAGTTGAAGTGTCAACACCACGTGGGCGAACACCGTAAGCGTCCTTGTACATATCCCAGTAAAGTTCCCGGGCTTGTTCTAGCTCTGACAGCTCGTCCCAAGATTTAAATTCTGTAGTCATTTGTGGCTCCTTATTTCTTACTATGTTCATATTATAGCAAATTGGGATTATTTGGTCAACCGTTTTATCAACAACTGATTCAGGGTTGGTTTGAGTCCTAGCTTCTTACGGAGCAGTTCACCCAGAGTTGGCTTTTTGATTTTTGTCATCTTCTTTTGTTTTTTTGTTTTCATGTTCTAATTATAGCAAAAGGGCAATTATTGGTCAACCAAATGCTTTTACTAGCCCTGTGAGCCCAATAATTACACTTACAAAGTTAACAAACATCTGTGGTTTATTTGCAACACGGATTGTCCATATTAAAAATAAGATAGTTCCCACAAAAAATGTAAGGATATTGTAAGGATATGCCGCAGGTCCAACGGCGTTTAAGCTGTGGCCTGCAACAATAAACAGGGCTCCAGCCCACTGTAGTATTTCGTTAGTATCTAATTTCATGTTATTATTATAGCAAAATGGTAATTATTGGTCAACCAAAATTTGTTGTGAAAAAACAACAAGAATTTAATAAAATTTACCCATTTTGTGTCAACGATCTTGTGAGCGCAGGCGTTATTATATTATACAGAGATAATTCTGTATATTTTAACTTTAAAGGAAATTTACCATGAAATTAGTCGCAACATTAATCGCTTCAGCATTTGCTGTCACTGCTTTTGCCGCAGAACCTGCCAAAAAAGAAGAAAAGAAAGCTGATGCCAAGCCTGCTGTTACAGCGCCGGCCAAGCCAGCACCTGCCGCAACTGCGCCAGCAACGCCTGCAAAAAGTGAGCCTGCTAAGAAGGACGCACCAAAAGCAGACGCAAAGACAGCCGCGAAATAATCTAGAAGAAGATGATGACTTTGAGATCAACGACGAAGTCACATTTGGACGTAATCGCAGGAGTTCACAGTTTGGAAAAGTTATACACGAGGACGAAGACCTTTCCGATTATGTCCTAAATAGATTGTACTTGGCCAGGATGTTGGCCTTAAAAAAACGTCAGGAAGTTTGGGGGTAAAATCCCAAACTTTTTTTTGACTATTTTCTCAGTAGAAACCATTAGAGATATTGCAACGCAACATAAATACTCCGTAGAAACCACGAGTACCTACTGACAAGGACACATATAATGACATATCTATCAAACAAAATGCTGTCTATCTTGGAACGTTTAAGTGAAATGTTCCCTGGTAGTAGTTACCAAAGCCGCTTGGAACAATATCTAAGCACCAAAGGCATTACCGATGCCGCACAGTTGGAAAATTATATCCGACATTTTAATTCTCAAAAGGAAAACTATCTATGAAAAAAATCGTCAACACACTTTACAAAGGCTTAATTAACTGGGCCGAAACTATTGCCGCTTATCGCAACAGTAATGCCAGTAAACACTACTATTAAAATGAACTTTATAGACACCGTAATAATGTTGCTACGCTGGAAGCAACAAGGGTGGGAAGTACATCCTGTTATTGATGATGACTTTACTGGCTGGTTTTAAGTTACAACAACCAACCTAGATCTAGACGCTGATGTATCCAGGGATAAATTGGCGTTTCAAAATCCATATACCAAATGCCATTCCAGCCCAGGTAATTGGCATGTACGATCTTATCCTTGTTTCCTAGCCAATCGTCAGGATATGTTGGCTGATATTTAGAATAAACTTTGAAATCTGATTTGATATTTTGAAATCTAACAGAATCAATAATCACTGCCATGTCTAGTTCTGGCGGCTGTATTTCTTTATAATTTTTATTAAAAAACTCAATGCTTAGTCTATGCTGTCCAGGATACACCGACTGTACAATTAGAAAATCCTGGCTATGTGAATCTGTAACTGTCCATAACACATGATCATCAAGCTTGATAGTATATTCAGGAACAGTTGTTACCATTCTTGTACTGACTGAAAGATTAATTTTGATATCGTTTTTTTGCATAACCGTACTCATCTAAAAATTCTGCTAGTTCTGGCACAAACTCACGCAAGTCATGTTCTCGCAATTGATCAAACTTAGTACAATAGTCAGTTAGCTCTTGTCTAACAGTTTCTATATTGACTCCAGTCTGGTACAACAATCCTATAACCATTTGTGCATGATGGGATATTGATTCTACCACTCTTGATTGATTTCTAACATTAATATCGTGCAGTATATCTTTATCTTTAAGAATAAATCTTGACAGTCTTGATTTAATTATTTCCTTAGCTGAATTAGGAAGGTAACAGGGTCTAAAAAACTCTGGACGATGCAGGACATTACTGTCAATAATAATAGAATGTTCTAGACAAAAATCTAAAAGTTTATCGTAATGCATCAGACTTAACAGTTGAGGAACTGAGCGTAATACTGTGCTAAATTTTTCATTGGTGCAAGCCAGATATTGTCGAATGTTGTCGACAATCTTGTTAGTTTTTCCTGGGTATCGAATATAATCATTGCTAATATCAAGGTTTTCAATGCTGATTTCAATCTGCACAGATTTAAATTTTTCTAATTGTGTCATCAACTCAGGGTCGTAGATAGTTCCATTGGTTACAAAAGTCAGATGAAAATCTGTGTGATTGTTATTGCACAAGAACGTTATCAAATCTCTAAATCGCTTGTGGTACAACGGTTCTCCGCCCATGACATGCAGACAAATAATATCATTGTTGTTTAACAAGTGATCACAGAATTTTCCCCAGGTGGGTGTATCGGTCCAGTCGTGTTTGATCGGAATACTGGAATCTCTTAGACCAATTTTATTCAAATCAGCGGCTAAGAGTGTGCTGTTAAATCCATCACACATTACGCAGGCCATATTGCAAATATTACTAAAACTGATATGATAAAATCTTGGACTAGATTTATCAGCATTAATAATTTTCCAAACAGGACTTTCTTCGGCGCTTTGTTGGAAATCCTGTCCCGGAAATATAGCAGCCTGCAGATTTCTGCGACTACGAAATGTTACTTCACTATGCTGATCTTCTTTATAACAACGATGACATCGGGCAACAGAGTCTCCGTTGAGTATGTTTTTTCTTGCTGATTGAACTGATTTTGAATTTGAAAAATATTCATCCACAGTCATTAAATTAATATGCTCATTGCCCGGTAAGTCAGCACGATCAGCAAAATGACAAAAGTTCATTGTGCCGTCAGAATTGATCCTGACTTCAGTCCAGGGACTGATACAAAAAGTTTGTTGGTTGATATTCAATTTATTTTGTTCCATTGTTGTTACTTATCGTGGTAAATATAGGATGCGAGACTTAATCAATATTCTAGATAACTTTGTGTTTGAAGCACGTGGTCTTAGTGCCAGAAATCCCGGCGATGAGTTTGTACGTACCGGATCCACTGATGATAAGGACAAAATTGTTTTTCAAGGCATGCAATTTTACCCAGATCCGGGAAAATATCCCAGTTACGAAGATATGATCGCGGCGTTTGATCAAGTACAACGATCAATCAAACACCCAATTGAAAAAATTAATCAACCGTCTGCACGTACACTGGCATTTGCAATTGCACAATTTGATACTGCTGTTGGTCGTAGATATCTTGCCAAGTTTGCCTCGGACATTAAACCAGTACGCACCCAAAATACCTTTTTTCAAACAGTAGATATCCCTGGCGGATTTAATCAAGTTAGTGCAAGAGGCAGCAAAGAAAAAGTTGGATACAAGCCCAGCGATGTGTTAACTAATTTTAAGAGCCAAACTGCGGCCGGCATACTAGAACAAATTCGATCCAAGTTTGGCGCGGACAGCACTGAGTATCAGGCGGCAGCAATTTTTAACAAGTCCACACAGTTCCCAATTGTGGTTCCTGCAGGTAACATGGACTTTGGGGCTTTTCGAGATTATTTCTGCGAGATGTTACAACCTATTGCACTGATGAATAGCATGCCAGTCAAGGGCAACGCCGGTAAGGCCGCTGAACTATTTCTGGGTGGCAACTACAGTGATTGTGTTGTGTCATTCAATGAAGGTGTGGGCGGAGAACTCTATGACAGTTTATTAGTAGCGCCAAATGGCAAACAGATTAAACTATCTAGTAAGGGCGCAAAAGGTGCAATGGCATCCAGTGTTAACTTACTCAAGAGTGTGCGTGAACTTGAAGCGGCAGGGATGACACAGTTTACTGAGCAGTATGCAGATGTAATTGATATCTTGGAAACCATCAACAAAGGCAATCACGACTCGGGACCATTGAACCTTGCCATACAACTTGACATGATTGACAAAACTGAAGCACAACAGGTAATGACTTTAAAACAGTACGCTGGTGTAAAGGGCTTTGATATTGACAATACCGACCTTACTGACAATCTCAAAGCAATCTACAAAGAACGCAAAGCTGATGATCCATCTAAAATTGTTCCGTTAAATCACCTGGTATCTAGCATTGCCTACAAAGTCTGTAACGAAATTAATTTAAAAACAAATTTCAGTGAAGCAGGTGCAGATATTCTCAACAACTCTGCGTTTGTTCAAATGTACACTGAAGCTAAAAAAGGCAAAGAAGAATTTATCATCACTGGGTTTACCACAGTATGGCCCAGCAAGTTGTTTACCGAAGTAACATTAGAAGCACAAAAGAGTTATTCAAGTACTTCAAGTTCAGGAGGCAAGCTGGTGTTTAATATCAACAAAGAACCTAGAGTAGAACTCAACGTAGAAAAGTCAGCTACTACAAATGCGCCAGGCGCAAACAAAGCCGGGGAGTTGGTAGACTATATTCCACCACGCAGTGATATCAAAGCGGCGGGTGATGTTGGCACTCCAAAGCACCCTGACCAGGCATTGGGTCGTAAGCGTCGCCCTGGTGGCCGTTAACGTGCTAGACGGCTGATACTATCGCAGATACCAAATGCAAGTGCTTCTTCTGCACTGAGCCAAACATCATGTGGTGGCAACAAGCATTGCTTGAGTTTTTCTTCATCAAGTCCAGTTGCCTGCTTATAAAGATTAACCATGCGTTTTTGGCACAGCTCAAATTCTTTAATTGTGGCAAACAATTCATGCGCTTTGCCTTCGGATCCCCAGCTGAACTGGTGACTTAGAATACTGGTATTTGGAGTTAGAAGTCTACGTCCAGGTGAGCCAGCTAAAAAGATCAATAAACCTGCTGAAGAAATTTGTCCTAACCCAACTGTTTTAATTGGGATATTGCTACTTTGCATAACATCAATTAGGGCAAAGGCAGATTCAACTTCTCCACCCTCGCTACAAATCATCAACAGCAATTCTTTTTTCTTTTTCTTAACAACATAGTTGGCATGCAAAATCCACTCGACTACTGGCTTAACGCTTTCGGTGTCAACTGGACCCATAAAGGCATACATACCAGCTTCAAGTAAGCTTTGTCCAGGGCTAATGTAATCTTCATCATCTTTAATTTGTGTCATGTAATTTCGCTCAAAAGAAAAGGGCTAGCTAAAAGTGTGTTATAATATACTTTTAGCTAACCCTAGTACTTATGGTGAACTTACTCGGGCTTTTGAGTTTCTTTCCGTTCCATCTCTTTAAAGCTTTCACGACTACGGGTTTCGGCTAGTCTACGCTGGTTACGAGCATCGGTCACTTTCTGGATTCCGTTTGCTTCCCCAATTGGTAGTGCAATTAAAACATAAGCTCTAAAACGCCCATTTTCAGAAATAACCTTGATACCTTCTGCGGCAACTTCTACGCCCGAAATATCAACACCTGGGCAATAGGTTTTGATTGCCAGTTCGCTGAACTCAGTACTGGCATTCTCACTGTCTGTTCGGTAAATCTTGCTTTGCTGGTCTACACGACCGCCTGCACTCATACAAATTTTGCCAAATGCAACAGTTTTAGCCTTGGTAACTGCCATGCTATAGTCTGGGCTCACAGCCGTACCATTCTGATATACAGCAGATTTAGAAACTGGTAGATTAGTCATCCATTTGGGTGCTTTGTCAATGGCCTGTTCAGCCGCTTTTTCTCTACGCTGTTCATCATCATAGGCCCTGCGTTCGTAAGGGTCTTTGGGAGACGAACTACATGCCGCCAAAATAACCACAATGGGTGCCAATAAAATAAGTTTTTTCATAATTTTTCCTTAACGAGTTTTAATCCATTCGCCGGCTTTTTTAAGATCTTCGCCGGCACCACCTACTGCCCCGCCCATGGTTCCACAGGCTGTGAGCATCGAGACAAGTAAAATAACAACTGCTTTTTTCATTTTGCCATCTCCTGACTTTGAGTTTTAACCGAGTCCACTCCTTTGTCAATCATACGAGCAATACCGCTGAATCCAACAGTAGCAAGTATTAGACCAAAAATGGTTCCAATAACAAACATCTTCATTATAGCCTCCTGGCGTTAATTAACATAGCACAATTATACATAAAATGCAATATCTAGTCAAGTCAAAATTTGTCTGTAACTACCCATTTGCCTTCTCGGATTTGGCAAATAACACCCTGGTATGTTCGGATATCTCTAGCAACAAAGTTAGATTCCACAAACCATTTACATTCGGTTCCATTATGATAAAAACGGTTTGGGTATTCTGGATGGGGCCTAAATTGACCAACATCACCAACTGTACCAACTTGTGTGCTGGACAGGACGGACAATGTTGGTTGGTCCTTGCAGATCAGAGTCTTTTCACTAGTGGTTTGATTTTTGCCCACACGTTCTCTAACCGAATCGTCGGCTCTAGAAACTGCAATAGCACAGGCTTCATTTTCGGGACGGTCGCCGGACCAATTGTACTCTCCAAAAGCAGTATGCCAATTTACCCCTACTCTGGCCCTAAAGTCAACTAGACATTTTTTGCCAGTTGCAGTAGCAACCACATCTCTCCTGATCTGACTGCGTTCTGCAATAACCACAGAAGTTTTGGTAACGGAACGATCTTGTAGTACACATTCTTGAGCACCAACAGCCGCTGGTATCAGTAAAAGTATTAATGTTTTTTTCATGAGCAATCTCTTGTCAAGTGCAGTAGATGTTGATTAATCAACCAGTTTGTGCGACCACTGTGAATACTTTGTCGCTGATAGTGTTCTTCATTGTCTGTCCAACGGCTCCAGGGTTGTGTTAAATTTCCCACACCTGCTAGCATACGTTCATCTCTTCCAGAACGCATGCTCTGCAGAAACTTAATTTGCTGTTCTTTAATACGACAATTAATTTGAAAGCTTTCCAAATCAATAGCATGTATCGGCTGTTGTACAGCACAGCCACTAAACAGGCTGACAAATATAACGGATGCGCCAAATGCGGCTACGAACCTGGCGTTGAAATTCTGCAGAATCATTTTGGGTACTCTGAGTTTCTAACCATCTGATTATGGCATGTCGATTGGCACAATCATCTGGAATGAGTGTGACGTCAACAGGCGGCCGGGTAGATGTACACCCTGTAATTAATAAAATGGATAAAAGAAAAATCCTGTTCATGTAGCTATTATACACAAACAGGATTTATTGGTCAACTAGACCGATAGCCAAATTACTTCTTGGCTGTGGTATTTTGGTAAGCTTTCATAACGCCTTCACCAAATTTGGTGTAGTCAAATTTCATTGCTTCCTGGCTGGCTTTTACCATTTCTTGTGCCACTGTGGTAAACGTATCTACTCCGACCTTGGCGGCTTTTTTGGTGTAGTCTGCTTGGGCGTCAATGAACTTGACCATTGAGTCTTTAACAGTTTCGTTTTGAATGAATGTGTTAACAAAAGTTTTTTTACCGGTTTGAACGGTGTCGATTAGTGCGTCTGCTGTGAACATAGTGTTCTCCTTTAATTAAGCGAGTTTACGATTTAGGACCCGGCCTATCCAGCGTCCTTAGTCTATATTATATATGATAAATTGTTGCGTTGCAACATTTTTACGTGTTATTTTGGTATGTTTGGATAAATTGATAGTGTTATATGGAAGTGTACTAATAAAATACCATTATCTTAAAGATCATAGTAAATAACACATAGGAGAATCAAATGATTACATTTATTAAAAAACTTTTTGGGCTAGAAAAACCCTCAGTTACAGAAGCACCGTATAAGGTAGAGACACCGACATCAGTTGTAACACCACTGACGGTGGGGTCTGAAGGAGTTGCACCAGCGGTTAAACCCAAAGCTGTTGTGGTTGAAAACACCGAAATTATACCCGTGAGCTTTTCTGACATACCAGTAATGGTTGCTACAACAAAAACACCTGCTAAAAGAGGACCCGCAAAACCAAAAGTTGCTAAAACGCCGCGAACACCTACAAAACCTGCGGCAAAATAAACAAGGTCACTAAGTCTTTGCGCCGGAGAAATAATGTGCGGCGATCACCGACTGTACAAGGCTGTCTAGGCTGTTAACAATGGGTATGCCATCCTCAATGGAAATGTTGATACTCAAGGGCAATTCGGTACAGCCTAGAACCACAGCTTGTGCGCCACGATCGATCAAGCTATGAATTACTTTCATTAGCAACAACTGAGATTCTGTAATCTTGCCGGCCTTGACCAGGTCAATAGCAGGTTGTACAAAAAAGTCCATTTCAGCACGATCTGGAACTATACATCTCCAGCCTTGTTGCTCTAGTCTTTCTTGATATAAACCATATTCTATTGTGCCTTGTGTGCCCATGATGCCAATGGTGGTATTGTCAAGCTGTAATTTACGGAGCTCGTCGGCTATGCTTTCTACTATGTGTAAGATGGGCACACCCATTTTGACCATGTCATTGTACCAAAAATGTGCTGAGTTACAAGGAATAACAATACTGTCACACCCTAGTGTTTTTAATGCCTGTATACCTTGTAACATCAACAGTAATGGCCGATTGTCGCCGGCCTGTATACTTGTACTACGATCAGGAATTCTTGGCTCATTCCACAACACAAAAGGTATGTGTTCTTGATCGCAAGTGGCCGGCGACTGCCTGATTAATCTAGTTACAAACTCTGCTGACGCTGCCGGTCCCATGCCTCCTAGTATGCCAAGTTTTTTTACCATATTAAAATTAATACTATTAGTATGACTATGATGCCAGCAATGACTCCTGGTAGTCTCATTTTTTATCAAACAGTAAACTTGACGCAACAATTAGTACAGTCTGTGCTAACTCTACTTCTGTTGGTTGCTCTTTCCAACCTACACTTATTTGTCCTATAAACAATCCAGGGTCTGCTGGCACGCTTATGCGACACATGTATGTTACTCCATAGTTTTTATAAGTAAATCCAATATAACTTTGTGGTGTTAGATACGGACCGCATGGAATTTTGCCTGACATTAATCCAATTACATCTTCGTTGTTGCTGTGATTCTTAGTAAGCAACCCCACATTGGTTCCATCATGGACTGTGTCATGTCCTGAGCCTCGTGTAGTTAGATATACTAATTTTCTGGTGTTCAGTAATGTGTTAACTTGGAATACAGCCACAAGCTCTGCATCTGTATTCTTTAGTATAAAATTGACTGCTTGTTCATATTTGCCGTTCATCTTGGGCAAGGCCTGTTGAGCACGATAACTTGCCATGAAGTTATCTTTTTCAGTATAGGCTACCCATCCTAAAAAAGTGAATAGGCAAAGGAACACAACTGTAAATAGGCGAAATGGACTTTCGCCTATAAACTTTAACAGTTCAAGCAGTAACTCTTTAAGTTTGTCCACCGGCAGTTACCTCTTTGTCGCATACAAATGCTGTGACTGCTACGTTGCCGTGTACATGACTTGCTGTGCGAATCATATCCATTAATGGATCAACTGCTATCAACAATACCAATACAGCTTCGCTTGGTAGTTTTAACAAATCACAAACAACTGCTACAGTAGCAACTGTTAAGATACCTGTTGTACCTGCACTTGCTAATCCGGCTAAAATACTACCAAACAATACAACTGCTAAACCGGTAAGTCCTAGAGGAGCATCATAGATGTTGGCAATGAATACTGTAGCAATAGCATAGTAAACAATGCTACCAATACGGTTAACAGTGAAACTTAGTGGAACTGTTAGTTCAACTCCACCTTTGTCAAAATGTAGTTTATGTAAGGCTTCTTGTGCGTATGGAATACAAGCCAATGAACTACGTGAACTAATAGCAACAATTAATGTTTCTTTAGTTTCACGGATAACAGTGGCAAGGCTTAATCCACTACGTGCCCAAATCACAGCAGTACCTGCGGCAACTACTAATAGTCCGCCAATGAACTGTTGGAACACAAAGTCAAACATTGTTAAGAAAATACCAACTCCAACTTTACCAACTTGACTGCTGATCATTGCCAACAATGCAAATGGTAGGAAGTAGTTTAAGAATTTGAAAATACTAATACTTGCTTGTTGAACACTCTTCAGTACTTCAACCAACATACGTTGTCCTTCTGTTTTCAAGTGACCCAGTGCAACTCCAAATATCAAACAGAAGATAACAATCTTCAAACTTTCACCATTGTTCAGTGTGGCAAAAATGTTTTCTGGGATAAACTTCTCTGCCATTTTACCAGCACTGACTGCGGGTGCCGTTGACATTGGTTCGTGAAGGGTAATGTTTAATTCAGTTCCGGTATCTTTGTTGTTGACTAGTACACCAAATTCTGTTTTCTTCTCAGGAGTCATTTCTGTACCTGTTACTAGTACAGTTCCTACACCAATAACAGCAGCCAAGAACATACTGCCAACAAAGCCCACAATAATTTTGCGAATTAATTCCTGACTACCTTCTTTTTGTAATAGCCCAATGATACCAACTAGAATAGTTGCTAACAAAAATGGTAGTACAACTACCTTTAGCAAACTAATATAGATACTACCAATACTGTCAAGACCCATACTAAACTCAGGTGCGTAAACGCCGCCTAAAATACCTGCGATAATTGATCCTAAAATAGTCCAAGGACTAGTCAGGAAACTTTTTAAATGTGTTGTTGTCATGCTAAATCCTTATTTCTTTTCAGCTTTGTAGCGATCCATTAACTTTTTAGTGTCAATGTTGTTGTATTCATTCTTAATAACGTAATTAACAATGCTTAACAATTGAATCGATTTGGGATTTACTGCTACTGCAATATAGTCCACGCTGTCACTAATTGCAATTGTTTTGGTACTAATTGCGGCATCTGGCTTTTCGAAGGCAATTTTCTTAATTTCAAATTCGTCACGGTAAGCGGCAGCAATAGTGCCCTTGGTAACATTATCAATAATCACATCCCATTTTTCTTCAGGAATAAATGTTGCGTTAGGAAAGTTAATACGAGCAAATGTGTCGTAGCTGGAATTCTTGATAAAACTTATCTTGCCATTGAAGTCACGGATAACTTGATATGTTTCTTTACCTTGACTGTTTTGACTTAGCCATAGACGATTAACAATTAAACTTTGTCTTAGCTTAACATAAGGATCACTGAATCTAACTACTTGTAGTCGAGGACCAGTTACTGACAGTTTACTAACTGCAATGTCTGCTTTGCCTTCTCTGATCTGTTCAACAACTTCAGCAAAGCTTTCTGCATCGCGTCTGAACTGCACAGGAACTCCAAGTAGGACACCAATTCGTCGAGCTATCTCGACGTCAAGACCATGAATGTTATCCCCTTCTCCGGAGAAGAAAGGAGGAACATCTTTTTTGGTCATTGACACAACAAGAACATTAGCTTTCTTGATTGCGGCAATATCTGAAGGTAGTGGTACTGTTGAGTTAGCCAGCTGTGCTTGTCCCGTTGCCGGGGTAGTCCACAGGGTAACTAGTACGGATAGTAATAATAGTAGTTTTTTCATAATTATATTTATAGTCAAATGTCCAGGACATACTTGCATTATGCCGAACAGTATCTAATAGAATTGTTGATTTAAAGAATAAAAAAAGAGCCTTTTTTGGGGCTCTTGGTACTGGTTACGCAAATCCAGCGACACGCTATCTTGTGCCCGGTTTTAAAGGGTTAAAAACTAACATTAAATGCTAGTCATTACTTTCCTAATAATGTATCAACTTTAGCTTCAGCGGCGTCTAAACGTGCTTCAATAGCATCTAGTGCTGAATTTGAAGGAATAGCAACTGCTTCAACAACTTGTTGAACTACTTCAGGAGCAACAGCTTCAACACCTGTTGCGGCAGCAATAACTTCGGCAACTGCTTCAGCAACTTGTTGTGCTACTTCGGCGGCCGGAGCTGGCATGTCAGCCACTGCTTGCATGATAGCTTCTGTGATTGCAATCGGGTCAACTACAACCTCTGGGTCGGCGGCGACGACTGCTTGAACTGCGGCTGAAATGATGTCAGCAACTTCTTCATGAGCAACTGCTTCTGATTCAACTTGTGCTGTAATAACGTCAGCAACAATGTCAGCGGCTTCTGCGTGGTCAGCACTTGGAGAAAGTGCAACTACTTCTGCAACTGCGCTTTGAATGCTTTCAACTGCTTGTGCCGCTGCCGCAACAATAGCGTCAACGTGTTCTTGAGTTTTTACAGCAATTAATTGCTCTACTTGAACTTCAACAACGGATAATCTTGCGTCTAGTTCTTCAATACTAGTAGCACCGTCTGTATTAACTGTTGTACCGGTTAAATTTGCTAATTTGGCTTCTACGGCTACTAATCTTGTAGCTAAATCATCTAATCTCATGGGTTTCTCCTTGTGGGGTTAGTTTGTGTGCCACCATGACACATAATTATTTAACAGATATTATGTGACAGTGATGTTACAAATCACGACCAATATTTAGATGAGTCCAAACTATCCCAATATTTTTTATTGTTGCGATTTGCAAAGTTCTTGACAAGATACTTGGCCATGCCCATGTATCCCATTTTCTTAAACCTGCGCGAATCTTGGCCAAAGTGGTGTCGAACAATTCGAAACTTTCTAGGGCTGTATTTCCTAGATAAAAAGTAATCTTCCGACGTTGAAAACTGTTCAGGAAATCCTCCAAACTCCTCAAAACGATCTCTGCGGGTCAGCATGAATGCTCCCACAGCAAATGGACTAATGTATTTCAACACATGATTGATTAGGTTAAATGCTGTGAACCCAATCTTGGCACGTAGGTCCTTGTCATAGCATTTAATATTGAGTCCAATAAGATCTAAATTTTTACGCTCAATTAAATTAACTGCATCACGTATAACCGTAGGTTTAAAGAAGCGAACATCAGCATCAATAAACAAGATGTAAGGTGTAGTTACCAGTCGTGCTCCACAATTTTTAGCAAAGGAAACAGGCCCACCATCTATGATTTCTACATTCAAATTGCCCTTTGTTGCTTGGATAACTTCACGGGTATTGTCAGTTGAGCAGTCTGCAATAATAATTCTAGTGCTACCTATCATTTGATTGCGCAGATGTGTTAGAAGATAGGAAATATAGTTTTCCTCATTCTTACAAGGAATCACAATAGTAATTTTATCACTGAATTTTATTGTTTCTTGCATTCTGCTACCACCTTAAAATTGTCAAACTTCAGTTTGTACTTAATTGTATTTAATGTCTGCAGGCAAGAGTGTTGATCCAGGAAAGTCAATTCTATCCGTCCCGGAACGTCCTGAGGATTGTTTACGTGAACTGCCAGTATTATCAGTATCCACACGGTCTTTCTCCTTGGTCCATGTAACTATTTCCCATGTACCATCGTGGTGTTCTACCAGTGCTGTACAACTTTCAACCCAGTCGCCATCATTCATATACGCAACACCATCTATGGTTTTTATTTCAGCGTGATGTATGTGTCCACAGATCACACCGTCAAACCCACGCTTCTTGCAGTAAGCGGCAAGATTCTGTTCAAATTTGAATATAAAGTCTACGGCTTTTTTTACTTTGTGTTTAAGATACTTACTAAGACTAAAGTACCCAAAACCCATGCGATGACGGATCCAATTGAATTTGCTATTAAGCGATAAAATAATGTCATATGCTTTGTCTCCTAAAAATGCTAGCCATGGTGCCAGTCTGGTAATGCCATCAAACAGGTCACCGTGTGTGACTAGATAGTGCTTGCCGTTGGCACCTATATGTTCGATTTGATTGTGTATTTCTACATGACCAAAACTAAAACCATACGGTATCATGGGTCTTAGAAACTCATCGTGGTTGCCTGCTATATAAACAACACGGGTGCCACGCTTGGCATGACCCAGAACTCTTCGTACTACATTGGTGTGGCTTTGCTTCCAACGCCATTTGTTTTGTTGTATGCGCCAGGCATCAATGATATCCCCTACCAAATATAATGTGTCGCAGGAATTGTGTTTGAGAAAGTTGTTTAACTTATCCGCTTGACAGTCTTTGGTACCAAGATGAACATCGCTGACAAAGATACTGCGGTATGTCTTCATCTATTATTTAAGATAAAGACTAACAAAGATCATTACAATTTTATTACAAAATCATACTCTTGTTGATATTTTAGCCAACTTTAAAAAGCCAAATAATTTAAGATACATCCATCCAACGTCAAATTCAAACCAGCGTCGACTCAGACGAGGATTGCCTGGATCAAGGTGATGGTTATTGTGTAGTTCTTCACCACCAATGACAATTCCCCAAGGACTGAAGTTACGACTATGATCTTTGGTTACGCCATTTCTGTACCCTATCCAATGCCCAACACCGTTGACAACACCTGCGGCCCAGAATGGAATCCATAACATCTGAACTCCCCACACTACAAATCCCCACCAGCTGAAACAAAGTAAATTTATGCCCAATAGCAAAGTAATTCCTAAACGACTGTGTGCGGAATATATGTTGTGTTCTATCCAATCATCCGGGGTTCCAACACCATAGGCATTGACCATGTTTGTATCTTTGCTTGCTGAATGATATAATCCTGCTCCTTTGAATAACACATGCCAGAATCCATAAACATGCGGAGAGTGAGGATCGCCTTCTGCATCACTATGTCTGTGATGTTTGCGATGTATTGCTACCCACTGTTTGGTAACCATGCCTGTTGTCAACCATAACCAGGCTCGCATAAAATGTTCAAGTATCGGATTGAATTCTATTCCCCGATGCGCTTGGCCACGATGTAAAAATAAAGTAACACATACTATGGTAATATGTGTCGCTGTCAATGTGTATATTAGTGCTATCATGTAGTATATAGCTGACAAAAATAGTGCTACATATAGCACTATTACTACAAGGGACTAAGCAAGCATCCTAATCAGGCCAATACTGTCAATGGTGGTTAGCAATAGGTAGTTAGCCAACATGCCAAATGATTTCCTAGTATAAGCAGCCCAAGCATAGAGAGCGCAGCCAGCAATCCAAATAGGGTACAGAATAAGTAGAGGCGGAGTTGGGACTGTTGTTGCCATAGTAATGGAACAGCCAATGCTAATAGCCCAAGCGAGCAACTCAATAACAAAACGAATTCTATTAGACTTAAAGTCATCTTGTATCCAATCAAATGTAGGTTTTAAAAGTTCATTCATGATTTGTTGGGGAAAAAATCCTGCATCACACCTTCTCTGTGCAGGTCAAGTGTTACACAATGTATGCCACCGTCCCAAAAATATCTATGTCTAAACGGCACAATGTGAGGAGTAATACCATATCTATCCAAGGCATCAAACACTTGTTTGTTGTAGTTAAACACCATGACATTCTTGGGATCAATAATCAACATGTTGACATCAAACACAGTTTCTTCTACGTATCCTGTCCAATGTCCCAGCCAGGTTTCAATAGTTTCAATTACATCATTGTCGTATTCAAAACCTGGGATCCACCACTTGCCGCGATTTTTTTGTTTTAAATCTAAAAATGGTTTAACCTTGCTCCAACTTTGGTCTTGAAGATACACCACTTCCCATCCAGGAAAAGTTTTTTCATAAGTGGGGATGTCACACAAACTAATAATCAATCCAGGACAAACAGGGCAGAATACGCCATCGGCATGACCACCAGTTTTAACTATATGATTTCTTGTATGTAAAAAATTTTCATTAATTTCTTTTTCAAGATTTCTTACTTGATCTATATTGGGCATTGTTCCAAAATATAAATCTTTTCCTATCCTAGATATCATTGCACCATTGATAGTTGGGTGATTACTTATTTTAATTTGATTGCCCTGAGATTGTACATGTTTTACAATATCTCCATAACAGTCTTGCATGGTGGCAGTTAGCTGACTGCTATTCCACGTGCTGATATTTGTGTTAGAACCGAGAAACATTTCTGAATCTGGCTTAGATGTATAAAAATCTTCTCCAGCCATGATCATAATATCCCTCGGACACATTGGTGGTGGAATATATCTTTCGCCTAATATTTTTTCTGTAGGAAAATTAGGCCTTAGTATCTCTACTCCAAATTCTTGCAATTTTTCGATTATGTGCTGGTAATCTTCTTCTGTTTCGGTGGCTATTTTTTCCATGAGTTTACGCACATGTGTTACCTTAATCCATGAATAAAATTCAGGTGGGTAGCTACGACCTACTACACAAACTTTCAAAGGATCCCAGTGTTGGTACACACTATACATTTACATGTCTTTCATAAACCTGTTCACTGTTAAAGTTATCTTGAATACATTCAGGTGTGGGCTTTAGTAGTTCATTCATTTTTTATTTGGAAAAAAGTCTTGCATCACACCTTCTCTGTGTAGATCAAGTGTTACACAGTGGATGCCGCCGTCCCAGAAATATCTGTGTCTAAAATTAATAACGTGTGGAGTAATTCCATATCTACTTAGTGCTTCAAACACGCGATCGTTGTAATTGAACACAATGACATTTTTTGGATCAATAATCAGCATGTTGACGTCAAACACAGTTTCCTCAACATACCCGGTCCAATGTCCTAGCCAATTTTCTACAACATCAACCACATTCTGATCGTATTCAAAACCCGGTATCCACCATTTACCGTTGTTTTTGGCTTTTAAATCTTTGAATGGTTTAATGTGGTCCCAACTCTGTCCTGGGAGATAAACAACTTCCCAGCCTGGAAAAGTTTCTGCATAAGTTGGTACATCTTTTAAACTAATAATTAGTCCAGGACAAACCGGACAGTAAACAGCATCTCCGTGACCACCGGTATTGATAACATGTGTACGATTATTTGGAAACTCTTGGTTGACCACTTGTTTGATCTTGTTCTGATCGTCAGTGTACGATTCTGTGGCAAAGTATAAGTCTTTACCAATTCGAGATGCCATCATTCCTTGCACACAGGGATGAGGACTGGTCTTTATTATATTACCCTGTGATCGAATACGATCAAATATTTTTTTATAAGGGGAGTGATGACGAAATACTTCTTCTTTGCTTGCATCAAGCCAATTGTGTACTTCAAGGCATTCCTGTTGTACATGACTTGGTAAATCAGTGATGTCTACTGATTTTTCTGGCCAGCTTGGATCTTTAACTACGTTATAGAATTCTTCCCACTGATTTTTTGGTCTATAAAATGTCTCACCAATCATAACCATAATGTCTCTGGGTTGCAGAGGAGGAGGTGTAAAAGGAGTCCTTGTCTGATTAAACCATTCTACAGGAATCTCAGGACGCAATACCTCTACACCAAAAGTTTCTAGCACCGTTGCAATTTTTTGCAGATCTTCTTCTGTTTCAATGGCAATACGCTCAAACAGTCTGCGCACATGTGGGACTTTGATCCAGTTATAGAACTCAGGTGGGTAGCTACGACCTACTACACAAACTTTTAATGGGTCCCAGTGTTGGTACACACTATACATTTACATGTCTTTCATAAACCTGTTCACTAGCCAGGTTCTTGCCTTTGGCTTCGCATTGAATATCAAATGTATCAGCAAAGGTCAATGCCCAATCGGTCACAGCGTCGTTCCAATAGAAGTCACTGTGTGCCCGGAGTTTCTGTTTCTTATAACCTCTAGCAAGAAGTTTATCAAGATCGGGTCTAGTTCCTCGGTCATGGTCAACCAAAAGGTCCTCGCGACTAACACTATAATGAAGTGCAGGACGAGCGCCGCGCCAAGAGTCAATAACCCGCTTGACACGATCGTCCTGCGCGGTAATGTACTCTCCCGAGTTAATCCAGTGGTGGTGTAGGTCCAATACAAGAGCCACATGCTGAGCCACAGCCAAAGTAGTGTCAAGTCCATTTGTCATCTCATCATTCTCGATGGTAATTAAGTTTCTTGCTTCGGGGCTGAGCCTACTCAGAGTCTGCAAGAATTTAGCGGCACCACCTTTACCGCTCAAGTGTACGTTGATCTTGAACCCGTTGTCATGCCATGTGTTACCATAGCCCATCCACCGTGCCATATCAGCGTGGTATTCAAATTCCAGGATTGAACGTTCTACAATTTCATCTGCTTCGCTTGCTAGTACACAAAACTGGCCAGGATGGAAACTCAAACGCACACCGTATTTACGTGCGGCTTCGCCTACGGGGGCAAAGATCTTTGCACAGTGATCTTGAATTTCTTGCCGTTGCCACCAGGCAATCCATGATGGTTCAGTATAGCCCTGGAGCATTTCGCTACCGAGACGAACCATTCTACGTTCAGGGGGTAGTGTGGCTACACGTTCGATCATCCGCACAGCCGCCGATGTATTGTGATTCATGATATCCCATTGGCGTTGGTCTGCTTCGTCCGCATGCTCACGAAGCCACCTCATGGTAGTTGATCTGCCGTTTAGGTCACGGTCTTTTGCGTTAACTTTCATACCGCCACATTCTGTGGGGTCATTAAGCCATTTGCAACAAAATCCAATTCGTCCCATAGTGGCTCCTACCATTGATGAATAACGTTAACACAAATAAAGAAACATGTGATTATATGTATGATAACCCAAAATGTCTTAAGGAAAAGCGCAATTCTAGCTTCACGCAAAGAAAGAATGGGAACATCGGGTCGATCTTCATCTGTCTGGCCCATCAAATGCCCAGTGGCTCTGGACCAGATGCGTTCAAGTGAATTCACAATAAAATCCTAGTGAGTTTGTTTACACTAGTAATTTTAACACATTTGGCATTACATCGCAAGTGAGATTGGATAATTTTTTAAAGGATTTGTCAACAGAATTTGGATGATCAACCAAAACCCATTGCGTATCTGGGCTAGCCATAATAATACTATGTATTAGGGCAAAATAATTGAAGTTTTTATGCTCTTGAAATCTGTCAGAGGTTTTTTCTTTTTCAGATAAATCAAATCCAGCTAATAATACAATATCCGAAATGTTGCTAACTAGGTGTAATGCCACAACATCTTCTGGGCAGTCTACTTCCTGTGTAAATGTACCTTCGTAGAGTTTAACACCCATTGGTCTTCCTATAGATTGGTAATAGTCTTTAGGCACATAAAAATTACAAACAGCTTGAAATGCACGTTGAATTAATTCTTGTGCTTTTGTCATGTCGTGACATATAACATTGTCAGTGGAGCATCCACGCCAGGTCTTCCATGAACCCCAGGTTGGACCTATGCTTTTAATAGAATCAAGGTTAACTGTTGGATCAATTTGATAGCTGTCGGCAAATACCCAATTTATTTTCATTCAACAGCCTTTAAAGATTGCCAACGAAATGCGCCAATACATACCCAGGCAAACGGAGTGTTGGGTTTTGGATCACTGTTAAACACAATGTCTCCGCGTGAGCCACTATATCCAGGAACTGTTGGTTCAAATGCAATACGATGTTTGTCAATTCTAATTTTTTTGACAGTGGTCTGACCTTCGGCATCTATATCAATGCTGGCCTGTCTATTAACACCGATCGACAATCCTTGTTTCCGACCTGTTCCAAAATATGCTTGATCTTTAGAAATTTTGCCCGACAACAACGATACTTCTTCGTCCCACACACTCAGAGCCATCTCTGGTTGATTGGTATTGATACCCACACGTTTATTGATAACCGCTAGAGTATCAAAGATTTTGGCCTGGCCCAAAACAGCAAGTTCTCTAAGAGTGCCAACTTTTTGTAAATTTGATTCAACAATTGTTGGATTAATACTGTCATTTGCAATAAGTGGTTTTCCGTTTAGTGTAACTTCACTGAAGTCAATTCCCCCAGCCTTGGCAATATCCAATACTTGATTAACTAAATGATTTTTCCATTCATCGTTGGATAGTTCTAGTGTGAGTGACGCAATTTTTGTAGCAAGTTCATTCCACGAATTGTTATCGGTGTTGATTTGTCCTTTTACAACAAGATTTTGTACTGTTAATGTGTCATCAACAATGGCATTTTTAGAAATAAGATTATTTTCTACTATCACAGTATCGTCAGTGACAATTAATTCTAATTTGGTTGATTGATCAATAATGCCTGAAGTTTTAAAATTGGTAATTAGTCGATCTTGCCAACGAGTAATACCGTTGTCAATTTCATTAACTAACATTTTGTTTAGATCTATTCCGCTGATCTTTTGCAAAAGTTTTAGTGACATTTGCTTGTGAATAGTATTTTCAATTTTGTTTAACCAAGTAGAATCAACTACTAGATTATCAATTGTAGACTCAACAAAAGTCTGCACAGAATTATCAACTGCCATTGATATTTTACTAGCATCTATGTATGAATCTAATCCAGGCACATGCCCTTGTTCAAATAATTTAGTAACACTATTTTGTACAGTGGATACCAAATCAGGAACTGTTGATATATTGCTAAATTTTGCAGTAATCCTATCTTGTACATGTTTTGTAATTTGTTCTTCAATGGCATTGAGCCATTTGCCGTTGCTCATGACGGCAGCAACTTGTTCAGCAACTGCTTTTGCTATTTGTTGTTCTACTAACTCTGTTACCGATTTGGTGTCAAGCATGTTCTCTCCATAAATCTAATGTCGTACAGTGAAAACCGCCGCCTAATGTTCTACTATGTCGTAATTCCAACGGAACTACTGTAAAACCTCGTTGCTCTAGTATGCGTATCAACTCTGTTTGCTTTTGGTCAACAATCACTGTTGTTGGGTCAACCACTAACATATTTAAGGCAATCCACTTGCTAGCATACGGGTAATTATAGAAGTCTTGCTCAATAACTTCATCTATATAAATTTTATCCCATTTTTCAAAAATTTTAGGGCAATTTGATGAATTAACCCTGCTACCATTCAACAATACAAGGCCTTCGCGCAATGCGGTAATTGTAGAGTCAATATGCACACCACTATAAAAATTACAAATTTCAATCTCCACATCCGGGAACTGTTGTTGTAGCCAATCATATGCGGCACGATTGCCTGATGGTGACTCTAAAAATAGCATCTTATCGTTTAGACGCAGTAGATTGGCCGCATCCAAAATCATACCTTCATTCCTGGGCATGTGTAGATAATTTGGTGACAAGTCAACAATGTTGTGATAGCATTGTAATTCCATGTTTCGACATGGATACATCATGGCAGTATCTACAATGGTGTCTTTATAAACTAGCAATCTGTCACGTGGGCAATAGTTGTACATTCCATCATGTGTTTGAAAGTTAAGTGGTTCCGGACGCACAACTTCTACACCTAGGCTGATCAGGGTTGTTGCCAACTTATCCAGATCTTCATTGGCTTCGTCAATGATCCTTTGAGGCACAGGACCACGTGGAACAGGAGTTTTTTTCCAGGAAGTTTTGTTACTTTCCAATTTAAACACAGGATCGTTCACAGGCCAGTTTGCATCTGTGGCAGATCCAACTACACAAGTTTTAAGTTTATCCCATTCGTTTTGGCTATAAATCATAGATGTCCAGTAATTTGAAGAGTGTACCTTGGTTCAAGTCCAATGTTAGCTGCCATATGTGGAGTATCGTATGACCATTCAACCACGGTGCCGGCTTGCCAATTAACAACAGGTTCTCCTAACACTTCAAGATAATGTCCTGACTTCCAGTCTTCTACCAGAACAATAGCTCGTCTTATTTTGTGCTCTTGACCTTTTAATTTAAAAATATCAACATACCTAACATAAAGATCACTATGGGCTGGCATCACTGTTCCAGTATGCATTCTGTAATAAGCAGTACCAATATCTTTCCATCCCCGAGATTCAAACAAATTAATAAATTTTTGATTCCACGATGGTAATTGATGTCTCATGTCACAAAGGTCACCAGTAATTTTGCTCTGATATCCTTGATTGATCCAATGGTTAACACTTATTGGATCGTTAAACGGTTCATTGATGTAGTCAAGATGTTTGTATTCATTATCCCAGAATACATCAATGTTGTACTTACGACTGTCGTGTGTTGCCATAGTGGATAATTTTGTAACCTGTCATATCAACCATTTTGCGCCATGGATCTACAATGATACTGCCAGCTTCAATAGGAGTATAGAATGTATCGTCTCGTACATCTCCAGTGTATCCATAGGTAATTTGTCGATTGTGTGCCATTAATAATACCACAGGGCCTTTGACAGATGCAATTACATCGTTGTTGTCATCTGCCAATGGATCTAAATATTTAACGGTGCGGCCTGCTTCTTTAATGTAGTGCCCAATTAAAGTGCTGTAGCTACCAATACAATAAGGAACATCAGGCTTGTATGCTTTGCCATGAATGATAATTGGTAAATTTTTCTTTTCAGCAATATCAACAAGAAATAGTGCTAGATTTTTTGCTTGAACTTCTCGAGCATGCATGATTGTATCAAACAAGTCATATCCAATGTCATACTCTTCAGCCAGCCAGCGCAAGGCAATGTTGTCACGTGGGTGGCATGCTCCTGCATCGCCCATGCCAGCTGTCATGTACTTGGGTCCCATAATACGCATGTTTGACTGTGCCAGTGCGTCAGTGACAACGTCAACGTTGATGTTACCAATCTTTAGTGCAAAGTCTTGAATCATGTTGACCAGTCCTACCTTGGCACTGATGAATGTATTATAGAAGATTTTGATGGCTTCGCATTCGTCCCAGGTGCCAGTCACATAACGTGGATTGTTTTTCATCAATGGACGATAGATATCTATTAGATCTCGCATTTCGCTGGCATCGCCTGTTTCTGTACCAATCATGACCATTTCAGGATTGGCCATGTCCCATTTTACGCTTCCCATGGCAATCAAATAAGGGTTGTATAAAAACTGATGTTTGTTATCTAACAACGTGGCAAAATGTCTACGTGTAGTTCCTGGAAGTACTGTAGAAATCAACACTACTCGTTTTGGTGTGGTGGCAAATTTGTTTACTTTAACCAGGGCATCCTTAACTGCGTCGTGTCCAAAATCTTTTGGCTCCATATGACTAGATGGTACACTTCCGTCATACCCTTCGGTATGCGGTGTTGGTACAGCAATGAAAATCCAGTCACTCTTGTTGACTACCTCTTCGATGTCACAAACTTTAACCGACTCGCTTTCTCGTGGGTAAATATCATAACCACGTACAGTATATTTTTCAGCGAAGACTTCTGCGCAATCCAAACCTAGCTTACCTAGGCCAATAAACCCAATATTATTTGACATGTTAATTCCTATTGATAAAATGTATCACTACCTCGAAAGTTGTGTTGATTGTGATGTATTAATTTATCACTTTTATCCACACGGTAGTAAAGAAATTGAAGACCTTTCACAGTTTTCTAGTAAAGATCGTTCTTGGTTTGAATGGAACACCAGTTTGCTTATGGTCATGCACGATCAGGAACCTTTGAATTTTGACTATTACGATGAGGATAATTTAACAAACAGTATGTTACCTTGGTTTGATAAACACGACAAGTTAACTGCAAAAACCATGGAATTGGTGCCCGAAACTAAAGATATTTTAAGTAGACAAAACTTAAACTTTGTCTGTTACGGTCGTTCAATCTATGATAAAACGCTAATTTGTCACAGTGAGCAAAGATCTGAAAATTTAAAAAAGTACCAAGAAAATAACATGGTAGGGGTTTATTGGTGGAGTCATGCAATTATTTCTAGAGACTGGTATCGTTATGCCGAACTTGATCCGTTGTTGATTTATACAAACTCATTTAACAAAGACTTTAACATTTACAATCGAGCATGGTCTGGTTCTAGAGAATATCGTGTAAAATTTACAGACCTGCTTGTTGAAAACAATTTGATTAATAACTCAAACATTAAATTTTCTACTACCTGTGATCAACAACATTATCAACAATATCTTTATAAAAATCCAAAATTTATACCTAACAATGATTTATCAATGTTGCCTGAACCAACAGCGTCATCGACTTATAGTGCAGATTATTCTGCGGACGACTACAAAGAATGTTGGTTTGATGTTGTGCTTGAAACACTATTTGATGATCAACGGTTGCATATCACAGAAAAAACCCTACGACCAATTGCCTGTGGCAAACCATTTATTTTGACAGCCACACACGGAAGCCTTGAGTATCTTCATAGTTATGGTTTTAAAACATTCGGGGATTACATCAACGAAAGCTATGATTCGATCTCAGATCCGTATCAACGATTAGAAGCAATAATTCAGTTAATGACAAAAATATCAATGCTATCACCAAATGAAAAAGAAGAACTTAATAAAAAATTTCTTCCTATAATCAAATACAATCAGCAAAGATTCTTTAGTAAAGAATTTAGTGACCGGGTAATCAACGAATTTAAAACAAATTATAAATTGGCCAGAGACATTGCTAATCAGCATTGCACTGGACAAGCTTGGAAATTTGTTAACAAACTTAACTGTACCAATCCTGAAATAAAAGAAAATCTGTTTAGCGAGAATCCCAAAAAATCCAAAGCTGATATTATTAAGTTTTTTAAACTAATTAAAAGCTAATCTTTTTTTCAATTACTCCGGCCCAATGTTCTCCCGGATCTGCTTGTTTGTATTCTTTAATGCGTATAGCAACATCGTCATAAAAACTGTTGAGTTCACCTCGCCATTTGCCCATTAAATGCTCAAGTGCATCTTCGCAGTACTTCCAATTTTTAAGACGATAGTTTTTCATCATGTTATTGTGCAATTCTCTAAAACGATCCAGAGTCACAAACTCTTCAAGACCCACCTTTTCAACCAGGCAATATGCAGTTACTGGGGTAGCAGACCCTGAAAACAATAATGTATCTAATTCAAGTATTGTGTATTTTTGATCAATTTCTTTGACGTTTTCTTCACCTAAAATTATGTTCATGGTCTAAATCCTTTTAAATATGTATCATGCAATTTTCATTTGATCTTATTTCAGACCTTCATTTAGAAACGTGGCCCGAGTTTAATTGGGAAGGCCAAGCCACCAGCCAATTCTGTATTGTTGCTGGGGATGTTTCAAAAAGTCACCAACTCCTTTCACAGTCCCTCAGTCACCTTAGTGACTGTTACCAAGGTGTTTTTTATATCGACGGCAACGACGAGCATAAACAAAATCTCAATCAAATTGGGGGCAATTACAAAGAAATTCAAGGTATCCTTGATGAGTTTCCAAATGTCATTTATCTTCAAGACAACGCTGTGGTAGTCAATGGTGTAGCAATCATTGCAACCAATGGTTGGTGGACCTGGGACTTTGATGCTGATCTTGATCCGGTCGAAAGCAAACAAGCATTTAGAGATAAGTTCAACTGTGAATCCTGGGTTCCTGAGGTTATTGAAAGTATTGCATTTAATGATGTTGATTATCTGTCTTCGTCAGTTAAACGGCTACAAACTCATAGCGATGTTAAAAAAATTATTGTTGTCACACATACAGTACCGTCTAGAGATTTAATTAGTCACGACGTTGAACTAATAGGAACACATAGATACAATACCATGGGTAATAGTTTTATTCAACAAATACTACACGAAGATTCAGAAAATAAGATTAGTCATTGGTGCTTTGGGCATTATCATGGCAGCGTTGATCGAGTAATTGACGGAATACGATATGTTAACAACTGTAAAGGAAGAGGTGATACACAATGGAAGAAGTCAGTTTATCATCCTTTACGAATTGAAGTTGATTTTTAAGCAATCTCGGGTTCTAATTTAATCTGCAGTGGGTACCCTTCGGTTCTGGCACTAACAGTAATTTCAATTCCCTTTTGCTCGGCAATTTCATACGGCAAAACTGCAACACAGGCAGATCCTGCATCGTGAATATCTGTTGTAATTTTTTCAGCGGTAACTGTGGTATATTCAAAATATTGAATTAAACTTCCAATTACAAATTCCATAGATGTTTGATTGTCGTTGATATAGATAACCTTAAACATTGGAGGCTCTGCCAATCTTACGTTTGGTTTAATTCTATTTTTGGTGTCGGCCATTGTTATTATCTTCCTTTGCGGATACTTGTAGGGCACCGTGCCCTACAAGTATTTAACATTAACTATTATATTATGAAGCGTAGTTAATTGCAATAGTTTTTGGCTTGGCTGAGTCAGGAATTACACGCTCTAGCTTGACAGATAAGATTCCGTCTTTGGCCACAGCATCCTTAACTTCAACATGATCACCTAGACTAAATGTGCGAATAAACTTGCGAGCACTAATGCCCTGATGACGGAAAATATATCCTTCGGGCGTTGTTTCTGTTTTTTCGCCGGTGATAATAATTTCACCGTCTTTAACAGTGATTTCAAGATCGCCTTGATTAAATCCGGCCACGGCAACCTGTACTTCGTAGGTGTTTTCACCTGTTTCTACAATGTTATATGGAGGATAATTAGTTGCGGCGTGATCGATCTGATTAACAATACGATCAAATAGTCTATCAACGCCAATAGCGTTACGATAGAAGGGGGTGATATCAAAAGATGTGATTTTAGTCATGTCATTTCTCCTTTATTAAGCAAGTTGACTATACATGTAGCCCGACCATCGGCGCTACAAAGTATATTTATACAGGAAATTTCTAGATAAGTCAATACTGTTTGGCGTTTTTGTCTACCTTAGCTGTGTAAGTTATGTTGTCGTTTGTCTTTAAGAATAGAAAGAGTCAGGCGAGCTACACAAGTCAATTTGCCAGCATCATTTTTTAAATCAATGGCCCACACATGAATAGAATTGCCTAATTGAATAGGACAAGCTGTTGCAGTTACCCATCCTCTTTTTACTGGGGCAATATGATTGGCATTGATATCTAATCCCACGCATCGAAATCCTGATTCAATTGCATAATAGGCAGCATAAGATGCTACGGTCTCTGCCAGGACTACATTCATGCCACCGTTTATAGAACCCCAAGGTTGCATGGTTTTATGGTCAACAGGAATACGTGCAGTCACATAATTGTCACCAATGTCTGTAAATTCAATACCTACATGTTCCCCACTATTTCCTTTACTCAATGCATTGAGCAAGTCTAATGATATAGGTTTTTTCCAAATGGTCATTAATTATTCTCCCAACATTAATTGTGGTTACTATACCTCTATTTGATATTCCTGACCTTGTATTCGCAGTCTGCCCAAGTAATAAAAAACAAAGTAAAGTGCTCAGGTTGATTTAATCCAAGTCGATATTTTAAACCCTTGGCTACTTTAGTTGTATAAGGTATGTTGTGTTTTTTTGCCCAGAGATCAACTGCATCTTCAAGGTCATCAAAATTGTCCATTGCGTTTAAAATATCAAATTCAATGTACATTAATAAAGTTTTTTTTGGGAGCTCTTGACTTTATAGAACTGCTTTCCCCAAAATATTTTCCTTATATGTTATCAGGATTATTTATTAGGTCGGCATTGATATTCACGCATTTAATTTCTCGCTTGACATAGTCTCGTAGTTTAAACATGTGCGGCATTAGTGCTCGTTCAACTTCGGATTGCAAAGCTCTTGCTCCAGTTCCTGAATTAATTGCACGTTTTACAATTGCGTCAATACTGCTAGATTCAAAATTTAGTTCAACTTGATCTTGTTTGAAAATCCAACGATATTGATCTAAGATATTGTGTTTTACTTCAGTCAGTACACGAGTCATTGATGACTCATCTAATTCTTCCAAAGTAACTACACTAGGAAAACGTCCTACAAATTCAGGAATCATTCCAAAACGCACCAGGTCGTCTGGAGTAACCTGGGTCAGGTCAACATCTCTGTTAGAAATCATTTCTGTGTTAAATCCAATATTTGATCCGTTGATACGATTTTTTAAAATGCTGTTAAGGCCAACAAATGCTCCACCTGTAATAAACAAAATTTTACTGGTGTCAATTTCGATCATTTCGCCTCCGGGATGTTTTCTACCACCGGAGTTTGGAATACGACATACAGTACCTTCAACTAGCTTTAGCAATGCTTGTTGAACACCTTCTCCTGATACGTCCCTGGTGATACTAGTGCTTTCACTTTTACGTGCAATTTTATCAATTTCATCTACAAATACAATTCCATGCTGTGCTTTTTCAACGTCATTACCCGATGCCGCATATAATCGACTAATCAACATTTCAACGTCGTCACCAACATAGCCTGCTTCAGTAATACTGGTAGCATCTGCAATAACAAACGGAACATCTAAATATCTTGCCACTGTCTTGGCAAGAAGTGTTTTACCTGATCCAGTTGGGCCAAGCATAAGAATGTTGGCTTTGGATAGTTCAATTTCTGTTCCTATGTTTTGTAGTCGTTTGTAATGATTAACAATTGCAACGCTAAGAACAACTTTTGCACGATCTTGACCAATAACGTATTGATCAAGAAATTCTTTAAGCTTCATGGGATCCATGCGTTCTACGTCATTGATGATTTCTGCTGGGGGCTGGTCTTCTAACAAGTCCTGGCATAATGTAACACATTCGTTGCAGATTGCAACATCGTCACTGACAATTAGTTTTTTTACTACGTCTTTTTCTTTACCACAGAAGCTACAGGCGTGTTTGTGTTGTTGCAGTACAGCAGTCATTAAATTGGTCCTTGTTTAAGTTTTTCTTCGATTTGAGAACGTTCACTGTCATTGAGCAGTTCAGGGTCGTACTCGCCTGAACTTATTTTACTAATTAAATAATCAATATAAGAGTCATTGTATACATATCTGTCGGTTAATTTTTTATCAACTTCAATCCATTTTTGTCCATTATATTTAAATAACTTGGTTGGTTGGTATGTTATGTTAAGATACATGTCTCCTTTTGCAGAAGACTCGGGCAATTGGTCTCCATAAGGAATGTCTGAATCTTCATCACTGGTGTTTAAATAATCCTCCCAGGGCGAATGATCAATAAAACCTGCGTCAACTAATCGCCGTTGATTTTTTAAAGTTTCTTTAGGATTATCTGCTTTCCACCGACGTTTAGCTTCTTTGACTGCTTCGGAATCGTTATCAACTTCTTCTTGAACTTCTTCTTGAACTTCTTCTTCAACTGGGTCACAATCCGGGTTAGCACAAACAAATCCTATGCTAGGCACATCGACTAATGGTATGCCACATTTTACACAAGGTATAGTATCTGGTTCAATTGATAGTATTTCAACTGGAGAAGTTTCTGGATCCTTAGGGAATAATTCTGTTTTGACTGCAACTTCGCCTTCGGGCAATCCAAATGCTTCTACTGATTTTTTAAGTTGGGCAATCTGTTCTTCGGTTAACGGCCCATCGTCTTCTTCGTATGCTGGTGTTTTTTCTAAATCTTCTTTACGCCACTTTAAACTTTCAGTTGCGGCCAACAACATCATGATAGCCAACGGATCAAACACAGCAACAATGATGATAATAACCCAGGTAACTGCTTTTTCCAACAAGTTGGCATCGGGGTTATCCCCGTAGACAAATGCGGCAATGTATTTTATCGGTCCAACTTCGGCTTCTACTTTACGAACTTCTGCCGCAATCGGCGCTCGCTGTTCAGCAAGTATGCTAACTTTTTTCTGTTCGGCTTCAATTTCAGCAAGGAGACGCCCACGTTCCTTTTGTTGACTCCTACGGAGAGCCACGGACTTATCTGCACCCGTTTCTGTTGTACTTCGACCCATGACTTGGTCCACTGCCTCATCCATTTGTTTAAGCGCCTTACGATTTGCATCTATATTGTCCTTGGCTGTTTTAATTTTTTCATCGTATACTGCAATCTTGGCCTGCACATCACCTGATACTAGGCTTTGGTCACTGTGTGCTTTTGACAAGAATCCAAAAATACCCATTGATGTTATTATCATCAATATACCAACTGCTGGCACTAGATACAATTTCATGGTTAACCGGCAACGGTGCCAGTATTCATGTAGCCAGACCGTTACAACTAGTTTAGCAACCTCAAGTACGGACCCCATAATCATGATGGGCACCACCGCCGCCGCAAATATAGCCGCTAGGCCTGCAATTGAATAGAAAGCGGCAATGGCAGATAAAGATAGGGCTATTGCCAAAGTTAGTAGTGACAAAAACATAGTTAGTTATTTACCGGTTTTTTAATCTCTTCTTTGATCAACTCAACTCCTGTTTTAAGCGTAATCCATACACCAAACTTAGAATCCGGCACTTCAAACCAAACATCAACTCGAGGGTCAATTGACCATTTAACTTTATCAAGTTTACGCCGTACCTTTCCTTGACAACACCATTCTTTACCAAACAAGCGGCGACACTCAGCCATGACATTATACCATTGCTGAGAGTTTTTTATTGCAAAATAAAACTTGTGGTATTCTTTATTTTCCATCCATATCTTTATCTGCGACCTTCTTTAAAATAATAAAGTTTCTTCATTGAAGAATGGCTATATTATTCTAATCCAAAATGTTTGAGTAAAGCTTTTTCCTTGCCAGATACTGTGGCACATTCGCGAACAATGCCTTCAGCAAATAACTGTAATTCATCCAGGCGCAAGGCACAGAATAAACTTGGATTTGCTTTAAATGCATCAAGAAAGTCCTCCTCATTGAGTTTTTCTTTAAAAGCACTATCGGCAATTTTAATAAAATTTTCATGCATAGTCATAATTTTTCTCCTTGTTCAAATCCACGGAATCGCAAAAATCGAGGAAACCTCAGACTGTACGATCCGTCTTGGTTTTGCGTAACTGCGTCAGCTTCAACTTCAACCACGCACCCCAAAAGTTTATCCCTAGCGGTCCAATACTCATCGCGATCGCTATCAGACAAACCACTGCCAACATTAACCCTAATATTTCGGTCATTATCGACTCCTTCACAAATTATAGCACCCAACCGGCCAAGATTGCGACCGGTTCCTTCTTCGAAACCCACAATATCGAGATCAACAGTGATAGTAGGTTTCCATTTCATCCAAAAGTCTGAACGTTTGCACTCGTAAGGTGCATCCATTGTTTTGATCATAATGCCTTCGTAGCCTTCTTCTACTGACGCTTCGGCAAACCTACGCATGACATCATGCCCTTCTGCTGTGTCTAAGTCCACATCCATACCAGGCATGATTTGCACACACCCATTTTCTGGTAACATTGCTTGAGCACGTTTTAAGAGATCAATTCGCTTGTGCTGTTGCAAATTACAAAAGCCTTCACGGAACTCTGTCAACGGCAAGATGTCAAACACATGATACACCATGTTGTCTGTTCGAGCATTGCTCTTGCGTTGAGCCTGTTTCATCAGGTCCTGGAAATTCTTGCCCACAATCTCGCCATCCAACACAAACTGTCCACCAAAGGCAGAATTACGTTGAAATGCTTTGCGATGTTCTTCAACAAAGTCAACAATCTGTGGGAAGTTCTCAAACTCTTTGCCATTACGACTGTACAATGTACAAGCAGATCCATTCACAACTGCCAACACACGCACACCATCCAGCTTGACTTCCAGGCGCTTGATGCCTTTTAGTTTCTTGGGCTGGTCTGTAGAGTCCTGTGCTAGCTGGCAACTGAAGATTGGTATCTTCCATTCAGTCTTGCCCAGTACTTTGTTTAGAGTTTTCTCTGAGATACCGCATCTCAAGTCCTTGATCAACACCCGTCGAGCCAAGTTATTCCACTCGTCTGAGTCAAACATTTGACTGCAAGTTTCAATTGCCTCTCTTGCACGATTACCGGTGACGCTTCTGGTACGTAGACTTTCTAACAAGGCCCAAAACGTAGTCCAGGGGTTAGGCATACCGGTCAGTCCGTTGGTCTCGGGTACCTGACGGATGTTAAAAGTGTAGAAAGGATTATAGGCCTGGTAGCAATTAAAGAGAAAACATTGTGCATCGGCACTACCAAGTCTTGCCGCCATTAGTGCTTTTTCAATGGTTTTTTCTTTGTGTATGCGACTGTCCGAACTTTCTAAATCACGTATCCAGCCTGCGGCCATTGTGTTGTCAAACCTTTCGTCGCTAAAATTAATATCTTGCATAGTATTTAACTTCCTGTAGAAAGGATAAGTGTACGTGGATCATCTTTGGCAATTTTAAAACCTTCAATAAACATGTGGTGTTCATCACCGCTGTCACGGATACAGGCATTGGCCGCAACATACAATGCCGACCAGGTCAGTCCATTGATCTCAGAAATCACTGTGTCGTCGCCCCAATGATCTTTGTATAACACACGATTCACACCTTCAAAGGGATGACGATCGCTGAGATTGTTTGCGTCGTAGACACTCCACACAGCTGACAATCCTAGTTGATTTTGAACATCACTGTAATGCTCTTGTTTAAGTTCAAACGACTTGCTGTCTTGTTCGTATGCACTGGTAAGACCTTTGCGAATGTCTGTTGCGGCACGGGCCAGCTTGATGTACAGTTCAGGTTTGAGTACTTCTTCAAGCTGTGCCCTGACCTGATCCAACTCCCACAAGGCGTTGTGTATAGTCTTGAATTCTTCAGCAGTGATTGTAGGGCTACAGTTCATTATAAATTATTCCTTAACAAACGACACACCTGATGCCATTATCATCAGACCAAATGATGCTGTCAATGCGGCGTAAAATAAATCAAGATCTGTTTGACTGTGCTCAATGCCACCGACTGCACCAAAGGCAATCAATAACCCAATCATAATTCTAATCATTATGCTGTTTCCTTTACAGTTTCCAAGGCTTCTGACAGCAATACCAGTTTGTTATAAAACTTTGTATCACTCTCGTAAGTGTTACCCACATACCAGACACCATCTTGCATAATATAATACCATTCTGCACAGCATCCGTCGGCACGTTCAAAGAACTTGGCAAAGGTTAAATCCACTGCAAAGTCGACGCCTTCTTCTCCACGGTCACGACCGTAGAACGTGCATGAATCTCCGTGGTCCAACTTGTATTGCTCACGTTCCGCTGGCGTGAGGTCAAAGTGACTGAAGGCATGTTTTTCGCCGATGTTCGGGCGGAGGCTACTGAGGTCCCCAAGGGCCACAAGGTGGTTTGCTTTTGCTGAGTCATAGTGTTCCTGTAGAATAAGACCATTGTGTTCGAGATAGCCATCCCAGTGACAGTAAACTGATTTACATTTATCACCATGCATAACTGCGATGCGACTACGAGTACCCATATCAAGCTCCTTTGTGTTTCAGTATATGTATATTATAGCAAATTGGGAATTATCGGTCAACCTAAAGGAATGACCCTGGGATTGTTGGCCAGTACCTTTTTGGCACTTGCAAGAAATTTGGTATCACGTTTAAAATCTGCAAGACGGCTTTCGGGATAAAACTTGACAGTGAGTTCATCAATATTAAAGTGAGCTTTCTTAATCTGATCTGCTACCTTGTTATACGGTTGTGTCTCTAGCTCTTTGATTAGGGACTGTTCTTTGGCCACAGCCTTTTCAAATTTAGTTTTGTCTTTGTGATAGGTTGCAATGTAGTCTGTCCTAAGTTTAACATTAGTATGACACATGTCAATTCCCCATTGTAAATGATGTTGGGCTTCTGCTAGATTCTTGTACTGCCTGGGCGTCTTACGCTCAGTCCAGCCCATGTCATTGACCTGCAAGTAGGTACCATTGTCTAATAGGATAGTGTGTTTCATTTTGGTGGCTTCCTTTTTAATTGCAGTACAAGTATTATAACAAAACGGGAATTATCGGTCAATCGATATATTTTGGATACTTGGGACGTTTAGGGCAGAAGGGACAGTCGGCATCCTTGCAAACGCCTTCCAGCCACTTGTTGCAAGGGTCACAATAATTGCTGTCAAATTCAACATTATAACTACGGAAAGTTCCACAATGAAAACACCCAATATCTTCCTCAGGGTCGAACTGTAGTCGGACCTTGGGATTGGCATTACGACGACTAAGATTTGGATTGCGGTCGTGCGCCTCCGCTTTCATTGTTGTGAGATACGGTCTACAATTTTCCCAACCATTATGCATCATAATCTTACTCCGAAAATTCGTAAAACTTAACGCTGGCATCCAACTTTTGTAATTCTTTTGCCGCCGCAGTCAATTCCTTGTAACGTGATTGGACCAGGCTACGGGGCAATTCACCATCGCATGTGAGATTCTCAGGACTCAGATCTGAGTCGATTGAATCAGCAATCTTCTGACGGTCAGTAGCATTGTCCAGGGTAAGTTCTTTGGCGCCAAAGATTGTGGCATAAGCGTTTTTACGAACTAGGTATGTTTTTAATGCTGACATTGTTAACTCCTTTTTAATTACTATACAAGTAGTATAGCAAATTAACAATTATCGGTCAACCAAAAAGAAAACCCCAGGAATTCCTAGGGTTTTTGTTGTAAAAAAGCCACAAATTTAGGTTGACAAGCAACGAAATAATTGGGAATTCAGATCATCAATTTCTTCGCGAGGAACATAGAAATCTGTAGTACTATCGTAGTACTCACCGGCTTTGGGGTCATAGTACAAAACCCTGCCATTGACATAATGAAACGGACCTTCTAGCCCTTTGCGGGGCAAAAAACGGTCATCCTTTTGAAACTTTACCCAGGCCATTTCTGAACTCCTTGTCAACATAAAATTGGATTAGTTCTCGTTGAATTTGTGTGATCAAATCACCGTGGTCTTCGTTGACAACAAAACGTACCGGGCATCTGCCCCAGGCTTCATTTTGGTTAAAGTCAGCAAACCACTTTCGATGTTCTTTGTTGTAAGGGTTAAACACAACCCAGGGGCGACCGTGCAATGATAATCTACTCATTTAATAGGCTCCGTGTTCTAAAGTTTTAAACATAACGCAATTATAAAATAATTCCAATTTTGTGTCAACCTCTAAGTTAGTAACTGCTTACAATTGGGTATCTGTAGGAACACCAACAGCACCCAAAGCGGCAATATTTCTAGCTTCACGCATTGACGCAATAATTGCCTGGCCTGTCTGGTTGCTGGTATCAGCTACACTATTGATGTAGTCTGCGGCTTGTCCGGGCTCTACATCTTTACCATAAGAGTGCAGACTTGACGCAAACGACAGCACAGAAGATGTTGCATTTGGCTGTAGGTTAGCAAAGTCAATCTGTGCTTTAGTCTGATTGGTTTTTTCTCTTTCCAACTGAGCTGCCATATTACCAAATGCCGATGTTGTTATAGCAACATTGGTGGAATTTGTTGTGGCAATGTTTGAAATATCGCTGGCCGCAATTGGGATTAGCACATCAAAAACACTAGCATACAAACTTGGAGCAGAGTTTGCTGGCCCATACGTTCCTGCACCGGGCTGTGGTGCTGGTATTATAATTTCTCCCAGTTCTGCCGGTGGTGGCGACGGATTTGGATTAGATTGATTGTAGGATCCACTTAACACGTAATTCATCACTGTAAAAACGCCAAGCTTGACAGAACTATTTGGATTTCCGTTATCAAATGATAGAGTGTAAAATGCGTTTGCTGTTGCAAGGTTTGACATGGTTGCTGTCACAATCGGTAATTCAACATTTTGTGTGGCGCCAGCGGCTGTACCGATTACGTCGTTTAATACAAGAGTATTCCCTGGACCAGTTCCTGATCCCAGCTGAGATTGTAGTGTAGAACCAACTGAAGCCGGCACCGGTGTTGTTAACGCATTTATATCTCCAAGACCTGTGTTGGTTTCTATGCCAGTAACAGCTTTGCTCATTGATACCAGCGTGGAATTAAAAATTCCCTTGATCTGCATTAGAGATGCTACCAGTGCTTTGTTAGCCAAGGCTTGGTCTTGAGGGATAATTTTTTGTAACGTGTTATAAAGATCAATGTATGTTTGTGGCAATACTGTTGCTAATTGTTGATTAACGCTGCCTGACTGGTCTACATAAATTTTTTGTAATCCGTTGGCAGTAGGTGCAGTAAATCCGCCAAAGCTGGTAGGGAAAATCTTAACAGGGTTTAATAAATCAGCCATTGTTGAAATATTACTTGTGGTAACTTTCATAATAGCATTGACCTGTGATAGTGCATCACCTGTAATTTTTGTCATGCCTTCATACAAGGCCTTGTTTACGTTTTCGGCAAACTCAACTTTGGCTATACTGTTTAATTGACTGTCAGTGGCACCGGCAGCAATGGCCATGGCACGTATAGCAGGTGTTAGTCCGGCAACATTTATAAACTGTTTTAGTAATGCGGCTGGGCTACCAAGACTATTAAGGTCTTTAAGATTGATCAGGCTGCCAAGCTTTTGCAGATCTTCACCAAACTTTTGCAAATTTGAATTAACACTGGAAAATCCACCAGTGGTCAGATCATCCATGTTGGTAAACGTGGTTGCAAGTGTTTTAGATTTTTCGTTGGCCTTTAAGAATTCGTTGGCCTGTGAAATGTATCCTTTTGACTGAGAAAAGATTTGCGTAAATTTGCTGACATCACTGTTACCTGTTTCTGTATTGGCGATCATGGTGATATAGCCAGTAAACCCAGTGGTATAGGTATTGCCTAATACATTGGCCGCTGTTGATGGGATAGCATTAGTAACAGCAGGAAAGTTTGATGCTCCTAGTGTTTGTAAATTGGCTATTGTGGCATTGCCAATATTGCCAGCAATGGCATTGGCCACCACACCCATGAACTGCTTAACAACAGCAACGTTGTTGTAATTGGTAATATTTAAAGTTAGATTACCACTGACAGTGATGCCTTGATTTTCTGTAAGGCCTGCGCTGGCAATCAATTGAGAAGGACTCAGACCCATTTTTTATCCTGCAAATACATCGCCGGATCCTTGACTAATTTGTGTGCATTGTGGGCCAAGGGCGTCACCAACTCTGGCAATGGGTTTACCATTCACAAATACAGATCCCGACCCACCAGTGACTTTTGATTCGTGAATAGGGCATTTGCCCTTTTTAAGTTTATGCGGATCAGTACTGTCGCCTTGGCGTACAACGCCAACGCCGTTTACTTTTACGTCTCCACTGCCAGAGATCAACGTAGGCGGACTACAATCAACCACACACTTATCACCAATTCTTGCTACTGCTGGCACGTTCTCTCTCCATAAGATCTTTAAATCTACTTTTCCAAAGATCAATTTCATCGTGATCTTTATCATTGTGTGGCAGCGGAGGAATCTCCGGGTCAAACTCAATAACATGATCAAGAATTTCGGGAATGTCTTCGTACCTTAGATAGGTATTGACTTTCCCGTTAACCATAATTTTAAAGCAATGCGGCATTAGCCCGTGATAATTTGCTTGCTAATTGGTGCAATTCCAGTGGTAGCCTGAATGTAACTGTTACGAACATCCTCACGAGCTTCGGCAATCATTGCCCAACTAGAATTATTTAGTCGCATATCTTTGTCCTTGTTTGCACTAAACAAAGTTGGCATCATTTGTAAACCTTGTGGGCTTAGTATGCAACTAATTGGTTCTTTGATAATCATGTAATCAGCATGAATTTCAAGTATCTTTGCAACTAGTTCTTCTCCGGTAATGAGTTTAAATGTATAAGTTTCGTTAATTTTTGGTGTCATAGTGTTCCTAAGTTAATACCCAAACGTGTTCTAATTTCGTCTGCGTTAAGCTTACTTAAACCTTGAAAGCCACCATCGACAAATAATTTATTGCCGTTGTAAATTTGTGGAACTGTGCGGTGTCCTTCACCAACAATAAAGTCACGGGCACCGGTGTCTTGGTCAATTTTAACTTCATTAAATGGTATTTCCCATTTTGTTAGTAGTGCTTTTGCCTGATCGCAAAATGGGCAATGATTTTTTGAATATACTGTTATCATTATTGTTTTCCTAATATAGATTAATTTATAAACTTAATCCTGTAAATGTATTTGAATCAACATCTTGTTTTGTGCCGCCGACAATGTAACTAGAGATTTCTGTTTCCTGTGGCGCTACCTGTACCTCTGCGCCAGCAATCCATTTAGCAGTCCACGGTAATGGATTACTGCCCAGTTTCATTCCACAGTCTAACCCTATTGCAGTCATGCGTTTACAGGTCAACCAGTCCACGTAGTCAGATAACAATTTTTCGTTGAGTCCAATCATTGATCCATCTTTAAACAAATACCGTGCCCAGGATTTTTCTTGTGAGGCAGCGGCCAAAAACATTTTTTCACATTCAACTTTGGTTTCTTCTCTGATAGAAGCAAAGTCGGGATCATCTTTAGGTAGGATTTTAATCAATGTTTGTGTAGATGCCAGGTGCAGATTTTCGTCGCGAGCAATTAATTTAATAATCTTGGCATTGCCTTCCATTTTCTTGAGTTCTGCAAATGCCCAACTACAAGCAAAACTAACATAAAAACGAATGCCTTCAAGTGCATTGACGCTGTTGATAGCTAACCATAGTTTTTTCTTAAGTTCATATTCGTTCACTACAATATCTTTGCCATTAACGACGTGATTGCCTGCACCCAGATATTGATATGCAGTACTTGCTTCGATGCAGTCATCATAATATTTACTGATGTCCTTGGCACATTCCATGATTTCTTCAATGTTAGTTAGTTCATCAAATACTACACTTGGATCAGAAAATACATTTCGAATAATGTGAGTGTAACTGCGACTGTGAATAGTTTCGCTAAATGCCCAGGTCTCAATCCAAGTTTCTAATTCAGGAATTGATACCAATGGTAAAAAAGCAAGATTAGGACTGCGGCCTTGTACACTATCTAACAAGATCTGTCGTTTTAAATTGCTAGTAAAAATATGTTGTTCAAAGGTTGTTAAGTCTTTAAAGTCTTTAGCATCTCGTAATACATCAACTTCTTCTGGTCTCCAAAAGAAACCCAATTGTTTGTCAGTCAACTTGTCAAATTGTTTGTACTTTAGTGTTTCGTATCGTTGTACGTTAACCGGTCCGGCAGGGTCCAGAAAAGCTAGTTTTTCCGTGTGGTGTTTTGTTGTTATTGGATTGAATACCGACATGTTATTTCTCTTTTAAATCTTACAACTGTCACAATCATCCATGGATTGATCAACAGTAGAGTCAATACTTTCTAACAGTATTGACTTTCCTTGCGACAGTCTTTCTGCGTCAATTTCTCCGCTGCCATCGTATGTATTGAAATAGTATAGCTGTTTACCACCATACTTGAAGAACATGATAAGATGCTTGAGCATTTCGCTCATTGGAATCTTTTCATCTTCAAAGAATTGTGGATTATAACTTGTGTTAACACTAATACCCTGATCAATATATTTTTGCAGAACTGCCATAATTTTCAAATATCCCTCTGGGCTTTTTTGACTCCATAGCAATTCATATTTGTTTTTTAGTCGACGATACTCTGGCACAACCTGCTTGAGCACACCATCTTTACTTTGTTTGATAGAAACATAACTACGAGGTGGTTCAACCCCGTTGGTACTGTTACTAATCTGCGCACTGGTTTCTGCTGGCATTAGAGCCATTAATGTAGAATTGCGTATACCATGCTCGCGCAGTTGACTACGCAGACCTTCCCAGTTAACATAGTCAACATGCGGTACTAATTCATCAACTTCATGTTTGTATGTGTCAATGGGGAGAATGCCATCACCGTATTTGGTTTCATTGTTTTTAGGACATGCTCCTCTTTCTTTGGCAAGATCTGCGCTGGCTTTGATTAGATAATAACTCCAGTACTGTGCCCACTTGTCAACCACCGGCAATGCCCGTGGATCAGTATAGGTTAGATCATTTTTTGCTAACCAGTAGGCAAAATTGATAATACCAACGCCCAACGGTCTACGATTCTGTGTAGCAAGTTCAGCGGCAATAACAGGATAACTCTGATAGGATAACAAATTGTCTAGTCCTCGAACAGCAAGTGTGCAGGCTTTTTCCATGTCTTCAGGGTCCTTGAACACTCCCCAGTTGATAGCACTCAGTGTACATAGTGCAATTTCGCCTTCGGCGTCATGGATATCTTTAAGGGGTTTAGTCGGTAAATCAATTTCACAGCAAAGATTGCTTTGTTTAATTGGTGCAAGTTCAGGTTTAAAACTGCTGTGACTGTTGGCATGATCAACATTTTGCAAGTACACACGACCTGTGTCTTTACGTTCTTGCATGAATGCAGTAAACAGATCAATTGCCTTGACTTTCTTTTTACGCAACTTGGTATTACGCTCGGCTGTTTCGTATAGTTCTCTGAACCGATCTACATCTGCATAAAATGCATCAAACATTTCAGGAACATCGTGTGGACTAAACAAAGTGATGTCGCCGCCAGTGAGTAATCGTTCGTACATGACCTTGTTGAACTGTACTCCGTAGTCCATGTGACGAACACGATTGTCTTCAGTGCCTTTATTGTTTTTAAGAACCAACAGATCCTCAACTTCTAGATGCCATACTGGATAATACAATGTTGCCGCTCCATTGCGAACCCCACCTTGACTACAACTGCGTGTGCCAGCCTGGAACATCTTATAAAAAGGAATAACACCGGTATGATATGCATCACCGTTACGAATAGGACTACCAATGGCACGAATACGGCCGGCGCCTATGCCGATGCCAGCCTTTTGACTTACATATTTTACAATACTAGATGTTGTGGCATTGATGCTGTCAAGACTATCGTCAGTTTCAATTAGCACACAGCTACTGAATTGACGTTGCGGTGTTCTAACTCCAGCCATCACCGGAGTAGGCAAACTAATTTGATGTGTGCTAATTGCATCGTAGTAATCTTTGACCCACATCATCCGTGCTTCTCGAGGATATTTACTAAACAATGTTGCCGCAATAAGCAGGTATGCGATCTGGGGTGTTTCTAATATCTCTTTGGTTACACGATTTTGTACAAGATACTTGCCGCGGAACTGTTCCATGGCTGCATAGGTCAACTGGTCATCACGATCATGTTTAATGTATCCATTTAAACGTTCCCACTCCTCGGAACTATAATCATTTATCAACTCACGGTCGTAGAATCCACGAGCTACGTTTTGTTCCACTAATTGGAAAAGATTGCATGGTTCATATTTGCCATAGACTTCTTTACGCAGATGATAGTTGATTAAACGACCAGCAACATATTGGTAATTTGGTGTTTCTTCACTGATTAAATCAGCGGCGCTTTTGATCAGGGTTTCTTGGATGTTTGCAGTTGGGATTCCATTATAAAACTGTAAATGGCTTTTGATTTCTAGTTCACTAGCACTGACTCCTGTGATTCCTTCTGTTGCCCAAAAAACTACTTTATGCATTTTTTCGAGATTGAGTGGTTCTCGAGTACCATCTCTTTTTGTTACTTGTATTTGTGTCATTGTTTAACCTATTAAATGGCGTACTTGTTCGCCGTCGACTGTTTTTTTAATTTTAATGTTTGCGGTAGAAATATTTAACAACTCTTCCGTGGACCAATTCAATATATATTTCCCTTGGTTGATTAGGACTAAATTAGTCTCTTCACAACTGGCCAATTCAATGTTGTTAATGTCTGGATGATCTATCATTATAGTAGTATACACTATTCCTAGAGATCTTGCAAGATCACAGAACAGATTATCTGATAAAAGTTCCCAGGGATTTGGCCAAGTTTCCTGATCGTCCCAGTGTAGATGATAAGGAGTCCAGGGTGTTTGTTGCCACCACCGGTTTATTTTGTTTAAAGAAGATTCGAGGCTAAGATTCTTAGCCTCTTCTCGAAGAATGGACCATTGTATTAAACGGTCCTCAAATTTTACAGGCCACATTAATTAAGCAAGGTGAGCAATAGAATAGGTTAGTGTTCCGGGGTCCCCGGTGTTGGTTGTTGCATATTTTACAGATACAGTATTAACTACCTGTGTGGCAGAAAGTGTGACTCCAGCAGTTAAGTTTTCAGTGTAGTCATCACTGTAAGATAATGTTAAACTACTGTCATCGCTGACTTGCGCAGTAACAATCATTGTGCCGTGTCTGATTGAACTAGAACGAGAGATGGTATAATCAAGTCTAAAGGCCTTGGTGTCAACTGAATTGACACTAAAGATTGTTTGGTTGGACTGATTATTACCTAGAGTAAAAGTTTTTCCTGATTCTCTAGCATATCTGCCCAGTTGAATCAATGTGGTAGTGTCCACTGACCCGCCAACAATGTCTATCCGTGGGTAGATGTTGTTGTCAGCATCTGTTCTTGCAAACAAATCACTGACTGAAATATTATTATCATTGCCAAATTTAACAACTGAACAAGCTGGGCTAGTTGTGTAATTGTTACCAACGTCTAAGAATGCATTATATGCACTAACGTTTAATCCGACTTCGTCATAATATATGCCTTCAGCATATATTCTATCAAATATGTTGTGTACGGCACGGAATCCCGACGGGCCTCCATTAATGGGTGTTCCTTCTCCAAGTACAATACCTCTATAGAGTGTGTCAAATTTACTGTTGCTAACTGTTATACCTTCAATTTGATAATCTGTGTTTATACCATATGTTAGGCCTTGGAACTGACATTTATCAAATACTATTTGATTGCAAACCAAGTTTGTTGTGCTATAAAATCTCACACCGGCAACGTCGTCGATACTTTGATTTGTGCTAATGTCAGTGTCCGACAATGGTCCAATAAAGTTAACACTATCAAACCAACATTGTGTTGCATCTTCAACATTGAAAATATCCGTTACCACTGTACTTTCAAAAGTCATTGAAGAAATTTCAATGTTGCGAGGAGCAACTGCTCCATTGTTTCCAATATTTGCACCAGTTTGTTGTTGACTATCACCATAACGTGCAACATAAGCAGATAAGCTACTTAAATCAGTAGAAATATCAAGTTGGATGATAGAGCAGTTTGCACCTTCGCCGACTAGTTTTGCGTAAGTTGGAATAATAAGTGATTCTGTAATTTTATATGTTCCGGCTGGAAAATACAAAGTTCGACGTATCTGACTATTTGTGTCTCTACAATAAAGTTGGAATAATGCTCGATTAATGGCTTGGGTATCGTCAGCATGGCCATCACCTTTTGCTCCAAAATCTCGTACATCGGCAATATCATCTAGTTTGGCCTGAAGCGTTCTAATAGTTGGGTCGTCTGGAGTTGGCCCGGTCTGTGCGGCATACCCCACAGCAATATCTTGATAAGTGTAATTGCTTAAAACAGTGATGTCTGAAAATTCTGTTAAAATTTCAGTGTTGCCGATGACTGGAGCACCTTCGTCGGGTGTTCCGTTGCCTATAAAAAGTTGGCGACTGTCAATACACCAGCCGAATTCAGCTCCCGAAAGCTGTGGAAGGTTCTCCTGGAGACCTTTCCGATTTGTAATTCTTGATACTTGTACTATAGCCATGTTGTGAGATCCGTTTAGTTCTAGTATTTATTCAGGATTGCAAGCTTACTGTTGTAGATAGAATTGCTCTACTTTACGCCACCACTGGTCTCTATAGTGCTCAAACTCTGCGCCTTCAATCACAAATTCTTGATATTCCGGGGGCTTAATGATGTTAAACTGGTCGTCTAAGTCTGGTTTAACGCACATTAAAACAACACCTTTTTTAATATTTGTTCCGTGCAGTTCGTTGTGCGCTTCGGCGTAGGCACACAATTGCATAAAATAATCATCTACCCATTCGCGTTTTTTAGGTTTATTAGTTTGTTTATAATCCAAGATAGCTTCTTGGTTTAGGTGTATTCCTGCACCATCTGTGGTACCTGCATAGATATTAGGAAAATACAGCGGAACTTCAATACCCCAAAACTCATCGACGTTTTTTAAACCTTTGTCCGCTACAACTTTAGCCATGGCATGACTGGGCCATGAATAAGGGTTACTGCCCGGATCTTTAATTTCGCCGTCACGTACATACTGCTCAAGATATGTGTGCATACGTGTTCCTCGGTTGGCGGCTTCTGTGGTGATCTGTTGTGCTTTTTCTACCCCTACACTTCGGCGCCAGCGATTTAAAGCTTCGACTTTTTCTTGTGGTTTAGTTTTATCCAAAATTGTAGTTACGCTAGGAAGATTTTTGCCGTCGGGTGTGGCATAAAAACGTTTACCATCGACGGTGACTCGAGGAATTGGTTGGTAGTTATATCGGTTAATTAATTTTGTCATTGTGAATTTTATCAAGTTGGTTTTCTTTAAGTGGATCGTATGCGGTATGCGGTCTAAACACTTCTGATTCCATCATTGAATCAAACGTGTCTTTGCACTGATTATAATTTTTAATTAAAGTTTTAATATTATGTGGGGATTTTTGAGTTTCTTTTATTTTTCTAATTGGAACAATGTTTAGTCTGTCAAATACCAGTTGATAGTTATTGATGAAATCTTCAAAATAAAAAATTTCTATGTTCTTATATAATTTTGCAGTTTCAGAAGTTGTGCAACTTTGTTGATACCACCGATGCCAATTAAACTGATATGCAAATTCTGAATCAGAGCCAGCACAATCAATATCAAATGGTTCTATAGTGTTTCCTGAATATTCAACATATTCGTTGGTTCGTTTGGCAATGCACATTGACAAAATAGATGCAAGAAGGTCTCTTCGGTCGCAAATTACTAAAACTGAATTTTTATTGATAGTTGGTAATACCAGATCATGTGTATGTGTAACTTGGTGCCAGTCAACACAACATCCAATAAGTTTGCTTAAAAATATACTGCCGGTCCTGCCAGCAGATGTAACCAGGTACTCAACACTCATTACACTCTAAAACTTTCTCCGCAACCGCAACGATCTCTTTCATTGGGATTGATAAAATCCATGCCTTGTTTGAGACCATCGCTTTTCCATACCATGGTTAGTCCATTTAGATAAGGCATATCTTTTGGACTAACATAAACTTTAAAGCCGCTTGGATCTTCATAGTCTACTACATCATCCAGTGGGTTGTCAACAAATTCTACTCGATAGGCTAATCCACTACAGCCAGTGGTATGCACACTTATTCGTATTCCTAGACCTTTGCCTCGACTGACTAGTGCTTGTTGTATTTTTTCTGAGGCGTCATCAGATATATTAATCATTTTTAAAATAACCTCCGCAAGCAAAGCTAACACGTAATATATCATCAACTACAGGGCCAAGTGGTTGATGCAGGCAAGAGCCGTTATGCCCCACTAGCTGGCCCGGCTCGGGCAAAATTCTCTCTGTGACATTTAAATTGGTGTCATAATAGAGTAATGGGCCGCCCCAGCTTTGTTCCCAGGTTGGGTTTAAATAAATCACAGTTGATTCGTAGCTAGAAATATCATCTTCTAGGTCTCTATGAATTACATCATCCTGTCCTTTTGTTAGCCCGTTAATTACAAAATTAAATATTTGAAAATTTGGACCATATGCCTGCATAACTTTATTTAGAATTGTAACCCAGATTGGAGATATGGTTGACTGCCAATTAGGCTGATTTATAAACCAGGTACTAGGGTCTGACTGTAATATTTTACCTGAGTAACTAGAAAACACTCGATAACGCCATACATTTTTAGTTACGCTGTTATCAAAAGAACACCTCTTAGAATATTGCCACTTTGGGATATTTTCAATTTCAGTCCAGGCCAGATCTAATTCGTCTTTTGTTAAAAAATTTGGAATATTTCTTAAAATCATCTAGCATGTCTTTTTTTATAATCTTCTACAGCCGCTTTGATTGCGTCTTCTGCAAGAATAGAGCAGTGAATCTTAACAGGGGGCAGGGCTAGTTCTTCGGCAATTTCGGAATTTTTAAGTTGGCTGGCTTGGTTGATGTGCATGCCTTTGACCCATTCTGTAACAAGGCTCGAGCTTGCAATAGCCGATCCGCAACCATACGTTTTGAATTTTGCATCTGTAATAATACCTGTATCATGATCAACCTTTATCTGTAATTTCATTACATCTCCGCAAGCAGGTGCGCCCACCATGCCGGTGCCCACATCTTCGTCGTCCTTTTCAAAGGAGCCCACGTTGCGGGGATTTTCGTAATGATCAATTACCTTGTTTGAGTATGCCATGTGATTTCCTAATTCATTATTCCGTGGGCTATGCACCATAGCTCTAAACTTATCTTATACAATAAGTATGTGCTGAGTAATCCTGTTAGCAACAACAAGATCTTGTTTTGTAATAACTTTGTTGTCATTGAGTGCAAGTCCGTGTGCGTGTGATTGTTCCGTCTGCGTGTTGTGTTTCTGTCCAAGGTGTACAATTTTGTTGCACAACCACTGGAGGATTTTGTACAATTACAGGCGGTTGAACAATAACCTGCTGTTGTTTGGCAATTTCATAACCTATTACACCTGTTACAACAGGTGCAACCCACCACCCGATACCTGGACCACGATAATATCCATGATGATGGTGACTATAACGAATGCCGTTTCCATGATGTTGTGCCAATGCCGGCAATGTTGCACAGGTTAATGCCAGGGTGATGAATAATTTTTTCATAACATTTCTCCGAAAGTATTATAATATAACGCCTTAGAACTGTTATTAGTTTACAGGATTTAACTGATTAAGTCAAGTCTTTTATAAACCTTTTTTGTTCAAAGCTCGTTTGGCCATTTTGTCAACTGTGTCTCTAGCCTTGTCTACGGACATGGTAGAGTCTGGAACTTGTGCTCCTGCAAAAACGATGTCGTTGCCCTGAATATTATCTATTAGATTACTAAGGGGAGGTTGTTGTATTGCTGTTATCAATTGATCCTTACTAAGACTAATTCCCATACTTTGGGCTAATCTTAAAAAGGCATCAACTGATATTTGTTTTTGGGCGTTGGTGTCACCCGCACGTCCAATTAAAAATTGTGTTAACGCTTCGAGTTCTGAATTGTTAACACCTTGTTCAATCTCGTCTAGTCGCATTATCGACGATCACGACCCAACGACGACGCTGGAGGTAAATCATCTTCGGCAGCGTCGACATCTAGGTCGGCAGCATCTGCGTCAAGATCAGCGGCATCGCCATCTAGGTCAGCACCAGCATCAAGATCGGCAGCTGGGTCAGCGGCTAAATCTTCTTCGCCAGGAACAACAGGTGCTTGTCCAGTTAATACGGCTTGGGCGCCTTCAAGTTGAGTTTTGCCTGCTTGCACAGCACCCAGCAATGTGCTCAATGCGGCTGTGGCATCAGCTTGGAACTTGGTGGCTTGATCAATCCCCATGTCGTTACGAATGCTGTCAGTCAATGCTGGTAAGTCTTTGAACTGCATTTCAGATATCTGTTCAAGCATTTTTTGAATCTGGTCAACCATGTCCTGTGCGGCTAGCACAACTTGAGCTTGTTGAATTTCGCTTTCTCTTAATCGACGTTTTGCAATTCTTGTTGTCTCTGCCATGCCTAAATTAGGTTGGCTTATTTGCTTCTGAATATTACGAACCTGTTCCTGCGCTGCCTTCAGTTGATCTTGTAGAGCTTTTTTCTGCTTGGCAATTTGAGCAGCCTGCTGTGCAGGGTTAACTGCTGGCTGACCAGGAACAGCGCCTGGAGCAGTAGGTGCAGTACCTGGTGTTGGAGGAATTTCCTCTGACAGTCTACTAGCAAGTCCTTGCTCAAGCATGATTAGCTTTAGGTAAGCAGGCTGTCTTTCACTCTTGTGAAAAGCAGGAGTGCGTTGATGCTCTTTGATTAGGTTTCTAACCTGTGTGAGCATCTGGCGTGTTTGGCCAGTGTTTAACCGGTCAAAGTGTACAGAATAACCTAAACGGTTTTCAAGTACCTTTTCGGTCTGTTTTGAAATTCGACGTGCGTCCAGTTCTTGCAGTTTCATTATTGAATCCTCTAATTTGCCAGTATTTAGCCAGATTTACACATTTGTCTAGCTGTTCTTTTATAGATACTATGTGCATCTTTTTGCTTTGAACTTTAAGATATGCAATTTCTCTATGATTTTGATCTTTAAAACTTCGAGCCAGCAATTCACGAACGCCGACATCTCTAGATAAATGTGTGAGTTTTTCATCTAGCATTTTTATAGTATTAGATAAGGTATACTGATTGTACTTGTCTGAAATGCACCAACTAATAGCATGGCGCATTACTGAAAATTCTCCACAGACAGTATCTCTTATTTTAACTACAAATACGTTGTTTTCTTTAAAGATAAAGTATTTGTCAAACACCTGGTATTGATTGTTTCCTTCTAATGGAATAATCATATTGGTTTTCAACGAATCCAGGTCAGGCTGGACTAGTTGCTCAAGACGAACCAGTGCGTTTTTTATTGTTTGTTTTTTCATTTAAGTATATACTGTGTCACTAACCAAGCCACTGTGGCAGTTAGTGTCCCAATAATTCCTAAGCCCCAATTGATCAACTGAGTGTTTCGTTTTTCTGCCATTGACTGAACCATGGCATGCATTTCTTTAATGTCATTTTTAATTTCGTCGATGCAAACAATCATGCTGTCTATACGAATTTCCAATGCATTGTAGCGTTCTGCGCACAGTTCAACGTGTGCTTCTAAACTTTTCTTTTCAATATCAGTTGTATCCATGATTGTTTCCCCAATACGTTATTTATTGTGTGCAGACTCAAAAACAATGTTTGTTCTAGGGATTAACACACCATCAAATCTATCTGTTTCTTCTAAGTTAACCAACATAGGAACACCGTTGCAGTCGTAGTATAGTGCGCCTACACTATCGTTGCCTAATTGTAAGGCAGTTGGTTGTTCAACTGTGAATTCAAATTCCCAGATCTTTTTTCCATCTTCTATCACTGTCACAGGATCAGTAATGTCTACAGGAGAGGTTCTAAGACTAATGATTTGATTAACTGTTTCCCAGTTTCTCTGTTGATTTCTAGCATGATGCCAATCAGTCTGATTATTAACAGTTGTACCTGTTTTTGTTGTTAACGGTATCTGTGAGGATTTAAAATGACTTTTTATACCAGTTGGCGTAATGTCAAAATACGTATAACATCTTAATCTTATCATATGGTATTTAACGGCCAAAAAAAACCCTGGAATAAATCCAGGGTAGTTTTACACGGTGAGTGTTGATTAGGCCAACTTGAAGCCTGGGTTAGTAACAAGTGTGCCGCTAACGTTAACACCAGTCACTGTACCATCGCTGGCTGTGATCTGGATGTTGCCAAGAGCTTGCAATTGTGTCTGCAATGTGCCAGCAGTATAAGCGCCACTTGGGTAAATAGCGTAGCTGATTTGACCGTTTGAAGCGTCGCCTTCTACTTGGTAGATAGCAATAGTAGATGTAGTCTGGATCGACTGGTTGAGTTGAACAACAACACCTGGATTGAATACTGTACCGCCGCCACTGTAGTTACCCAGTTGTGGACGCAGATCGATTGCTGTAGCTGAGCCGTCTTTAACTAGAACTTTGAAAAAGTCTAGCTTTGGACCTTGCATCTGCACTAGTGCATCAGCTGAAATTGTACCAGTCTGTGGACCGTTGTTAATGTCTAACGCAAATACCGGTTGCGCATCACCGTTGAATGGTGGAAAATATGCCATTTTAAAATCTCCTTATGTTTGTGGCCTTGTTGGGCCTGCTTTTATTTATGTCAAATCGGAAAAAATGGCTTATCTGGGATTGTTTTGTTGGGCGTTACCAGCTGAAAAAACGCCGCGGTTTACCAGCTTAACCAGGCCGTGAGGTGTGTTAACCACAAACCCTTCGCCTTCGGCTTTACCAGCTGTGGTTTGTTTTAATCCATTCACTTGTTGTTCAAGCTGTTGCGCCATGCCAAGCTTGGCATTATAAATGCCGTCCCAAATTTGTTGTAGGCCTGTGTATGCAGGACTGGGAACAATTTTACCTGCTCGATCTAAAGTGAACAATTTGCCTGGCAGGTTGTCAGTTTTAGCATTGTATTGTCCTTGAACATCCGGATTGCCAGCCACTAACTCAGCATATTGTTTGCCGCTGGTATTGACTTTGAGCCAGTTGTGTAGGCTCAGCGTTGTGCCGCCAATGATGCGCTGATTGAAATAGGTCTGAATTCTCTGTCTGACAGATCCAGGAAGCGAGTTCAGCAATTCGTCTACTGCCGTGCCGTATGTGGATACTGCTTTTTTGGCCGCTGAAAGATTGGGCTTAGACAGTTTGAATTTTGTGCCCAGAGTTGGTGTTAATATAGCCACACCACCCGGTACATTCTCTAATCCTTGTCCATCCCATACTTGTGCTGTTTTATCACCCAGCTTGTTAAAGTGTTGATGCACAACAATGCCTCCCGACTTGCCATTGATAATTTGTCCTTCGGGGCTGTTGGCTGGGATAGAATATTGAACCAAATTGGGTCTGAACTGGTATTCACCGCTGGTGGGTGTTAGCTTGCCAGCCCACAACAAATCCCCCCAGTAAAATCCTGAGCCTTTGGTAGCCGCATCTAGGCCAGGCCAAATAGCTTTTAACTTAGGGTATAAATCTGTTCTTAAATTGCCACTTTTCTTTTGTTGATCGTATTTGATCCAATCTTCAGGGCTTTGTGCGGCATAGCCAGCGTCGAACATGTACTTGTCCATCACAGACAGACGTCCATTGGGCAAGCGACCAAAGACCAATGCAGGTTTACCGTCCCATTTGATTGTGATATTTTTGTCATTGCTGGCGGCAGCTTCTAGGCCTTGTATGGCTCGAGATGCGGCTTGGCTATTGCCCATAAAGAAAGCATCTTCGGGGTGCGGAATTCTTGGATCTTTCTTGGCAGGCATTGTTGTGTCGGCTTCAACCAAGGGTTGCATGCCTTGATTAACAATTCTGTCACGAAGTTTTGCAATAAAACTCACATCACTTTCTTGCACTTGCCCTGGCTCTTGTAAGCCGTCTCTGGTTAGGTATTCTCTAAAGTCCTGTAACTTGGCTTCACGGTCAGGATCTTTGGACAATGCGGTATAGATGTTTTCAACTGTGGACAAATCTTTAATAGTAGCTGTAGGGCCAAGTAAAATTTTTGCCGCTTGATCAGGATCCAGAGTTAACACATTTTCTGTGGCACGACTAATGATTCCTTTGGCACTGGCCTTAAGTCCCAATGCTTTGGCCACGCTACTCATCAAGACATTTCTATACATGCCTTTGTATTCTGAACCGGCGCCTCCACCTAACCAAAAAGTACCCCAATTGAGATTGGGCATTAACATAAAGTCCGTTTGCACAAATCCTTTTGTTGGATCTCCTGCAATAGGAGTTTTAAAATGTACTGCTTCGCCGCTTAATTTTACCCATTCTTTTGGGTCTTGTTTCATTTTAATAATGAACTGGTCTAGATTTGCTTTTAACTGTGGTTTACTGATTTCGTTGCTATCAACTGCAAGGTCCAGGTCACCAGATGTGGGTTTTTTTCCTGTACTGCCCAGCCAGCGTCGCGGATATCCAGTGGATGGATCTTTGTCGTCGCTTAGATCAAGACCTGTGACTCCTTCTAACCATTTAATGGTTGCCGGAACATCACTTTGACTGATACGCTGTGTTAATGGCTGACCCTGTGCATCTTTAAACACGTTGCCGCCTTCTAGCAACCTGTTGATCATTTTTTACCTTTAGATTCAACCACTGCTATTTTTTTCTTTTTCTTGACTCTACTCTCTTTTAAGTCAGTACCTCCTGTGCGCATCCACATATTTCGTATGGCTGATCTCACAGCTGGAGAGCCAGTGGATCCATCAGCATCTGCAAACTCATCAAACATCTTGGTAATCTTTTCTGCAAACTCATTTGAATTTGGTTTTACTGGTGCTGCCGGGGCAGACGCAGGTTCAGGAGTTGTGCCGCCTGCCATTTGTTGCTGTGCGGCATTAGCGGCAGCGGTTTGCTTTTGTTGTCTAATTTGTGCAGGTGTTTGTGCTGGTGTAATAGTTGGATTAGGCGCCATTTGTTGCTGTGCAGTGGTGGCAGCAGCCGCTTGCTTTTGTTGTCTAATTTGTGCAGGTGTTGGTTGAGCAGGTGTTGGTGTTGTTGCTGGAGTAGTAGCCGGTGGTGTTGTTGCTGGTGGCGTTGCTGGAGTAGTAGCCGGAGTAGTAGCTGGTGGCGTTGCTGGATTATTTCCGCCGCGTTGACCTTTGGGTTGTCTTTGTTGCATACGTGCGGCACTAGTTCTGACAGCCAACGACTGAAATGCCGCAGGTAACTCCTTGGGAGCATTTTTCTTAGATGCAACATACTGAATAGCCTGATCTACCCGAGCCTTGCTGGTCGGGTCAAGTTGACTCATTTGACCACCTAACATAACTTTGTTAACAAAATCTGAAAGGTTAGCAGTATATTCCTGATCACTAATAGGTTGTCCCATATTAGCACGTTGCAGATTCACGGTCTTGTTAATCCAATTTTGGGAGGCAACCTGTGCCAATTTTTTCATTGACTCGTCGTTTTGCATGGCTTTGATTTTTTGATCGTAGCTCATGTTTGCCAATGCAGGATCTCGGCTCACAGCCGCTTTTAAATAATCCATAACACCTGCTTCGGTAAGTTTTGTTAGCTCATGAATCTGCATTTGTTCTTCTCACTGTTCTAGTAAATTTACTTGGGTCTTTGTCCCTTATTGCATTGAACAGTTTGCGAACTAGATTTTCTGACTGCTCAGGCGTAAATGATGACTCAATTTGTTCAATCAATCTTATAGCTGATGCTATAACATGGTCAGCGCGGCTTTCAATGATATAGCGTTTATCCTGATCTTTATGTCGATCATTGTATAAACCATCTAATTCTTCAAGAATACTACGTGTTTTCTTTTGCATAATTTGCTCAGGACCTTTAATATTATTTATTTGATTATAACATAGTTTGTCTGTAAATACAATATGGATACATTTTGCGTATTACCGTGGTTTAGCAAAGAAATTGACTATAACCACAACGAAACACCGTGTTGTTTATTGCCCAAGAATCACAATCTTGAAGAAATTAAAAAAGACTTATTATCTGGTCAACAATCATCTGCTTGTCAAAAATGCTGGTCATTGGAAGATCAAGGTTTAAAAAGTGATCGTCAAGTTAAAAACGAATCTTTAGATTTTTATTGGGATAAAGACTTAACAAAAATCATGGAGGATGCCACACACGGTATTACTCCTACACGCATACTAAAATTAACAACCAGTTATACTTGTAATGCTACCTGTGTAAGCTGTGGCGCTGGTGCAAGCAGTAGCTGGGCACAACTTGATCGTCGCACAGATCCAACTATACCAATTAAAAAATACAAATTCATTGACATAGAAAAAATCAAGCAAGGTGTAGATTTTAAAGAATTAAAAATGCTAAGTTTGCTCGGCGGTGAACCACTGTACGAAAAGAAAAACTTTGACCTGCTAGAACATTTGCTCGATACAGGCAACGATCAACTATTTGTAAGTATGATAACAAACGGAAGTGTTGTACTGTCAGATAAACAAAAAAGAATACTGTCAAAATTTAAAAATCTTAATTTTTCTCTCAGTATTGACGGAGTTGGACCAGTTTTTGAATATCTTAGATTTCCGTTAAAATGGGATCAGTTGATTCAGAATCTTCAATTCTTTAAAGAAATTTCTGAGAATGTTAGTTCAAATTATACATTAAGTAATTTGAATTTATTGTACCATAATCAAACAAAACAATGGTTTGATCAAAATCATATAGTATATTCTGTAAATCCAATTTATAAACCAGTTTGGTTACAGCCAAGATCGTTGACATCAAGTATCAAACAGGTGCTTAAAGAAAAACTCAGCCCAATGGATTATAACATGTTTGTGGGAGTAGTACACACAGATCAAGACCAACAAAATTTTAATTTAATGTTGGAAAATATCAAATTACAAGACTCTTCAAAAAATATTTTAATTAAAGATTATTTGCCTGAACTTGTTAACCTGTTTTAATTTGTCCTAGCAATTGCTTTAATTTAGCACTTTGAACATCAGCTGACACCTTCGGTGGTTGTTCCCATGCTGGTGTTCCTGTAGGCTTTTCCCATTTGGTTGACGTTGGAGTTACAGTTGTGTTGTCAGTCACATTACTTTTTGTTTTGATTGAGTCCATAATGTTAAACTTAGGACCTCCTCGAAAATTATCATTATCTGCAATGCCTGGATCAGTAATACGCATAGTTTCAATGTTGTATTCCAAATCAATCTTTTGTCCTACACCTGTTGAACTCCGACTCTTCATGCACTGGATTTGATACTTGCCACGCTCTTTCATAGCGCGACTTGTAAAGATACCAAACACGTTGTCAGCTGTATTAATTTTAGAAATACCACCTGAAATATGACTGTGGTCAAATTCAATTTCTTCCACAGCTGATCGATTCAACTGCGATGCTGTAACCATTAACATGCCAAGTTCCTTGGCCAAGTTACGTAATTCCTCACTCACATACTTGTCTTTTACAAACAAGTCATTGGGGCTAACCTTGGCACTTACCGGCATCAACAAGTCCAAATAGTCAATCATCATAAAGTCTACTTTGATTCCTGTCTGGATCTGTACTTCTTTAACATAACTCCTAATGTCATTAATGTTGCTTTGTGCTGGCAATGCCTTGACTCGATATTGTCCAGATTTTTTACTGACCAGTCGAACCTTCAGAGTAGTAGTATCAATGTCTTTGCGGATGTCTTTGGTACTCATGCTGGTTAGCATAGCATCTGTGCGCAAACTAGTGAGCTCTTCACTAAGTTCCAGTGTAATGTACACTCCACTGAGTCCTTGTTGTAACCAGTTAAGCGCAATGTTCATCATGACCAAACTCTTGCCTGATCCTGATCCGCCTGCAAAGATGTTGAGTTCGCCCCTGCTAAATCCACCATACAACAACTTATCCAGTTGCGGCCAACCTGTTGATACTTGCCCACCCGAGTTAAAGTATTTGTTGATACGTGCCGCAGGATCAGCAAAGTAATCTGTGCCCATGTCTTTGGTGAGAGAGATTTGCACAGCGTCTTTGATCAGTTTTTCTACAGGTTCAAAATCGCCTTTTTCCAACAGGTCTGCACTTTTAAGAATAGCACGTTCAAGTTCCTGACGCTTGGTAAACGATTCAAACTCTCCCATAAACCAATCAAAGTGTCCTCCGTTTAAATCTGGTACGGATGCAAGTTTGATTCCTGTGGTGGCACTGATCTGTGTCCTGTCAGGCATAGTTTTGTGTTTGTCGGTGTGTTCTTTAATGAACTCGGCTGCCGGTCTTAAACTACGATCAAAGTTTTGCGGATTGTAAATATTTTGAACACGCACATAACTACTTGCGTCCTCAAGCATCATTTCTAAGAATAATCGTTGAACATCAACACTATAGTTAGTAAGCATAATTTAAATAATCTCTAAAATTGTTTTTCCAAATTCTGCTAAATTGTTTGCCTGTCGTTGTCGATCAAAAAATAATTTTTGATTGTGTTGGCAAATGTCATCAATTTCATTTGTATGGGTTTTACTACTATCAACCAATTGTTTAATTGCCTGAACAACTTTTTGCATTCGTAAATCTAGGTTTTTTTCTGAATCATACGATTCGTCACAGAAATTTGCAAATGTTTTAAATCCCTGGGTTTTTAATTTAGCTAGAATATTTGTATCTCCTAAAATAACAAACGGGCGGCGGTGCGCTAATATTTTAAATGTTTTTTCTGTACAATATGGCTCCGTTATGTCTCTAACAGTGGTTTCCAATGCCACATTAACTTTGGCAATTGCATGCATTTTTTTGTGAGGCAAATGATCTAGAGATCTGCTCATATTGGTATCATAGAAACTAGGATAACATGTATGTAAAGAATACTTTTCTAAATTTACTTTATTAAAGTAAACTTCAATTCCCAATTGCTGAAATCTAAGATCAGTTTCTAAAATATCTTGCAAATTGTCTGTGACTATGGTTAAATTGTCTCGAAGCTGATCAAACAGTTTCATGAATTGTATTCTATGTGGCCTAGGACTACCAAATGGTATTACCACATCATATATTGCATTACCCAACGGTTCTCTGTTTATTTCGTAGTATAGTGTAGTGTTGGTAAACTCATTGAATATATGGTGGTCCCAATAGTCAAACCCAACAGTTGTATAATTTTTAAAATTATTCAAATGTTTATGACCAGTTATCAATAGTGCATTTGGAGGGAACCATTCATCAGATGTCCAATAGTCATGATGGCCTTCAAATACACAACCATAGTTATCAACTTCAGAATCTAGGAATCCTTTCCAATCTTTAATTACAAAATTTTTTTCAAAGTTTCCAAACTCAAGTTTGTCAAACTGATTTTGTTGACTATAGTAAGCACTAATTCCTGCATACACCCAAGATTGTGTATAAAATGGAGCATGCTGGGGGAGATCTTTTTTTAGTATTTCTAAAGATGTAAATTTATTTTTCATGATAATTTTTTGACAAGTTGTTTTTTCTTCATTTCTATTTTGATTTTACTAGTTTCTCTATTTGCAAATATACTTTGCAATGTTGCTAGCTTGCCAAATTTAATTACAGCATCATTGACATCTTTAACGTCACTGGGCCAACTAGGAATACTTACTGCCCATCCCAGTTCTACTGCACGATCAATTAATTCAACACCAGCTTTGTCCATATCGGGCACCACAGTGATTTCTTTGCCCAGGCTACGTATTAATCTAGCTTGACTATCGCTTACAGTATTATGCATTAGTGCAATACCGCCAATGCTTAGTGCATCAAATATACCTTCCATTACTAAAACATGCTGCCAGTTGTTGTGCTGTAAGTCAGTGCCAAATACGTAGCCTGGTTGTGAGTGATTAATATATTTAGGAATTTTGTTATCTAAGAATCTAGCACACCAGCCTATGATCTTGCCGTCATATGTGAATGGCACAGTGACATGCAGTCTGGTCCAGTGTATACTGTCGTTTTTGACAGCAGTCATGATTGGATAGTCTTCAGGAACACATCGTTGCCTTAGGTAATTCCAGTAGTACTGATGTTCGGGCGTGACTTGTTCAGTGTATGGTGGAAAGTCATCTGACTCGTCAAACTCAATTGCACTTACGGCATTGGATACCCGTTGTCTATCTTCCAAGATGCCGTGTATGTTGCGATGTCTTAGGCTTTCAAGATTGAGCATTTCAATTTCGTTGTCGGGTACACCCATCCATCCCATAAGTCGTTTAGCTTTAAAGCTAACTGTGCGACCTAACACAAAACTGGCTGTGTAGGAACAGTTGAAACAGTGATAACTCCAACCTTGTTCAGTTATCTTGATGCCCCCACGCCCACGGCGGTCCGCACTATTACCATTATGGGTACAACACACAGCATTAAAACTGGTCCAGCCCTGTGGGCTAGATTTTTTCTTAACAGGTAGATAATTGATTATGTCTATCACTTAGACATTATAACACGATCTATCTCTTGTTGCAACATGTTTTGTAGTATTATATGTCCGTTTTCATTGGGGTGTCCGCCCGGAAACGTTAATTCCATTTCGTTTGGATGTTGGCGTAGCCAATGTACAAAATTAAATCCTGGCAATATTTTGGAAGGAACTGTGATTTCTTCTTGTGGCGGGCTTATGTCCCAGATCAACATTGGTAGATTTCTTCTAGCTGCCACACCATCAAAAAAGTACAACGCTTGTTCGTAGTTCAGCATTGACAATGGGTCACTTTCACTCAGTACCATGTATCGTTTAATCATATCGGTCCATTCGCGAGTCACAGCACCGTCTTGGACTCCAGCATGTACCCACGAACTGTGAACAAATCTATCCCACGTGGGAGCATTAGGGTAAGTTTCATGATTAGGGTTATAAAAACTCATTCGACTACCTTCGGTTAATCCTACTAGAACAATACATTCTTCAGGTCTAGGTTCGTTGCGTAACCACCACAAAAAAGTCCACATAGTGCTCTGTAAACTGCCACCAGGTATGCCAAAGTTTTTTGTGGGCAATTGATAATGTCTACCAAGTAATCCCAGGAAGCATTTTCGTTCACGATAAGACGTATTCTCTACTAGACTTGGATGTGCATCAGGATTGTGTTTTAACAACTCTGGGTCAATTAACTCGTCGCCCCAGAACCAACTGTCTCCAAACCCAACAATTTTTTTAAATTTCATCGGTACTGTATTAAATCAATGTTTCCGTCAGATATACCAAATGATAATCTTAGATAAGGATGATACCCCTCAACGTTGATGCCTAATCTTTCAACTGCATGAATAAAGTTTATTTCTGACACAGTATTACTTGTTTTTAAATCTTCAAAGTCTACATCGTACCATTCAACAGTATTGGCTGTGGCATCTGACGATCCTTGTACTTGAAGTGTGCCAGTAAAGTCCACTGGATCAATTTGGAATGTAGTAATACGTGTACCATTTGTGGTAATTGTACTGGTGTAATGGATAGAGCTGTCAGGGGCTTGGCTTGGGATAGTTAATTCTTGGCTGGCAACAAAAGCTGGAAATACGCTGTCTACAATATCAATATTCCCACGAGCGCCTGCATAGTCGTCTGTGAATACTGCTTGATTTAAAACGCCGGACGTAATTTCTAAACTCCAACTAGCGGGCTGTGCTTGAAAATATGTTGTCTCTTCGGCAGTGACAGTTACTTTAGCTCTACCTGTTGGTGCATTAAGTGTTACAAGCTCTTTGGCATATAACAAATTTTCTCCGTCTTGACTAATCATACGAAACGTAAACGTTGCGCCTGTGATGTTTACAGGTTTTTGGTCCTGGTTTAGAAATTGGAATAAAATAACATTATCCACTCCTAAATTTAATTTTAAGTCTTTTGCGTACACTGGTTGCCACCTTCTATCAAAAGTTGAGCCAATGCCTGACGTGTCAATCAGAATTACCTGTTGGATTTGCTGATATAAATAGGCAGTGGTTGAATACATTTGGATCTCCAACTAATATTTATGGGTGATAATATCTTTACAAAATTGACTAAAAAGTATCCGTTTATAACTCTGTGTTTATATGCAGGGATAGAATACGTAGGAATTATACAAAATCAAGATGACGCAATTACAACAATCTACGACTTTGGTGATGTTTCTGACCCTGAACTAAAAAAGCTGTTTATTGAGCTGGCCAATGATTGGTGGTGGGAAAGTAACCATAGTATACCTATAAACATATACTTAAAAGCAGAGTGGGCTCCATTTAAGCCATATTTAAGAACTTTTGCCAACAAAGACCTTGAAATATTACACGGACCTGTTTGCAGTTTAAGTGACATCTCTCGACGAAAAAGTAAACGTAAATCAATTACATTAGTCAGGAAGATTGACTAATTTTTTCAAATTGATCTGCTTCGTTTAACAAATTCATGTGCAGGGCCACTAACACAGCATAGCTAATTGCATGTGATTTTTTAAATGTATATCCACGACTATCATCACCGTTCCAAACATCAGCAAAGACGGTGTTCCAATCTTTATTTTGTAAGTGTGCTTTTCCTGGCCTAATAATACTGATAAACGCAGCCATCCTAGTTATTGAATCTGGTTGCATTGACTTTAACAATTCTGTATAGTTTCCAACGTGTACCAACCGAGAAGCCCAGGCGTTATCTGTCCATAGTCTTGTCCATGTGGGTGTGGTTTTGATCATTTGATCATAGTGTTCAGGATTTTTAACCAACTGATAAACGCTCATGTTTAAAAAGTCTATCTTAAAATATCCACGTTGTTCGGCTTCTTCGTAGTTTATAGCCGCACACTGATTCACTGGATCAAATGGAATATCAGTAACGTAAACACCACTGTTGTGTCGACGCACTTGTTCATTAATTGACTGTCGTGCAGGAATATGCTGTATTAATTTTAATACTGTTTCTCTGTCAGCAAAATCAATATCAATATCTGCGCTCATTACCATCCTGCCTTTGCTAAAATATCCTTAGCATACTCTTGATCTGCCATGTAATCTTTAAATTTTTGTTGCCAAACATCTGCGTCAATGTATGGCCATATCATTGCAATTTGATTTTCATCTAAGCTGTTTAGGAACTCCTGGCCACTGTCACAGTTGTAAATTATCCAAGGACTAATCTTGCCAGTGGTAATTGCATGACAGATTATATTGATGTTACCGTATCTAAGATAATCCTTTGATGCATGACCATTCTTCTCTTCCCAGTCAATACTATGTTCAATGGACCTGGCCAAAGCATCATTGACGGACTCAATTTTAAGATACCACAACAGATACTCTGTGTAGATAGTATCTTTACACCAATAATCAAGTTTTTTATTTTGTTTGACCACCCATTCAGTAAACCTAGCTGGATTAATTGCTCGAATATCCACACAGTATCTACCAAACTTGGCAAATGCTCGATAATACGAACTGTTGGCAAAGTCATCAAATGTTTTTAATTTGGCCGACCCTTGTGTGACTTCATAGAATTTTAAATATGCTTGGAACCCAAGCTGGACTCCGCGTTCATTCTGATCTTGTCTGCGCTTCTTTTGTTCACAGACGTGTACTGCTAAACTATTTTCTCTAGAAAAGTCTTTTTTACAATACTGGCACTGGTATGTCATTTTTCCTGACCGTGATCTTTAACGTATTCATCTAGTTCTTTTTTGGTGATTAACTTACTAAGCAATTCTATCTCGTCCATTTTTTTGGTTGGATATAGTTCTGCCAACTGCTTCTTAATACTGCCAGCACCAGGTTCTTTTTTCTTTAGACCAATCCAGGGATGTCGTGGTGTTCCTAGGTCAGGACTAATAGCAGTAGCACACAACCACTGAAGTTTAGGATGTTTGTTTATAGCAAAAAAATGTTTGTTCAAGTAATGATTACAACTACGCACATAGTATGCTTGTATTTCACTACTATCCTCAACACTACTACCCCAACGTATCATAAGATAGTTACTGAACTTTTTTAATTCTTCCGGAGTTAAACTATCATAGAAATTACGATTCTTGGTATCAAGCTGGCGCATTTCGTTACTGATGTTTAGTTTATCTGACATTACCAATTGCCTTTGACAATATATTAATATGGTTTTTCATACGGCCATGCTCTCGATGAATACGTTCAATTTCGTTGGCCTGTTGTTTGAGTTTTTCTTCTAGTTCTGTGATCCGAGTGTCAAGGGGGTTAATTTCTTTTTTTAGAATAACCGGCACTCGAGGTCGGTCAGCATCGTCTTTGTATTGTTCCATTTAATAAAACCTATTAATAAATTTTTGGTATACTGGAGAAATCCACCGAATGGTTACAAAAGCAATTGGCCAAGCTGTTATCCAGTGTATTGCCCATAGTATTGCTTCTAAGTGAAAGTAGTCTTGGTGCATGTGAGTAACTGTGAATGTAATCATTCCGGTTGCAGTTAAACTTGTCAATAATTGTAATATCAACAGTTTCATTTACCAAGCCTTATTGTAGTCAACAATTTCACAGTTGCGACTAATATCTTTGACAAAATATACACACTCAGGATTGTCCCCATCCTGAATAGGAACTGCTAGCATTTGCCCATTTTTAAGTTTAGGCGCATACCAGGCAACTTCATGATAAACATCAATTATTTCAATCTCAGGAAAACTGGGTCTGAAACTGGTTAGAGGATTAAATTGGAAAGCTTTAAATCCTCGATCATTGATAGACGTCAACGGCAGTACTTCAAGGTCTCCCACGTCGGGTTCCCCGATTAAGATTTGCCAATCAACTGGCATACGAATTTGATTTTCACCAATACGTAATACCAGTGCTGGGCTATTAAAACTTTCCAAAAAAATTAACGGAATGTAATGATAGTCTGGGTTTGATGGGTCACTGTTATCAAGTATTGCAAAACGCATGTCGTCAACTTCGTCGGGCAATGTATCTAAATCATAGCAGGTATTATCTAGTGTTAGTATTCTCATAGTATGTATTATACAGTATTATTGCAGAAAGTCAACGGTTACTTGATGGTCATCCATTCTAATTTTTCAGCTGAGAATGGGTAGTTGGCTTCTTTGTAAAACTGTTTTCGTTTGGTCATGTGCCGTTTTGCAAATTTGCAGGTACTAGTTATATCCCAAATTTGAACATGGTCTTTATCTTCTGCTTTTCTAATGCCCCTACCAATAGATTGAATAACCCTGACAAAGCTTTTGCCTGGTTCGATCAACACCAAGTTAAAAATTCTCGGTATGTTAATCCCAACTGCTGCCACACCGTAAGTGGCAACAATAATTTTACCTGTTGATTCTGCAATTTCATCATAGTGTTCTTGTCTTTCTGTGCCTTTGGTTGCACCCGAAACAAATACTGCCTTGTCTCCAAGACGCAGGGCCAGTGCTTGTCCTGCACTAATCCTATCAACAAGAACCAAGGTGTTACCAGTTTCGTTCACCTGTTTAATTAAGCTAGCAATTGTATCCAGTCTTCCTGATTCTTCTAGTAAGTATTTTAGCTCACTTTGGTAGTTGCTGTACTCAACATGATCAACTAGCTGTACAATGTTCACATGGCATTGTGCTAGTACACCCCTGTCTTGTAATTCACTAGCGGCTAACTTGCTAATAACCGGTCCTAAGCTAACATGCAATGCTTCAAATTCAAACTGTTCTTTTGGCACAGTACCAGTTAATCCCCAACGAATCGGCACTTCAGACATCACGCTGGTCAGCAAAGTTTTTAACGCATCTGCTTTGGCCATGTGTACTTCATCTACAATAACACATACAACGCCTTCGATAAAGTCCCCGATACTGACCTCAGCTTCACCTGACTTTGTGTTCTTCATCATGTTGTTGAGACTCTGCCAGGTACAGATTGTATGTGTTTTATTATACTCTTTTCTGTCACCAAAATACACGCCAACGTCGAGTCCAAGATTAATGTAATCTTTTTCTGTTTGTCTCACTAGGTCTTTGTTGGGAACAATAACAATGCTACGTCCGTATTGTTGTATGCTATAACTCATAGCCGCAGTCATAATTGTCTTGCCTGCGCCTGTGGCTACTTCTTGTATGCATTGTGGGTTTTGTAAAAAGTTGTTGACTATCTCTACCTGATAGTCACGCAACATAATTGGTTGGCCTTCCATCAGATGATTCTTGGGCCAATTTGTTTCAGCAAATGTATCTTCCTTGACTAGCGTAAAATCAAAGGTGGTACGATATTCTCGCAAATCCTCTACGTCAATGTCGTAGTTGTAGTCTTCTAGGATGGGAATGATCTCTGGCAGTAGATTTACATAGGTACTGCCGCCTAGTTGGAAGAAGCTGACCTTACCATCCCATCTGCCCAGTCTTACCGCCGGAAGATATCGTGCATAAGGAACATCGTACTTAAATTTGTTTACTAAGGCACGCCTAGCAGTTAAATCAAGTCCTTCAATCTTTAAATTTACTTCGTCTCTGATTATTAATTTAGCCTGCATAATTTTGTAGTTTCAGCCATTCTTGGTAAAAGTTATTATCCAGTTCAGGTGATTCTACATAGTTAGCAAGATCCTCAACAGCATACCCTGATAGTATGCGTTCAAGTGTAACAATCTTTTTTGTATGTGTCTTTACCATATTAGAGTAGTCTATCAATGTTTTTGCATATCCTGCAACGTCATTGGCACCGCAGAACTGTTGCATCTCTTCCCACACATTTGGTCTGTGTAACTGTTTGAATCTTTCTGCGGCCCACAATGCTGTGTCAAACTTATTTACAGTAACAGTAATAAAATCTTGACCTGCACTAACATGATAGGTTAAATCATGACTGGGTAAGCTATTATACACTAAACTAATGTTTTGTACATACTGAGTTTTTTCTAAATCATTTAAAAAGGTGTGAGGTTTATTTAGTCGACATCTTTCTGCAGGCATCCTAACTGCTGTTTTTGATAATTCGCAGTTGGTGGAATCTATTATGGCCGCTAACACATGACCGCAGGTTCCGCCTGTATAACAAACAATGTTCACGGTTGGTATTGCCAATGTATTTTAACATTGCCATTGATCATATCATCAACTTCGGGTAGCCAAGTATAATCAACAAGAGTGTCATTTATATTGATTATGTCATAGTTAACTCGCAACAACTTAAATCCGTGTTGTTCCATGCTTAACAACCATGCTTGCAGTAACAAGCTAAAATTGTACTTTAATCGATTATGGAAAATAAAGATATCTCTAAAAGAGAAAAATATTTGTGTGCCTGTCTTTAAGAACCTGGTTTGAAATTGCCAATACTCTGTGTACTCATCAAATGTTTTCCACCTTAATCTAATAGTGTTGTTAACAATAAAATTGTCAGCTTGGTTGTACAAATGTTTAACAGAATCTTCTCCTGTGTCAATGACAGCCTTTGGGTACCAGGACAGTACCAAAGGTACTAGTTCAATTACTGTTAAATTGTCAATTGCAGGGTCAAGATAATATCCAGCACCATCATAGGTAACAGTTTTACCTGGATTAAGATGTTCAATAATATACTTGTCGTAGTTGTCAAGTATGATTTCTTTTGAATGTCGGTTTCTTACAAAATAGTTATGCTTGGGTTTGCTAAATTTCCATCTTGTGTAACTGGTTCTAAAGTCTGTTCTTAGAACTGCGTCTGCATATTTTCCAATTACTTTCGACATAACAATAACTCACATGATGGTACTACCCAGGTAAAACAACTGCCGTCTTCGACAAATATTTCGCTACGGTTTAATACAACAGTATCATTGAGATTCTTTTCTAACCATTTGACAATAGCTGTATCAAAGTGTTCAGGTAAATTATGATCAACAAATGTTTCTGCGGCATTTAAATAATAACGATTCAAACAAAAGTAAATCCTAGGACATAAATCCAATAACAAATTTAGTTCTGTAATCATATTTTTTACTGTGAGCCTGCTAAATCGTTGATCGGTGATTACAACTAGTTCAGCATCATTGGGTGCCACCAGTTGAATATTGTGTTTATCAAAAAACTTATCTAATATTTTGTTATCTTTGAGCACATGAACTTTGATGATACCATTGTTAATGATATAGTCCTCGATGTTTTTTTCCCTACGAATTTTGCACTCCTCGGCAAATAGTCGTAGCTGTAGTCTACCCCAATTTGGGTGTCGCCATACTTTAGGATGTTTTTCAAACGTGATATTCATAGGATCTTGTATTTACGGCACTCCTTACCACAAATAAAAAAAGAGGTACCCTAAAGTACCCCTTAAACGGATCATCTAGGAGCTAGACTAAAATGATGATCCGGTAACTTTAACTGCTAATTAGGCACTCTTCATACATGTTGTCTCACTCATGCGCTTCCAGTTATTAGGAAAGCTCTTGCGCAGGTCTGCAATCTTGAGCGCCATACGCAAGGATACCTCACGCAAACGATCTTTGTTGACATGCATGAACTCAATAATGTCGTCTTGTGCATACTCGTTAAAGTCGTAGTCTGCAAACAACACGCCATCTTTGGCAATCTGTTTGATGCGCAACAACTTGTCACGCATGGTGTCCAGGGTCAAGTCCAGGTAGTGACAACGTGACTGCAACGCATCCAGGTGATCCCGCAATTTTTGCGACTTCATTTGGTCAAATTTTAAATTTGTAATAAAGATAACACTACCTTTAAACTCAAAACGGTCTGGGATACCTTCACGGCGCAGAGCACTGGATTCTGACAACCAGGAGATAACACGTTTCTTGCTGGAGTCCAAGGCACCCTTGAGCAAGTTAAGGGCAACGTCATCTAACAAGATGCTGTCGCAGTCATCAAACACCACCACAGAGTTGGCGTCAGAAAACTTGTACAAGACTTGATATAGTCCAATTGGTGTGGCACTTCCCTTGACTACCTCTGCACGGAGTCGTTTACTAGCAAGCTTGTCAAACAAGCAGGCCTTGTCAATCTCTTGCTCCACGCCAAAGCTCTTGCCCACACCTGGAGGACCGCTCACAATCATAGCACGGATGTCACCACTGACACAGGCTTTGGTCATGTCGTGCAGGATGTCAAATCTCTCACGAATACGGTCCATTGCTTGCTCGTCGGTTTCCACCGGAGCAGTATGTTTAAATTCCACTACCTTGTTTTCTTTTACACTGGGCATATTATCTCCAACAATTTCAATATCTTGAATACCATCAACTTTGATGCGTACCACATCGTGTTCTGCGCCAAAGTAGCCATTGCTTTCTACTGTTACAAAGCCGCCTCGAGCACCTTGTGTGTAGTCTTTAACTAGTGTAAAAGTAACACCACGAACAGTTTGTTTGCGATAGTTACCGCTACGAACGAGTACTTGCGTCATTGATCAGGCTCCTGTTTTGTTAACTTATGCTATATTATAGCAAACTGTGAATTACCGGTCAACTATTAGTTGATCTTGTTGCAAACAATACAAAACTTGTATTCCTTGCTACTTATTATTCTATAATTATAGCAAAAACCTATTTAATGGTCAACCAGGATTTTTTGCCTATTTTTTAAGCAGTTTTTGGATGTTGTTTTTGTGCAACAAAAGAAAAACCCTACTACTAGTAGGGTTTGATAAGAAAACTGCTTAATTTTTAAGCGTTTATTCAACAGGTAGTGCCCTGTTAACTTTCTGTGTGCAAGTCAATGTGCTTTCGTTAGTAATTAAATATTGCCATCTACCAACTTGTGCAGGGTCGGTTGGATTTTTATCAGGAACCGTTACTCCGTTAATCTGAACGTTTTCTCTTCCATCGCCACCAGTAACAAAATTATCCACAGTCACAAAATTATCCACAGATGCCATTACAAAGGTTCTTCCTGGATCGTCAGCACTAAAAATTGGTCCAGCAGGAATAGAGTCAGGATTGTTTTTGTCTGGCAAACGACTTGGATCTACTGTGTATACGTCGCCACCGTAATTAGCGGTAATTTTGCCCCAGAATAAATCACCACCGGTCACAGTTAAAGTCAACGGAATTTCACCATATACAGAAGTGTCTGCTTCAAATGTAAACAGTTCCGATAGGCCGTCGTTGTTAGTCCCAGGAGTTGCCCCGGCTGATGCAGATACTGCGCCTGTAAATACTGCTTGATTGTTAAAATTTAACCTTACTATTACAGGTCCAACTGTAGTGAATGCGTTACCATAAAATTTAAATGTGCGTGTAGCCATTGTGTTATCTCCTATTGCAGTTATTTATACCGGATCCAAAACTTCTGCACAACCGGATCGGTAATTTCGTGAGGTTTGGGATTTCCGTGAAAAATAGCAATACGTGTTGTGGGATCTAATAATGTGCCTGCACCAGGACGACGATATTTTCTTGTTTTAAAGTCAAGACCTCCGTCCAGTAATTGCCAACGCCAGCTTTTGATTAAATTACTGTCAAAGAACCGTATATCCTTTGGGTTTAATGTTGCTGACAAATAGTCCTGATCACCTGGATATTTTCTTATTAAGTCTGCCAGATTTTGCTTTAAAAAGTCATCCCAGATATAGCTAAATTTAACTGTGTCCCAAAGCATTAAACTTGAGTTAATTCCTGCCCAATCTCGCCACAGGTATTTAAAATCTTTAATTGTCCAAAAATACTTGCTACTATCGCTCCATAAACAGTCTATGTTTTCAAATATAACCGTGTCAAGATCTAAGTACAACATTCTGCCCTGAAAATGTTCTGGGTTAAAAAGTTGTAACTTGTACCACCAACTTTGTCTAGGTCCAGAAACTCCTGGCCAATCTATTAATTCGTGTTTGATAAAAGGTGGCGGTACACCACGAAAAGCTTCTGTGTAAACATGAAATCGCACGTCCATGCTGACGTTTCTACAAATCATATGATATAAAGTATCAACATAGGACCAGTTATATTTGTCTCCATGTATCAAACATGCGCAGTCAATTGTGGTCATAAAGGTGGGTTATGCCAAAAGTGTGGATATTGTTGTAATACCTGTTGTACCAGTGCAGGATACACAGTTGAGACAACATGGGTAGTACACTTATGATTGATAGCTGATATTGTGTCTAACTGTTTAAAAGCATGCAATACTTGCTCAGGATCTCTGTGTTGACTTTCTATACAACTAACCACTTTATTTTTTATTAGATCATCACTGCCCATCCAGGTCCAGTGCCAGCCAACTGATTCATCTAGACCAACACAATGACTACGGTTTTTTCTTTTAACTACTGCTAGATTGCCTTTGTACAAGTCATGCGGTGTTTCAAACATACCACGCCTGGCAACCACACTACCTTTCCATCCACGATCTGCACGTTGGTCAACTCGGTACATATACATATCAAATCCACAACTTACTGGCCTATTATGTTGATCCATTTGATTAACAATTTTACTCCACTTGGTTGGATCAATGACCTCGTCGAGATCTCCGTGAATAACAATATCATCTGAATTGCAACTGCCAAGTGCAGTTTTAAATCCCTGTCTCATTGCCGTTTCGCAAATCAGGTTAGTCTGATCAGCAGTTAGTGGTAATCGAATTACTTGTATTCTGTCTGAGTATTTGTCATTGTACTTTTTTAAATTGTCAGTCAAGTAATAGGGCTTTTCAATACCACTAAATGTTCTACTTGCTTCTAAAACTATCCAGCGATCTACATAGTGGTCGGTAATTGCTAGATGTATGTCTAGCATGTCAAATTCGTTGTTAAACAATAAGGTGTCAATGACCATTTTAAAACTTATAAATTATTTGATATTCATCGTACACAGGATGTTTACCTTTTGATTCAAGATATTCAACAATTCTACGACCTTTGCCAGTTCTTAGATTTGTGTTTTTGAATCTGCTGTTGTCATCTATTGCCACAATGCATCCTGATTTTAAGTAAGATTCGATTACTTTAAATTCGTTTAAATGGTGCTCGGCGCTGTCCTTATCATTTTCCCACTTGACGTCCCACGAATCTAAGTAAAACAAATCAACCATGGATAAATCAGACTGTTCGCTCAACCAAGTTACGCTGTCACTGCATGTGACTTTGAAATTTTTTGACAGTATTGCTGTTGATGCTGAGGCACAGGCACCCGGGTCAATATCCACTGACCTCACGGACCCGTTGTGCATATCTACAAATTCAGTGAATAATTTTGCACTCTGACCGTCTTTCCAGTTGCCCGGATTTCGTAGAGTGCCAGTTTCAATTATGTGGTACTGATCTTGACTACGATTTACTAGTTCAGCAAACATAATGTTGAATCCGTGTGCTCGTTGATATAGTCCATCAACTAACCCTCGCTTTATTGCGCTAACACGTGGATTTAATAAATTGTAATAATTTTTTCGGTAAAACTCTAACCAGTCTTGTTTCATTCTTTATTTAAAGTAAATTGTTATCAGCTGTTGGTTTTGTAACCAACCAACAACGGCCTGATCTGTGTACTTTTATATTCATTGGTCCAAAAAAATCCCAAACGGCCTGTTGAACTCCTGGGTAACCTTTTGTGTAGTCATCACCGGCAAACATAGAACCTGGGCGCATTTTTGGCCACCAGGCAGTGAGATCTTTTGTTACTGCTTCATAGCTGTGGCCAGCATCCACGTAACAAAAGTCTACAGATTGATCTTGAAATTGGTTGGCTGCGTTCCAACTCATCATGGTCAACATAGTGATTGAATCTATCACTGGTTCGATATTTTTACGGAAAATATTTTCCATGTTCTGCACTACACCTTGATCGTATGCTATATCAGACTCACCTTTCCAACTGTCTACACAATAAAATTCACCTAACTTGTCTTGATTGATTAACTCAACCACGCAATATGCCGCACTACGCCCTGTCCAAGATCCTAGCTCAACCCAGGTGCCGTTTTTAGGGAATTGTTCTAACACAAGGTCAAGCATGACTGTGTTTCTAACGCTCATAAATCCGTCTATGCCTTGATAAAAGTGGTCCATATTATATTTACCATAATATACGTAGATAAATATTTCTATGAAAATCGTACTTGTTACAGGTGGGTTTGATCCCATACACTCCGGGCACCTTGCTTACTTTCAGTCGGCAAAACAATTAGGTGACAAACTAATTGTCGGACTTAACTCAGACGCATGGCTTACTCGTAAAAAAGGTAGGCCTTTTATGCCCATGAGTGAACGTTTTGCACTAATTGGTGCGTTAAGCATTGTAGACGAAGTTGTGGTTTACAACGATGATGATAACTCCAGTTGCAATGCAATTCAGTTGATCAAACAACGCTACCCCGGTGAACAAATTGTGTTTGCCAATGGTGGCGATCGCACCCGAGACAACATTCCCGAAATGATATTTGACGATGTTGAATTTGCGTTTGGGGTAGGCGGTGAAAACAAAATGAACTCTAGTTCATGGATCCTTGAGGATTGGAAGAAACCCCGGACCACCCGCGCCTGGGGATACTATCGTGTGTTACACGAAGTGGGTGCAAACACCAAACTCAAAGAGCTAACTGTTACGCCCAAGACATGTTTGAGCATGCAACGTCATGACCAACGTGCGGAGTTTTGGTTTGTTGCCGAAGGTGAAGCCGCTGTTTATACACTAGACTCTGGTAGTGATCACGATTTAGTTGGCACATATGGTCTGCATGAATATGTGTTTATTGACAAAGGACAATGGCACATGCTATGCAACGAAACAAATCAGCCATTAAAATTAATTGAAATTCAGTACGGTGAGAACTGCATTGAAGAGGATATTGAAAGAAAATGATTCCAATTTTTATAGGGTATGACCCTAGAGAAGCAATTGCATTTCATACCTGTTCTAATAGTATTATTAGACATGCAACACAACCAGTGCAGATTATTCCATTGGCATTAAACCTATTTAAAGACTACAAAGAAACACACACAGATGGCAGCAATCAATTTATCTATAGTAGATTTCTTGTGCCGCACTTGATGCAATTCAATGGATGGGCTATTTTTATAGACGGTGATATGGTTGTGCGTGACGACATTACTAAATTGTGGGAATTACAAAACCCCTATAAGGATGTATTGGTAGTCAAGCATGATTATAAAACAAAAATGTCTGAGAAATACCTTGGTTCAAAGAATGAAGACTATCCTAGAAAAAATTGGAGTAGTGTTATTTTATGGAACTGTAATAGCTTTCCTAATCGTAAACTAACACCAGAATTTATACAAAAAGCCACAGGAGCCGAACTGCATCGATTTACCTGGATTGATGATAAACGCCTTGGTGAACTGCCACCTGAATGGAATTGGTTGCCCGATGAATACGGGCCAAACCCCGCGGCCAAGCTCTTGCACTATACCTTGGGCACTCCATGCTTCCACGAGTTTGCTGACACACCACAAGGCAACGAGTGGCACAGAGAACGCATACTCACTGAGTATTGTTTACAAAGGACACTATAATGGGTAAGTGGTTATTTCTTAGCAAGAATGGCAAGGATGAATATATCAATATGTTTGCCGCGGGTTGTGGTGGGGAGATAACCAACTCCGACGACTTTGATTATTATTATGATGTATTAGTTGATGATAGACCCGTAGTACTGCGTGGAATTTTAAAACATAAAATTATGCGCAGTTGCTGGGAAGATAATAAAACATTCTATTACATGGACAGTGGCTACTTTGGTAATCAACCCGGGCACCAGAATCCCCAAGGATGGAAGCTTTGGCACAGAATTGTAAAGAATGATCTTCAACACAACGAAATAGTTCCTAGGCCCGGTGATAGATGGAAAAAACTTCGAATTGACCTGGGTCCAAGAAGACATGGAAAAACAATAATTGTTGCGGCCCCCGATGAAAAACCTTGCAAGTTTTATGGAATTGATTTAGAAACCTGGCTCATTGAAACTGTGGAAACTTTAAAAAAATACACAGACCGGCCAATTATTATCAGACAACGTGAGCCAAAAAGAATAGACCGTGTACAATTGAATCCATTATCTGCTATTTTGTCAAGAGATGTACATGCATTAGTAACATTTAACAGCGTTGCAGCCACAGAAGCAGTCATGCAGGGAATTCCAGCATTTGTGTTGGCTCCATCAAATGCGGCAACGCCGGTTGGCAACACAGATCTGAGTAAGATCGAAACACCTTACTACCCCGATACAGATAAACTTCATGCCTGGGCTCATCATCTTGCATACGGACAGTTTCATGTGGATGAGTTACGAAATGGTACTGCATATAGGATTTTAACAACATGAAGGTTATAAGTTATCTCTCAACCTTGCCTAAGAAACAAGAGCCTACACCTGAGTCTTTGCAAAAACAAAATAATAAGGCAAATACACTAAGATATTTTATCGACGGAGTAATTAACGCTGGCGATGAAGGACAGGTGATTGAAACTATGCAATACGAACCAGCTGATGTTGCAATGATACTAGGCTGGGTTCACGAAAACGGTAAAACTGGTGCGCACCTGGCGTTCAGACAAGAAATCATCGATCGTCAAAAAGCCATTGGTGGTAGGACTGTTATTGCAGATAGCAATTTGTTTTTGTATAAAAATACTACCAATCCTGGATACTGGTTGCGTTATAGCTACGATGGAGTTTTTCCAACCACTGGCGAATATTGCGATCATGAACCTGATCCAGTTAGATGGGAGATTATAAAACAAGCCATTGGTGTTGAACTAAGTCCCTGGCGAAAAAATGGAGACCATATTTTGCTTTGCCTTCAACGAGATGGTGGTTGGAGTATGGCAGGGTGGAATGTGGTTGATTGGGCACTAAATGTCATAACAACATTAAGAAAGTTTACACAAAGAAGTATTCGTATAAGAGCCCACCCTGGCGATAAACGAGCAAAAAAATACTGCGATCGTCTACTAAAACTTTGTAGAGGAAGAGCATTGCTTAATGTTCATTTCAGCACCAATGAAAGATTAGAAGATGACCTTGGTCGATGTTGGGCCATGGTTAATCATAATAGTAGTCCTGCAGTTGCATCTGCATTACAGGGCATTCCGGTATTTGTTACTGATCCGGACCGAAGTCAGTGCAAAGAAATTGCCAATATCAATCTGGCAAATATAGAAAATCCTATTATATACGACCGAGAGTCGTGGATAAAACGCATAAGTCAATTCCACTGGAGCCATTCAGAACTTAAATCTGGGCATTGCTGGAGACACATGAAACGATGGGCTAACAAATGATAGAAATTATTACTAGTTTTGATCAACGATATTATGATTTAATTGGTAAAGACTGTGTTAATTCCTGGTTGAAACATTGGAATCCGTATTATAAACTCACTTGTTATGTTGAGGACTTTTCATTTTCTAATAATTACAGAATTAAACAAATACAGTTCGATCAATTAGATCAGGACTATTACGCATTACAAAAAGAAGACTTTCATAGAAGCGTTAAAAGATTTTCAAAGAAGGCATATAGTTTTATCCATGCTATGAATAATACTGACCAACAGTGGATATTATGGATTGACGCAGATGTGATTACGGAAAGTACCATGCCGTGGGATTTTTGGAATAAAATTCTTAATCCGTCGCATTTATCTTTGTATTTGGGAGTATCATATACCGAAGATAAACAAGGTAATACAGGCAGTTGGCTAGTGCCCGAAACTGGAGTTTTTGCTGTTAATACGCATCATCCAAAATTTAAATTATTTAAATCAGAATACACTCGTAGGTATAAGAAAAGAGACCATAAAGATCTCAGACGATTCTATGACAATGATGTATTTGGGGCGGCAATCAAATTGTCCAAGGCCGACTGCACTGATCTATGTGCTGACTTTGCTAAACCTTATAAAACACCCATGAGACATACTGTTCTCGGTCCATATCTGACTCATCACAAAGCTAAACACAGTAAAGAACACTACAGTCAAACTGAGTTTGACGACGACCAATAAGATTCACTTCTAGGACGTACCAAATCTTTAAGATTACTGCGTCCCGAGTCTTTACGTTTGCCTTTAAGATGGTCAAGATATGCGCCCCAGGGTGTATTAATCAATGGGTGCCCTTCGCCTTTGATCAATCCCTTAGACCAATTTAGTTGTTTCCATTCTGGATACTTTACCTGTACTTCTTTGCGTGTTTCATCAAACACCCAGCAGTCGTTGTATTCTGCCATTGACATAACTCGGTCCGAGTCGTATGCCAACTGGAATTCTTTAAGCCATTCTTGTGTGGTTGAATTTTTTAAATTCATTGCATACAATCCACATTCTGTAAATTTCTTTTCACGACCTAAAAACGCCAGGCCGACATCTGCTGTAACTTGTTTGTTGATAAAATCTATTGTGATAGGAGTATGACATACCATGTCAGCATCCATCCAAAACAATACATCAGCATTGGTATTTTTTGCGGCATGACACACTGAATAAATTTTATGGCTAAAACGAATTGCATCCCATCTAAATCCCAGGCCAGGGGCCTTGCCTTTGTGATCTACAGGACCTGTGGCAACTAAACCGTTGGCTCGTGGATCGTTACACCAACGCTGTTTAAATGCTACAATTTCTGGACTTGCGGCATGCAGGTCTCTCACATATAAGTTGGGTGCAGATTGTGTAATAGTGCAATCTTCTGTGTAAACATATAGGTCAACTTCTTGAGGCCAGTTTTGTAAAAATGTATCAATCATGCGGCTGGCATATTTTTCATAACCGGCAGCATGAAATGTTGTTAGTACTGCGTATTTCATATTGTTTTGTATATTTTGTTTTCTTTATTGTTCCAATACTGATGGTCAGTAATTTGTTGTTTTATAATAGAGGTATCTATCTCATCAAGTGTTTGCTTTCTAGGAACATCTAAATCTAGATTGACCTGGTCTGGATGGAACCAAAATGCATTTACTGCCCTTGTGTCAAATGTAAAAAACTCATAACCATATTGTGACCACAAATCTTTGTACTTTGACAGTGAACAGCCATAATGAAACTTTCTATTGTATGTAACTTTTTTTATTGGATTTTCAACATAAGGAAAACTAGCCCAGTCGTTACCAAAGTTCTTGTTAATCTCGCAACACACGGTGGCTGGACGAAATCCCGATTGCAATAGGGCTGACGCTACTTCATAATCAAAACTGTCAATATCTAAACTAAAAAAGTCTGGTTGCTGGTACTGCTCGGGGATATACTGAGTTACGTTGTCTGGAGAAATCATTTTCTGTATTTTAATCAACTGATCAGGCCACCTTTCGGTCACTGATGAATTCCAGTCCCAGCCGTCTATGCCAACGCCGCAATACCCTTGATGTAGCAAGTCCAAAGTCATATTTTGTGTTCCATCGCCAAAACCAATCTCTACAAAAGTTTTTTTTGGGTCAGATATTCCAGCTAACATGTATTCAATAATCCCAGTCTCGGCATGTTGACTAAAACCTTGTCGTTCATACGGTAAATGTATCATAATGGAGTCCATATTGTATTGCTCTTACTTTTAACTGGTGCGGCTTCATACGGGCCGCATAAATCATTGAGCCATTGCCTGTGTTGATCTTGCTGGCCGTTGTCCTCAATTAACAACCAAGGTCTGTTGCGGCGTATAGTGTCACGACTTCCTTCAAGTACTGCATTTTCAAAACCCTCAACATCAATCTTGATCCAGTCCACAGATTGAAAATTGAATCGATCCAGCGTGGTCAACTCTCCAGTGTGTTGTTCAAACTCTGGGTTGGGCACAAACTCTGCCACTTGTTTGGTATGCCCACACTTGAGAGTTTGTAATTCAAATATTGCTGTTTGATCTCTATCGCCAAGACCCAAGTTATGCAATTCTACATTGTTATAATTTTCTAGATTTTTTTGCAGGACTTCAAAATTTTTAAGCACTGGTTCAAAACATACCACATGTTCAAACTGTTCAGCACTTGGTCTGGCAAATATACCAATGTTAGCACCAATATCAATCATTGTACGTTTTTGTGGAATATTATTATACACATAGTACCGGTAACGTTGTTGGTAATGTACATCTACAACATTTTGTAAACGCTCGCTGAAGAAACCATCAAGTGGTTCAGGAGAATACCAGAGTGAGTTAATTTTATACATATATAACTATTTAACAAAATGAAATTTAGTCTATTTAATAACTTTGGTGCGTTAAACTCTGCACCGGTATTTGCGGCCATAGAACAAGGTCTTAAATCTCTTGGCCATCAGGTAGTTCACAACGAATATGACGCAGATGCCGCTGTAATATGGTCGATGTTATGGACCGGTCGTATGCAAAGTAATCGAGAAGTTTGGAAAACATATCAAAACAAACCTATAATTGTTGCCGAAGTTGGAATGTTAGATCGAGGAAACACATGGAAAATTGGACTAAATGGTACCGGAGTATCTTGTTATAATTTCACTGATCTGATAGCATCAAGGGCAATAGATCTTGGATTAACATTGGCACCCTGGAGAACTGCTGGCGATCACATTGTGATTGCGCTACAACGTCAGGATAGTCAACAATGGTCTGGGCTACCGGATACACAAGCATGGGTTAATGATGTGTGCAATCGTTTAAAAAAATACACAGATCGCCCAATTGTTATTAGATCTCACCCAAGACAAAAAATAATACCAACAGCTATTTCCCCAAATAAGATTGCCAATTCGTACGATTGTTTTGATTTTAATCAATCATTAGAAAACGCATGGGCAGTTGTTAACTGGAGCAGTGGTCCTGGACCACAATCAATTATAAATGGTGTACCTGCATTTGTTGGCACAGATAGTCTGGCATCATTGGTTTCAACATTTAATCTAGCAGAAATAGAAAATCCGGCAATGCCGGATCGTAGTAGTTGGTTGAATATAATAGCACATTCTGAATGGACACTAGACGAAATTGCGAGTGGTCATCCTATTCAAAGATTACTGCCTAGGTTGGTATCTCTGTAGATCTGCATTAACCATATCTTCAATCATTTGTTTAAATGTTGTTTTTGGTTTCCAGTCCAATAGACTTCGAGCCCTGGTGCTGTCCCCGCATAGACTATATAATTCAGCAGGTCTTTTAAATCGTGGATCAGTTAGTACTTTGGATTCCCAGTTGGGAATATTAACATAATTAAACGCAACATCTAAAAGTTCTCGAATAGTATGTTGTTCGCCAGTGGCAATAACATAATCTTTGGCTTCATCTTGCTGTAACATTAGCCACATTGCTTCAACAAAGTCCCCGGCAAATCCCCAATCTCGGCGGCTGTCGATATTACCCAATGTAATTGTTTCCTGCAATCCTAATTTAATACGTGCAACAGCATCTGTAACTTTGCGTGTAACAAATTCTTTTCCACGCAATGGACTTTCGTGATTGAATAACACTCCTGAGCAAGCATAGAGACTATAACTTTCTCGAAAGTTCACAGTCATCCAGTGACTATACAGTTTACTAACCCCATACGGACTACGAGGAGTAAATGGGGTAGTTTCATTTTGTGTAGGTGTTGTGGCATTGCCAAACATTTCGCTGGTGCTTGCTTGATAAAAACGACTATTGGGACTATGTGTTTTAATTGCATTAAGAATATTAAGTGGACCCAATGAGTTGACTTCTGTAGTTAACTTATTCAAGTCCCAGCTAATTCCAACAAAGCTCTGAGCCGCAAGGTTATATATCTCTACTGGTTTTAAACTTCTAAGTAGATGATTTATTGAATTTTCATCAGTGATATCACCTGTTACTAGTTCAATATCATTTTCAATTCCAAGCCATTTGATATTGTCAAGGTTTGGATTGCTATATCTTTTAACTAGTCCGTATACTTGATAATCTTTTTCAAGCAATAACTTTGCTAGGTACGGGCCATCTTGACCAGTCATTCCAGTGACAAAAGCAGTTTTTTTCATTGTTTCCTCTTATTCTTTACCTAACCAGGTTAACGATTTATCAATCCAAGGTAGTGTTAGATCTCGTTGTTTTACATGTCCATATTTGTTTATACTATCAACAGCAGTCACTGGCAATAACTTTGCCTCGGCTAATTCATACCAGGTAGTAGTTTTTGGATTTTTTGGAGATTGATCGCTGTTATAAACAACCGCATGTAACCAAGGACTATCTGGCTGTTTTAAAAAATAGCCATCTCTGCAATCAAATCCTGAAACTGCCAGGGTATGTATTAAACTGACCATTGTCCAATTATAGTATTGGAAATCTAATTGATCAAACGCCTGTGCATTAAATTCCATATTGGTAGTCTGTGGTAACACTATGGCTAATGTGGCATTTGGGTGCATGGCCTTTTTCCAGTTGGCCAGTGTTTGAAACGGATTTATAACATACTGAAATGAGTCATGTGACCAAACTACATCAAACAATGTTTTGTGTATTGCAATTGGATCTTCAAAGTCTTGCCGTTGATATTGTGTATTGTGATATTTTTTAGTCATTGGGAACTGTTCAAATTGATCAATTCCGTAACATTTAATATTTAAAGGGTCGGCACGTTCATCTCTGGTGGTTCTGGTAGCCCACCATTCAATGTCTAATCCACGTCCGCAACCCATGTCAACTACTGTGGCAATACTTTCCATAAAGTCATCATACGCATAAAACTGATTTAATGTTTGCAAACTATGTTGATGACTCTCTTCAGGGGAAATAAAATAAGTTTTGTTCATACTTGAATGTCTTCCATGCCGGACGTTCGTAATCTAACAATATGACCCATTTGCCATTGTTTAGTATCAAGTCCTTTCATAATACCCAGCCATTTATTACGCAATAGAGCCACTTCGTTGATAATAGTTTCAAAATCAATAACCTCATCCTCGCCATCGACGTATTTTTCAGCATCTCGTGATGTTAATGCACGGGCATATCCTTCTAGGTATTTTTGGAAATGGCGGCGGCGGATTTTGCGTAATTGTATATTGAGAAGATTGAGTACTGCTTCTATTTCTTGAAGCTGATTAAAACGATGTTCAGTAATACCCGGCAATTCTTTGATATTTTTTTCAACTAGTCCGCCTATTGCACATTCTCGCTTGGCTAACCCTAGCTCTCGTTCATAATGTGCAATAAAATCCGGAATGGCCGAAAGGCTTGCTACTACCTTGCTATAGTACATAGTTAATAATCTTCACCGTCCCAGTCCTCTTCTTCTTCATACTCTTCGTCTTCATCCTGTTCTTCAGAATCGTCTTGAATATAGTTGACTAGTGCTTTTTTAATATCGCTGTCTGATTTAAATGTTGTCCGGATGTCTTCTGGAGAATAATCGTGATCGATTAGCATACTGATAAAACTATCCGCCGCTTCACTGCGATCAATTGTACCAATATAACGTTTTAATTCGCTCCAAATTTCTGCTACTAAATCTAAATGCATTTGTATTATTCTCCCTGATCAGATTCTTCAGTACTTACCGTTTCTGTTTGATTGACAAAGTCTTTCATCACAATATCCAGGCAATCGTCGTCGTTGCGTTCCCAACCCTTACGGAACTTTTTAATAATTTCTCCAGCACTGGTAGTGAATACTAGGCTGTTGCCTTCTTTCTTGAGTAGGCCTTTCTTCTCAATCAAATCAGTGAGACCCGAATACGGACTCATTCCAGATTCGTAAGGAATTTTAACCTGCACACCTTCGAAAGGTTTAGCATAGCGTGTTTTCATTACCTTGCATGCGGCACGAATACCCATGACGTCGGTAATTTTGTTGCCATCTTCATCTTCTTTAAGTTTGAGTTTCTTCATTGCAACAACAATTGAGCTTGCATAAACAAAACCTTGTCCACCGCTGATCTTGTCATCTGGATCAAACATGTCTTGACTGGCATATGTGTGATTGGTACATACCAAGCCTACATTGTAACTTCCAAACATGTTGACACAATTACGAACAAGTGATGTAAGTGCTTTGGGTTTACGTCCCATGTCACCTTTCATATCGCCAGCATCAAACTGATTTACATCAGTTGGTGTAAGCAACATGCCCAATGAATCAATGACAAATAACACTTTGGGACGTTCGCCATCTGGTAATGATTTGTAATCACTCATGAATGTGGAAATAGTTTTTGCCACATCATCAATCATGGCCATTGCTAGTTTGAGTAGTTTGCTTTCGCTAGTGTCAACACCAAGATCATGCAACCATTTTTCATCTAGTGCATTTTCAGAGTCAATCAGCACTACAAAGATACCTTGTTCTTGTGCGTTCTTGATAATGTTGCCGGAACAGATGTAGCTTTTGCCAGCGCCAGACTCTCCGGCAAACACCGTAACCTTGCCCAATGGCACACCTCGGTTAAAGTCTCCGCTGATCAAATAGTTCAGTGCATAGTTGCCTGTGCTGATCCAATCTGTGGGATCGTTAAAGCCAATGCTTAGGCCTTCGATGCTTTTTGTAATTTCCTTACGGAACTTGCTTACGTCAAACGGTTTTCCCATAAATGTTTTCCTAAAAATGTAAAGTTAATTATACTAAAAATTAAGTCAAATGTCAATGTGTAATTGTATGTATTTTTGCCAAAACGCAGAAACTATGTCAGAGTTAAAATCATCGTAGCCCATTTTTAAATACAATTCTTTCATTGCATTAACATAGTTTTCTTTGACAAAAATATTATTATCAATGTCAAATGATAAAATTTTATTTGTATGCAGTGGATAATATTCTGTTATTTCTTCTCGAATGTTATCGGGCAAATTTGAAAATTTTTTTATATCAAATCCTGAATATTCAAAATCTTTCCAACTTGGCCAATTTTCAGTGGCAAGAATCAAATATTTTTCTTTTGATTCATTGTATCCATACCCTAACGTACGATCTCCGGTGGTTTGTTTTAATGCTGATCCAATACTCCAAAATTTTTCAAAATTTACTAAATTGATAATTCTAGCATTTGGCCAGGCTGTTAATACTTTTGTTCTAGGGTTCAGCTGATAAGGATGGAATGTCAAAAATAAATCAAGTCCGCTGTTCAATTGTTCCCATATAAAATCACCAGTGATTGACCGTTGCCCTCTAATAATCCAATCTTCTATATCTTGTCTACAAAATAAATCACTATTTTTCCATTCGTAACCATCCTGGGGATAGCTAGGCACCCACTTTGTCATTTCACTCTTGTTTGGAGGCAATGTTGTGAGTACTGCATTTAATCTGTACTCGTAGTCATTGGGATATTTTAATAAATGTTTATTAAATTTAGGATTCTTAACCAGCGTGTGTCGGCTCAGCGTTAAAGAATTGCAAATAAAATTCCCGCCGGTGAATGCAGGATATCTTAAAATTACAAAATTATGTGGTTCAAAGTCAGTCATTGAGATACTTTTAAATAATTTTTACTAAAGTAATGATTGTAATTATACTCAATGGTATCTTGCTCTAATAGATATAAATCTTGCCAATCATCTGTTGATAGTAAACTAAATTTTGATATCATTGATACTAATTCTAGTAATCTAATAACTGGATTTTGAATTGTGTCGAATCGATAATCAAACAATTTAGTGTATTTTTTGAATCCATAGTATTTTTCCACATAGTCATGCCAACCGGGTTGTGCATATGCTAGGAACAATCCTCTGGTTACTACGCTGTATAAAAATTTTTCTGTTACAAATGGATAATAACTTGTGGCCAACGTTTCGCTTACTATGTGTAAAAAACTCTGTGTTAACTTATTTTCAAGATTATATATGTTGTCTGCATGTGCAAATCTAACATGTCCAAAGCTGTGTATAGTTTCTTGAAAATTATTACTGTTTACAAAAAATTTACCACTAACACGAGCTTGACCAGGAGTTAGATAATCTAATAGATGTCCATCGACATTATTAGATGTAAATTGAAAATTCTTACTGCAATATTCAGGAACAAAAAATTTAAACTTATCTAGTATTGAAACTAGTAGTGTTCTACCAACTTGCAACGATCCATTAAAACTACAAACAAAATTTTTATAATCCAGTTCTGGATGCATATTGTAATTATAAAAATGACCAGTGTTGATTCTTTCCTGCTCTTGTATCAAAAATGTAATTTTAAGATTTGGATATTTTGCTGTTATGTTGTTGGTGAAAATCTGATGAACTGTGATGTCAAAAATCTTATTCCGTTGAATAGCAAAATCATTTAATCTTTTTAGGATTTTATTTTGCAAATCAATATCAAATCCGCCTATGTGGTCGTTGAATAGAAATTTATCAGGTACCCAACTTGGGTCTTCTAATATCTTATCATAAACAACAGGGGGCAATGATATCATATATTTTTGTATTCATCAAAGGTACTTACATAATGTTCAACATTATTTTTTAACAACATAGCCGATTTATATGGAGGATAGTACATTGCTTTGATAAATTGTTTAATTTGATTGTCAGACCAGCCATCCTGTATAATTCCGTTGAATGGTTTTTCTTTGTTAAAATAACGTCCAAGTTTTTTTGGAGGCGTTCCCAAATCTCCTGTTAACACATGTTTGATTGATTCAATTGCATGGTTTAGTATTTTAAAATTTAAACTAAATGCTGTGTCTTGTTCGTCAATTAAAAACTTCTGTTGAAGTATAATATTGCCAGCATCAAATTGACTGTTAACATAGTGCCAGGTATAGCCGGTAAATTTTTCATTGTTGATTAATGCCCAACTTGACATCCATCGTCCTCGATATTCTTCAAGCAACCCTGTATGTAAATTTATAATACCGTTTGGAAATTTTTTAATATTATCTTCAGATATTAAAAAAGGAATACCACTGATATTTAACATCAACTCTGCAGATTGTGTAACATACTTATTAAAGTCGTTGTTATTGGAAATTGATGTGTGCTGTATTAACAATTGGTCACAAAATTTTGTTAACAGCAACTGATTAGGAGGATGATAGACCTGAATTTCTCCAGGTCTATACCCAAGCTCAAATAATTTACTAACTAAGGGGATACACGATGTATCAGTACAACCAATTGATAGATTGCCCCTCATGGTAAGAATTTATTACTTTTGTTGACGTGAGCGAATCATTGCCAAAATGTCTTGTGCATTTTGTCCGCTGGGTTTGGCAGATTGCACAGGAGCAGTTGGTGCTGGTGTGTCGTCAGACTCGAAAGGACTATTGTTGCTTACAACTGGCTTAGACACAGGCTTGTTGGTTGGAGCAGGTGTATCCTCATCAACTTCTGTAGAACTACCTGCAGGTGCTTGTACGCCTGCTGGACGGAAGTATTGACCCCAACGTTCAAGGTCGTATGGCTTGCCATCTACTGATGCTTCAAACATTTCCTTCATTACTTTGAGTTCAACTTCACCGGGCTTCTTGGGTAAGAAGCTGGCAAGATCAAACAATCCGTGTGTTTCGAGAGAAGTTTGTTCTGCTTCTGTAAGTGCAGATTCTTTACGTGCCCACTTAGACGTACTGTAGTCAGCGTAACCGCCTTTGCTGGTTTTACTAATACGGAAGTCCAGTCCACGCATTAAATCTGTTGGGATTTCTTCCAGTTCTGGATCCATCAATGCACCTTTAATAATATTAAAGATTTGAGGACCAATGATAAATCTACGGATAGGATTTTCTGGTGTCTTGTCGTCACCAATTGGGTTCTCACGAACAAAGCCTTGGAAAATGTAACTGCGTTTTTTCCAGTACTTACGACCCATGTCTTCAAGACTCTTGTCCTTGAACCATGTGCGTACTTCTGCTAAGATTGGGCAAGCGTCGCCCCACATCTCAACACAGGGTACTTGTACCATAACCTGTTTAGAATCCATTTCTCCTTTGATGCCATTGAATGGCAGTCGAATCATGGCTCGTTCGGCCCAGAAGAATGTGTTTTTAGAGTTTGCGTCTGGTAAGAATCGAATAGTAGCATTTGCTCCTTCGTCCATGTTCCAGTGTGGGTAGATTGCGTTGTCGCCGCCTGATGATTGACCGCCTTTGTTTGACTCTGCGGCTGAGAGACGTGCGCGGATTTCTGATAATGATGCCATTTTAAGTTGCCTTTCTAAGTGTTATAAAATGTTTTCTAAGTTGCCTGTGATGCTAATAAAAAAGCGTGTCACTGTTGTAGTGTACACGCTTTTAGTGTCAGCGTCAATGATATTTATGACGCATTTGCTCTAATAACTATTTTATGATTTCATCATGCCAGACAGCTGACGCAATCGGCTTAGAACATCTTGTTCCACATCATCAAACTTTTGTAGTTTACCAGAGTGTCCGTATTGGCCTTGCAGTGATGTTGATTCTTCAAATGTTTTCTTAAATCCTTGAACAAAGTCACTTGGATTTGGTGTACCGGCGCCAACCATTTTACCAAGAGCGCCCATATTGGTGTCATCGGCACCTTCGCTCATTACTTGATCAATAAGTTTTTTGCCACCGTATAGTACAGCCAATAACAAACCCAATGGTATTGCATACTTGGCAGCGGCAATTGCCAGCTCACCAATAGTTTTACTATCAATTGCGTTGCCAACAATACTGGTTAATGCTCCTGCGGCATCCTTTGCATCTGTGTAAACTTTGTTCATTCCTTGTGGGATTGACTTAGCAATTTCATCTGCTATGGAATATACACCAGCACCAAGACCAACCTTGCCTGCATTTTGAGCTGTTGATTGTGCGGCTGATTTACCAACTTCTACAGCACCTTTACCAATTCCTGTGGCTGCCTTTCCGGCCACTTCGGCGCCAGCTTTGCCTGTTTTGGTTGCCATGCGTCCCAATGCAGGTCCAACACGAGATAATATTGGCAATAACATTCTTGCTCCAGCAGCCAATGCAGGAATAATAGGAGCAATCTCATTAAGCTGTGCTTCGGATAGTTTATTTTCTTTGCTTAGTTCTCTACCGGCCATTTGTCCAGCAGTTCCGCCAGCGGCCCCACCAATCACACCGCCAATTGCGGCACCAACTGGTCCACCTGCTAATGCACCCAATGCTGATCCAGCAACTGTTCCGCCAACACCACCGGCTGTTCCGCCAGCAAGTTCGCCTTTCCAACCTTCGTTCAATCCTGACAACTGGCGCATACGTTCAACGCTTTCACTGCTCATGTTGCTGGACTTGGTCATCATTACGCCATCGGTGTCAAGGTCCTCGCCAAGATCTGATTCATGCAAACTGTCGTAGGCCAACTCATGTACAAGGTCGCCGTGCTCGTCGTTTAGTTGGTCCAATTCTTGATCACTTAGATCTGTTCCGTCAGTAAATGAAGCACGGCCAATATATGCATCACTGAAGTCTGGATAGTCTCTAGAATCAACGTTTTCAATTTCTAAGCTACGCATGTCAACTTCTTTACCATTGAGCATGATACCTTGTCTGGCACCTTCTGTCATGCCTTGCTCACCAGAGTCAGGCCCTACAGTAGAATTAATATCGATACCAAGCTCACCTAGACGATTGATAACTTCAGGATCTTCCCAGCAGTCAGCATTGGGATCGCGGTCAGCTAGGTCATTCAACCGATCAAACAAGATGTCATCGCCCACTAGGTCATACAATTGTTCTGTTGCATTGGTTGCATCAGCACCCACAATCAATGGCTTACTCATTAATTCTTTAAGTTTTGCGTCTGATTCAGGCGTGTCAGGTAATGCCCAGGTGCCCTCCATGACATGGTCGGCCCATGATTCAAATTGATCTACTTCTTTCATTTTATCTTCCTTATTGGCTAATTTTGCCAGAATTGGTAACGCTTCTTCTATGCGCTGGTCTATTGATTGTTCAACAAACAGGTCACGTATGGATTCTACTGCATGATCTTTTTCGCTAATTTCAGCAGGGTCAAACGTGTCACGTGTTTCCAAATATCCACGACGGCTGATCATGTGTTTGGCTTTGTTCTTGAGTTCAGTATAATGTCTTACTGCCGACTCGACCATACCAATGGCATCATTGTTTAGGTTTTTGTGTCGTGCGGCACGAATAAATCTACCTAAAGTGTTTAGTTCTACTACCATCTCGTTGATGTGCTGTCCAAGTGCATCGTAAGGATGGCCGCCTTCGGAACAATGTCTAGCCATGACCTTGCCACACATGAGATTTTTGTGTGGTAACTTATATCGACTGCCGTCTGCTGTTTCCACAAACAAACTTTCAATGGCCCGGAATCGTGCTTCGCCTTCTGCAATGTCACGATTGTGCTTGATCATTAATCGTGCTTCCATGGGCTGGTCACTGTAGCTTATGTTCTTTTTACCATAGTAGCCTTCAAACAAACCTTCTTTGATGGCTGCCATACCTTGCATGGTGTACTTTAATCTACTTAGATTGTTCAACTCAAAACTTAATAAATTTCTAGTTGCAAAATTTTTAAGCTGTTCTAGGAACTTGTACCAATCTGATTTATCATCACCTTCCATGGTACGGCCAACATTGTCCCCAAAGAACACCTGTAGTGTATTGTTAGGGCCTAGCAAAACAACCACAGTTCCGTAGTTTTTATTTTCTGTTTTCCAATCAAAGCTAAAGATCTCTGTTTGATTAGGGTCAGAAACAGGCTTGCCTGAATTATCCAGTAATTCAGGATCAAGGTCGCGTGTGACTAGTAAGTCGTTGAGTTCGGTTGCTGGCGTGTTCTGATTCATATCTTATATTTATTACATCATTGTCATAACAAACGGCAGTGGTTCAATTACCACATCCTGGTGATCGCGCATTTGTTCGTCAAGATTCTGGTGATAACTCTGCAATAACTGCATCATTCTAACTACCAGTAAAGTTGACATTACCAGATCGTCTGTTTCTCCCATTTTTGCCGCATAGCTTGCGCCTGACGCAACAAAGTTTTTAAGTTCACTGATCAGGCTTTTGCTGTTGATTTTCATACGCTTTGACTCAACCAGGTGTTTTAACTTGGCGCAAGCAGATAGCTTTGACTTGTTGGTTGTGTTAAATCCTTTACGGAATCTACGACTAACACTAACTCCGGGTTCGCTGAGGAAATAGCCTTGTATGTTTTCTTCTCCGTATTCAGCAATAGAAATTAGTGCGGCTTCCCCAATGGTGTTATTTTCCACTGAAAAATAGATACTTTTTGGGTCACGCACAGTTTCATTGATGTGTCGTATAATGTCGGCTAGTATTCTAACTTGGCCAGGAATGTCAGTTTTATTATGTCTCCATTCTCCAACTTGTAGTGTGGAGTTTGCATCAAATATCTGAATTGCTGCCGGGTCGCCGCCGGTGCCCAGACTAGGGTCAAGTGCAACAACATAAATTTTTTCAGGATCTATTCGACAATACCATCGTACTTCACCAGTTTTATAAGCTGGGTCTACACCTTCTAGATCAATCAATGTTGTTGGAGCAATCAGCGTTTCATCATTGATGATGAATTCGCAATCCATTTCACGTCGGAAACGATCAGTGCCCAGGGCCGCACGTTGTTGTGTTGCCCAAGATTCATCACGGTCCGGATGCTCATTCCAAAAGCTACGATAGGCTTTGAAGCCATTGACACCAATTTCAGTAGGATTACCAAATTCATCTTCACAACGATTGGCGCCTTTCCATAACAGAGCAAACTGGTCTTCGTCACTGTTGGGAGTTGATGTAATAATTGCTTTACCACCAGTGGCTAGTGTGGGACTGATAGAAGTCCAAAATTCTGTGGCAATTGTAGGTCGGACAAATGCAAACTCGTCTGCGTACAGTAATGATATACTCATACCACGACCGGTGTTTTCTGTGGTTGTTGCTGACACAATACGCGAGCCGTTGTCAAATTCTAAACTACCTTTGTTGTAACTTGTGACGCCAGCACGAATATGATCAGGTACCGATTCATAGGCGTATCGTACCCGTTGCATGATCTCTTGTGCTCCTGTGTATTTGTGTGCGGCAACTAGTATAGTACTGTCAGGAATAAACATAGCATACCAAAGTAGATATCCGGCAGCTGATGTTGACTTACCTGTTTGTCGAGGCATCATTGAAATTGAATATCTATAATTATGGTAGGTATGAATTAGTCTACGTTGATATTCAAACGGATGATACAACATTCGACCACGAGTTGGGTGCTGTATATAGAAAAAATGGTCCATAAAATAAAGTGGACCACTAGCAGGATCGGCACAGGCAATAAACTCATCAAGCTGTTGCTCGGTATAGTTAATACGTAAATGGGGTGGCTTAATTAAAACGCCTTCTAAAGACTTACTCATATCAATATATATGGTAAAACGGCAGTTAAGCCAGAGTTTTAATTAATCAGCTTTGCCACACTTGGCACGTTTAGCGTTGGTCAATGTGCCAAAATCTACAGCCCATTCGGTGTCAGGTGTAATTTCTTTTGCATTAGCAGGAAATTTAAACTGTACACCTGCTTGACTTTGAATAGTAGAAATCATTGCACGGAATTGAGTTAGATCGTTACCCAGGTTAACATAAGGTTTTGTATGTGGGAATGCCCAGCCAGCTATTTCATGAGTGACATTGTTGATTACAATTTTATAGTAAGCATGTGGCACAATAACACCGTTACCAATTGTTTCATCGCCGGCGCCATATAACGCACCCACATAGATTGTGTATGCTTGATTGCGTTGTACTACCCATCCACGTACTGATGTTTCTAACAGTTTCCAAATTCCACGATTAAGTGACCCGTGTTGTGGATACATGTTGGTCATTAGGAATGATTCGTACTCAACTTGCTCGCTCCAGGATAAATCACCGTCGGGCGCGGCATGGCCTTTGTCGTAGCCTGTGCCAGCATAGTCATCTGGCTTGGCACCATTTGGTACTGAACGATCAGCAACAAATGCATTTGTTCTTGGCCAGCATCCTAATGCATTAGGTGGTGTTAGGGTATAGGCAACATAAACAGGAATCTTGACTGGTGCATCATACGCAACGAAGTACGCTTCGCGACATATAGGTTGTGCTGGTCGCTTTGTTTTTGCAAAGCCGTATGGGCTGTGTATTTGACATGCTTGTGGGGGTAATGGAGCACGTTGTTCCCATGCTTGAGCTAGACTTGATGCCGCTAGCAATACGGCAAATAACAGTTTTTTCATCTGGTATTTAGTTACCCAGATTTAGCGTGGGTAACCTTTGAATGCGTTAATTGGACTTTTGTTATCAATAAATGGAGGTTCTTTGCTAGGACCAGTTGACACCATCTTTTTGCCGCCAGGAGTGTTGGTCATTTTAAGAGCAGAGTCAATTATCTGCGCAACGCTATTGTTCATTCCGACTACAATGCCGTGCTCACCAAATGTTGTTTCATCATGCCACTCGGGCATGTTAGGATTAACCTCATCCTTAACAGCGTCACTTCTTGCACGAGCAATTGCTACACCAAATCTATAATTTTTATACGGGTCTGCGGCACTGAGGCCGGGAATCACATAGGTGTAGCGCATAGGGTCAGCTTGCTCAGCCGGCAACTGGGCGGATTGTTCAGTGATAAACTCGCGGGCTCTCATCTTGGGTAGCCTTTGAATCCAGTAACAGGACTGACTTTGTGTGTGTCGTTGGGTTCTTTACTAGAATGATCACGAATTAACTCATGTGCATCGGTTCCTGAAACTGTGTTAAATGCCTGTCTCATCATATTATGTTCTGTTTCGGTATACGGATATGCCATATTATTCTTTCCAGCAAAACTTTCATCTTCCATGTCCAATGCTTTAGTACTTTTACCATCGGCCATAGCAGTTGCCTTCATTACCTGATTCAAGTGATATATTCTATCTGTACCATCATCCTTGAATTTATATGCGCCGCGAGAAACAGAGGCATGATCTTTATGCATCTTGCCTTTTTTAGATTCAACAATAAATTCGTGTGCTCTCATTATGGTTGCCAAACGCCAACTTGCCCTGAGCTTGCAGTACCAACTTCTTGTATAGTAGCGTTAGATCCAGTGATTGTGAGTTGATTGCCAACTCCTACCCAAACAGTCACACGATTGTTTGCGGGAATCACAACAGGATTTGAATATAAATTACCAGTAGACGGACCGTATACTAAATTTACATTGTAGGTAACAGTATTTGTACCTGTGGATATTCTGGCTTTATCTGTGTACCATGTCTGGCTACTAGCAGATGTATAAACGTTGGCTTGACTCATGTTCTTATTTTCCTTTTTACCATGCTCGGCAAGACCAATAGCGAGCCGATGTCTTTGGACCAGGGTTCTCGCAATGATGTCTTGCTCTAAAACTCTTACGACGTGCAGGATTTGATTTCTTGATCTTCATTGTCTTTTGGCCAGCACGTTTTGCACTTGTTCCGCCATGTCCAAAGTTTACTTTTTTAATGTTGCCAGTGCTGGGATCTTTAACATAGACTTTAAACTTTTTGACATCACCACGCATGGGTTTGCTCAGCGGCACATTACGTCCGTGATACTCAGCTTCGGACATTTCAACTTCATCAGACTCGTCTTGATTACTTTCAATATAGTCAGCGGCTGTGTCAACATAGTCAGCGGCTTTGGTAATTTTTGATTGCACCCACTCTGGCATGTTTTCGTTGTCGTCCAGCATGCCTGTTAAACGTCGGGCGGCACGAACAATAGTTTCAAGATCATCCTTGGCCATGTCACCTTCTTGGTCATATTCTCCGCTGTCTACAACATCAATGTTAGATTCTTTTACTTGATCTGAAGAATTGTCTAGTGTACGAATAACATCTCGTACCCAACCACTAACATCGCTGGATCCAATTTCTTCTACATCCCCTACCCACTCGGCAACATCTTTTACCGCATCCATTACTGCCTGCGGACCATGACGGCTCAGTAATCCTGGGTGTTGCATTAAAATACGATGTAGGATTGCACGTTCGGCTGGGGCTGGTTCATCGTCTAAACTTTCGTGTACACCTGGCATTGGGTTAGTAACATCTGTTTCCAATTCTTTTGCCGTTAACACACCAGCTGATTGATCTTCGCCAATGCTGTATCCCATGCCAGAACTGTTTCCTACTGCACCATAACGACGAATTTCTTCAGAAGTAAATCCGTGAGATTCTAATAGTTCAATTGCACGAGCATCGGCATGAAGGATAATATCGTTTCCAACCACGTCAACAATGTGTGTTTCTACCAGGCATTGTTCTCCGTAGTCAAAGGCAAATGTATCGCCAACAGCAGGAGTGGCGGACCACTCTTCGGCTTCAGTTAGATAATCTTTTAATGTTTTCATTTTCTAGAATAACGTTGATATAATTCCCACAGCCGGGCTTCCTGGCTTTCAGCCATTGGTCCAACTGATCCACGAGCTGGATCACGATTAAGAACCGGAGTAGTGGTTTGTCCTGTTGTCTTTGGTCCGTTTAAACCACCGCTGAGTGTTTTAGTCATTGTGTCAATGCCAGCATACTCTGTGTTGTCTGCGCTGTTAGCCAACTCTTCGTCCACTTGTTCGCAACCACATTCTCTAGAACCGCAGGATGGGCAAACTTCCGAGTAACCTTCACTGCTACCGCCCATACCGGCCAACTTTAGAATCTGTGCTAGTTTTCCTGCATCTTCATCTGTGGCAGACACGTTAAGACTATTATGTCCTTCTGAATCAACAGTGGCATTGATATTCATGCTTTCGTTTAACACTTCAGTCATTCTAGCGTTGAAACTTTCAGCTAGTTTTGCTTCGTATACACCTTTACCGTACTGCATTCCGCTTTTGCTTGGAGTGCTGTCAGACGTTTCTTCAACTTCTTTTTTCTTGGCTTTCTTTTCAGGCAAGCCTTTGTGCTTGGTGGCAGCAAAGTCTTCAGCATCTTTCTTTTTCATAGTTTTGGCCACTTTGCCAACTTCTTTGCTGGCTGGCTTCCCGCCTTTTTGTGCGGCATGAACCATGCCCATGAACTTTTGTTGCTTCTTGCTTGTTGCTTTTTCGTCAAGTTCTTTTTCATTGACCTGCGCATTACCTGGCTGATTGTTTTTAATCATGGTCATTGCGGCCCATAGTGAGCTTTCAAGACGACTAGCAAAGCCTGGTGGCATTTGTCCTCCGCCCTGAGCTTTTTTGGCAATTGCACGTAGTTCAGCAAGTTCATTATAAATTTCTTGAGCCTGTCCTGAGTCAGAGCCTTCTTTGGTCATTAACTTTGAAGTACCGCTTGGTCCTTTGGCACCAATACTCTTGCCTGTGCCTTTTGGACGACCTTTGCCGCGCTTGTCTCCTGCGGCTGGTGTATCATCTGTGCCCACGCTGTGGCCAGTATTGGGATCAACACGGCGTGTTACTTTTCGACCAGTTGCTGTGTGTTCAATATCATGCAATGCACCACGCTCGATAGAACCAACTTTGGGTTTCTCTGGACGTGGCTTCTTCCATGATGTAAATGGATTGTTGTCATCTTCGTCAACTTCTCCTGGTGCACCTTTGATACCAGCGGCTTTGAGTGCGGCTGCTCTGTCTGGGTAGCCTTTAGTTCCGGGCTTGATGTCTTTGGATGCTTTTCCAATTGCGGCTTTTACCTTTGGCGAGGCATTGCTGGCATTAACATGCTTCATTGTTGTTTTGGCCTGGTGACTTTTTGCACCCATTTTACCAATGGCACTTTTCATTGCTTCAGCAGCAACATCGCCCAACATTTCATCAACTTCTTGTTTTGCGCCAGCAATTTTGTCAGCAAAAGTAATTTTGTCTTTGGGTTCGGCTAGTGCGGCAAATGATTTTTGCTTGGCAGTCATTGGAGAACTACCTTCACCAAATTGCACATTGTCCCCTGCTGAGAATTGTGTGTTGGCCAAACGCTTTGGTAATCGACCTTTAGCAATGATAAAATCTAATTCCTGGTCTGTTGGGCCTGCTTGTTCTAGATCGTGAGCCAGGTCCTGCATTGCATCGTTGTCCCATATATCGTCGCCATACAATGCGGCAATTGAATCTAGTACTTTGTCAAAGTTAACTGCGCCTACAGCTTCACCAACGGGCTTTTTGCCTGTCTGTGGCAAGCCTGCTTTGCGTTGTAGGTCACGAATCATGTCTTCGTCGCTGCCATGGCCCAATGTGTCGAGGGCCTTCTGACCAACTTTCTTAACACCACTGCCAATTTTTTTAACTACATCGCCCATGTCTTCATCAAATGCATCGCCTACTTTATCTCCGGCAATTGCGCCACCTACTGCTCCGAGTGGTCCCAGAGCCAGTGCACCTAGTCCAGCACCGATACCAGTTCCAATTATGCCTTCATCAACTTCTTTAGCTTTACCGCCTTTGGCATCTTTGCCCAGTCGTCCAGCAATGACATCGCCACGTGTGACCTTGTCATAGGGCTTGGCATTGTTGGCCAAGTTGCCGTCGCCTTTGCCTTCTTTTAGTGTTTGTTTATCAGCCAGGTCACTCAGCTTTTTGTTTAAGTCGTAAAAAAATGTCATGTTGTTTTCCTTATTTCATAAAGCCGGTTGCAGGCTTGGGTGGTCTTTTAATTGTTGTCAATGGGCTTTTGACTCCCATTGGCAGTTGATTTGTTGTCTGTGCAGGTGCAGTTTTGCCACCAGCCACAGTCCATTTAGCATCAGCGGCAGAATTTTTAACAACTTCGTGCTCACTGGGTTCAGCGGCATAGTCAGCTTTTAATTTCTTTTGTTCAGCATCTGTGGGTGGCAAATCTGTGGTTAGCAGATCCTTTTGATTTTCAATGCCCAATAACTCTTTGTCCATGCCTTCGGCCCAGTCACGTTGATCCATCACAATGCTGTTTGCATCAAGACCCAGCAGTTCAGCAATCTGAACCACCTGTGGTGGTGTAGCCGGATATTTAAAACTAACATCAATGATGTTTACAGACTGATTAGCATGGTCTGGGAACCCAACTGGTTTAGATAAAATTGGGGTTTTCTTTGGCTCAGAGATTTTGATTGGGTCGAATTTTTTTAACTTTTCGTTAAAAGCTTTCATAAAACCACCTGGCAAATCACCAATGATTTTAATACGGTAATCAAAGGTTTGAGCACTTTCAATCAAGTATTGTGCAAATGTTTTCATATTTAGGATCCTATATTATATTTATCGATCAGACGTCTTTGTGTTGGTTCGATCAACTAGTCTACTGAGTAATTCATTACGGTCAATAACAGCACCTTGACCAGTTGGCATGTTGTTATTGTTAACATCATCTTTATCTAGTTTTGCTTTCTTTAACTGTAGATCAATCATCTTTAGCTTTTTATTCATCTTGGCAGTTTTTGCTGTGATAGCATGGCCTAGCATCTGGCTGGCAACACTGAAAATTTCGCTAGCAAAACGGCTGTCTACTTGCATGCCCAGGTCCATAAGATTGTCAAATTCTTTAGTGGCCTTGGCAGCCAGTTCGTCCATTTCCTGATCACTGGCTTCTAGCCCTCGAACCGCAGGTAATGCTGCCTCAATCTTATCTAAGGCATCTAGGGTTTCTGGTAGTACTGGGAAAGTGGGCTGTGACTCAGGTGTCACAACAGTATCTTCAGAGTCTGAAGATGGAAGATCAAATAAAGATTCAAGTTTACGAGTCATGCGGTATTTACCGCATTATTTGTTGCCGTTCTGGAATATGTCGTCTTCGGTAATTACTCTAAAAACCAGGCCCTGGCGCTGACACCATTTTTGAGCACTATCCCATTTGGCATAATTTACAGCAACCACAGCACGATCACGTTCACTCATTTTGCCTTCTATTACACTTTGCTTTTTGGGTTTGATTTCAATTACTTCAGCAAAGGTTTTGTTATTTTTTGTTCTGTATGTGACTAAAAAGTCTGGGATGTAATTAGAAATTTTACCGGTTAGTGGATGACGATAAGGAATAACAATAGACTCGCTGGCCCATTGAAGTATATTGTCGTTGCTGTCGCAAAATCGCATAAATGCTAATTCCCAGCCACTGCGATAACGAGGGCTACTATTGCCTACATACTTTTGTGTGTTTTCTACTTTATAAACACCTTGTGCAAACTTGCTCATATCAATACATTACGGGCGGCATAGTAATTAGGAACAACCGATGAGTTAATTCCCAGTAGCGTTGCTGGACTACGCATGCCATTTAGGTAGTAGGCCAGTGTGCTGTTCAGTTGTAGTTGATCTTGGTCACTGATTGCAGCCAAGATTGTCATTACTGATGTTTGTGTTTTGCTAGCAATTCTAAACAACGTAGTTGTAAAGTTTTGAGCTGCTACTTTGTCTTTCATTGCCTGAAAGAAAAAACTATAAACACTATCGTATTCGTTGGTATCTACTTCTTCAGAGTAGTTGTAAAAAGTGTCAAAAATCCGTACAGTTAGATCAATCTTGGGATTGATTTCATTGATAGAACGTGCCATTTTTAGTTCCTAGGTGGGGTTGGAAATAGTGGTGCTTGTAAACGTTGCTGGATGCTGGTCTGGCCGCCAGGCTGTGCTCTTACGGCGGCAGGAATAGTTGTACGTAGTACATCTTTGAGTCCAGCATTGGCTTCTTCTTTGATAATACTCTGAAGATTCTTTCCTTTAAACGTACCATAAGCTGTGCCTGCTTTTTGTACTGCACCGATAATACCTGCAACAGATCCACTTTGTAGGTCTTCATAGATACCAATACCGGCATCCAATAATCCGCCTTGTCCAATAATGCTGGAAGTGCCGCCAGGGCGGCTTAGTGGGCTTGGTTCCTGATCATAGTAATTTGGATCAGCGAATCCTTGAACATTTGTGTCAGGTCTAACTGCACCAATTGCGCCACTATAGTATTTCACGGTTTCATAATTGATAGTCATTGAGTTTTGCATAACACCATCCCCTTGACTGTAATCATATGTATCATGAGACCAATCTGAGATCATTGGGTTGATCAACACATACTCAACAAACTTGTGTTGATTGAATCCGTAAATTGAAATGTCTCTAAAGAACGCTGGCTTTCCGCCTGCGGCATTGGTACCATCAGCATAGGCCTCTCCAATATAACCCCAGTCGTTGATAAATCTATCATTGGCATAGATGTCTCTGGTGTTATACCCAAAGCCGGCTGTTCTGTTTGCATTTGCGCCCATAGAGCCGTTTGTGGATGTTTGTCCTCGGTAAGGTTGACTAGGATCTTTGTAGTAATAGCTGTAATAGTTATACCACATTGTACGAATTAAATCACCGCCATCATCATGAAAATCAACCTGACAAGGTTGATAGTTAATTTTTTTCTGAACCAACCGTTTTCTGTTGTACTGATTTAAAGTTTCTACTTCGATATTAAACTGCGGTAGTTGAATATTTTTTACTAACAGTCCAACTGTTGATTGCGACCCTGCTTGAAAGACCTGTCTCAGAGCAGGTATTTCAGTGGTGTTTATGTTAAAATAAACGTGGAAAAGAAACTTGAATCTGGGCAGGTTTTCGTAACCATTGGTACGAAATGTTTTACTCGCATGTGTATAATCTTTGAGATAATCGTTCCCAAAGAATGTTTTAAGAAAGTCCTGCCCAAATGCCATGTGCTAATTAACCGCTGACTACGTTGTTTACAGTACGTGCAACAGTGGCACCAACACCAGAACCAAGTGGAGTCTGGAGAGCGTTGTCGAAACGAATCTGCATTGTAATAGTTACAGCTTCACTTGATGAATAGTTCAAGTCATTGTAGTTAACGTTGGACAAGTAGCAACCATACAATTCCCAAGTTTCAAGAACCACTGGAGTATATGCGCCATTACCGCCGTCTAGAATTTCACACTTGGTAGTGAACTTGTAGTCAATACCTGAAGCGGCACTGGCCTGCTCATAGAAGTCCAATTGCTTTTGTAGTTGTTCACCAACTAAACGAGCAACTTGACCGCTGGCGTCATCACGTAGGTTAACAGTGACCTGCTCCCAACTGTGTTTACCAGCAACATATAACTTGCTGTTATAGATGTCAATTGGAATTTCTTCAAATGTTACCGACGGGCGAGTAAAGTCAATCACTTGCTTGGTCAATTCAGTACGCGGTGTCATGATACCGAAGTTTTCGAATATCGCACGAAAGCGATATTTAAGTTTTGGCATTAACAAACCTTGGTTGGGATTACTTTGATCACTTGCCAAAGGAACTGTCATTCTGCTAATAGATGCTACGGCCATATTAAAATCTCCTATATGTAATTATTTATGGCAAGTGATGACTAAAAAAATGGGGCATAAGCCCCATTTTTCTGCATTGTAATGCCATATAACCAGCCTATTAGGCAGCGGCTGCGCCACCACCAGAAATAGTGCCAGTGTTCTGAATACGAACCGGAATGTAGATAAATTCAACTGCCTTGACAGGCTCAATTGCAATATCAACATACAATTCATTACGATCAATACGAGCTGGTGTGTTGTTACTTTCGTCACACACAACCAAGTAATCGTAGATGCCTCGTTTTGCCACAAGGTCAATCATTAACCCGTCAATGGCATTGCTGATCTCATTACGAGTGATCTGATCGTTTGGTTCGAACACAAACTGCTTACCAATCTCCATTAAACGTCCACGGATGAATGCAACTAAACGAGCCACGTTAATACGATCCATAGCACTAGTCATTGCACTCTCGGTCTTGTTACCATAGTTTGTGATGCCCACACCTGGAATGAATGTAATTGGGTTGATCTTGTGTTCATACAAGATATCTCTTACACTTTGACCTGTTGCAATAGTTACAAATTCACCAGTTAAACTGTTGATGTAACCAATACGTTCAGCATTGTCAACAATACCACGACGTACACCAGCTGGTGCTAACCAGGGAAATGCCACTTCGTCACTGCGAACAATTGTACGTAACATCATGTGACTCGATGGTTGAACAACCTGTCCACCGCTCAAGTCAGTGGTTTGACATTGTGGGTAGAACACACCAAGGTATGGATCGCTGGTAGTAATACCATCTTCGCCACCAATGCCCAAACCGCCTTGGTTTGTGGCCCAGTCAACCAAGCTATTGCCGCTAGGGCCAAGGCGTAATGGTGTGTCACCAATGACAAACGCAGTATTATTGCGCTCATTGTTTAGAGCCACCATGTTGATCATTAACTCTGGATACTGTGGGCAAGCAATCAGGTTAAATTGTTGTTGCTCTTCACGTAGCGTATCCTGTGTATCAATTGCTGATTTCAATGCGGCAACAATGATTTCACGCTGTGCTTTACGTCCCATGTATGGACTGCCGTCACTCTTGTTACCACTAACAGTTACCCAGGCATTAGTTTCAAGCAATGCCCAATAATCGCTGTCAGTAGGCACGTTACCTGTGCTGTTGGCAACGCATACATAAATTACACCGTTGTACAGAGTTTTATTTCCTACTAGGTAGGCAGTCTGAGACGAGTATGGATCAACGCTGAAGTCTTGTGCATTGAAATAATCAACGCTGAACTGTTTAACGTTATATCCACTACGACGAGTATTAAATAACAACATACCTGCTGGATATAAGTCAGCTTCGGGCGCATCTAAGTCTAGATAGTTGCTGGTTAGCAAACTTATAATTGTTGGATATGCATCAGACACTGGATCAGTTGTGCCATTTGGTGCCCAACGTGCATCAGCAAACAATACACCGTTTTGGCTAGTTTGGTCTGTGTTGTTGATAGCAACCCAGGTATCAGCGCCGTCAATTTCTTCATAGCGATAAATCAATGGGTAATTTTCTAAGTCAGCTGTGTCAATCCACAAATCTCCATACACAAGAGAAGTACCGTCTGTTTGTGTAGTTGGCTGTGATGCGCTGATAATAGGTCCATTTGGATCAGTTACTGTTAGGTCATAGCCGCGGACATCATTGTCAACTGTTCTATAACCAGCCCAGCCGTTTCCGTCTTGAATCATAATGTCAACTTGTGTAGCCGATGAGTAATACCAGTTGCGACCGTTTGCAGGATCTTGGCTTGGAGCATTTGCACTGGCAGTATAATCTAATGCCACCCAGCTTGAAAGAACTAATGCACTGGTAATGTCATCTGCGTTTGAGTAACGAACGCCAGTTACGGTTGTATTAATGCCAGCATCTCCCACTGGATCGTTAGTTGTGCTGAGTAATTCAATTACGCCGCCACGACTATGAACCATAGAAATTGATCCGTCGGAGTTTATATTTGCAGAAACATACGGAACATTTGCACTTGAAACTGCGGCAACAAATGCTGCCGATGTAGTTCCACTAATAGTTACTTCAACCGGAGTACTCATTGTGCTACTATTTGGTGCACTGGCAGAAATAGTAAATTGACTACTAGTAGTAAATGTTGGAGTAGTTGTATCGCCGGTGATGGTTGTAGCACCTGTGGACATTCTCTCAAAAATTTCCAGAGTAAATGTATTGTTGTTGTTTGGTAGCTCAGGTGCTACGTTATATTGCACATAAAGTGAGCCGGCAGTGATATTTTTGCCGCCGCCCGATGGGTCAAGTCCTTTGTTAGCGGCTGCATCATCTTGGTAGATTGGAGCAGTTTTTGTAACAAAGCTAGCCAATACAGTACTGTACTCTTTAACAATAATACTTGCACCTGCATTTACAGCAGTTACCATATTCCAAACTGATCCAGTTGGACGTGGTTGAGTATCTGTACTTCTCCAGCGAGGAACTGTGTAGTTAGGACTTTGTTGTAATACTGGGGCGTAATAAATGCCATCTTGTATGCCCAACTCAGACAGCATAACGTCTGAGCTGTCAGGGTCAATGTTGATAATGCCGCCGTCTGCTGAAGAGCCATCGCTTTCTGCATCCGAATTGGCGGCTAAAATAAGTCGACTACTGCTGTTGGCAGATGCAACAACACCAGGAATTGCGGCAGCGTTAATGTCAGTTACCAAGTTTGCCAGTGTGGCATTTGGTGACGATCTTGTTGAAACTGCAACTCCGTTAATAATAATTGTCTGCGTTGCAGTCATTTGGAATGTAACAGAGTTAGTGCCCTGTATTGTTGGCCACTGCTGTTGCCAATCCATACTACCAACCAGGTACCATGCATTGTCAGTTGACTTATAGTAAACTGGGTTTTTGTTGTTTGTTGCAACTACGGCGTAGTCACCAATTGATCCAATACTTGCTTTAGGCACACCTGAAGTTAAGTCTGCTGTGTCTGTGATTACCATTGGAGTTTGTGAACTAAACGCACCAGTGGTTGCATTCCATTGTAGGATACCCCAAATGCTTGAAGTTGTATCCAACCAGTATGTGCCATTGGCTGGCGCACCAGTTGGGCGAACCAAGCTGGCAGTTAATTCAGACAAGTCAACGTCAGCACGTTGAACATAAGCACGATTACTGATACCCAACACCGAGTGCGCGGCAAGTAAGCCATACTCGTTGAGCTCGTAGCCGTTGATCGGTGTGCCGGCTGTGGTTTTGTAGAAGAACGGATTGCCAAACGTTGCGGCAAGATCTCGCTGGCTGGTGATTAAATACACTTTGCCTGCGTTAACTTTTAATGTTCCAGCGGCAACACCAGTTCCTGTTCCGGAAACTTTATTCTGCGCAGTGGCAAGAAGGATATACGGTACCGAATTTGTCGCGGAAGGTATATAATTAGACTCGTCAATAACTGTGACTTGTACGCCTGGGGATACTAGTGCCATAATTTCATCCTTTTAAAATGGTTATCAATATTTAGCAATTGTGGCAAAACTCAGCCGGTAACCGGTGCCTTAATTAAGGTTCGCCATATAAATACCTGTATGAGACCATTATGTGAAGTATGTAAAAAGAACTTTTCTGCTGTGAACGGTTACCACAATAACAAGATTTATTATCGTAAACGATGTAATGCTTGTATACGCAAAAAGAAAAAACTTAAATCGCAGACCCCAAGATGGCAGTTAAATGGTTACAAGAAAAAAGCCGCATGTGATCGTTGCGGCTTTAAAGCTAGACATCCAAGTCAGTTGCTAGTGTATCACGTTGATGGTAATTTAAACAGCACCGAGCTAAGAAATTTAAAAACTATTTGTCTTAATTGCATTGCCGAAATTAACCGGCTCGATCTTCCGTGGAAACCAGGAGACCTGCCACCAGATCATTGATCTGCTTATACAAATGGTCCATAGTTCCATTATTATCAACCACAGCATCAAAGTCTGTACCAACCCAGGCTGTTTCACTAGCATGTACACCTAGGTGCTTGAGCTTCTCTTTGGCAAATGCGTCACCATTGTTTGCTTTTCCGGCCATGATATGCCAGCTGGGTAACTCACCTCGTTGTACCCAGATTACTTTGCCGTTGACTTCTTTGATAGCTTTAATTTCATTTGCAAAACGACAATCACTTATAACAATACTGTCTTTGCTGTTGCGTAAACGTGCTTCTAGACTGGCAATCCAGATATCGTCATGAAATCCTTTGCGGCATACTTCAGTACCCCACAGTTGTAGCATCAAACGCGGAGTTAGTTCAGGCATGTTTAGGCGGGAGGCCCACCATGGATCAACTTGTTCACGCCATTCTCGTGCTTCTCGAGTTCGACCTTCCAGCATGGTTCGATCCCACCCAAACACATGTGCCACAGCATCTTTAAGAGAATTTGCAAAGCTTTCTCGTCTGAATTCATGTATATTAACAAGGTAATCTGCAATGGTGTCTTTGCCACTGCCAATAAACCCACAAATGCCAATAATCATTAAAAAATCCTTGTTAAAATTTAGGTAATTGGATAGAAATCTCATCTGCCCAGGAGTTCATTCCGTCATGTGTCAAATGCATGTTATCGGCGGCAATCAGATTGTTTTTAATTCCATATTCAAAAGGAGTAATATCAATGTATTTGTCCCAATTTAAGAAATCCAGATATCCACCAGATTTAGGTATAGCGGATCCCAATGCTGGTGCCCAATCAAAATCGTTGCTAAAGATATTGTATACAAAACTAAACCTATAGTCAATGCCCTGTGATTCTAAAAATGAGTGGCAAGCTACAATTTTTTGTGTTGATTGTTCTACTAGAAACTTTTCATTGTTACTTGAATATTGTAATTTAAAAAACTTTTCGACGTCTGGATGATAAGACGGGGTAATTTTACCTTTATACTTAAAAAAATTCCCGCCGGAAAAGACTGCAATCCCATCGTTAGTTGGACCGTGTAAATCTTCTTTAAATACCAGATCTTTAGTTTCCTTCGGAAAGTATGCTTCTCTTCGACGAACTCCTGTCCATAAAATAAAAACAAAATCTGGCTTGCCATTTAATCGAATCTCATCAAATATACTAAAACTTATAAAGTCGTTGCCCGCGGCACCACGTGCTTTATTTGTGACTGAGCATCCTTGAAATAGATGTTCTGGCCAGGATTGCCTGACTGTGTAACTACAGCCCGATACTAAAACTTTTTTCATACTAATAGTTATTGTTGTAATATGCTGGGCATCAGGCCAGTTCCTTAATGTTAAGGGTTTCCAAACTGTCGTGTAACAAGTCAATCTGTCGACGACAATCTTCAAGGGCATGATGACTGGCTGGATATTTATTGAGTCCAGGGCATAACCCATAGACTGTTCTAGCATCTCGAACAACATAAAATTTCCAGGGCAATGGAATGTTATAACTTTTGTAGGCATGCTCTAGGATATTCATGTCAAATGTAGGGCCGTTGGCCCATAATCGCTTACTGTGCCAAACAAGCTTGCCTAGTTCTTCCAGTGATTGTTTTAGTGGTATTCGCCCGTCTTCGGCAAATGCTTCTTCTCTGGCCGCAGTTGGTTGAGTTGCCCACCAATCTATAGTACCTTGTTCAATATTGCGACCTTCCTGGCTTTCAATATCAATTCTGGCATAGTACTGCTGATTGTAATATCCGCGAGTAAACGGATCAAACGCCTGGGCGGCAATGGTTAGAATGCAAGCTTCTGGGCCTGTGCCCACAGTCTCAATATCAATCATGAGATCCATTTAATCACCTATTTAATTAAGTTATCATTTGTAAAATTTTATCCGTTAATAATCTGTGGCTGTGCCTGTTAGGATGTGCCCCGTCTGGATAAAAGTATTCAGGGTAATTTTTGTATTCTTTAAATTTAGTTTCTCCATTAAGAAGAATTTGTAAGTACTGTTCTTTTTGTTTAACATTACCAATCACCGGCAAGCTAATCAACTGTTTCCATCCCGGACTGACTGAATGCTTACTCTCCTTAAATTCTGGAACTAACAACTTAGAAAAGCTAGGAATAACATAATTAAGATTTGATGTATTGCACTCTTCAAGTGACGAATACCCCCCAATTAGAATCACTTTAAGTCGAAATGATTGTTGTATTTCAAATAATTGTGCAAGAGATTCATTACTTAATTTCTCTATTAAATCAAACGGCATTTTGCTATTCAATTCTTGTTTGGTTGCATCTCTTAAGGGGTCGGTGAAAAAGAATACTAAAAAATCGTAACTATCTGTAGCTGACTTTATAAAATGTTGAATTCTGGTTATAGCCGTTTGGTTACTGGCTCCACCTAGTCCCACGTTTATCACCACATGATTTAATTCTTCAAGGTATTGCTGGACGCCAGAATGTATAGGGTATGGATCCCATTCACCTTGGCTCCAGCTGTCGCCCCCGATTAAAAATTTCATGTTTACCTATTTAGAATTGAATAGTATTGAAGGAAAACGTTTGGCTCTGACAGATCTAACAATATTTCACCATTAAAACCAATGTAGCTTGTGGTCCATGTTTGTCCATCTGTTGTATTGATAGTTAATCCTTGATGGATAAATTTTTCATTTAGATTAAACCCATCAAGATTAACTCCGAGTATTTTAACATATAAATCTTGTGTAATTTTTCCATCCTGATCAAAAATCACATCAGTATTGTGGTCTTTGCCACTGAAACGTAACTTTACCACTGCTGGTAGATCTAAATAAATTTTTGGTTTAGACAGATACTGCCCGTCAACTAATTCTGGCTGGACCTGGGTTACGTTATCACCCGAAGACAATACAACAGTCATGAGTTTATCATTGACACAACCAAATTCAAACTCAATTTCAATATAGCAATGGTTAAGTTTTTTCATTCATCAACGTTTCAAGGACAAAATGGTTATCCATACTCTGGTGCACGGTGTATCCTAGTGATTTACTAAATTCGGCTAGCTCATTTACCCATTCGGCTCTTAAGGCAGGAGTACTATTAATTTCTTCGTTGACCCAAGATTGAGGACTTGGGCCAATCATCTTTATACCCAACTCATCTTTATGCCGATCTAGGTATGTGTTAGTAAAAACAGCAAGGCTACCACCCCAGTTAACTGAAATCACATCCTTGAATCTAGTATTATCAATCAACCATTGTTTTGCATAATCAATGTCTTTTCTTACTTCTGTGATCCAACCAACCAGTGCTAAAAGGTTAATCTTAATTCCGTATTTTTGTGCTTGCTCTAGATGGAATTCAATTGAACTATTTGAGAATTTTTTACCAATATGATATCTAATATGTTCATTTAAATTCTCAAGACCAACAATTAAAATTTCAGCGCCGCTACTGGCTACCAGTTCCCAGTCAGTTTCTGAGCTGGCTGTTTTCTCTCTAAAAATATAATAACCCGACCAGCTAAAAGAATTATCTGGGTTGTTACGATTGTACTCGCTGAGTAGCGTAATAAAACGATTAAATTCTTTAAGATTTCCGTTGGTTAACGCATCTTGAAATTTAAAAGTACGAATATTATATTTTTTATTTTGCTCTATCATCTCGTTGAAAATGTTGTCTGCTGTTCTCCAGGTGAAGTTTTTCCAATTTTCAATGTAATCACAAAACTTACATTTCCTAACACATCCTCTACTACCCATTATGCCAAGAATCTTTTTCCCGTAAACAGAAAAATTGTAGTCAGAATAATCAGGCGTGGGCAACAGAGACAATTCTTCTCTGTTTAACTCTTTCCAGTCAGAAGTATTGATACCTGGATATTCATTATTTCCTGTAAGAAGTTCATACAAAGAGTGCTCGCCGTCGCCACGAATAATGTAATCAACCAATCCAATATTAACCAACTCTTCAGCCAATGGAAGTGGGCCCATAAAACCGTGTTCAGAACATCCTGGACCGCCCACAATGATCTTGATGTTAGGATTGATTTTTTTTATAAAATACACAATCCATCTAAGACTATTCTGACACAAATAACTAAAAACGCTAATGCCCACATACTTTGGATTATATGACACTATCTGTTCTGCAATGCTGATAAACAAGTCCGATAACCAATCTTTAACCTCTTTGTCCACATGCCCATTAAAGAAAAAAGATATGATTTCATTTTTGTTTGGGTGTTCGTTAACAAGTTTAACTATGTCTCCATTTAAGTCCACTGCTAGACATGATAGTCCGGCTTTTTCTATTACTGGTTTTAATGAGGCTGGGGCCATTAATGCAAAATTAGTTTCCGTCCAGGGAATAGAAATAGCAACCATATCTTTGGTTTCGTTGTTTATATTATTAAGGCTTGTAAAATTCATTTTTAGTTGTCTACGGGCAATTCCAACAAGTGTAACAGATACACTTGTACCTGTCAACTGTTATATTTTCAAATTGATATCTATTAACCAATGACCAATGTCAGCGGCTGTGATCCATCTACATAGAGTTTTAGATCTTCTATGCATCTATCCATCTGAGTTTGTGCTTCGCTCTTCATTGCTGATCCATTTAGGGTGCCACCACCTTGAGGTCCAGCAATGGTGCCAAACTTTTCACGTGCTTCACCAATGATCATTTTAGAAGCGGCAACCATGTAATCACGTATCCATTGACTAATTTGAAAGTCGCTTAACAAAGTAATTTCAGGTTTGAGATTGTAGGTCCATAACAACACTACTTCGCCAGTGCCTTTTGGGTCACGTATTAGCTGTAGTTTTTTTGTAACAGGATTCCAGGTAAAGTTGATATAGCCACCAAACATACGTGCGGCCAGTTCCACATACTGTTGATAAAAGTCGTAGGTTGCAAGTCCGCCTTGCTGTTGATTAAAGTTTAATAGATAAGTGTTTAATGTTGCGGCGCCAAACGGGTCAAAACTTGTGCCACCGCCTCCGGTGCTGAGGCCAATTGTGCGTCTGAAAATTTGTCTGACTTGTGTAACTTCTTGTGGCAACGTGTATTCATTTACATCGTTAAGTAATTCCATAAAGCTGTAGCTTTCTTCATAGGCATTTTGCGCACGTTGGCGATAAGTGCCTATAGTTTTCTGATAAGCGGCTTCGAAGTGTGCTGGGTCTAGCTCAATGTCAATTATTTGACTGGCTAGTTGTAACTGCACATATTCTATCAGTTGTTTCTTCAGCGGGTCTAGTGTTTGATCTGCCATGTAGGGCTCCTTGCCCTATATTTAGCGCACCTTCAACAGTATCAAGTTCTCATTGCCACGTCCGTTAAACTTGGTATCTGTTGCCTTGATGTCCTTGAATACCTTACGAGCCTGTGGTGCTCCTACTGACAGCAACGCTTTGATCTGTTCAGCAGGCTTACGTAGGGTTTTTTGCACACTGGTAGCGGCGTCAAACCCAATGATAGAACTGCTTTTTACAGTAAGAGAGCCAATGTGACTGTCTGCTGTGACATGGATCAACTTGCGTTTTTTGGTGTCGTACAACCAGGCTTCTGTGGCACCCACCAGGCCCGTGACAGGCACTGACTTGAGTTTGAGTTCTGCAAACTCTTTGAGATACTTGAATTTGGCTGTGAGTTTGGCAGGATCAATGGGTTTTGACTTGCGTGGCTTGCGCTCGACCTTTTTAATTTGCACATAGGCACCACAGTCGTTGATCACTGTCTCGCAGAACTTGATCATATTACGAATGTCAATTTTGCTATAGCAACTGTACGCTTCAACCAATTGTGAGTCTTTGCCTTTGGCAACTTCCTCAAATTCTTCTAGTCGTTTTTTCCAAATGTCAGAAATGGTACTGATCATTTGTGGCGCTACATTCATGCCGCGTATTGTGGCAATAGGTTTGACATTGGCTGACATTTTGGCACCCTCGGTAACAAAGTCATCAAACAGGCCTTCGATTTCGCCAGCACACTCGGATACCTTTTCACGCAATCGGTCCTGAATGGTTATTTTGGCCGCCGATGCATCCTCAGCCACTACTTCTTCTTTCATTTCTTCTTTGATCTCTAGTAATTCTTTAATGAGATTATCTAATTTAATTTGTTCATGTTCGTTTAACTCAAGCCCCATGTCACTCATGCGGCACAACCAGCCTGTGGTCAGACGAATTTGACTGTCGCTGAGACTGCGAATCTGTTTGGCATCTCGGGTACGCTCATGACGATCCAAATAGGATGCAATCATGTCCTTGGCATCTTTTTTGCCGTAAAAGTAATTGTACCATCCAAATGCCTTGCTCAATGCACTGATGCGATAGTCAGATGGTTGGTGTGCCCAAATGGGTTCCATGCCCATGGCATTGGTATCTGCACTACGTGGGTTCAGTGGCTTGGGTGGTTTAATTTTAGTTTGGGTAATCATGTTAGTCCTTACTTAGTTCTGGGCAAGTGTTTTACAGCATCAAAAAGTTTAGCGGCACGGGTAACGTCAAAATTCTTGTGCTTGTACATCCAGGCTTTTTTGCGTTCTGCTGTTTCCAGGGCCTCTGCCAGTTTCCATTTAGTGTTAAAGTCCACTGTCATTATTATACGGCTCATGTCCACAATGTCAAGAGCGTACTCTACCCATTTTTCTGTGGCTTTTATTTTGTCGTAAGACTGTATAAATCCCTTGCCTTTTGGGCCTGTGTACTTTGTTAAAAAGTTTGTGGCTTGCATATACACTCCTTTGTTGTACAAGTGTATATTATAGCAGACTCAGATTATGTAGTCAACGGCGTTGTTGTTTTGGGAGGTGTGGGCCGTTTGGGTGCGGTGTCACAGGATTCGATTCCTTTAAAATGCCATTTTCTGCAATGTGTACATTCCATTTGTTTAAACCTTTTAGTTGAGTTGTAATTATAACATTATATTGATTAACTGTCAACTGCTAGTTGTTGTTTTTAGAACACACTAGCTTTAAACTAAACTACAATGCCACCCATAAATAGTACACTATGCCACGTTTAAGCCTTTATCGCCCTAATAAAACCAGTGACTACCGGTTCTTGGACCGCACTATTGCGGAAATGTACACCGTTGGTGGACTTGATATATTCATACACAAATACCTTGGGCCCAAGGTCTTAGATGGGTCAGACAGCAATCCTGACGTTACTCAACCAAAATACGATTCAACCAATCCGTTGTTTATTCAGGATTTGTTATTGTTAGAAAACAGAGATCGTGCATATGATCCAGACATTTACCGATTACGTGGCGTTTACCGAACACAGGACATTGATTTTGATTTAACACAGTTTGGTCTATTCCTTAACAATGACACTTTGTTTCTTACATTCCACTACAACGATATGCTCGATACCATTGGAAGAAAGCTCATGAGTGGTGATGTGTTGGAAGTGCCAAATTTAAAAGACTACAATCCATTAAACGATGCAATTCCACGTGCATTGCCCAAATATTATGTGATTCAGGATTCAGCTTTTGCCAGTGAGGGTTTTAGTCAAACTTGGTTACCACACTTGTGGCGTGTCAAAGCCACACCTATGGTCAATGCACAAGAATATCAAGAAATTGTCAACAAGCCTTTTGTTACAGAAAACATCTGGGATCCAGGAAATTTTTATCCAGCTGGTACCATTGTCAACAACGGCAACACATATTATCGGGCCGCGCAGAACGTTCTCGTGGGTACTGAAATTACAGATACTGCATACTGGACAGAGGTTGATCCGCCAACTACCAGCGATGTAATGAGCACAAGACCAAAAGATCTTGCAATCAATGATGCTATTCTTGCACAGGCTGAGATTGAAGTACCGCTCAGTGGTTACGATACTGTTAAGTTTTATATCTATCCAACTAATCCTGATGGAACACCCGGTGATCCTAGTGGACCAACTGCTGACGAAACACTTAATACTGCCGACGGCCTTGAACCAAACTTGTCGGATGCGTCACAGACGCCCATAGGAGATGGCTACACAATGGGCTATCTCACCGGAGATGGTATTGCACCAAACGGTTTACCAGTGACTCCCGGAGTATCGTTTCCTACAAATCCAGCCGAAGGCGACTATGCACTACGGTTAGATTATTTTCCAAATAGACTGTTTAGATTCAACGGCAACGTTTGGCTCAGGATTGAGGACAAGGTCAGAACTGATTTGACAAATGGTCCTCTCAATAAAACTTTACGTTCAAGCTTTGTAAATAATACCAACGAAGTAGAAACCAACGACAGAGGCGCAATTCCAAGCAGACAAAGCCTCAGTGAGATTCTTAAACCCAGAGCAGATAACGGCGGATAACACATGCAACAGTTTTTTTATGATGAACAGATACGAAGATTTTTGTTACAATTTACAAGAATTTTTTCTAACTTTGCAATTGAATATGGTAGAGACGAAAGCGCAAACGCAACATTGATACGTGTGCCAGTTCGCTATGGTGATGCCACACGACAAGCACAGACTATCTTGCAGGAGAACTCTGCTAACAGTTTGCCTTCTACTCCATTAATGACATTTTACATAACTGGTATGGACTACGATCGACCAAGGATGCAAGATCCTTATCATGTTAATAAAATGCAGGTTCGACAACGATATTACGATACCAGTACTGATTCCTACGAAACCACACAAGGCAATGCATTTACCATTGAACGATTGATGCCTGTTCCTTATAAAATGACTATTGGATTAGATATATGGACTTCAAACACCAATCAAAAAATGCAGTTGTTTGAGCAAATAGCAACATTGTTTAATCCTGCTCTTGAACTTCAGGGAACCGATAACTTCATTGATTGGACCAGTTTAAGCGTAGTCGAGTTAGAGTCTGTCACTTGGACTAGTCGGACTATTCCGCAGAATACAGAAAATCCCATAGACATTATGAACATGAGATTTGGTATTCCAATTTGGATCAGTAGTCCTGCTAAAGTTAAAAAGCTTGGTGTTGTTGATAAAATCATTTATTCTGTGTTTAACAGTTTAGGTGATGCCAGCGACGCTATCACCAACAATGACTTATTACTAGGAACTAGACAACAGATTACACCATATGGTTACCAAACTTTGTTAATTGGTAATAAAATACAGATTCTTAAAGAAAGAACAACAGTAGATCAATCAAATTCAAACACAAACTTGCCGGATAGTCCTCCTAGTAACGAACTATGGCCAGCAGTGGTTGGAATGTATGGTGTACTGAGACCAGGCATTAGTCAGATTCGACTTGAGGATCAATGGGACGGAACAGGAAATGTTATTGGTACTGTGTCTTACGATCCTACAGATGAGCGATTTATGTTGTTTGATGTAGACATAGATACCATTCCTCAGAATACGCTGGCCCCAATTGATTCTGTTATCGACCCCTTGATCAGTGGTCCAGGTGTGGGTCTTCCATCAGCTGTGGATGGCACAAGATATTTGTTATTAAATGCTGTGGGGGCTATTGGAAATATTAAGCCTGCTGAAGCCTGGGGTCCGTTGGTGGCCAACGCTAATGATATTGTTCAGTACATTGATGGCATCTGGGACGTAGTGTTCAGAGCTGTTGACAGCACTGAAAACTTGCAATTTTGTACAAACCTAACCACAGGGTTACAATATCGATGGACTGGCAGTGAATGGGTTAAAAGTTATGAAGGTATATATTCTGGAGGCACCTGGAGCCTTGTGCTATGATCAATGCTGTTGGTGTTTGGTTTTATAGTTTAGACACCCAAAGGTATTTGTATCTGTTAAGGAACGATCCTAAACATCCAAATACCTGGGGATTGCCTGGCGGCAAAACAGAACCTAAAGAAACTCTACTAGATACAATACACAGAGAATGTGCCGAGGAACTTGGTTTTTTTCCGTTTCATGTTAAATTAATTCCTTTAGAACAATTTACCAGTGCCGATGGATTATTTTGCTATCATACATTTTTCTGCTGTGTTGCTGGAGAGTTTAAACCAACTCTCAATTATGAACACATAGGATATGCCTGGATAGACACGGGTACGTGGCCTAAGCCTATGCACCCTGGATTATGGTCAACGGTTAATTTTGAAGCAGTACAAAATAAAATTGATACATTAAAAAAAACCGTTACACGTCACAGTAACTAACAAATTTTCTAAAATCGTAACAACTTACATTTCGATTGTTCTTCCACATGTCTGGCATATTTGTTTCTGTGCCAACTAATATGAACTGAGTTGTTTTATAAGCCGTAAACACTGAGTTAACATGTTCTTTCCAGGCAATTCTACCAGCTTGATTATCAGTGTCATTGTTATATCCAAGTAAGAATACCTCGTTGTGGCCATCAAATGCCGCAATATAAACTGCCGCTGCCAATTCATCAAGCCGCCCAATGTGTGGCACTAGATAAAGTTTACCAGGGTACTTAGAAACATTTCTTGCTGTTGTATAAACAATATTCTGGTCAGAATATCCAGTTGCATCAATTTCTTGTAGATGACTATCTTCTGAAGTGACATAAAAATCAAACTTCATTGACTTCCACAAGTCTCCTGATCCGTATGTCTGTAATTTTTTCTTTCCAAGTAATCCACCTTTGTGTTTTTCTAATTTTTTAAAATTAAATTGGTCCTGATCAAGTGCGCTGCCAATGACTGCGGCTCGACCTGAAATATGTTGGTTTTCAATTGGATTGGGTAACCATTCTTTTGTTTGGTTTTTTTGATTTCCTGACCAGACTAAATTTGTAACTACAAATTCCCCAGTGTAATCTGCACGGTATCTATTAATAATGTTCACAAACGTCCTCCTATAACTTCAATTACCCCTGGTTCCGAACTTGAATAGTTTTCCAATGCTTTACCAATGATGCACCCTGGTTGATACTCAGCCAGATTTAATTTTTTGGCAACTCCTGGAATATCGCTAGAAACTAGTCGATCTCCTTTTTTGATGTCGCCAACAACACGACAAGGAACTCGTCCTAGCAAAGCAACCAAAACTGCATTAGCATTATTTTCTCCGGCATTCATTATAAATGCAGGATTTGTGGAAATAATGCCGGCAACGGCTGGACTGCTAGAAACAGTGGTAATTGTTACTTCAGCTTTGCCACCAAATTCAACAACTGTACCTGGTGGATAAATTTTATCAGCTACATATTTTTCTGCAACGTCAGCATACTGTGCAGATGTGGCCTTGGCAAATACTGTGTTGTAATATACACTTGAGCTACCAACATTACCGACGCCGTTGGCGTTGCTATTCACAATATTGCCACCAGTTATTGTGCCAGTTCCTACTGTTAATCCAGCAAAGGTTGGAGTACTGCCAGTTGTTAATCCTGAAATGTCTGCTTGTGCCAGCGTCACTGCACCGGTGCGACTGGCAACCGACGTTACTTTGGCATCAGTGTACGTGGTACTGATACTAGATGCAGTCCAAGTTCCGCTAGTCAACGTACCAACACCAGTAATGTTGGTCTGTGACGCAGTGGTCAATGTTCCCACAATGCTTGTGCCGCTTAGATTACCTGAAGTGATATTGCCTGTTACTGCCAATGATCCCAGTGTACCAACACCAGTAATGTTGGTCTGTGACGCAGTGGTCAATGTTCCCACAATGCTTGTGCCGCTTAGATTACCTGAAGTGATATTGCCTGTTACTGCCAATGACGTCAATGTGCCCACTGATGTGATATTTGTTTGTGCGGCTGTCTGTAAAGTACCTGTTAAGTTCGTTGCAACAACAGCAGTAGCACCAATATTGCCTACATTGGCATTGCCGCTAGCATTGAGTGTTCCAGTGATATTTGCACCAGTTGTTGATACAACAACCACGTTGCTGGTATTAGCAATGCCAACTGTGACATTGCCACCCGAGCTTACAACTCTGACATTACTTGTACCACTTTGAATACTGGTTGCATCAATGCCAGTCAGTTGACTACCATTGCCCAAGATGTAACTGCCTGTGATGTTACCTGTTACACCAAGGGTACCGGCAATGTTGGCACCTGTGGATGCTACAACAACTACGTTGCTGGTGCCTGCCACGCCTACAGTGACGTTGCCGCCTGAGCTGACCACTCTAACATTACTTGTACCACTCTGGATGCTGGTTGCATCAATGCCTGTTAGCTGACTACCGTTGCCTAAAATATAGTTTCCCGACACGTTGCCAGTTACACTTAAACTTGTTCCGGTATATGTTTTGTTGGCTATAGTTTGAACACAATTTTGTCCAACTAAAGCAAACCCACCAAGGGTAGCACCATCAGCAATGCGCAACACATGAAGATCTGTATCAACGGAAATTTCCCCGTTGGCTCCAAGAAAGTTATTATTTTGTACGGTTGTTCCTCGTCTAAATTGGACTACTGTTGGCATGAATTATCCTTATATACTGTTATATTTATGCGCTATTATGCGCCAACGTAGGCTTCGCCTGTGGCTAAATCGTTGTAGCTCATTGGTCCTTCGGCGCCACAATCAAATGTTGACGCTATAGATACGCCAAACGCATCAGTTGTGGCTATATCACTCACACTACCGTAATCACCAAACGGGAGGTCAGTGGCTGTTCCATAAGCCAGAGTATTCCAACCCACGCCATCGTAAGTTTCAAATGCGCCAGCAGTGGTATTGTAACGTATAGCGCCAGTAACTGCACTACGCTGTTGAGTTGTTCCAACAGGAACTGCAAAACTACCTGTGTTATCAATAACAACATCGCCGTTTGCATTTTCAGTAATAATACTATTTCCAAGGTAAATGGTATTGCCAGCTAGATATAAATTACTCCAACGATTAGTTGCATTTCCTAAACTATAGGTAACGTCAGTTACAGGGATAAGATTAGAGTTTACATATCTTGAAGAAAAAGATCCATTGGCATATAGATTACCAAAATTTGCATTGCCTTGTACGCTCAGGCCTCCAGTGACATCAACTAGGCCTGCGCTGGTAATATTGCCTCCGGTAACATTGCCAGTGGCAATCACACGGCCGCTGGTGACTACATTGCCACTGTTGATATTTCCTGATGCTGTAATTGCTGTAACATTAGCATTGGTAGCACCAATGTTACCCACATTGGCATTGCCAGTCACACTTAATACACCAGTGGTTACTAGATTGCCGCCGGTGACATTACCTGTGGTTGCTAATAGCCCAGGAACATATAGTCCCGACGAAGCAAATATTGCAACATTGCTAGTTCCAGCCACACCAACTGTGACATTGCCATCAGAGCTTACAACATTGACATTACTTGTACCGTTGCTGATGGAATTTAAACTGATGCCAGTGACTCCAATAGAAACTGACCTTGCCGCGGCATTTCCTATAATAGAAATGTTATTACCAGCAGTCAGAGTCAGTGTATCACCAACTGTGTTTGCCAGCACCGCGGTACTGTTGGCATAGATATTGCCAAATGCAAACGCTGAATTTTGTTCAAATGTAAGTGCAGTGGTTCCAACAACAATGGGATTATTGGTAGTAAGCTTCCATTGAGTGTCTTTGTAAACAGTACCTTCGGTCACCATTACAATAGTACCAGCTTCTAGTTCTCCAGTCACATCACTGTCTGTGGCTCTGATCCAAGTACCTGATGATCCACTGCCCACAGTTTGTACTATATACAATCCATTTTGACTACCAGTTGTTTGTCCAGCAACAAGAATCCTATTATTTGTTGACAAAGAAACACCGTCAACTAAGGCAGGGGCGCCGCCACTTAATGTGACATTTGAAGTCGTGATTACACGCACCGCTTGCTTGTAATCAATGTTTGAAATTTGTTGTGCCGATATCCGTGTTAAACCCATGTGCCCACCATTTGATCAGATATTTAGTCAAAAAAATAGGGCCGTTACGGCCCTATTTTGTCCTTTAGTTGATTATAGTCGACCTACCACAACTTCAATAACGCCTTCTGTGCCATTAAAGTCGGATAATGCCTTACCAATAACTGTACCAATCTGTGGACTTGTGCAAGCACAAGCACGACCGTCACCTGCAGAAATCATCATGTCACCTTTACGTACTGTGCCAACTACTTTGGTTGGAACACGACCGGTCAACGCAACAATTGCTGTGTATTCAGCTTCTAATCCTGAGTTCATGATGTAACTTGGATTTGTAGAAATAACACCTGCCACACTACTTGCGCCAGTGCCAGCTATGGTAACTTCTTTTGATCCGCCAAACATCATAACAGTACCCGGTTCATACGTAGCGTCTGATTCGTAGTACTCTGCCAAGTCAGCGTACTGAGCTGATGTTGCTTTGGCAAACACAGTATTAAAGTATGTTGTACTTGAACCAATATTACCAACACCGTTGGCGTTGCTATTTACAATGTTGCCACCAGTAATGGTTCCTGTACTGACACTCAGGTTACCACCAGTGATGTTGCCAGTAACTGTCAATGATCCCAGTGTACCAACTGAAGTAATGTTGGTTTGTGCCGCAGTGGTCAATGTTCCCACAATGTTGGTACCCGATAGGTTACCACCAGTGACGTTGCCAGATACACCAAGTCCACCTATGATAATAGCAGTACCTGTAGCGGTTGTAGTAGAAGTTGTGTTGGGTGCATTCAGCTTCATTGCCACGTTGGCTGCCATACTGCCAGCAACTGCAAATCTAATTTGTCCACCAATGTCAACAGCGCCAAGTACTAGATCACTTGGATTACCTGCGGCCACATTACCTGTAACGTACAAATACGCATCATTAGGAGTAACTGAGGTACCCATGGCGTTGTTGAGAACTGCTGTGGCACCGTTATATGTGCTACTGGCAATACCAAAGTCAGCATAATATGTGGCGTCATTACCGTTGTTTGAAGTCAACACCCAGTCACTTGTGGCTGTGTTTCCTGCACTTTGGTTCTGATTGTTAATCTGAGCGTAGTCATCGTACTGTGATACAAAGTTGACCACAGACTGTGGTAGTATACTAAATCCAGCTGGCAGACCAGCGTACAAGGCATTGAAACCAGTGGATGCATTACCAAAGAATTGACCTGAGTTACCAGATATCTGTTGGATGTTACCCGCAATGGTTGTTGTACCAGACACATACAAGTTACCAATTGTGGCATTACCTGTTGACATGGCAATGCCTCCTGGTGTAATATTACCAGTAACTGTCAATGAACCTAAAGTACCCACGGCAGTAATATTTGTCTGACTTGCAGTGGTTAATGTTCCCACAATGTTGGTACCCGATAGGTTACCACCTGTGATGTTGCCAGATACACCTAGTGTACCAGTAATATTGGCTCCTGTGGAGGCAAATACTGCCACATTTGATGTAGCACCAATACTAACTGTGGCATTGCCGCCCGAGCTCACAACTTTAACATTACTTGTGCCACTTTGAATACTAGTTGCATCAATACCGGTTAGTTGACTACCATTACCTAGTACGTAGTTACCAGTGATGTTGCCTGTTGCAGTGATATAACCTGTGACATTGGCACCTGTACTAGTCACAACCGCAACGTTGGCTGTGCCAGCTGAGCTAACAGTGACGTTGCCACTGGCAAATGCTCTAACATTACTTGTACCATTCTGTATACTTGTGGCGTCAATACCAGTCAACAGACTACCATTACCTAGTACGTAGTTACCAGTGATGTTGCCTGTTGCAGTGATATAACCTGTGACGTTGGCACCGCCTGAGCTTAGAGTTTGTACTGTTGCACCTGCAATATTGGCACGAACGTTACCACCTGAAGTAAGCACAGATACTGCACTGGTACCGTTGGCAATGGTTGTTGTGTCAACGCTTGAGCTAGCAATGGTTGCAGGAGTTGTACCATCTGCGGCATAGAATGCCATTTGTCCATTCACTGCTTTGAGCTGTAGGTTGCCTAGGTAAATTGTGCTACCAGACACATACAAGCTATTCCACCAGCTTGTTGCATTGCCCAATGAGAACGTTGCATTGGCTGTTGGCAAAATATTACCTGTGGCTGAAAGTGTTCCCTGGCCGTCAACTGCCTCAAGAATTGCAGAACCTGTGGCATTTTGAAGTGCTGTAACTGTGGTTGTAGTTGTTAAAATACGTGCATCAATCACGTCTGTTGTCAACGGAGCTTCAGTGAATGTCAGCACATTGCCTGTTACAGAATAAGCACTGGTTGGAATCTGTACAACGCCGTTGATTGCAACAATAGTACTGGCAGTTGTGGAATTTTCACTGAGTACAAACGCTGTTTGGCTGTTAGTCCCGTTGAATTGATCAGAAACAACAACAGTAAATGTTGTACCTGCTGACGTCCACTTGGAGTTGTCATAGTACTCTAAACTGTTAGATGATGTGTTAAAACGCATCATACCAGTTACACCACTACCTGGACGCTGTAGTGTATTACCCACTGGCATAACAATACTAGTTGCAGAATTAAATGCCACTAAGGCATTAACTGTTTGAGTTGCATTTCCAAAGCTGGCTGTGTTTGCTCCGGCATCCACATAAAATACATTGGCGGCACCACCATTCACTGCAAAGTCAACGTCGCCCAGGGCTGTGTTAAAGTTTACTCGTCCATTTGTGTCAGTAATGTTATCACCACTGATTTGAATGTTGCCTATGTTGGCTTGGCCAGCTGTGGTAATGTTACCGCCAGTGATGTTACCAGTTACACCCAGTGTACCTACAACAGTACCGTTGCCGGTTACTGCCAGTGTAGCAATATTGGCAATACCTGCTGTGGTTACGTTACCACCAGTGATGTTACCAGTTACACCCAGTGTGCCTACAACAGTACCATTGCCGGTTACTGCCAGTGTGCCAATGTTGGCAATACCTGCTGTGGTTACGTTACCACCAGTGATGTTGCCTGTGGCCACAATCAAACCAGCTGTGCCTAGGTTACCCACATTGGCATTGCCTGTTACACCCAGTGTGCCTACAACAGTACCATTGCCGGTTACTGCCAGTGTGCCAATGTTGGCAATACCTGCTGTGGTTACGTTACCACCTGTAATGTTACCAGTTACTGATGCTGTTCCTGTGACTTCTAGTGTGCCAATGTTGGCTGTGCCTACTGTGTTTACGTTACCGCCTTTGAGGTTTCCAGTTACGTCCAAGCTTGTGCCAGTTGCAACACCAATGTTTGGTGTTGTTAAGTTTGCACTGGCCTTGACAATGATATTGCCGCTGCCATCAAATGCTGTGGTATTTTGATCAACCTTGGCGCTGAATGTTGTGCTGTTTAATACCAAACCAGCACTGGTGTTGGCTGTGTAGGTCTGTGAACTTGAGAACTGAGCAAAAGTAATATTGCTTGTACCAAAAGTAATAACTCCTGGAGGTGCGTCAACAATATATGCAGAACCTTTATTGACATCACCACTCTGTACAAAGAAGTAGTCGTTGATGCTCAAGTCTGTTGTGCTGTTAGGACCATATGTGTCTGCGTCTGTTGTTCTAGTGATAACAGTTGCGCTGGTGTATTGATATATACCATTTTGTGTGGCGTCAGCCTGGTCCTTGACCAGGATACGTGTGCCAGCTGTGGCAACGTTGGCAGTATCAATTAAGGTAAATGTACCTGTTGTGGTTAATGTTGCACCAACACCAGCTGTACCGTTGTTGTAGGTAATGGTGCCACCTGTGGCTGCGGCCAGGTTACCTGTTGTGGCTGCCACTACAGCGGCGTGATATGCCAACTGAGTTGACACCATGTTGTCAACATAGACTTTGGATGCGGCATCGTTGGCTTGAACAGGCTGACTCAATCCATTGATGTATGTGCTATTGAGAACAATGTTGCCTGATGTTGGAGACAAGTTTATGTCGCCAGTGGCTGTGCTAACAGTAATGCCTGATGCTCCACGTACCACTGCTGTGTTTACGTTACCACCGTTGACATTGCCAGTTGTGGAAATAACACCAGCACCTGCTGATATATTACCACCGGTGATGTTGCCTGTTACGCCTAATGTTGTGGTAACTGTGGCTGCACCAGTCACTGCTAGTGTGCCAACGTTGGCTATGCCTGCTGTGGTCAAGTTACCACCAGTTACATTACCTGTGGCTGTGATAAAGCCACTAGTGCCTAGGTTGCCAACGTTGGCATTGCCTGATACACTTAAAGTTACACCTACTACTGCGGCATTGCTGACCAAGTTGCCGCCGGTAATATTACCTGTAGCATTGATTTGCCCGGTAGTTGATAAGTTTCCAGCTGATAAATTTCCAGTTAGTGTAGTTGATCCAGTAACTGCCAGATTGCCAACATTGGCTGTGCCTGTTGTGGTCAAATTGCCACCGGTGATGTTGCCAGTTACACCCAGTGTGCCTGCAACAGTACCATTACCTGTCACGGCCAGTGTGCCAATATTGGCTGTACCTGTTGTGGTTACGTTACCACCAGTTACATTACCTGGAGTTGAAATGTTGGCAGCAACTATGTTACCTGTGAAGTTTGTTACATTGCCAACGATGTTGCCTTGAAATTCTGATGTTCCGATTACAATCAAGTTAGCGCCAATGTTGGCATTGCCCGCACCGGTAAAATTGAATGTTTTCAAACTGGCATAACTTGCGACAGTGACAGTGGTATTGGTTACTTCACTGCTGGTGTAAACAGTTTCAAACTGACCAGCTGATTCTTTCCAGACAAATGCAATATTTGTACTATTACCGCGTTTGCCAATAAAACCAATATCCAGTGAAGGAGCACCAGTTTGATTGTCTGCCAATAGTAATATTGGATCTTGAATACTGACATTAACTGTGTCAATTGTGGTAGTTGTACCGTTAACTGTTAAGTTGCCCGAAACAGTAAGATCACTACCATAGGTAATATTATTGGCAAGTTTTTGTGAGGTTATTGAATAGCTAACCAGCTTAACGTTAGCATCAATGGTTGAATCAGTAATCTGATTATTTTTAATTCTGGTTACGGCCATTTTTGGTCTCCAATTGGGCTTCTTCGCTACCTATTGAAGCGCCAATAGGTTTTACTATACCTATTTATGGTACACCATGAAAAATTAACTGAGTATAGTTGGATTATGAACTAATGTTTGCGCCAAAAGACACACGTTTCCAGGCGCTGTTGGCATAAACAGCTAGACAAGGACTGCCGCTGTCACCATTGCTGACATAAATCAATTGACCATTAGCAACATTACCTAGACTGTTGGCCTGTGAAACTGTGTATGTGGGCAACTGTAGACTGTGTGTGTTTGTTATATTTACCACACCGGGCACAGTTATTGTGAGCTCTTGACCTGATGCGTTGGTAACAGCATTGATTGTGGTCAGCATTGCTGTGAATCTAACGTCAATCACGTCAGACGCTATTGGAGGCTCAGCAAATGTGATTGAGTTTCCAGCAACTGTGTATGCAATGTCAGGAAACTGTACCACACCGTTGGTGCTGACAATAACGGCAGCGGCAGTGGTACTTTGGTCCAGTGTAAAAACTGTGGTAGTACCATCCCCTGTGATATATTGATTGGTGATTTCTGAAACAGCACCACCAATTCCTGCCCATTGAGCACCGTCCCAAACTTCTACATCTGTTGATCCGGTGTTGTATCGTATTGTACCTTGAACAGGGCTTGCTGGGCGTTGAGAGGTATTTCCAGTCGGTAACACCAGGCCTGTTGTGGTATCAATAATTGCAAAGCCGTTTCCTGTTGGTTCTAGAATAATATTACCATTAATCTGATTGGTAGTTATAGTGGTATTTGCAATTAATATATTGCCAATTGTGGTATTTCCTGGTAGATTTGTAGTTCCAAGTAATCCTGAATATTGATAACCCGCTACATAAACCACATTTCCTGCTGTGAGTACTGTGGGAATAGTTTCGCCTATGAAGTTTAACACTCCGGATTGTGTATCAAGGTAATATTCACCCACACCACCAATACCAGCAGAAAATATCTGTGTACCAGTTGATTCAATATTGGCAGCGGCGCTGGGTCCAACAAATACTTTTGGCAGCCAGGTAGCGCCAAATTCTTGTGGAATCCAGTACGTTTTGTTGGTTAACCAAGTGGGTCTGATGGCACCAATAGGCGGGACTGTGGTATCTGGAGTACATTCAATTGCTCCGCTATTTCTATAGGCAGTGGTAATTCCGGCAATTGCCTGGGCAGTATTTCCAATTTGATCAGACTGCACCCATACAATATCGCCACGCAACAAAGGTGGACTAGCAATACTTTCGTTTGACGCACTCTTGGTTGCGGAGTTGGCAGTTTTTGCAACGCCTTGCAGTTTCTTAAAGAGTAAGTCAACGTATTGTGCAATTGAGACTGCCATTAATTACTCGCCGCGTTAAGTGATAGGCCAGTTACTGACTGTCCAGATGCAAGAGCAATTCTCACATAGATTTCGTTTGTTGCTGTGCTTGAACTTGATACTGTTCCAAACGTGCAAGTCTTGTTTGTGCTTGCGGTGTTTACGTTGGGAACAACCACGCCTCCAAGGGCACAGCCGTTTGATCCGTTACCTGGACTATTAACACCAGGGTAGCCAGCACCAGCATAAGCAGTGGTCATACTAATCCATCCGTTGGCACTAGAACTTGAATCAATAACCGATCCTGGTAGTGCTACCCACATACCAGCAACATTACCAGCATAGGTAATATCAAATTTTGATACGTTGGTACGCACAAATTTAATTGTAAAGTATTGTGTGCCTGTGCGTCCAGCACTTAGATTAGGACCTGCAGGCAGGTATCCTGTTGAATAATTGGTTTGATCGTGCTTGAGAACACCGGCTGATCCTGATCCAACTACCGTGGCATCATATGTTTGTAAAGTACTTGATTGGCTGTTAAATGCTGCCTCACTGCCGGTGTATGTTGGATTATTCACTGATCCAGGATTGATAATTCTATATGCATTACCTGATCCGGTGCCAACACTGGTAACAATGACATTTCCTTCGTCAATGGCAGTGGCAGAGCCTGACTTGTACAGAACTATATTGCCCAGCGCCGAAGTCAAAGTCAGTGTGCCCGAGCTGTAGCTGTTGTTAACTGTAATACTTGGGCCAGTTGAACTGGCACCAAACCCAGTGGTCACTGTGGCAGTGGTTGAGAATGAAGCTGATGCAAATGAGTTTAGAACATTGCTGCCAATGTTGCTGGCATTGTAGTTGACTGATGCAGGTGCCGCAAAAGCGCCGCCTGATGATCCTGTGGCCAACACATTTGATGTTGGATAAGTGTTGCCACTGACATTGGCCACATTTGCAGAAATTGCAAATTGATTTGCATTGGTAAAGTGAGGAATAGTACTACTGTACAACAAAGTAGTTGACCCCGGAGGAGTCATTGTGGCTACACTAAAACTTGGGGTTGCAGGACTTGAGTTGTCATAGTACCAGCTGGGGGTGTTTGTGTTTCCTGTAGCAGAGTCTGCTATGTATATTTCGTTCCAGCCTGCTGGAGCAACTGTGCCTGAAATTGCTGACGAGAACACATACCAAAATCCAGCCGCAATGTTGGCATTGGCAGAATTATAATCAAAGTTGTTGGTAATAACCAAGTTGCCGCCGTAGGTGCCGTTGGCAGTTGGGCTGGCTCCTGCGTTCAGTGTCACTGTGCCCACATTTGCACCGTTACGAACAGCAGTGATTATGCCAGTGTCGCCTGGCCCAACTGTGCTGATAGTGTTGGTAGCATATGTGGCAGCTCTACGCACTGATGTCACTGTTGCACCAGCGGCTACAGATTTATTGGCGCCTGGCGTATTGTCCACCTGAGTGATGTTGGCCATGCGATATGTGGACAAGCTTGATATTGAAAGTGTCTGGCTGCCAGGAAAATTACTTGGAGATGCTGGTACTAGTTTGCCTAGTACTGTGTTGAGTTGTGCAATGCCGTCGGTCACTGTTGTGGTTGTAGTCATTGTCACTGCATTACTGGTCAGATTACCAAGACTAGGTGTGCCCAAATCAATGGTATTGCCTATCACACCTGTTAAGTTTCCTGGGTCACTCCAAAAAACATTTCCTGTACCGTCGGTTGTAAACAAATAATTTGCGGCACCACCAGTAATTTTTATATTGGCATTGGACCCTAAAGTTAATAATCCTGATTGGGCCGAGATGGCATTTGCTGATAAAGTCACACCGTTTCCGGTGATATTACCAGTACCGGTGATAATACCGTTGCCAAAATTTAAATTGCCAACACTGATATTGCCAGCTATGTCAGTATTACCAACAACATTCAATGTGGCAGTTGGTGCATTGGTGTTGATGCCCAGGCGAGTGTTGGTAATGTCAAAAAATACCAAGTTCCCCTGTACAGAAAGATTTGAGCCTCTCTGTAGGTTGTCTTGAAGTATATTACCAGAAATCTTATTGATAGACATATTATATTGTAGTACTGTGAATTACAGAAATTGGTTCACCGTCTGGAGGAGGTGACGTGAACATAATATCATATCCACCATTTACTGTGTATGCACTGGTAGAATCTTGATAAATGCTGCCAACAAAAACAATAATCTGCGAAGCTGAGCTTTCTTCAATGCTCATGGTAAAGATTGAAGTTGTTCCGTCGCCAACAAAAGAATCTACCACGTAGTCAACTTCTCCAGGAGCTGTTAAATTAATAAACTGTGTTCCGTTAAAAAATTCAATTGAGGCCAGGTCGGTATTGTATCTAATCAATCCAAATACCGGAGTTAGAGGTCTATTAATAGTACTACCTGTTGGTAATACAACACCTGAACTACCTGACTGTAGTTGACGATTTTTAACAAATGTTCCCATTAAATTGTTGTGTAACTTACTACAATGTTTAACGTTGTGTTAAGATTGGCAACAGCCTGAACAGTATCGCCTGTGTTTAACAGCAGTTTTTCACCGCCGGTATACAACTGGTAAGTGTCTCTGGCTGTGATTTCTAAATTTGTTAAAATTTGATTTTGTGTATTGGCTGTGCCGCCTGACGGAACAACGTGTACATTGGCCAGTGCATTGCCAGACGTATAGTTGTTGATAGTTAACCAGGTGATAGCAGTATTTCCTGAGCTGGCATACACATTGCCAACTGTGTTTCCAACTAGTGATGTTGAGATTGTCATTTTGATTCCTTAAAATATAATAGCATATACAATGGCTTTGCCTTTGCTGACTAGTTCGTCATCAACAGTTGAGCTTTTGACATACAACCCAGTACCGCCGCCACCTTCGGCTTTGTTATAAACAGCTACTGAATTGGCCACCGATGATGGGCTTGTGCCAATATTGCCATAAATTTGATGTCCTTGAATTGTCAACTTTGATGTTGCATAATCATAGGTAAGTTTTACATTGGCACCAAAATTATTATTGTCATTGAACTGTATCTGAGTGTTTGAACCAGCTGCCGTGCTTACAACATTACCTGTGGCAATGTTGGTCCAGGTAGTGTTATCTGGAGATGTCTGCCAGGTTCCAGAAGTAGTGTTCCAGCGTAGGCCAGCGTAGGTGTTTGATGTTTTTTGGGCAATGATACCAATATTGGAATATGCTCCACTGTTGTTGGCCGCTAGTGTAATGAATGGATCTGTAATGTCAAGTTCAGTGGTATCAATGTAGGTAATATTACCCACAACATCAAGGTTACCTTGTATTTTAACTGTGTTAGTTTGAATATGTACATTGTCATCTGAGTTTACAGTAACAATGTAATAATCACCATCTGAGCGTTTGTAAGTAGACATTTAGAGATCCTTTGGATTATTTATTCGGGTTACAAAGTCTGTAAACGGTAGATGAGTCAGGTTTGGCAAGTTATCAAACTCCTTGATCGGCGAAGTTGTATCTCCTTGAACTCTGTAAAAGGTTACATTTTTATACTCTCTCATTATGGATGCCATTTGCTTGGCCCAATTGCCTGTAAACGTTGGATACCCGTCAGATTTCTTATAAAACTCAGTGTTAGCATACAGGTTATTAAACTTGCCTGCTTCAGACGGACCCATGTCAAATCCCAGCAAATATATTGGATTATTAAAATCTTCTGCCGCTATGGACATGGCAATGGGCCCTGAGCTAAATCCGTAATATTTTTTCTGAATTTGAATTGCACCAAGGCTGGGAATTGGTTTACGTGTATAAAATCTATGTTTGGCACTATAACCCGATTCTTGTATTAGCTGACTGATTGGTGTGTCTGTAGCAACCAAAACTGTGGGTGTATCTGTGCGATACAATGCATTGCATCCGTAGACAGGACCCAGCGTTGTTAGATACTTTACATCAATCGGGCGTCTACTTACACCATTGCCTAAAACAAATGCGGCCATAAAAAAATCCTCCTAACTATGTAGCTGGGAGGATTCTGAACGGTTAACAAATTAAGGTGTGTAATTCTCAACAACACCAAGCGGAAGAGTTACGCCAATTGTACCAGACTTGATCTGACTGCCTTCGTCGGTGAAGAAGTTAACTGCATATCGATTATCACTGTAATCCAATGCAAACTTGTTTGTTAATTTTGCAATGGTTACTGACGTGCTATCTCCGTATTCTAGAGCAATGCTCATAAAACCAGAGGCTGGAGTTGCATCATCAACCAACACACAAATACCAACAAGGTATACAACACCAGTAGTTCCTAGGCCGGCGCCACTCACTGTGGCTGTAAAAACATCGCCACTTTGTGCATTTGCTGGACCACCAAGAGCTCGCCAATTGGTGTTACCAGCTGAGTTGATGTAGTAAGTGTTACCAGCAACAATATCTTCATCTTGAATTGCTGTAGGAGCAGCCACCATGTACTTTGTGTTGCCCTTTTGACGAATAATAAATGCGCTACGATATTGGCTGTCACCAGGGATATAAGCTGTACATTTAACAACAGGGTATGCTGCCGACGATACATCACTTGAACCGCCAACAACACCCAAGAACTGGTCACTGTTAAAAGTAGATGAGTACACAGGATCAGTCAACGCTGACCACATGTTAAAACCAATATCTTTGGTTGTTGATTTTTTAGTTTTTAGAGGACGACCCATTTTGTTTTCTCCTTAAAGAAGTCCGATGCGGGTTCTAGCCGCTACGCTGTTGGGTATTAATCATCAGCATAAAACGCAGAATTGCGTTGTGTCTAATATTTATGTTAAACTTCTATTTCCCAACTCATGCTATATGTGTACACAAATATAGGTTGAGCAATTGCATTAGATTGATATTCTCTATTGGAATTATTGCTGGTTGTGCTGTGTTCGCATCTGCAGGAAAATTCGCGAGTGGTAAATGTGTCTTGGGCACCGCCGGTGACATTGGCTCCTTGAATTACATAAGTTGCATCTGGGGAGTTATAGTTCAACAAGTACGGATCCATATCCCTGTCTCCGAGATCGGTAGTGGTTAAGCCTTTATAAAAAACTCCTATTGAGTTCCATGAGTTGCTGTTTGGTTGACGATTGACTTGCCAGTGTCCTGTTACTAGAATTCTACATTGGCTGGCTGGATATGTTTGGCTGGTGTCTGGATTGGTGTATGACTGTAGAGAATTACCAATTACTGCTATAGGCCAGTTTATTCCTTTAACATGTAATATCCCTGAAGATTCAGGTTTGATCTTTTGTGCTGGTTGACCGTAGCTGAATTCTCCCACAGCTTTATCGGGCCAACTAAGGCTAACACCAAAAGTTGCTCCGTCGTTGTATCCTTGTTCACTGAAACGCCAGCGAGCTTGATTTTCAATTGCAAGACCGTTTGATGCTGTTAGTTGGGCAGTACCTGAGTATCCCGGGGGTGTATAAAATATTTTGGCCACAACACTATTTAACCAAAATTATTGACAATATTGCCTAAATAGTTTACACTAAACAAAAGGATTTTAAATGCAAGACCTTGCAAGAATACTTGCACAAAATATACGTACTGGTTCAGGAAATCATGGCCTTACTGAAGAACAATTATATCAAGTTTTTACTCACTGTGATAACGTAAATCAACTGGCCTACAGTTTGTTTAAGTGTGCTGAGATCAGCGGCAAGTCTGCATTTACTGCACAGGTAACTGCAACATCAAAGCCCTGCCTAACAGAATTTACAACCTGGCATCAAATTGACGAATCCTGGAGTGAGTCTTGGGGGTTTGACAAATCTCATCCGGGCTGTTACATATACGGAATTTTTGAAAATGGTGCGCCGGTTGGTTCAGCTGATCTACTAGATCCAGCAGTGATTTATATTGGAGAAAGCAGAGCTACCAGCAGAAACAGCATGCTCGGTAGGCGTACAGACTTTAAAGGAACAGTAAGAAATCCAAGACTCAGTCCATATGGTTGTGGTACGGTGTTTAAAGAAAAATTTAGTCTAGATAAAATTGATCACGTTTATCAATCTTATCTTCCTATGCATCCCAGCTATTGTAAAGAAATAGAATTAGATTTGTTAGTAGAATTTTACAAGAAATACAATGCAATACCTGCTTGTAATCCCAGTCTGGATCTGGTCAAAGTTAAAAAAATTTTAAAGATTGATGTATGAACAAAAATATTAAAGCAGGCAGTGATATTCACGCAGGTGACGGTGACTATTCAGAAGGCACACAAGAAGAATATGAGAATTTTGTAAAGATACGCAATCAATCATTGCTCAAGACAAGACTTCAAAAATTTGAAAAAGACAGTGGACTTGACATATACAGTATTGGAGCAAAAAGAGACATGTGGGATTCTAGACTTGAAAAGTTTGCTCAGTTGATTGCACAGGATTGTGCTGGCGTTTGTGACCTATATGCCATGCCCGACGGCACCAGTGAAACAGCAGTAATTTTATCTCTTGCAATAAAACACAGATATAGTGCCAAAGGGTGATAGGTCGTTAAATTTAATTATTGTCTAGGCCTCTACTGTTTGACCAACAATATGTGCTAGAATTTTTAGTAGTAAAGAAAAAGGGCCTTTCGGCCCTTTTCCTTCTTCCCATCCCTGGGTAGTTCTCTGATTAGGAGAATGATAGGTTTGATACAGCAATCTCGCCAACATAGTCACCAGCGTTACCGAAAGAACTTGCTGTGTTAGTAAGTTCAATGTAACCGTAACGTGTCATGAATGACACGACTGGTTCGAATGTTGATGGATCAAGCACAACACCACTGCTCATCAACGGAATGTATGGGCAGTAGAATGCGGCTGCGTCAGCTTCTGAAGAACCTTTGTAACCAACCAACACAGGTGTTGAGTCAGATGCATAAGAGTCAACGAACACACGCATTGCGCCGTTCAATGTACCAACAAACTTGGTGTTTGTAGGTGCTTAAAATGTGCCTTCTGTAGTACGAGCAAACGCACTAGTTGTAGCAGACTGAAGAACAGTCAAACTAGCTGGAGATACAACAGCCCAGTTACCAGCACCACGACGTGTGCGTTGAGCGATCAAGTTAGCAACACGGTTGATCAGAACTGCCAATGCGGCATGCTCGTCACCAACGAATGTAGCTGTACCTGATACAGTAGCTTGGTTGTATGTGAACTCAGTAGAAGCCAGTGAGCGCAAGCTCAATAGGATCTCTTGGTCAATCTCAGCTGTAATTTCTTGTGCAAGAGCTGCCATAATTTCGGCTTCAACATCAATACCGTGCATAGCTTGTGCATCTTGAGCTGCCTCAAATGTCCAACGAGCTTGCAATTTACGTGTTTTGGCTTCAACGGCTTGTTTCAAGATCTGAACGCTGATCTGACGACCACCGTTGCCTTCAAGGGTTGATGTTGGAGCACCAGCATAACCTTGAGCGGCTGTTTGTGTTGTTGCGGCGTTATCAGCACCGCGAGCGCCTGCAGAGTATGCAACAGCAATCTTGAATGGTGATAATGCTTCTTCACCAGCAACTACAGAAGTAGCGGCTGCTGATTGGTCAGTCATTGTAGACGCATAGCGTACACGCAGAGTGTGGATTTGACCAACTGGTCCTGTCATTGGTTGTACACCAACCAACTCGTTAGCAATAACTGTTGGCATGACACGACGGATAACTGGAAGAATCACACGGTTAAGTGTGGCAATGTTACCTGCTGATGTTGAACCAGCACTTGCGTTTTCTTTCAGGTACTTACGTGTATTCTCTAGGATCACGTTCATCGAGTTGCGACGATTACCTTTTAGACCTTCGAGCAGGGCTTCTTTAGTCTCGTCCCAACGACCTTCTAATAATTCTTGTGACATTTAAGTCTCCTTAATTTTCTTAATTCAGTCCTGCTAAACGCTTGATATCGATAACATTGTTTTTATCTTGTTCAATTGTTCTGACTGTTTTATCACCAGTTACAACACTAACACTCTCACTAATCACCTTTTTAGCTTTTGGTGTAGAATTAGCTAGTACAGCTGGTAAGTACTTTTCGTAGGCGTTTGTCAAACGGTTAGTTTGGACGCTTTCCAGTAAGTTTTTCATGACTTCACGCTTCTCTTCGTTTAGAGGAGAAAGCAATTCCTCCATAGTACCTTGACGTACATTGGATTCTTTGATCATTCGAACTTCACGCTCTTTGGATTCAACTAAAACTTTAGCATCCTTGGCGATTCTTGTGGCTTCCGCCAGTTGACGTTCTTTTTCTGCGATTACATTGTGCAGTTTACGCATTTCAACTTTCTCATTTAAATGAGTGTTGCTGAATTCGGCTGCATACGCTTCAAAGATTTTACGTCCAAAGTTATTCTCGCGAGCAACTTTGATATCTTCATTTAACTGTGATAGTTCAGCTTTTAGATGATGACTAACAGCTTGGCTCATCTTAGCGGCACTTTCTTTTACGAAACGTGACTTTAAGCTTTCCAATTTTGCACGAGCTTCGCGGACCAACCGAACTTTTGTTTCCACAACGTCCTGTTTATCTTTTGCAAACTCCTGGATCTCTTCTGCAAGAGCCATAACAATGAATTTTTCTAGTTTTTCTAGTCCTTCATTGTGTGCTTTACGGTCTTTACGTAGTTCGCCAATTTCTTCAGCAAGTTTAGAAACCATAAAGTTGTTGAACTTTGTGGCGCTTTCTTTCATCTTACCTTGGAACTTAACGCGATCTTCAGCAAGACTACGCTTTTCAGCGGACACTTGCTCAAGTTCTACTTTGAGACCTTCTGTTACCATGCGATCTAGAGCTTCTACCATTACAGTCTTATCATGCTCATAGCGTTGTGCAAACTCTTCACGTAGTTCTGCACGTACCATCTCACGTGTCTCATTTAGCTTGGCTTCCCAAGCTTCAGAGATCTCGCTACGAGTTTCCTCGTTGATCAGGTCGCTATCTAATAACGGTTTAATAGCATCTAGCATGCGATTCTCCTCAAATCTTGAGATCTTTGATGAGCTTAGTAATTTCGCCCTTCAAATATCTCTGTACTTTGTTGTCCTGGCCAGCGTCACGTGCTATTTCTAGCACACGATGTCCGTATTTCATATTCATCAAGCCTTCATAGATGGCTTTTGGATATGCGTTAGGCGCACTGGGTTGGGCAACCACATCTACAGTAACTATTTCAAAGTCACTGACATGTCCGTTGGCCTCGTTTACGTTTCCGGAACCGCGGCTCGAAACTCCTAATTTAACACCACTTTCCAACATAGTTTTAACTAGTTGACCCATTGGTGTTGGTAAAATTTTTAACTTTCCGAATCCGTTTGGACCATCCATCCACATAGATGTGATCATATGGCTAACTCGGTCAAGATTAATTTTAAGATCGTCTGGGTGATCTACTTCACCCATAACAGAATAGCCATTGGTAATCTGTTCATTTAACGTGCCAACAGCACGTTCAATTTCGTTAACTGGGTACACACGTTCGTTGGCGTTTTTAACTCCGCCCTGAATGCAGATTCCTACCATGTGGAGATCCTTACCTTCACCCGAGCCTTCAACAATAATGTTGGCCTGGTTAAAGGTAAGATTTTCTCTAAGGTAAAGAGCCATTACCTGTTGTCCTTACTTGCCAATTACTGGCTTAGTATTAACACCAGCGGCTTGGCCTAATTGTGGCTTTGTAGCTGGAGTTGGTCTTTGAGTTGATTGTGCTGGTGTGTTACCAACTTTACCAATCAAGTCTTTAGTGGCGTTTTTGTATGCGGCTGTGTCGTGATGACCACCTTCGTTAGCACCGGCATGCACTGGCTTGGCCATTGCACCACGTGCGCCACTGTTGGCAGCTACTACACTTTTCTTGTTGTTAGCTTCTTCACTGTTGTTTGGTTTTGCAACAGCTTTTAAAGTAACAGCTTCCTGGAACATACCTTCAGTTTCAAACTCGTCATCAACAACTTCTTCGTCGCTCATGCCGTCGTCACCCATGTCGTCCATTCCGCCCATGTCATCCATGTCATCCATGTCATCACTGCCTTCGTCGTCACCCATTAGGCTTTCAAATTCGGCCATTAGTTCGTCTAGTTTGTCTTCAAGGTTAACCACACGGTCTTCAAGATTTTCTGCAGACTCTTCGTCTTCCATGCCTTCTTCGCCGTCGTCTTCGCCTTCAAAGCTTAAACCTTCTTCTTCAACTTCAATATCATCAATCAGATCGTCGGCTTGATCACCGCCCATGTCGGCTTCGTCAAGTTCTTCTTCTGATTCATCTAATTCTTCGCCATCGGACTCTTCGTCTTTAGCTTCTTCAAGGTCCTCTTCTTCCATCATTTCTTCATAGATGGCACGACTTTTTTCTACAACAATGTTGTGGAAAAGCTCGCGAGCTTTGTCAGTTTCGTCATTAATGACGTATTCAATTAATTGTTCAAATTTACTCATAAGATCCTCCAATGTAAATGGCTCTGTGCTTTATTTAAGACAGATGCAATAAACTGGGCAGTTATATAGTAAATTTTTGCACTTTTTGACAGAAATATTAAAATTTTGTCAATTATGCCATTGGTTGCGCCGGAGGGGCATATTGTTGCTGAACTTTTTTAAGTTTTTCTTTGAACTCATAGGTACGAACATCGTTCATACGTCGAAGCTTATTAATCTGTCGTAGAGTTAACTTAGTCTTGCGAAGGTCTCCTAATTTGGGTTGGGAGTTGTCTTGTGCAAGGTCTTGATAAGCGTCTGGGCTACGTTGATAAACTTCATTTAATATCATAATGATATTTATCCTGCTGGTGTAGGACCAGGTGGTGTGATACCTGCGGCAGGCTGAGATCCAGGGGCCAGGCCAGCTTCTGCACCAAGATCTGGAGTTGCTTGCGCATCAGCCATTTCTTCACCGGTTTGAATATCAGTTTCAAAATCAGCTGGTGTAACGCCCACACTACGTAGATCCTGACCAGTTGAGCCCGGAGCATCAGGTTGTGCTCGCTCTTGATGCCAGAGTTCTTCATTTTCTGCAATTTCTTCTTCGGACAAGCCAAGGTAACGTTTTAATAAGAAACGTTTTGCTAGATAAGGAACTTGTTCTAATGCACCAAACGTGCTGACTCTTGTGGTATCTAATTCAGCTTCGCGGTAACTGGCAAAGTTCTGTGGCGGATTAAACTCAATACTGAATAGCCCTGAGTCAATATTAAATCCTCTCCAACGCATGAACATTTTGAATTCATCGTCAAGTTTTTCTACAACTAAACGCTGTAGTCGTTCACAGTACTGGTTAAAACGGTATTCTTGTATGAGCGCAGTACCCACACGACCATCATTCATTGGACGGTCGCTGTCGTCAGGACCAGTGGGTAAGTAACTGCTGGGCACACGCAACCCACGACACATCTTGTTGTTAAAATACTTTAAATCGTCAATTTCGCCAAGATTTGAACCACCAGGTAATGTATCTACGCTACTGCCACGACCGTCTGCTGTTTGTGGAAAGAAGTAATCTTCGTTGATACTCAACGGGTTATAGCTCGAATCCATGACATTTTGTCCGCCACCGGTATGACTAGGAATTCTACGTTGGTGAATTTCGTTTTTAACTCGTTCAACAAAGGCCATAGCCATGTGACTTGGCATGTTACCCACATCAATTTTAAAAATTCTACGTTCTGGTGCACGACTCACACGATAGATCAGCACTGAATCTTCTAGCAGTTCTTTTTGCTTGAACACACGGAAAATTGTTTCCAGTACACTCATACCAAACGGCCAATAAAAGTCTAGGCCTTCACTTAAACTCAGGTGTACTACATGTTTTGCATCAATAACTGTTTCGTTCATTGCGGCACTAAATCTATTACCGCCCGACCCGCCCGCACCAGCATTGGGTGCTGAATAGTTGTAAGGTGCTGTGTATCCAGTTGACGGTGGATTACTCTGAAAATCTGTTGTGGTTTTAACTGCTATTGAAAGATTTTGAAAGTTGGGATTGATGTCGCGAATTACATACTGTTCGGGTCGTTTGCCTTCGCTTTCGTTCACAATCACACGAGCCACTTTGGTCATGTCTACCCAGTACATTTCAAATGTTTCTGGATCGCGCACAAACACTTGATCTCCGTATTTTAATGTGTTACGGAAAATACGGAACATGCGCTGATCTAACTTATTGAGCTTGACCCATTGCTGAAGCTGTTGCTTGATAATACTAATTTCATTGTCTGTGGGAGTTTCGTTGTACTGTACTTCAAAAGGAGTTGAGTTGTTTTCGTTCTTTTGAGTAGAAAATTCTGCCAGAATATCAAGACAAGCATTGATTTCACTGTCACTGTCCATGTTTTCGTATTGGTTATAACGCTCAACACGATTTGGATGGCCAGTGTAGACTTCTGGTAATCTGCTGGCATAGTTTCTATAAACAATGTCAGCATGTCCTTTCATGGGATCTTGACCATTGTTACGACCGTAGCCAGGAAGTCCATCTGAACCTTTTCCTGATAGAGGACTTAGTTCACCATTTGAGTTAGCAACTTTAAAATATTTTTTCCAAGACATAGTGTTATATTTACCGTTAGTTTTGACTTACTTGAAGTATTTTACTACTGATATTAACATTGTCTCGTTGAGCCTGTACCATTTCTTGGATGGCACCAATCAACTCAGGTGTCACTGCATTGCCTTGAGTAGACTGTTGGGTGAACATTTCTTTAAAAGAATTTGTAAACTTTTCTAGTATTCCTGTAACTTTATCTTCTGTGGCAGTCTGTGTATTTTCCTGCAGACCTTTGACTAGTTCTGTGATTACTTTTGAATTTTCATCAAATAAGTTTTGCTTGCCAACTTCGCCTGTTTGCCAATCTCCAGTGCCCCAGCCTGTTCTAATCTGTTGCCGTTTGACATAATCTTCAGCTAACACTTCCATTCTAGACAACGGGTCTTCAATACTGCCGCCGGCCATTTTTCCAGCCTTGATTGCGGCACTATCCTGTTGTCTAATCATTTCTCTGATTAGATCGTACTGGCCTCTCAGTGCTTTTGATTCTTCGGTTTGTGGGCCGTTTAGTCCTTGCACACCAATGTCGTTTTGTGCTGAAAATACTTTTCCTTCCGGTGTTGCCAACATGGCCCGCATGAAATCGCCAGGTTCCATTTTGCCATAGTTGAACTGTTTTTTCATCTCTGGCATGGCAGCAAACATTTCGTCTACTGCCATACTGAGCTTATCAGCAACACTTCCTAATTCAATAGCAAGGCCACCGCTTTGCTTGTCTACAGTCATTCCGGGGATTAATGTTCTAAATGCATCTCCGTATGTTTCGACTAATTGTTGTATGCTAGGCGGTTCAAATTTAACTGGTTCAATTGACAACGACTTGGACATGTCCCTGATTGCACTGGTAATTTGATCACCAATGGTGTTTCTGTCAGGTGCCAGTGATGTAGTCATTTCATCAACAATATTAGATATGTCAATGCTGTCTGATTTTGACGGGTTCAAAGTTTTGAACATGTCTTTGTATGCTTCAATCAACTGCTGTCTATCCGGCTTGTCAAATTTAACTGGTATGCTCTTACCATCTGACATTGGAATAACTGCTTCTGTGCCGTGCAATGTTGCAGGATATCCTTTTGTTGGTCCTGAAAATACACCACCATCTGCCGCAGATACAATTTTTCCAGTTTTAAATCCTTCAACTCTGCTGATGGCTTCTAGCATCTGTTGACGCTGACCTGAATCAAGTTGATTTAATATAGTACTAGGATCAACGCCAACTGCACCCGCTACAGATTTAATATAAGCCGCTGTGTTGTTTTCATTGGGAGGTGCATATCTGCTAAGGGCATCAGTAATGCTTAAATTAGCATATTTTGATTTTAATCCAAACAGCAACTCTTCTTTGGCTTTGGTTCCATCGGCTAGTGTTGGAAATACTGCAAAGCGTCCGTCAGACCCAACTGCGCCAAACGACCGTGCAAATGCACCCATTTCTAGGTTGCCAGGATTATTGTTTCTCCAGTTACGTACACCTTCTCTGCGTTGCTTTTCGTCGTCTGTGGCTTGTACTTCTGTGAATCCTGGACCTGATCCTGTTACTGCTTTAATAGGTTTGTCTGTAGTAGCTTTGCCACCCATTGATCTGGTTTCAGGTCCGGTGCCTCCGCCAGGCTTACCTTGTGCCCCTGGCCCTACTGGTTCTCCACCACTATAACCACTGCCGCGGCCTGCACCGGCGGTGCTAGTTCCTGGAGGACCAGCAGGTGCTGCCTGACCACCGCCTAAATATTTCTTAGTACCGGCATCGCCACGCCCAGTTTTTTCTAGTTCTGCAGTATCTGATGCAACACGTTCTTCTTTGGCTGCTCCGGCAATGCCTTTAATACGTGAACCTACGCTTTTAACCCCAACCAAACTAACTACATCACCCAGTGCATCGCCAAGATTTTCAATTGCTTTTGCAGTGGCAATACTAGCTTTTTCTGTTAGTTTGGCTTTTTCCCAATTGGCATCGTCTTGCTTTGCAACTAGTTCTGCTCGTGATTTTTGATCAGCTAACAATTTGTCAGGATTCACTGCTAGGTCCGCCGCGGACACCGCGGTATCAGCCGCTGTTCGTCCAGGTCCTGCGCCGTCAGATGCACCACCAGCACCACCAGCAATTCCCGGAATTTCTATTCCTGTGGTCTTAGAAACAAATTTTAAGAATTCATTTAATGAAGTTGTAAATCCAGAAATAGCAGTGGCCGCTGCCGGCATCAGTGTGAAGCCTAGATTTTGAATCTGCCGACTCATCTGCTCCATGTTTTTCTGAGCTTCAACTGTTTTGTTAGTTAACTCGTCTTGTCCAGCAACCTGTGCATCCTGCGCTTTTTTAGCTTTTAATACACCGTCAGCCATTGTGGCATTGTTTAGGTCACTGAGTTCTGAATATTTTAAGAACGTGCCTGTGCCGTCACCTAATGCCTTGGAATAATCTCGCTGAGTTTGAACGTTGTCTCGTGTGGCATTCTGTAACTCTTGTATAGCTTGATCTCTAGTGATTTCCCCAGCTTTTAGTCGTTCAATGATATCTGGCAGTTGACCTGCGGTGCTGTTAAATCCTTTTATTGCGGCATCGCTATTTGTCATGCCCGTTGATTGGTCACGAATTGCCTGCCCTAGTTCAGGAGCAATTTTACTAATCTGAGTTTGGAAGTCTAACAGTTCTTTGGCAGCGTCTTCTTGACCATTGGCCACCATTTCGTCATACTGAGCACGGAATCTACCTTCGCTGAGTGCCGCATCCTGTTGAGCTTGAATTTCTTTTCTGCTCATGCCAGTTAACTTGGTCAACTGATCTAGTTCTTTGGCGTATTCTACAGCACCTTGTGATAGTTGCTTTTGTGTCTTGTTCTGTGCTAGACCAAGTCGTGTTTGCTGTGCAACATAAGCAGCCGATGCTTCGCCTATTGTATCTGCACTAAAACCAATTCTACGTAGTTCGTCGCCGGCTTTGCTGTCAACAATACCACCAACAATCTTGCTAAATTCATCAGCACCATCAGCAGTTAGCCCACGGAATCTGGCTAAGGAAGCTGAATTTTCTTTGATTGATTTTTGGAAGCCGTTTAGGCTCATGCCAGAACGTAGGAACTGCTCCTGAACGCCGGACATGCCTTTGGCAGTTACTGCACCTACGTCACTTAAATCTTGGAATGTTTGAGTAGTTTTCTGTAACTGCTCAATGACAAATTTTGTACTTTCAGCGGTGACTTTTACAGCCGCGCTCATTGCTTCGCCAGCAAACGGTATGGCTTTGGCCATACCTCCCAGTGCATTACTAACCGAATCAATTAAGGGATTTAACTGTGTAAATCCTTTTGATCCATCTCCTATATCAGCGGTGAATCGGCCCAGTGATTTGGTTACTTCTTTTGAACCTTCTTTCAGCGCCAATTTAAATTGATCTAAATTTTTACTAGATCCGTTTAGAGCCGTGTTTAATTTTTTCAACTCTTCATCGGTGAGCTGGGCACCAGATCTAAGTTTGTCAAAGAGGGCTTGTAATTCTTGTTCGTCCATAATGTAGGTGTATAAGTACTGATATATTTATGGTACCCAAACATGACACAAACAGCTAACCCACTAAAGCAATACTTTAGACAACCGGCAATCTATATTAGATTGCCATCAAAAGGTAAATTCTGGAATAGTGAAGCAATTACTATTCCGCCCAATCAGGAAATTCCCATTTACCCAATGACCGCAGTTGATGAAATCACTACCAGAACACCCGATGCTTTGTTCAACGGGTCTGCCATGGTTAAGATTTTTGAAAGTTGTTGTCCAAACATTAAAGATGCATGGCAGGTACCTAGTCTAGACGTTGATACGTTATTGGTAGCAATACGTATTGCCACTTACGGTCATGGCATGGACATAGGTACCAAATGCCCCAGTTGTGAAAACGAAGATGAATATCAAATTGATCTTCGAGTAGTACTTGAAAATATTAATTCTCCTGACTATGATGTTCCAGTCAAAATTGGAGACTTAGAAGTGTATTTTAAACCAATGACCTATCAGGAATTAAATTCAAATAGTCAGATTCAATTTGAAGATCAAAAACTAGTAGCAATGTTTCAGAATGCAGAAATACCCGAAGAAGAAAAACTAAAGCAGTTGGGCGAAGCATTTTTAAAAATTACCAGTCTTACAATTAGAAGCATTGCTCAGAGTATTGGCGTAATTAAAACACCAGGTGCTCAGGTCAACGAACAAGAATTTATTGTTGAGTTTTTGAACAACTGTGAAAAATCTGCGTTTGGTGCAATACGTGACCGTGCAATTCAACTCAAACAAGAAGCTGAACTAAAACCAATTAAAATTAAATGTACCAATTGTAGTAATGAGTATGATCAAAACTTTACATTGGATATGTCAAATTTTTTCGATTCCAACTCTTGAGCCTGGACTCTGACCGCGTCATCAAGCTTGTTGACCGGATGGAAAAAGAGTGTGATCAAATACGTGAAGAGTCCATAAAGTTTGCATGGTACATGCGCGGCGGCCTGTCCTATGAGGATGCCATGTCGTTGGCACCAAACGAAAGAAAAATTATCAATAATTTGATTAAAGATAATTTAGACACTACTAAAAAATCTGGATTACCTTTCTTCTAATGGAACTAGAACAAGTCAGACAAGATATAGAACTGTGGATTACAAACTTCTTAGAAGTTCCACATCCTGCATTAGGGGGATTTTCTCCTTGTCCTTATGCACGGTCAGCACGAGTAAAGAACAGCTATGCAGTTTATCTTGGAGCCGATCCTTACTACGATCTTAAAAATTGTGGGCGTCAAGGCATGGGCAACCGAGAAGTTATTATCTATGTGTACGATCCAACAGAATGGTCACACGATATGCTTGCTGGTAGTATTGAATTGGTTAACAAGGAAGTACTGTTACCTAGAGACATGCTGGCACTAGAAGATCACCCAGATGATGTTGAAATGATCAATGGTGTGTGCATGAATCAAGGCACGTATGCATTAGCATTGGTACAAAGTCTAAGTGATTTAAACATCAAAGCCAAGCAAATGGCTGACAAAGGATTTTATCACAACTGGCCCGAAGACTATCTACAAGGCCTGTTTCACCACAGACAAGATCCAAGGAACCCATAATGTATAGTGTACATCAACCCTGGGATCCGTTGCAAGTTTGTGTAGTGGGCAAAAGTTATCCTCCTGAGTTTTATAGCTTTATAAAAAATACACGATTACGCAGTTTGTTTGAACGTATTGCTACCGAAACCGAAGAAGACTTTGTAAATCTTGTGACATTGCTTGAAAAGTTCAATGTAAAGGTTGTAAGACCAAATGTACCCACAGTACAACTAGATCGGTTACTGACACAAAACCGACGGATACCCGGTCCTGTTAGTATGATTCCAAGAGATCAAATGATCATGATTGGATCTGACTTTTTTGTGTTTCCATACGACAACATCAGCATAAAATCGTCCGGTCGAAGTATCATGCCTCCTAGTAATTGGACTAAAAAAAATTACAACAATTTCAAAGGGCCAGATTGGCCACAAGAATTTACTCCATTTGATCAGCTGCCAGTTTGGATACAAGAAGAATGTAAAAACTTTTTTCAGTTTGAGTTCAAGCCTGGTGACAATTCTGACGAAATTATATCCAAAGCCAGTGAGTTCGACTGGTGGGAACCAGTTACCAATCTTGTGAAGTCAGCCGGTAATCCAATAATTGAAAATCAATATCATGATATATTAAATCAAATTCCAACTAATGGAATCACCCGTATTGGAAAAGATTTATTTTTTGGGATATCTGAATCTGCCGATATCGACAAAATCAAAAAACTAACTGAACATTTTTTTCCAGACTTTAGAAATCATATTGTGACCACTGGTGGACATATCGACGGTTGTTTTACTCCTGTTAAGCCTGGTCTTATTGTGAGTATAGAAGATATGCCTACCTATGCAGATACATTTCCTGGATGGGAAGTTGTATACCTAAGCGGAGAAGGCTGGAACAAAGTGAGATCATTTTTGGACCTTAAAGAAAAAAATCAAGGGCGTTGGTGGATCAAGGGTAGTGAATACGATGACGAACTGATTGAATATGTAGAAACATGGTTACAAGATTGGGTAGGGTATGTTGAGGAAAGTGTGTTTGATGTAAATATCCTTGTGATCAATCAACAAAACGTGATTGTCAACAGCTACAATGAAAAAGCATTTGATGCTTTTGAACGTCACAATATAACTCCTCACATTTGCCCTTTAAGACACAGATACTTCTGGGACGGTGGTGTACATTGTGTTACCTTGGACCTGGACCGAAAAGGTATCCAGCAAGATTTTTTTCCGGATAGAATATGACTTATCAATTTGCCAGAATTGACCTAGATAAAACCAATTACCTACCCACTGTTGGTTGGAATTACATCACTGATCGTGATGAAACCACACTCAACAAGCTAGATGAAATATACAAGTACTACTGTACCTACAAACATTTTTCATCAGTAATGCCTATATTTCACAGTCGCTATCAAGATCCAATGGCTGACATCATTGGCTACTACGACAACGCTGAACTGGTTGCATTTAGCCTGATACGTAGATTTGATCAGTATAACGCACAATGTGACCAATTTGCTTGGACCTATCATCGACCCAAAATGCGCCTGGGAATTGAAACAATGAAAACAGAATGTGCTATCTATAAACAGCGTGGTTTTAAATTTTTATACTTAGAGCAAGCACATTTATACAAACAAGATATTGATGGCTTTGAGATATTAGGTCCGTTGGTGTAATGTATCAGATTAACAGCGAATGGCATAGACTAAAAACCTGTGTGGTTGGACGTAGTTGGAGTCCTGAGTTTTATAGTTGGGTCAAAAACGTTGAGATTCGAAATTATTTTGAAACAATTGCCAGTGAAACCAATCAAGACCTAGATACACTGGCAGTTAATCTGAATGCCTTTGGAGTACACACGCTTAGGCCAACAGCAGATGTTGTTGATGTTGATGTTAACAATCTACCAAAAGCGCCGTTGGCTCCTAGAGATCATTTGTTGATGCTGGGGAATAAACTTGTTAAATCATTTTACAATAACACAAATCCAGATTTTTATAAAAACATTTCAGATCATGTGATTGATCAGGGTAATCAAGAAATAGAAGTTAATCTGCCATCAGTGTGTGGTGCCACTGTTTATCAATTGACCGATCGCGTATTTTTTTCTAATAATAAATCAGCTCATGAGTTTTTACACAATAAAATCAACAATAAAAAACTAACAGCTTTTCATCAGGAAGGACACATAGATGGATGGTTTTGTCCAGTAACGCCAGGATTGATTATAGCCAATGATGATCCGGTAAATCATGAACTGCTAGAATTATTTTTTAAAATGTATTTCAATAACTGGGAAATAGTTTATATCAGACCTAGCTTAGAAAAATTACCATCATTTAAAAATTGGCAAGCAAGGCATACTGGATCTTGGTGGTTGCCAGGGCAAGAAAGCAATATCAAACTTATTGAGTTTGTTGATTGTTACTTTAAAAATTCGTTGGGTTATGTAGCAGAAACTGTGTTTGAATTAAACATGTTGATCATTGACGATAAAAATGCAGTGATCAGTGGCTACAATCAACAAATATTTGATGCACTCAAAAGGCATCAAGTTACTCCGCATGTTTCACAATTTAGACACAAGTGTTTTTGGGACAATGGTCTACATTGTGTAACTAGCGATCTTCACAGAGAGAAAATATAAAATGGATTTGTATACAATTTGGGCAGATAAAGAAGGCGACATCTCAGACCTAGACTGGGTCAACGGAATGAAGAGTTTTTTTGATCATTTGATTACAGAAGGTAAAATGGAGAGCTATAGAATTACTCGTTGTAAAATGGGATTCCGTAGTATTGCCGATATGCCAGAATGGATGATACTTATGGAGTTCCGAGACATGGGACAAATGGACAATGCTTTCAAACGAGTAGCACCACTCAAAGGAGAACTCGAAGAGAAACATAGAAGTTTTAATCAGTTTGTTAGTGGCACTATTCAACACGCATTGTTTAGAGATTGGCCAGATACTAACTTATAACGGCTTTATGAGAACTTCGTTGAAGTTCTATTGATTTCGCTATCGCTCATCAATATTATTATAAACATCGAACGAAGTGAGATTACAGTTATTATCCAGATTCTTTGGTCACACTTTGCCCGCACAGGGCAAAGATTGAAAGCATTATCCGAGTTCGAATAGCCACATAGCGTTACAACATTACAGAGGCGGTTGTCCGGTACCTCGAGTTGTGTCTTTATACAACGGCAATTAATATAATATACGCTAACATACTATATTAACCTGCTACATCACTGTAGCGTCTTTTTAGCCTTTAAATTCTTTTCAAACAATCAAACCGCGGCAATTAGCGATCGTCGTCCTGTCAAGGATAGTGATTGAGTGCTTGCTAGAGCGGCAAGACTTCCGTCCCTGCGATCCGAGATCCAGGTCTAGGGCACATGAAATTGACCTGTGCAAGTCGTAACTACTTAAATTTTGTTTAAAATATGGGAGCCGTGTACTCTAACTTGTATGTGGCCATTGTAATAATCTTTTGATTCTAATACTCGTCTACTGAATTGTTCTCTTGCCTCAATGTAACTACATTCCGATTTGGAGTTGCAATAATAAAGTATTTCTCTGGTGAAGTTTTCGGTGCCTAGTTTGATTACGTCTGCGGTTAATTCTGGGCTTGACCCGTAGTACTCTCTCCAATCTGAGTCGACCTTTGATCGTATCTTCTTCCGCTTTTTAATGCCGTTTTTTTGTGTTACTGTTTTGTATGTGGTTTTTGAAAATTTTGCGAGTTTTTTGCCTATGTACTTGCGACCAGTGAGATTACATGTGATCAAGTAAACAAATCCAACACACTCTTCGGGCAATGTCTCAACTGGGGTGTCTTGAAATAGCCATGTCATATGTTGTATGTGATTTATCCTTGCTGTATAGTTATCATCTCCGTTGATCTTAGTGTAAAAATTTAGTGGAAATCTAATAAGGTTTCTAAGTTTTCAAAATCCTGAGTATTGATGACATTCTTGTCAAGGTTTTGTAAAATATTATATAAAATTTGTAACTCTTCTCTGTTACGAGTCTGTGGCCATCCTAGTTTTACACTTACTTCGTGTAATTCTAATCGACGACGTATGCGTTCTTTTAGTGTTAGTGTTGGGTTCAATTCATTTACCCATCCAAATCCTAGTGCAATGTCACGAAGACCCTGTGGTAGATTGTGAAACCGTTTGGCAAAGTCTGGATCAGTGATTAGTTTTACTTTTGAATCACCGGCTAGCTTGCCTTCTTCTCGGAACATACCGGTGTACCCCCAACGTACCATGTGAATCACTCCTGCTCGAGCATATTTTTGATACCGGTGTAAAAACTCAATGTTGTAGTTGTGATCTTCCAATGTCTCAACAGGATACCCAACAAACATTAAACAAACATTTTTAATTCCATAGTATGCAGACTGTGCAAAATGGAAATCAATATCTGCATTGCTATGATTTTTACCCATGTGTTTTCTAACATGTGGACTGTAAGATTCAAATCCAGTGACCAGCATATTACAACCGGCCTTGGCCATTAACTCCCAGTCTTTTTCAGTTTGATCAAATCTTGTTCTACAAATAAACTGTCCAAGATATTTTATTGGTTCTAAACTTGCATCTTGTTTTTTAGCCTCTACCAATTGACGATTTACTTCTCTCCACATTTTCATATTACCGTTGATTAGACTGTCGGTAAAGTGAAAGAGATTAACATTATATTTTTTCTTTCCGTTGATAATTTCTTTTACAATATCATCGGCACTACGAGAAGTATATGTTGGCCACATGTCAGAAATACTACAAAATTTACAATTCCTAACACACCCTCTTGATGCAGTGATATAAATTCCTGGCTCAGATGTGTAATAGTAATTTGATGGGTCAATGCCTTCATATTCAGGATGCGGCAGCTTGTCTAATTTACGAATTTGAACTGCTGGGTTTCCGTTAACTCCGTTAGAATTATCGTTACCATTTAATAATTCAATGATGGCCTGTTCACCTTCTCCTTGGATATAGTAATCAACCAATCCGGTCTTTAGTGCATAGTCAGCAAACGTTGTAGAATCCAATGCCAGCGGGTTCTCGGTTAAATTTGGCAAACTTCCTGGCCAAGCATAGCTACCTGCTCCGCCTATGACAATTTTACAGTTTAATTGATCTCGTACCTTCTGCAACATCACACTGGCAGGAATAACACTAAATCTAGTAAACACAGAAATCCCAACCATGTCAGGATTAAACTTGTCTACAGTTGTTAAAAATTGATCAATTGTATCATTTAATATTTGTTGAGTTGCAGGTTCTAGTGTATATTTTTTGCAACGCCAGTATTGTTCAAGTTCAACCCACACATCTGTGCTTACATTGCTGTGTAAAAACAAATTAAAATCATACACGTTACATTCCCAACCAGCACTACGTACACAAGCACTTATGGCCGCGGCGGCGGCTGGTGGTCTTTCTAACTCTTGACTTGGTACGTTGATGAATGCAAATCGTTTCATAGCTGTATTAGTTCTTTTATTTTTTCTACTAGATCCTCACAGGGATCTAAACTGCCACGAAACTTCCAAACACGATCAGGATCTTTTTCTAAGAAACCAATGACTTCTCGTTTATTTTTTTCTTCAAAATACCAATCCCAAAAATTAGAAACCCAATTAAATTCTATTGTTCCGGGAAAATTATATTGATATGGGCTAGTAATAGTTATCGGAGAGTCTGGAAACTGTTGTAGATACCCGCTAAAGTAATCAGGGTAATAAACAAAATCAGTTAGTATCCAAGGTTCTAGTTTGATTTGATTGCATCTAATATTAAGGATTCTAAATTCTGTATCAGCAACAATATTACCATCACTGTCTATTACCGTATCGTTTTCTGTCTTGCCGCCAAACACAAGTTTTAATTGTCCTAGGTCTTGAATAATAAATTTAACATACATCAATGGATCTAACAGGTGTGTCTTCTGGTCGTCAACCTGTAGGTACCCTGGCGTGCGACCTTGCGATGATGCTAGTTCCAATTCAAATTCAAGCATACTGTTATTCTAGCTCTGTGTCATTGTTGTAGGATGTAAATCCGTTTTCTTTTACAACACGTAAAATATTCTCTACACGACCAGCAAGCTCATCTCTGTGACTTACTAACCAAATACTTTTATGACGTTCTCTACTCATCTTTTTAAGTAGTGCAAGACTGTTTTCAACACCCTGGGTATCCATACCTGAATCAACAAGTTCGTCAATGAATAATACATTGATTGGATGATATAAACTTTCCCAAACGTCTCGGAATGCCCACGACATGGACAATATAAGTCGATTGCGCTCACCACGCGACAAATTATCAAAGTCTAGATCACGACCCAGTTCGGTAATCTCAACACTGAGATCATTTTGAAATACAACCTGATGCGGCAATCCAATTTTATCTAGATAGTGTGTGAGTCGAGCATTTAAATAACTTAAATTTTGCTCAATAATCTTTTTACGAATAAAACTATCTTTTGAAGTCAACAACTTCAACAAGAAGTCTTGATGTTCTTGCATTCTAGTTAGATCATTTAATCCAACATAGTCAACAACCTGCAATGCTTGTTCTTGCATGTCGGTAATTTGTTCAGCATACGGATCTTGTTCTTGTTGCTTGCTATCAATCTGTGTTTGTAGGTTGGCCAATGTAGCACGATGATGAATAGCATCTTCTTCGTTGTCATAGAACATGGTCGGAGGTTTGCCAACTGCGCCAATGTCATTTAACTCGTTTTGAATTTCACTAACTTCGGTAGTTTGCTCGGTGCATCGTGTTCTTGCATCAGCTAAGTCAGTGCGTTTATTAGTCAACACTTGCTCGTGTTTCTCATCATGAAATGCCTGTCCGCAGGTGTGACAGGTATGTGCTTCTAATGATACAATCTCATCAGACAATTTTTTAATTGTTTTTTCTTCGCGTTGAACTTCTAGTTTTGCTCGACTTAACTTAGACTGTAAGTCGTTGAATGTTTTTCTTCTGTTATCCCAGGCAGTATGTTCACGATGTGCAGTAATTTCTGCATCGATGTCAATCTCTTGTAGTGCTTCCAATGCCGTTTGTAGTTTAGTAAGTTCTTCAGCTCGCTTGGTAATCCACAATGTTTGTCTACGCTTCAAACTGTCAATTTGTTCTTCAATCCTTTTGTTTGCTTCTTGAACTGCACGTATTCTAAACTCTTCCTGACTGATAGAGTCCTTGGTTTCTCTGTTTAATTCTTTAATGCGTTCAGCCTTTTCACTCAGCAACGTTATTCCCAACAACTGTTCAATCAAGGTTCGCTGATCGTTGGCTTTGAGACTTAAAAAAGGTTCAGTATAAGTGTTAAGTGCTAGAATATGTCTAAACATATCGTGACTCATACCAAGTATGTGTTCAATGGCATCCTGTGTTTCTCTGCTGTCTCCTTGACTGTCGTCGGTGATTTCTTGTTCTTGGCTGTTTACATAAAACTTCAATACGTTGGGTTTTCGTCCGCGCTCAATTCGATAATCTTTACCACTCACTTCAAAATCTAAACTAACCAACATATTTTTGCCATTGGTCTTGTTTACAAGATTGTCTTTGCGAATATTAGTTAATGCTTGCCCATATAGAGAATAGCTGAGAGCATTGATAATAGTAGTTTTGCCTGTGCCATTACGACTGCCGTCACCACCTAGATCAAGATTCTCACCTAGCACAAGTGTAAGATCTTTACGATCAAAATCAACATCCTGAGTAGAATTACCCACGCTCATAAAGTTTTTAACAGTCAAAGTTTTAATATTAATCACAGTTGTATTATACAGTATTTTAAGAGAAAAGCCAATGATCTAATAACCAGTGGCATGTTGATTGGCAAAATTATTTGACTTCAAGTTTAAAGTTGTCAATGCCCTGGTGAATCCTTGTTTGTTCACCGCGCATAAATCTAGCAACCTTCTCGGCATTTAAATCCTCAACGGTACTATACAATAAAAAAGAACGAGCAGTTTTTACCTTGCTACTGGTGTTATAAACCTTAATTAAATCCTGTTGAATGGTATTAATCCTTGACTGTGATATCGACCGGTCAATAAAAAACCCAACCCATGCGGTGTGATTACCAACTACATCCTTACCAGTTAGCTCTTTTAGTGTTGGTAAGTTTGGATAATCGGAATTTCTTTTATTTGACAACACAGCATGGTATTTAATTTTACCACCTTTTTCAAGTTCTTTTGTTGATCCAAATGTGGCAAAAGAAAATGTTAATGTTTGGGTAGATACATCAACAAACCAATTTCCGTATTGTACATATGGTGCATGAATAGATTTACTGCCAACGCTAGTTACAAGTTCCATGCCTGCAATTTGTGGCGGAGAACCAATGCTCCAACTTCCAAATGTTGGATTTTGTTTAATTGCGGATTGTAGATCAGCAAATGTTTCGTATTTTGGAGAACTAAACAATACTAACTCGCTTAGTCCGTCAAATGATAATGGAAATAACTGATCGACCACAGCAGTATTTTTACTCAGATGTGGAAAAGAAAGATAGTTGTCAATTGGTAATAGTGCAATACTGTTTTCTTTATCATGGAAGTGTGCATTAGCGGCCACAATACCGTTGCCACCTGGTCGGTTGTCAACCAGGACTGAAGTTTTCCAAAGAGCTGACAATTCTTCAGCATATTCTCTAACAACCTTGTCTGGACCTGATCCTGCTGGCACAGCCACAATAATCTTAAAGGGTGCCCGTGGAGGATCGTTTTGAGCATGTGCAGAGTTAAATACTAATCCAATGGATAAAAGAATAGTTCCTAATATGTTTTTCATTTTTTTAAATTCCTAAAATAATTTCGTAACACCGACATATTAACTTTAAATCCGCTATAATTATCTTTGTGCAATTTAGCATAGTTGTTAAACTGTAAATGTCGAAACTTCTGTCTCATTGTTAAATTTAGTTTTTCAAATTCAACATCGCCGCTCCAGACAGCAAGATACAATTTTTGATTTGATGCATCAACGCAAATATCAAAGTCTCCATCACAATAAGGAACAACAGTTTCATGTAGTTCAGGGATTGTAAAATATATTTCGTTGATTCTAAATAAATTTTCTCGACCCTTGTGTATGTAACCTGTGATGTTATCTCCAATTAGCGTATCTTCGACAACTATATCTTTGATATCAATTGACTTAGCAGTGACAGAAATCCTATTCTCTACACTGGAGATTGTAAAAAAATCTCCATCTGTCGGTGGATACCAATCAGGGCGATAGTTGGAAAGATCTTGATCTTTTTTAATGTGCTTGACAAATAACGGCCCAAATGTTTCGTTAGTTCCAAATAAACTTACAATATTTTGAATGTTTGTTTTGTTGGCCAGTGTAATATACTCAGGCTTTACGTGAAACCCTCCCACAATAAAATCAACATTGTGATCAAACTGAATATTTTTATTAGTCATAGATAATAAAATTTCATCCAATAGTCCTTTGTATGACAATGCAATTTTGCTAATTTTTTCTTGTCTAACCAGATCAATAAACTCATCAATATTATCCCATCTTCCTAAAGGAAAGCTATAATGCTTTGATGATCCTATCATTGCTGGAAGAAAATGAGTCAATAAAATAAAAGAATGATGTAGGTTTCTAGTATGACAAACAGAATTGTTACGATACTCCATTACATCAATATTTCGAACAGAAATGCGATAAAGTTGTTTATGCGTATACTTTAATATTTTTGGTTCGCCTGTGGTACCGCTAGTAGTTGTTTGAACAAGAACAGAATCGGGCGTGGCAAGAATGTTTGTTGACAGGTGCTTGTATAATTCGTGATCTTTAATTTTGTAATCAAAAAATATCTTTTCGTTTAGAATTTTTTTACAGTAACGCTTGCCCATTGCAACTATTTTTGGTTGCTCCATATTGATATCATCAAATATCGCAAGATCAAATAACCCAGACTCTTTAGTCATAACTTCAAGATGTTCAACATATCCAGTGTTGTTGTATGCTTTTTCTGGAGGTGTTATCATTTCTATTCCAAGTTCTGCAGCCGCAAAAAAAAGACTAGAATATAAGAACCCCACAGTTGAATCATAGATGCACATTGTATTTCCGGAACGCAATCCATAACCTTCATATAAAACAATTTTCCAAAAATTAATAGCATCATTGAACTTATTAAAGTCATAACTTGTTAATTCTTTAGAATGCAATTCTGCAAATTGGATATTGGGGTGAATAAAACTTCTGGTAATTAAATCGATATGGTTCATATTAAAGACTCTGGTAAATGTTCAGCAGTAACTTGGAATCGTAAAATTCAGATTCAATGTCAGTGATCTGCTGTGTGACAATTTGATCAACACTTTCAAACTTAATTTCACCAGGCGCAAGGTCCAGAGTTAAATCTTGATTTTTAACTGAGATTAGGCCAATTTCTCTAATGGCATGTTTTTGCATGAACGTTTCTTTGATGAAGTTAGCTTCTTCGTAGCTGATATCAATGTCAAGCTGAATACGCACATGCATGTTATCACCAAGCAAGGTGTTATTTTCATCCAGCAGTTCACTGAGTTTGTAAACACGATACCTTGGTTGATTACTCCATGCATGATATTCTACAGGTTTGCCCCATTCTAAAATAGCACATCCACGTTTGTCATCGCCTGCATCGGCAAAATTATGTGGGAAACAGTTGCCGATGTAATTGATGTTTTGTCTTTTTTGTCTTAGGTGAAAATGACCGCTGTATACTTCTTCAACACCTGTAAAGTGTTCTGCCTGTAGTTCGCCATGATCAGGCATCTCTACCATGGCATTCATTTTAAAATGTGGTAATTCAAAATGTCCGAAAACATATTTAGCTGACAGTTTTGAAATGCGCTTGTGATCGTCTCCCACCAACCACGGAGCAATAACTACATCGCCTTGCTTGAACCAATCGTTGACAATCTGTATGTTGGGTAGATGCTTGGCCCATTCAGCGCCGTGAATGTCTCGCTTGTCTCTGTAGTATAGGTCGTGATTGCCTGGAATAAAATAAAACTGATCAAATGCTTTGGATAGTTTTTCCAACGCTCGTAGACTAAAGTTTAGGGTCTGTAGATTAATACTGGCTCTGTGATGATGCCAATCTCCAAGGAACATGCCAGTTTCACAACCTTGTTCCTTGGCTTTGGCAATAAACCAGTCAATAAAATTTTCACAGTCTTGGTTGTGAGCCAGACTATTTGACTTTAGTCCAAAATGAATATCAGTACAAATAGCCGTTTTACGAAATAGATTAGTCATCTATTGATTATACTACTCATCTTGGCTAGATACAACCAGTTCGGACAATGCAGCCGTGCCAGCTTCATCTAGACTAGATACAACCGGACCGGACAATGCAGCCATGCCAGCCTTGCCAGAATTTTGTCGAGTCCAACTTGGGTTTAGTCCGTTGATTTCTAAAATATCATCACGGATGTTCTGCATTTTTTTCTCAATGTTCAAGACACGAGTAAAGCTATTAGTGATAGCGGCAGTATAATACGCAAAAGGGTTCTGCGATTTTGATTCATCAAATTGCAGTCCAATTTGACTGAGTTGTAACAGGGCTTGTCCCCGCATTTCTTCGTTGTAGGTGTACCCACGCCAGTTGCTCCTTGTTGCATATCTTTCACATAACTTCATAAACATTGTGGCCAGCTTACGAGTCATAGTACCGTGATCACGACTGTATTCTCCAGTTTCAAAATCCCCCTTCCAGTGGCTTCGACCCACAACGTAAGGTATTTTTTGATCTGTGAGTCGATAATGCCAAAACGGTGGAAAATTAACACGAACATGTGTTGGATCACCCACAGGCTCAACTTCTGCAATTTCATCAGGCACAGAGTCAACTATGTCTTCTTGTAAATCTAAAATATCTTCAAGCTTGCGTTTTTTTTGCTGGCTTTTTGGAATCTTCTTGGGAGCCATTGGTATGTGATCCCAACAGGTGATTCTGAACACAAGATCAGTATTGGGAATTTTCTTTTGGTCAATGACCTCACCTGTTTCACGTTTGATACGATCTGCACGATTTTTACGTGCATCGACTATGGTGCGCTGATTGATCTTGTCTACGCTGGGCAAGATAACATCATACTGATGGTCGGTTACTGGATCTAAATAACTACAGTAAGTGTTTTTGCTTAAATGGATTTCTTTTAAAATATCTCTGTTGTTGAGATAGTTAACCTTTGCAGGGGGTTTAACAATTAAAGTCATTTTGTTGGTATACTCCTAAGAATGTATTTAATTGTAGCACAAATACAACAGTTGTCAACCATTATCTTTAACTACGCCGTTTTTATTTACGGTAAATATGTTTATAGGATAACAATATGTCTGACAATCTCATTAATGCCTCTAACAAAGCACAGTTGGCCGCACAACAACAGGCTAAAGATACCAACTCTTTAAATGCTCAACAGGCCGGGTTGCTTCTTGCCTCTACAAAAGTGCTGGCACAAAGTAGCAATGAGTTTGCCACGATTCCACAAGGTCTAGCTAACGCAATTGACAACGCAAAAGCAGACCCAGCAGTATGGAATTCGTTTACAACAGAAGAAAAAGCCCAACTATTAGTTGACCGTGAAGATTATTTAAAACAGGCTGCTACTTTTAGAGAACAATCGGTTGTGATAAACAAGGAAGTTGCGCAGTTAGAAGCTGAACTAACTCAGATGACTTTTAACGGCGAAAAACTAGATACTAACATTCAGCTGACCGAAGACACTCTCAGAGCAAATGCGGGTGTTCCTGCAGATTTTACAATATCCTCTGCTAGTACAATTGACGATACGGCCAGCGAAGCAGATCCTTTGATCCCTCCTCCTTTGGGACAAGTAAACTCAGAGTTTACAGAACTAACTGAGGCTGAAACTGCGGCACTATTTGAATCAGGGGACCCGGCAGCAGTAGATCAAAATTTTATTGATGCCAACGCAGAACCAGAGAACTTTGATCCTCAAGACGTAGACGAATTTGATGGAATTGATACACAAATTGCCGCAAACGAAAATGCACTACAAGAACCCGATCAGTTGTCTCCAGATGAAGTCGAAGAGTACCTTGCCACAGTCAACAATGAAGAAGTTGAAAACGCAGAACCGGACGCTGTGGATGAATTTGATGGTATCGACGAACAAATTCGTGCAAATGAAAACGCACTCGAAGAACCACCATTGCTGTCACCAGAAGAAGTTGATGCTGAACTAGATGCTGCCGCGGCCGCAGGTGACCTTGAATTTCCAAATGTTGACCCCAATGATTTTGATGGCGAGCGTGAGTATGCCACACGATCTCTTGCGCAAAAACAAGCAACACTACAAGCCCAGAGAAAACAGGCCAATGATGGTGATTGGCGTGTAAAACTCAGACTAGCACCAAGTGCCAGTTATTTGTACAAAGCAGAAGAGCCAGGAATCCTACAACCACTGGCAGTCACAGATGGAGTGGTGTTTCCTTACACTCCACAGATCAACACCAACTACCAGGCCAACTATTCAACTTACGATTTAACACACAGCAACTATCGCGGATACTTTTATCAAAACAGCTACGTTGGCGAGATTGCTATACAAGCAACTTTCACAGCACAAGACACTTACGAAGCAAATTACCTGCTGGCAGTGATACATTTTTTCCGTAGCGTTACCAAAATGTTCTATGGTCAAGATGCTGAACGAGGGGCACCTCCTCCACTGGTATATCTACAAGGTCTGGGCCAATACCAATTTAACCTGGCACCTTGTGTGGTCAGTCAGTTTACATATAATTTACCCACTGATGTTGACTACATTCGCGCAGGCAGCACAAACATCAACGGCACTGATTTACAGTTTCGCAGAGACAGACAAAACCTGCCAACAAACCCATTTTCATCAGCCTGGCAGAGATTGACCACTGCTGGATTGAGCAAAGGCGGATTGTTTAGTCCTCCGGCACCAGCAACTCTGGGCACAGATAGACCAACGTATGTTCCAACCAAAATTGATCTAAGCCTCACGCTATTGCCAATGCAGAGTAGAGAACAAGTCAGTAAACAGTTTAGTCTCAAGCAATTTGCCAATGGCGATTTACTAAAAGGAGGATTCTGGTAATGGCTGTTTACGACGCAACCAGTCCGTACTTTAACACAAAGTATACGCAATTCTATCTGGACATGATGGCTAATAGATCATTGCCAAAAGAAAATGACGACAAACTATTTCGCATAAATCAAACATATCAGTACAGACCAGATTTGCTGGCCTTTGACTTGTATGAAAACGCTGGCCTTTGGTGGGTTTTCTATCAACGTAACCCAAACACACTACAAGCCCCACCCTGGGACTTTGAAGCAGGAAAAAAGATTTACGTTCCTAAAATTACTACCTTACGTGCCGCACTAGGATTTTAAATGGCAACTATACCACCAGACGATGGTCCGGATAGCGCCGGACAAATTATTATTAATGCACAAGTCGCACAAGACGACGGCGCCAACTTTACTCAACCTAACACAACTGTCAGTTACCTAAACAATGAAGGGGAAATTGTTCCAGGGCCAGAAGATCTAACAGATACCAATGCTGACAGTTACAATGATGACGCAGACTTTGGCACTGATGCTAACACCAGAGAAATAAGCGACACCCAGACTATACCTCCTCCCACTGCTGAACCTTCCATGCCTGAAGAAGGGTTACAAGGAGAAAACAACGAGGAAGCAGCCAATGGCACACTTGCTGAAGACATAGCAGGCCGTCCAGTACCGTCAAGATCATTAGGACCATTTGCTGCCGGTGACGACCAAACAAACCCAACACGAGCAACACTAAACAATTTATTTGGCGCCAATAAAATTACACCCAAGCCCAACGAACTCAGTAAGTTTGTTTCTTATACTTATAGTATCAGCATGTATCTTCTGGGTCCTGACGAGTTTAAAAATATGGTGCGCACCAAGCGTAAAACAGTTCCCGGTCACCAACTGCTGATACAAAGTGGAGGAGCACCTGTGTCATCAGGCCTTACTACCACATCAAGTGTCCCACTGTCTTTTGACGTTGAAGAAATGACCAGTGCATTGTTAAATCCTCAACAGGCATCGCTGGGCAGAAATCAATTTTTTCCTTTGGATTTTTATATTGAAGACGTAAAGCTTGAGGGCGTGTTAAATGGCAAAGGCACCAACTCTGCACACAATACCACCAAGATGATGTTTAAAATTCTTGAACCCAATGGTATCAGTTTACTAGACAATTTATATGCGGCAACTCAACAGTATGTTGGAAAAAAGACCGGCGGCAAACAAAACTATTCAGCACAGAACTTTTTAATGGTAATTCGTTTTTATGGTTATGACAGTAACGGAACACTAGTCAAAGGATCAGGTAACAAGAGTCCAGATGGATATACTGATTCTAATGCCATCATTGAAAAGTTTATTCCTTTTCAGTTTACCGGAATTAAATTTCGTATTGCCAACAAATTAACCGAGTACGAATGCGAAGCAGTTTGCCCACAAAATTTAATTGCTTCTGGCCAGGCTCGTGGAGTAATACCTTATAATGTTGAATTAACATCAACGTCTTTAAAAGAACTGTTAGTCGGCAATGCCAGCTACTCAACCATAAATCAAACAGGCGGCACCAATGGTCGTGAGCCAAACTCTGATACTGGCCCTCAATATTCTGCAGGGGCAGGCCGCGGAAGCACAGCTGGTCTACCACAAGCACAACCCGAAGAAGGTGTAATGGTTGTTGGAGAAAACGGAGTTGAAGGAACCAGCACAGTAAATGCAGGAACTAGCTCAACTCAAAATTCAGCTCCGCCAAAAGCCAGCGCCGCTCCTAACCCAACTATTGTGTCCGGGCTAGTTAATGCATTAAACAAATACGAACAAGAAAAAGTTAAAAAAGGAATTTTTGATGTTCCTGACCAATACGAAATTATAATCACTAATTCAATTCTAGAAAGTGCTAAAGTTATCCCGCCCGGTCAAACCAATAAAAAGAATACTCCAATGGTACAAGCAACCACTGCTGATCAACAAGCACTGGGCGAAAAACAAAGTATGAATACCACTGGAAAAACAACCAGTATTCTAGCAGGTAAAAGCATTGTGCAGTTTATAGATGAAGTGGCAAGAACTAGCAGTTACATCACTGACCAACAGACCAAGATCATTGATCCAGTTACAGACAAAGAAAAACCACAAGGTGTACCTGGTAAGATCATGGGATGGTATCGCATTGGCCTTGAAGCCACACCAATCAAGTACGACGAAAAACGCCGAGACTATGCTTATAAAATTACCTACCAACTGAGCCCTTATGCTGTGTCTGATGTTAAAAGTGATTACTTTCCAACTAGTGCATTTAAAGGAACACACAAAAAATACAGCTATTGGTTCACTGGTGAGAACAACGAAATACTAGATTTTAATCAAGACTACAACTATCTCTATTACATTGTTTCTAACACTAAACAAAAACCACCTACTAGATTAGTTGATTATCGTGAATACGAAAAACGTGCATTTCAGCCTCGAAGCAATCAGACTGATCAAGGCATTGAAGGTCGTGTGAATGAACCAGGCGCCAACGCTGCCGATTACCTGTATAGTCCAGCTGACCTAAGCAGAGCACGATTAACCATTGTTGGAGACCCAGCATGGATTCAACAAGGAGAATTGTGGTCAGGTGTTGCCGGCCTAAGATTTAACTACGGACCTTTCCTGGCTGATGGAACTATCAATACAGAGAGTCAAGAAGCATTGTTTGAAGTTTCGTTTAACAAGCCAGTTGACTATAATTTAAACACAGGTATTATGGATCCAGGTTCACAGAACTACAATGCAAATCGCAGTATTGGACGAGCTGGAGACGCAAGACACAGTTATGTTTACAAAGCAGTTAAAATTGTCAGTAACTTTAACCGCGGCCGGTTTACACAAGATTTAGAAGGTGTGTTGGTTACGTTTCCTGTGCCTGACGGTCTGGCACAACAGATTGCTGAACAAAATGCTGAAGCAAACCAGCAGGCAAGATCTACATCAGCAGGAACATCTCGCACAAGAAGTATGTCTGGAGCAAACTCTGAAGAAGTTGACAACTCAGCAGAAGAGTATGATGACACTTACAATGAGTCAATAAGTGATGACACCGCCGGGGATGAATTGGACACTGGCAGTGAATATTACGATGACCAAGAACCTGATTATGCCGAAGCAGATCAGCCTCCAGATTCAGGTGGCGAAGATGTAGGTGTACCTCAAGATTTTCAAGCTGAGGAAGAAGACGGAAATGTCACAGAAACGCCGTCACAAATTATGGATAGAGAGTACTAATGGCTGATAATATTCAACGTACCAAAGGCCGCGGAGAAGGCTATAAGTTTGATCGCGGCGGTACCCCTGCTGAGTTTGGGCCGTACATTGGCAGGATCATGAACAACGTGGACCCTACCAGGTCTGGACGACTGCAAGTTTATATTGAACAGTTTGGCGGAAGTAACCCTAAAGATAAAAGTCTTTGGCGTACGGTAAGTTATGTCCCACCATTTTACGGAGTTACTCCTCACACAGGAACCAATGTTGGAACTGGAACATTTACTGGTAATCAACAGAGTTATGGCATGTGGTTTACTCCTCCAGACGTTGGTACCAGAGTCATTTGTATATTTGTTGCCGGCGATCCAAACCAAGGATATTATATTGGTTGTGTTCCTGAAGAAGGAATTACCCACATGCTGCCAGCAATTGGTTCTAGTAAAAAATTTCAATTGTCGGACAGTCAGAAAGCATTGCTTGGATCAGCTACACAGTTACCAGTGACAGAAATCAACAATACCAATTTAAAAATTTCTGAAAATCCACGATTCTTTGATCAAGCCAAGCCAGTACACTCAGTTGTTGCCGCAGAAATGCTACAACAAGGATTAATTAATGATACAGTACGTGGACCAATTAATAGCAATAGCCAGAGAGAAAGCCCGTCAAGCGCCTACGGTATAACAACTCCGGGTCGACCGATTTATCAAGGTGGACTTGCTGAGTCTGATATTAAACAAAAATTACAAAGTGGTGCAGTAAAACCACAAGACTTAAAAATAATTGCTCGTCGTGGTGGTCATAGCATTGTCATGGATGACGGAGACCTTGAAGGTAAAGATAACTTAGTTCGTATTCGTACCAGCAAAGGTCACCAAATCACAATGAGTGACGACGGCAACTGTTTTTATATTGTGCATGCCAACGGCCAAACCTGGATTGAGCTAGGGGTTGAAGGCACAGTTGATGTGTACGCTACAAATTCTGTAAATGTGCGAACACAAGGAACAATTAACCTTCATGCAGACAAAGATGTTAACATCTATGCCAAAGAAAACTTCAACGTTAAAGCCAGCGCAATTAAAATTGAAGGGGACAAGTCTTTTGACTTGTTGTCAACTAGTGCTATCAAGATGTACAGCAAAGCCGATATTGGAATCACAGCTGACGGCTCGTTGGTACTTAAAAATGGCAGTTCAGGTGGATGGGATGCTGGTGATAGTTTGGTATTGGTAGCAGGCACAATTGATTTAAATGGTGGTACTGCACCTTCTCCTCCAGAAAATCCAAAACCGTTTACAGAATACGAGCTGCCTGATACCTCGTTTGGTTCTTCAGGATGGACATCAACTCCAGGCAAGCTTAAAACAATTGTTACCAGAGCACCTACACACGAACCTTGGCCTGCACACAATACAGGGGTATCTGCTGATGTGAGTTTTGATGGCGAAGGCGGAGATGGCGGTAATGTTGTTGAAACAGTAGCAGATGTTGCTGGTGGCGGAACAGTTGAAACACCAGCAGAAATGACTGTGACCGAAACTGATAATCAGTTGATTTCAAACCCAATCAACTCAGCTGACTTCTTAAGTCAAGCACCTGCAGAAATTAGCCTAGGTAGCCTGGATAAAAGCCAGGTTACTGGATTGTTGGCATCAGCATCAGGATCAACTGGACTTAAATTAGACTCAGTCGATCCTACAAAAGGAATTGGCAAATACGGTCTAAGTCCTAAACAACTAGAGGATTCAGGATTTTTAAAGCCAGGAACAGTACAGCAATATCTGTCAGATCCTGCTAAACTGCAATCAGTGTTGGCTAGTCCAACAGTTTGGACCGGCAAAGGCGGAGTAGGTAACTTGAGTAAGTTGTTGTCCAGCGATAACATACAAAACATGGCACAGCAAGAACTCATGACAGGTGCGCTAGCCGGACTTAAATCCTCTGGACTGGCCACAGGTAAAGAAAGCCCAGCACAATTAGCAGCCTTGGTACAAAGCACAACAAAGTTTGGTATTGATGCTACCAAAGCCTGGAGCACAGGCAATGCACCGGCAGCCATTGCTTCTGAATTTAATAATCTGGCCAAGAGTGCTAGTCAAGCCGCGTCATTTGTTACTGCCAAAGCTGGTGAGCTTGGCGCAGTTGGGCAACAGGTTGTAAATGCAGTTGGTACGGTAAAACGTGCTGGTCTTGACAAAGCACTGACAAGCATACTTGGTGATCCAAAAATCCCAACACCAGGATTTGGTGGATGATTTCTAAGATCCACCAACCCCACGAAAAATAACCAATAAATAATAGCATGCCTACATTTATTGGTTTCAGTACTATCAATCAGTATAAAAAATTTACTCTGGTCGACTTTGAGTTAATCAAACGAGACCTTGCAAATGCTCTTAACATTCAGCAAGGCGAGTTGCCCGGACGTCCAGGTTATGGTACCACAATCTGGAGTTTTATATTTGAAAATCAAACCCCCGAAACTGAACGCGGTATTCTTGCTGAATTACAACGTGTAGCAGGTGGTGACCCAAGAATTTATCTATCAGATGCATCAGTTTACCCACAGCTTAATGGGTTACTAATTGAAGTTGCAGTACAAGTAGTAGGGAGTTCAACAGCAGAAAGATTGGCCATATTCTTTGACCAAGAAACTCGTAGAGCAAGTTTTGTCTAAAACTACCCAGTTTATACAAACCATAAATATGAAAACAGTGAGAGAATATGGCAAAGACAGCAAGACAAACAGCAATATTTGGAGTTGAGGACTGGAAGAGATTATACCAGACCTACCGCGAGGCCGACTTTCAAAGCTACGACTTTGAAACACTACGCAAGAGCTTTGTTGACTACCTGAGACTTTATTATCCAGAAACCTTCAATGACTACATTGAAAGTTCAGAATTTATTGCATTACTCGACGTTATGGCCTTTATGGGACAGAGTCTTGCATTCCGTAATGATCTAAACACTCGCGAAAACTTTATGGACACCGCTGAACGTCGTGACAGCGTTGTTCGTCTTGCCAATCTTATAAGTTATACCCCAAAGCGTAACGAAGCCGCTCAGGGATTTTTAAAAGTATTCTCTGTGTCAACCACAGAAAATGTTGTTGACTACAACGGAATTAATCTTTCAAATGTTACCATTGACTGGAACGACCCGACAAACCCAAATTGGTTTGAACAACTAACACTGATCATCAATGCCAGTCTAGTAGACAGTCAGAAATACGGACGTCCAGGCAACAAGCAAACACTACTAGGTATTGACACTTCTGAATATGCAATTAATCTAGTGCCTGGGTTTTTACCTGTTATTCCTTATACCACCCCAGTAGATGGCGTTAACATGCCTTTTGAAGCAGTAAGCGGAACCAGTCAAGGCAAAGACTACATCTATGAACCAGCACCTCGACCAAATGGTGTATTTAATGTTGTGTACCGCAACGACTCACTGGGATATGGCAGCGAAAACACTGGATTCTTTTTCTTGTTCAAACAAGGTGTATTACAAAACCAAGACTTTAACCTAGCCGAAGCACTTCCTAACCGCACAGTCAATATCAATATTGAAGGTATCAATAATCAAGACTATTGGCTATATCAACTGGACAATATTGGTTCTATTGCCACTGAGTGGAAATATGTTGAAAGTGTCTATGCTGCCGCACTTGAACAGCTTGCACCCGATCAACGCAAAATTTATTCTATTACAAGTCGAACCAATGATCAGATCACACTGACATTTGGTGACGGAGTGTTTAGCGAAGTCCCTGTTGGATTTTATCGTACCTATGTTCGTGCCAGCAATGGATTAAAATATATTATTAATCCTGAGGAAATGCAGAGCATTTCTTTGCCTATCAGTTATATTAGCCGTACAGGAAGACTAGAAACTATCACATTCACATGTGGTATCACTACCCCAGTGAGCAATGCCGCTCCTCGAGAAACCATTGACGAAATTAAACAACGTGCGCCTGCTCGTTACTACACACAGAACCGTATGGTCAACGGCGAAGATTATAATAACTTTCCGTTTACTCTGTATAATAGCATTATCAAAAGCAAGGCAGTGGCACGTTCTAGTACAGGCACCAGCAGATATGTAGATTTCACTGATATCACCGGCAAGTACAGTTCCACTAACATTTTTGCATCTGATGGCGTATTATATCGTCAGAACGTATTGCCAAGCTTTGATTTTGCATGGATTAATCGCAACGACATTGTTGATACTATTGCCAACAGCATAGAACCTATACTACCTAGTCGTAGTATGCAACAGTTTTACTATGAAAACTATCCTCGTCCAAGTTTATCTGTTTTAAATTTTGCGTGGAATCAAAGTACCACCGTGGTTAAAGAAACCACAGGATATTTTTATGTTGGCACACCTGCTGCCCCACAGTCTATTGGTAGCTATGCCAGCAACAATGCCAAATACCTAACACAAGGGTCACTGATTAAATTTGTTGCACCTACTGGTTATTTCTTTGACACAAACAACAAGTTAGTTGTTGGAGTTCCAGTACGTGGTGATGAAAAATTAGTTATTTGGGCAACAATCATGGCAGTGGTGTTAGACGGAACTAACCAGGGCCTGGGCAACTTTCCTGATGGAACTGGACCAGTTATTTTAAACAATTTTGTACCCACTGGCGCACTTGCAGTTGAAGTAATTCCTAAATTCATTGACGATTTACCAAGCACAATTCGACAACAGATGTTACAACAAATTGAGTTGTTTAGAAACTTTGGGTTGGGTTATAACAACTTAACAGCAACGTGGTACTTAATTACCAGCTCAAATCTACACCAAGATGCTCCGTTTAGCCTTTCGTATGCACAAAACACCGAAGGACTAAATCTTGATGCTTCCTGGCTAATTCAATTTATTACCAACGGTGTTTCTTATACTGTGGTTTCTCGTGGCCTGGATTATATTTTTGCCAGTGTATTACAAACACGTTTTACTTTTGATGGCAATGAAAACATCTATGACAGCCGCACTGGATTAGTAATTAATGATTTTATAAGAGTATTAAAAACAAACTCAAAACCAGACAGTAACCAACCGTTGACCAGTGATATAACCATGGACATTATTGCACAACCAGTGCAGAGCGACGGCTATGCCAACGACTACGAAGTTGTTGTTAGCTATGTTGATTCTGATGCTGACGGAGTTGCAGATAACCCAGACTTCTTTGATGAGATTGTTGCACCTGATGTTGACCCTAATTCAAAATTGGTATTTTTAAAACAAACAGTTGACTTTGATAATCTAGAAAGATATCTGCCGGTTGAGCCGGGTATTGTAAATTCCCAATATGCAACCAAAGATGATATTGAAGTGGTTAAAACTCAATTCATTAGCGGACAAGTATTTTATGCGTATACAGAAAAAGTTTTTTACGAGTTAGTCTTTACAGTAGTAAATGGAAATGTACAACGTACATTGGTCCAGTCAAATATCTACAGAGCTAGAATTGGCAGACAAACACTTGGGTTTCAATATAGACATAATAGTCCATTGACTAACATTATTGATCCAGGAACAACAAATATTATTGACTTATATTTGGTAGTTGAAGAGTATTATATTGCTTATCAAAATTATATTAAAGATACTACTGGTACTGTTCCTGAACCAAACCCGCCAACAATTTCAGAGCTGTCAACCGCCTACGCTAAACTAGATGACTATAAGATGATTTCAGACAATCTGGTTCCTAACACAGTGATCTTTAAGCCATTATTTGGTCCCAAAGCCGCCACACAATTACAAGCAACAATTAAAGTTGTTAAAGCACCAAAAGTAACAGCCACAGTCAGCGAAATTAAGAGTCAAGTTGTTGCAAATGTAAACAATTATTTTACCATTGATAAATGGGATTTTGGCGATAGCTTTTACTTCTCTGAATTGGCTGCATACCTACATAAACAAATGGGTTCTATTATTAGTTCTGTGGTTCTTGTCCCACTAAACCCATTAAAGAGTTTTGGTGATTTATATGAAATTAGATCAGCGCCAAATGAAATTTTTGTGAATGGTGCTACAGTGGCTGACGTTCAAGTGATTGATGCACTAACACAAAGTAACATTCAAAGTCAAACTCCGGTATCAGGGTTATACCCTGTCAGCACCACTGGAAGATTAAACAGCACACTAAGTCAGACGGGTGAATATTAATGGCAATACGCAGACGTACAATTGACCTTCTACCAGAGATTTTTCGCACAGACACAAACCGAAAGTTTTTGTCTGCTACGTTAGATCAACTGACACAAGAACCTATCACAAAGAAAACACAAGGTTATGTAGGCCGTCGTGTTGGCCCTGGGGTGAACCCTGCAGATTATTATGTCACAGAGCCAACGGCCATAAGAACAAATTATCAGCTCGAACCAGGTATTATTTTCTTAAAACCTGATACTAGCACAGCCATTGACGCAATCACATATCCAGGCATGGTTGATGCATTAGAGTTACAAAATGCCAATGTTACCAAACAAGATAGACTCTTTGAAAGCCAGTATTATTCTTGGGATCCTTTCTGCGACTTTGATAAGTTTTCAAATTATAGTCAGTACTACTGGCTACCACAAGGGGTAGACAGCGTTGACATCAGCACAACTGAAGTTCCACTAACTGACACTTGGGAAGTAACTCGCGGAACTGACGATTACACATTTAGCGACGTTCGGGGCAAAGATCCAATCATTACCGTTGCACGTGGCGGCAGTTATCAATTCACAGTGAATCAACCTGGTAGTAATTTCTGGATTCAAGCTGAGCCAGGCATTAATGGCCGGTTATCAGCAACTCCAAATATTAGCAGTAGAGGTGTACTCGGTGTAGTCAACAATGGTGAAGACCAGGGCACAGTCACTTTTAATGTTCCGTTGAAAACTGCTCAGGACTTTTACTACAACTTAAATGATATCGGCAGCGTTGACCTTGTAACAACCTTAAACTTTAATCAGATTAATAACATCTCTGTTGCGCAGTTCTTGCAACAATTTCCAAATGGAATTGACGGTACCACCAACCTCAATAACAAAACTGTTATTTTTCTAAACAGGAATTCAGATGCTGAATCGGGCGGCTGGCAATTAACTACACCATTTGACCCATTGGTTCGTACAGTACCTAATCAGGTTGGTACATCTATTAGCTACGATATAAACGGAGAGCCCTATGATTATGTTCCCTATGAAACACTTACGGATATAATTGTCAGTGGTGAACCTGATCCATTAGATGGCCAGCCAGGCAGCTACGACAGCATTTTATTTGATCAGACAACAGATATCACATCACAAGCACAGCGTTATAGTGTTTGGCAAATTCAATATATTTCCGAAACTGGACTAGATCCATATATTCGTCTGTCCAGTATACTGCCTGTGAATAATCTCAGTAAGTTTAAAATCTTGTTCGGAGAAACTTATAGCAGTACTTCATGGTATAAGAATGCATCGGGCTATTTTGAGCAAATTCCTTTACTGACAGCAGTACTCAACACGCTGTGGTATCAAGACAGTACTAATCCTGAAATTTTTGGACAAATACGACTAATTGATGCCGAGCAAGTAGAACCAATTGATATCAATGACATCATTGGCGCTAAAAATTACATTAGTCAAAATGGTGTTGAGTTTACCAATGGATTAAAAGTTCAATTTCGTGGACCCACAATCCCTGCTGGCTATCAGGATCTAGAATACTATGTTGAAGGTGTTGGCACCGGACCGGGCATTTCTGCTCGAGTTGGATTTATTGACGGAGAAGCTTATTTTGGTGCCTGGCATCTTAAAGGTAATCAAAAAATCACAGGAACAATACGTCAGACTGACGTGTATCAACAATATATCTATGATACCGTGGAAGAAAGTCTGCTCAATATTGGCACCGGTGAAACAACTGGTACACCATTGGCAACCAGTGGCGTAGCAGGAGCACCAAGAGGCAATGGTATTATTTTAATTCCAGTTAGCGAACTAGTAACTCCAGAAACATATACCAAAAGTGAAACTATTCCTTATGATTTTACATCATACGATTCTACTCCCTGGGATGCTAGTTTAAATGCGCCAACGGTGCCTGATTACATTACAATAAATCGTGCAAGCCAGGATAGAAATGCCTGGAGTCGTAGCAATCGTTGGTTCCACAAAGATGTTATTAATGCCACTGCTGAATACAATAATCAGGTGGCAGTTATAGATAATAATTATAGAGCAAAACGCCCAATTATTGAATTCCGTGCCAACATTGATTTATACAATAACGGAACACAGGCCAAACCACCAGTTAACATTGTTGACTTTGCCATCACAGATGCATTCAGCAATATCAACGGCCAACGAGGCTATAGCACTGATGGGTATACATTTATTGATGGAAGCCTTGTGATTTTTGCCAACGATTCAGATGCAACTGTACGCAATAGAATCTACAAAGTTAAGTTTATTGATACCACAGGCACGGGAGCTAAAATTATTGACTTAATCCCAGTTATCAACAGTCAAGCATTGGTAAATCAAACTGTTGTTTGTCTAAGCGGCAATACACAGCAAGGAAAAAGCTATTGGTTTGACGGAGTATCTTGGTACGAAGCACAGGAAAAAATTGGAGTTAACCAACCACCGTTGTTTGATGTGTTTGACCCTGATGGAGTAAGTTTTGGCAATCGTGCAGTTTACCCTAGTTCAACATTTACAGGGTCAAGATTGTTTGGATACGGAGTAGGAACCACATCGTCAGTAGACGTTGTGCTTGGTTTTTCTTTAAAATATTTGAATATTAATAATCTTGGTGACATTGTATTTGAAAATTACTTGTACAACGATACTTTTATCTATGTCAAAGATAACATAAGTTCAGAATTAAAAGTAAGCACTGGGTTTGTTAGAGAATATATTGACCGTGTATCGTTTACCGAAGTGATCGGCTGGCAAAAAGCGGCAGCAGAAAACCGCAGCCGCCAAATATTTAGATTTACATACAACGGTGAAAACTTAAAACTAGATGTGCCCGTGACAACTACATCAGTGTTCCCAGCAGTACAGATGTTTATTGAAGGTGTGTTTGTTGACCCAACCAAGTATTCAGTTACTATTAATGGGCAAAATACCATAATTGAATTGGCCACTACTCCTGCACTTGGCACAATAATTGAACTACAAGTACTGAGCAACTATGCAAGTAAAGTCGGATTCTATGAAGTTCCGTTAAATCTTGAAAATAATCCTCTTAACGAAAACAGCGGATCGTATACTCTTGGCACAATCAGAACCCACTATGAAAGTATTGGGCAAAATCTTAAAAATATTGTCGGACCAATCAATGGCGCAAATAACACTCGAGATCTTGGAGATTTAATTCCGTACGGTGACAACATCGTGCAACACTCTGCTCCACTGGCACTAACAGGTGTATTCCTTAGAGAACAACAATACGAGTTGTTTAATTCTTTAAGATTTAACAGTCAAGAATACACAAAATATAAATCATTGTTGCTGGACTTGGCTGCCAAAGGAAATTACATTAACTTAACACCAACTCAGGTGTTGGATTCTGTACTACAAGAAATTTCAATAGGCCGATCAAATCTGTCTCCATTCTACTGGAGTGACATGATTCCCAGCGGAGAAACATACGCTGAAATAACATACACATATTCGTTTACCAGCGACAGTACATTTGATCTATCAACAATTTATAATTTTACATCTTCAAACTACCACAGCGTATTAGTTTACTTAAACGGAAATATACTAACTCGTGAGTATGATTATACAGTATCTGCAGATTCTCCTACAATGACAATCACAGCAACTTTAGCCGTTGGGGATGTCATTAAAATTCGCGAATATAACACAACCTATGGTAGTTACGTTCCAAACACACCAACAAAAATTGGATTATATCCAGCATTCAAGCCATCTATGTTTGTGTCAGACACCTATGTTAATTCAACAGAAGTAATACAAGGACATGACGGCAGTATTACTGTAGCATTTGGAGATTTCCGAGATCAAGTGTTATTAGAATTCGAAACACGAATCTTTAATAACTTAAAAATTATCAGTGAAATTCCAATAACCCTAGACGACGTCATGCCCGGACAATTTAGAACCACTGAATATTCTCTTACTGAAATTAACAATATTCTCAGCGAAGATTTTTTAAGCTGGGTAGGATGGAATAAACTTGACTACAATACTCAGTTTTATGTACCATTAAATCCGTTCACATATAATTACAGCCAGAGTGCAAACAAGTTAGATAATCAACCACTGTTGGGTAACTGGCGCGGCAATTACTTGTATTTTTACGATACAATTACTCCTAATACAACCCCCTGGGAAATGCTTGGATTTAGTCAGCAACCATATTGGTGGGAAGCAGAATACGGTCCTGCGCCATACACATCAGGAAACTTGGTATTATGGGATGATCTTGAAAAGGGCCTAATCAAAGACCCAGTCGGTTACTATGTTGACCCACGATATGTACGTCCTGGGCTAACTCAGGTTATCCCGTCAGGGTCGGAAGGAGAGTTAACCAGCCCATTTAATTCAATAGTTGGAAATTTTGACCAAACCAGTTTCAGACGTAGTTGGGTGTTTGGCGATGATGGCCCAGTAGAGTCAGCCTGGCGCACCAGTAGCGCCTGGGCATTTGCTGTAATGCGATTATTGGCATTAACTAAACCCGCTAAGTTTTTTGCATTATTTGCCGACAGAGATCGTTATGTATATGATTCTGCACATGAGCAATATCTATGGGACAATCGTTACCGTCTTGATGCTAAAAATCTAGAACCGTTATATGGTAACGGTGTCAGCAAAGCCAGCTATATTGACTGGATCATTGACTACAATCGTCAGCGAGGTATTAATAGTACAACAGGATTAACTGATTCATTATATAACATTGATGTACGGCTCTGCTGGAGAATGGCTGCATTTAGCGATAAAAATTATTTAAAAATTTATACTGAACGCTCTACACCAAACAGTTTAAATGCAAGTTTAATGTTGCCCGATGAGAGCTATCAATTATTACTATATAAAAACCAACCTTTCTCAAAGATTGTCTACAGCTCTATTGTTGTACAAAGCTCTGAGGACGGTTGGGCTGTGTATGGCTACAGTAACAATGCTCCTTACTTTAATATATTAGTATCAAAACCAAGCGGAAAGACCCTCACCATTTCTGCCAACGGCGTTAATATCAGTGTTCCAGTTGAATATTCAGACACAGTGGCCGAAGTTCCATACGGATATGCATTTACTAACAAGGCCGCAGTCTGCGATTTTATTTTAAGCTATGGTAAACTTCTTGAAACTCAGGGTTTGATTTTTGAAAATAGAGAAAACGGTTCTGCTCTTAACTGGCAACAAATGGCTCAAGAATTTGTGTACTGGAGCAATCAGGGATGGGCACCAGGTGCAATTATCAATCTTAACCCAGCGGCAACATCAATTTCTGTTACACGGCCAGGCGCAGTGGTAGAAAGCCTAGTGCCAGTTACTATCGATAACATTATTTTAAATCAAAATCGTACACCTGTTCCTGGAACTGATCTACAAATTGATCGTTTTGGTAATACATTTAAAGTTTCTAGTTTAACTTCAAACACTATTAACTTTTTAAATTTAAAATTTACTGCCTACGAACACCTTGCAATTCTTGACAATACCAGCATTTTTGCTGACTTGATATATCAACCGGTGACCGGCGCACGTCAAAGTCGAGTTCGAGTTTTTGGCACACTAAGTGGTGACTGGAACGGTACAGTTGATGCCCCAGGGTTTGTGTTAAACCAGGACAACATTGTGGCCTGGATACCAAATAAAAAATACGCCAAGGGTGAAATTGTATTATTTAAAAATGAATACTGGAGTGCAAGTACAATAATTCAGCCGTCACAGGAATTCAATTATTCTGTTTGGATTAAAAGTGATTATGGACAAATACAAAAAGGCCTGCTGCCAAATGCCGCCAATGACAGCAACCAGCTGGCACAAGCATACAGCATTTATAGCGCAAACTTAGAACGTGATGTTGATTTATTCAGTTATGGGTTGATTGGTTTCCGTCCTCGCGAATACATGCAGGCCCTTAATCTTACCGATGTAAGTCAGGTTAACCTATACCAGTCGTTCTTGGGAACAAAAGGTACTCCACGTGCCGCAGAAATTTTTAGCTTTGCCAATCTAGGCAAAGAAATTGCACAGTATGACATTTATGAATACTGGGCCGTGCAACGCAGTACCTACGGTGCCAATGCCAATCGTAGCTATTTTGAGTTATTATTGAATCAGGCATTGTTGCCCAGCGATCCTTCGTTGATTGAAATTATTTTACCAACACAAGAATCGCCTGCGGATCAAACAGTACTTTTGCAAAATATCTGGAAAGAAAGTTACAAACTAACATCCACAGACATTTTGCCAACAACTACAGACAATTTTAGTGTTACTCGTTTGCCAATTGCTGGCTACGTAAATTTTGATGATGCAGATATTACCTGCTTCAGCTTAGAAAATCCTCAGACCATTGCTGACAGCTTGCCATCTATTGGAGTTGGTACAACAATTTGGGTTGCTAAAACCAATTCCTATGATTGGAACATATATCGTGTTGGTAAAGTTCCAGGAACAATTACCACAGTCACAGATAACTTAAACGATCGTGCCGCAGTTACATTTACTAAAGAACACAATTTGTCTGTGGGTGATTTTATAATTATCAAAGGGTTTGATGTAGCAATTGACGGAGTTTACAACATATTAGCTGTTCCTACCCTGACCACAGTATTAATTTATTATACTTTTACTGGAGGGTTGACTACACTAACTGGTACAGGAATTCCATTTACACTAGTAAGTTCACGATTTAAACAAGCATCAGACTTGGCCAATAATCCAATATCGTCTCAATTGGTACCTGGTGCTATGGCCTGGATTGATGACAACGGAATTGAAAACAAGTGGTCAGTGATTGAAAAAACAAGCCCGTTTGAACTCAAAACAATTTTAACGCCAGCAATTAGCGTTGAAAATTCACGATTTGGTGCCAGTGTAAGCCAAGGTTTTGAAAATATTGGTGCGCTGGTTGGTGCTCCAGGATACAATCCCAACAACGATGTTAATGTTCCCGGCGGAGTTTATAGTTATGTTAAAGCTGAAAATGATCAATACGTTCAAAACATACTGCTTCAACTAGGGGCTACCAATACTGTTGGCTACGGAAATGCCATTGATATTGGTGGACAAAATTGGGCCGCTGCCGGTGCCAGCGAAAGCAATAACAAGCAAGGCTATGTTGGTGTAATTTATCAATATCCTTCTAGCAATGTATTTGAACAACGTCAACTGTTAGTTTCTCCTGATCAGGATTTTGGTCAAGGAGAGTTTGGTTACAGCGTTGCAGTCAGTGCCAATGATCAATGGATGTACATTGGCGCACCAGGCAACAATAAAGTATATGCGTTTACTCAAGTTGATATACCAGAACAAAGAGTCAGATACATCACCGACGGTGTGAGCTATGTTTACAACTATAATAATAGTATTATTATCAACAGCGACGAACAAATAACAGTAACGCTGGGTGATGAGATTTTAGTATACGGTGCTGATTATACAGTCACACTAGAAAATGTAGTTCTTGGTACTGTTCCAACCGCTGGTCTTCCGCTGGTTATTACACGTAACAGTTCAGTTAATCTTGATCAACAGGTTTATTATAATGTTACACAAGACGTAACATCAGGGTCGGGGTCAGGAGCTGAATTTACCATCTGGAGAAATCGTGGTGTATACTATGTGACATTAACTTCACCGGGCACAGCCTATGCAGTTGGTAACACAATTGTCATTGATGCCACAACCATTGGTGGTGGTACAAGTCCTGCCAATGACTTAACAATTACAGTGACTGCTGTAGTGTCGGGTGGCATAGTTTCATTCACACAGTCCGGCAGTGGAGTTTCAAATACTTCAGTATTTCCACTTGATCCTTACTTGTACACCGCCACAGATATCTTTTCATTCAGTGTCACAGTTAACGGACAACTGTACAGACCGTTTATTGACTATGATTTCAACAGTGACAGCGCACTAAGCTCACTGGATTTGGTGTTTAACACCATTCCACCTGCAGACTCATCAATCACAGCAACAAGTAAAAGTTACTATACATTTGTAACTGCTCTTACTGTTCCAGGATTGGTCAACACAGCAAGGTTTGGTCAGAGTGTGGTTACACCAAAGACCGGTGGTACTGTGATCATTGGAGCACCAAATGCAACCGAGGCCGGACAAGCCTATGTGTTTGATCGAGTAGTAGAAAGATTTATTGTTACAGATTCAACAGTTACTTCTTATACAACTACAGACACTCTTGTTGGTCCAACCACAGTTACTTTAAATGGTGCGTTTTTATTAAACACCGACGGAAACATTGACGGAACATTCTCAGTAGCTGGAAATACTGTAACAATTACAACCGCTTTAAATGTTGGTGACATCATAGAAATTAATGTAAATCAATTTAATCTAATCCAAACTGTAGAAGATGAAGATCAAACAGCATTTGCTAATTTTGGATATACAATCGAACAATGTTTAAGTGGTTGTAATTTGTTTGTGGGATCACCACTTGATGGTGACCGTAGTCCACAGGGTGGCGCAGTTGATTATTACATTAATCAGAGCGGAATGTACGGAACTACCACTACTACTGTGGCCAATCCAACATTGGCCCCCGGAGATTCTATACGTATTAACAATACTGTGGTTGAGTGCTCAGGAACAACTGTTGCAGAGTTGGCTGCTGATATCACTGCCGCTAATATTCCAAACGTAACAGTTTCAATTATTCCCAATGTTGAATTATTTGGGGATGGAACAACAAAAATATTTGATGTTGGGAACATATATTCAAACGCATATTCGTACACTCCGGTAGTGTATGTAAGAAATGTATTTCAAACGTTGAATGTTAACTACACTTATAGCAGTGATAGCAAACAAATTACATTTATGCTTGCCCCTGGGGTATACGATCCCATCAGAGTTGTAGCAGGAAGATTAACCATTGGAGTTAAAAACTTTGAAGCATCAACGCCTTCTTACAGACTAACAGTATTACCATGTGTTGGTCCTTTATTTGATGCTCTTGGAATTAATACGTATGTCTGGTTGCAAGATATCTACCCGCCAGTGATACAAGATTATGCTAATTTTGGCAAGGCAATTTCTATCAACACAGAAAGTACAATGTTAATCATTGGCGCACCAAATGGATCAATTGTTGCACCAACAACATTTGATAATGGCACCACGTACTTTGATGATTACAGCAGTAATTTCTTTGATCCTGTTAAACAAAGTGGAGTGGTCTACGAGTATGATTTCTTACCGTCGGCCAACCCAAGTGCCACAAATCCTGGAAGATGGGTATTTGGTCAGCAGTTATTTGAAGATACAATTGAATCACTGGATGCGCTAGGAGCGGCAGTTGATTACACATCAGGACATATCTTTGTTGGTGCACCCGGTGCAGACCTAGGCGATAGCCAGGTTAACTATGGCAAAGTATTGCAGATTGAAAACCCAACAAGATCACAGTCCTGGACAGTTAAACATATTCAACAACCAATGGTTGATATAGCATCAATGAACACAGTATTCATGTATGATCGTGTGACTGGTGCTGCCAAAAACTATTTTGACTTCTTTAATCCATTGCAAGGTCGAATGCTAGGCGTGATTGAACAAAACGTTGATTACACAGGTGCAGTTGATCCTGCCGCATATAATGTTGGCACAGTGAATAACTATGGAAGTAGCTGGGCTCAGGAACGTGTTGGAAAAATCTGGTGGGACACAACCAATGTTCGATTCATTGACCCCAACCAAAACGATATTGTATATGCAAGTCGGCGCTGGGGACAGATTTTCCCAGGTAGCTCTGTTGATGTTTACCAGTGGACTGCCACAGATGTAGCACCAGTTAACTATACAGGACCAGGAACGGTGTATGCCACTGACCAATATGTAGTTACTTCTTCGTTGAATGAACAAGGTGTGTTTGTCACCACTTACTACTTTTGGGTAAAAGGAATTACCACAGTTAGTAAGACTGCAAGAAAAACATTAAGTCCTGAAGCAATCACACGATACATTGAAAATCCACGTGCTAGTGGAATTCCATACATTGCTCCAATTAATGCAAGCACTATTGCAATTTACAACGGCCTAGGTTTTATTTCAGCCCAGGATACTGTGCTACACACTGAATTTGACAGAGAACAAACCGAAAACGAAGTTCACGTTGAGTACCAGTTGATTCCTCAGGACCGCCCTGACGGATTCTTGATTGATTCATTGTATCGTAAACTACAAGACAGTTTCTGTGGAGAAGACACAGCAGGTAGTCCTGTACCTGATCCGTTTTTAAGTCCGAGCGAAAAATACGGTGTACAGTTCCGTCCACGCCAAAGTATGTTTGTCAACAGATTTTTGGCTTTACAAAACTATCTGCAACGTAGTAACACAATTTTAGTTCAGTATCCAATTGCAGAAAACAGAAATTTATCTTTGTTAAACAGCGAAGAACCACAGCCGTCGGTGGCTTCTGGCGCCTGGGATAAACGTGTTGCCAATATTGAAGAACTAAGCTATCAGAATCTAGCCGAGGTGCCATTTGGATACACGTATCTAGTAGAAAGCGACAGTACCAACAATGGTTTATGGACAATCTACGAAACAACTCCGGGATTTATTCCTGGAGAGAAAGTGTTATCGTTGATCCGTGTACAAAGTTATAATACTAAAAAGTATTGGAACTATATCAACTGGTATCGCCCAGGTTATAACCCACTAACTAGAATTTTAATGGAAATTCCAACATATTCTGCGTTAACAACAATCTCAGTTCCCAACGGAAGTAGTATTAAAATTACTGCAAATGCCCAAGGCAAATGGGAAATTTATTTGCTTGAAAGTGGAGTGTGGAATAGGGTTGGATTACAAGACGGAACAATTGAATTTTCTGCCACACTATGGAATTACTCAATTGGACGGTTTGGATTTGATGTTGAGGTTTTTGATGCTCAATATTACGACCAGGAACCAGTAACTGAAACACGCAAAATTATACAGAGTATAAATCAAGAATTATTTGTTGGTGATTTATTAATTGAACGTAATCGACTATTGATATTGATGTTCAATTATATATTGTCCGAACAAGAAGCACCAGTATGGATAACCAAGACCAGCTTAATTGATGTTGATCATACCGTGCGCAATCTTGAGCCATACCAAATTTATCGTGCAGACAATCAAGACTTTGTGCTGAACTATATTCAAGAAGTAAAACCTTACCATACACAGATCAGAGAGTTTAATCTGCGTTATCAAGGAAACGATATTTTCCAGGGAAGTTTAACTGACTTTGATGTCCCGGCATACTATAACACAACTCAGAATAAATTTATCAGCCCAATACTTGAGTACAACGGACTAATTTATTCTGACTCAGACTCACTGGCTCCTGTTACTGACCCAGTGTGGTCAACTTGGCCGTTTACTCAGTGGGTTAATAATTATCTATTAAGCATAGAAAATGTTACCATTGTCAATGGCGGCTCCGGTTATACTATTGCACCCGATGTGATTGTTACCGGTGATTGTCAGACGCCAGCAGTGATGACAGCATTAATTAATAGTGCTGGTAAAGTAGTTGCAATTGAAATTATCAACCCAGGTGTTGGTTATCAGACCACTGCAATCGTTACCTTATCTGGTGGCAACGGATCTGGCGCCACAGTAGTTGCTGTAATGGGCAATGCAATGGTGCGTGAGTTAACCACCACAATTAAATACGATCGTTGTCAATACAGCAGTATAGTTGTTGATTGGGAACCCAACGTTAATTACAGCAACGGCACATTAGTGCGTTATGATAATCGTGTTTGGATAGCTGATTCAAGCGACAGCACTGGGGTGCAAAGCAGTACATTTGACCCATCACAGTGGGAAATAAGACCAGCCGGTGAGTTGCAAGGCGCTGACCGTACCATGGGATATTATGTTCCAACTGCCAACGAACCAGGACTTGATCTTGGACTATTAATCTCTGGGGTAACGTATCCTGGAGTACAGGTTGCCGCGCCCAGCTTTGCATCAAACACCGGCTACGATGTTGGTAATTATGATATCAATCCGTTTGATAACATCTCAGTTGGACCCGACGGCCAACCAAGCTACGATCCTGCTATACTTGATGCAATCTATGAAAGCGAATTTATAGACAGTTATCTGGGTATTCGCCCAACTGATGTCAATGTAGTTGGCGGAGAATTCATTGACACTTATTCGAGTTATGCCCCAGAAGAATTAGTACCAGGTGCAATTTTTGATACTCTGGATATTCGTGTGGTAACTACGCCCGGATCTGACTGGGACCATAATGGTCATGGATTCCCAATAGTTGTTGTGGCGTACACATATGACGGAATCGACAATGACTTCAGCTTTGCTGGTCTAGTTGATTATCCTGATCAAGTACGTGTGTGGAATGCAACAACTGGGCAACAATTAGTTCTTGGAGACCATTACATTGTTAATTGGGTAGCAAGAACAATAACAGTTACATCGAATATTTCCACAGGCGATAATGTTTCTATCAGCGTGTACGGCATTGGTGGCGGCAATCAATTGTACAAATATGCATTTAATGGTGCAGTGGTCAATGACGGAATTATAATTCCAATTGGTTATGATTTAATAGCTACATTTGCAATTTTTGTCAATGGAGAATTAGACACAGACTTTACATTTACACCCACAGACGATGTTCGCGGCCTGCCATCAACATTGTTGACATTGAACAATACCTATCAAGTGTCTGATCTTGTGGTAGTAACTGCAATGGGGTACACAGCCGGTACTACAAATTATACGTATCAATGGAGCACTCCACTGACACAATACATTGTGGCCGATGGAACAACGTTATCGTTCACACTATCTGAGAGTTTGTCAGGAACTAATCCAGCAAACATCATTGTTGAGAAAAATGGTAATCGAGTTCGACCAGCTGAAAGTGCTGAATATATTTCTGATGGATCAAGTCTAGAGTACTACTTGCCAAATAGAGGAGCATATAGTCAATCACTAGTGGCTGACAATGATGTTGCAGTTTACATTGATACTGTGCCATTAATTCTTGGTGTTGGTTATGTAGTTAATCCGTATGTTGCTGGTAACGATAGAACCATCACTCTGAGTGCATTGCCTAGTATTGGATCAACGGTGTTGATCTCGGTGAGAACTGCATCTCCATACTATCTCAGCGGCAACCAATTGATCTTTAGACCCGCTGGCGGAGTTATTCCAGTAGCAGGAGATATAATCAGTGTTACAACATTTAACGATACAGCACAACAAGAATTGTTAACTCAGGTGTTTGTTGGTCCTGAAACACAAGGCACGGTAATAACAGAAAGCTATGACGAAACAGTCTATGATTTAGGAACAATTAATAATGACCCAGGATCTTATGATTATAGCGAAGGTATTTTGATTCAAACTAATAAATTTGATACTGGTAGACCTATTGCCAACGGCGCCCGCGTGATTGTAACACTCAACGGAAGATACTTGTTTGAAAACAATGATTATTATGTTGACGGACAATATATTATCATTGCAGGACCACCAATTGGAGCTGCCGCAGTTGTGACCATTGCTAGTTATACAGACAGCGTTATTCCAGGTGGCATTGAATTCCGTATATTCCAAGACATGCGAGGCCTACAAACTACCTATAGAGTCACCACCGACACATCGACTGTGCTGGTACAGCCAGTACAAGAAAACGACGACATAATTTATGTCGACGATGCCACACATCTAGGTGATCCAGATTTACCAAATGGTATTTTTGGTATTGTGGTAATTGACGGTGAACGAATTACCTATCGATATAAAGACACAGGGTTGAATACTATCAGCGGTCTGCGTCGAGGCACGGCCGGTACCGCTGTTGCCAATCACCAGGTTGGTGATTCTGTAATTAATTCAGGATTCTCAAATGCCCTACCATCTGAATATCAAGATAAAATAGTTTATCAGAATTATCTGTCAGGCGGCGATCAAACTGTTTTTGTTGCTGAAAATATCAGTTTAACTGGCGATATAAACACTCTTGAAAATACTGTACAAGTGTATATTGCCGGAACACTACAACATGGTGGGTACACAGTAAATTCTATTGCTCCAGTAACAGTCGAGTTTGATACTGCACCAGTACAAAATTATCAAGTTTCTATACAGGTACGTCAAGGAAAGAGTTGGTACGAACCTGGGGAAAGTACTGCAAGCAACGGGCAAGCACTACAAGTCACCGATACCCAGGCAGCAAGGTTTATCATGGGCGAATAAACGTGGTAAATAAAGTATGATTCAACAAACGCAACCAACTAAACCCGCTGGCCAGCAGGCGCAAAATCCTGCTCCAAAACCCAACGAAACCGGGGCGTTCAGCATAGAAGGTCATATCAAAATATTTGACCCGACCACTAAAGAAACTTTTGTGGAGAAACGAGCATGATGTCTTTGGGTCCTGTTTTGGTCGAGGGATTTTTAAAAATCCACGATCCTAATTCTAAAGAAATATTTGTAGACAAGCATAATGCTATTCATTATGAAAATATGAGTATTGCGCTGGCACAGAGCATTGCCAATAAAAATCTTGGTTTCATTTATGCTATGGCATTTGGTAACGGTGGAGCATCAGTAGACCCCACAGGTGTAATTACATATTTGCCGCCAAATACCACTGGTCAGAATGCTGACTTATATAATCAAACATACCTAAAAGTAGTAGATGATAATTCTCCTGCTAATACTGATCCAACAAGAAACAATTTAACAGTTTTACATACATCTGGCAAAGTTTACACCGACGTTTTAGTAACTTGTTTACTAGACTATGGCGAGCCAGCTGGACAACAGGCCTTTGATAATTCAACTAATTTCAACGGCGAATTTGTGTTTGACGAGCTAGGATTAAAAGCCTGGGAAGGTGCAAATGATAATTTGATGTTAATTACTCATGTTATTTTTCACCCAGTACAAAAGAGTTTGAATAGGCAGATTCAAATTGACTATACTGTACGAATCCAGACTCTAACTAACTTGAGTTCAGCATAAATATGAGTAGAGAATTCTGCTATAAATACTATCAGGATGGAGTGAATTAAACATGGCATATACAATCAATTTAACTGATGGATCAATCTTTGCAACAATTGCAGATGGTACCATCAATACTAGTTCTAGCATGACCCTAGTGGGTAAAAACTACGCTGGTTACGGTGAGTTTTTAGACGAAAACTTTGTACACTTGTTAGAAAATGGAGCAAATACTGTTGCACCTGGTGCACCTTTAACTGGACAACTTTGGTGGGATAAAACTACTGCCACAATGAAAGTGTACAACGGTACAACATTCAAAGTTATTTCGGCTTCAACTGCAAGTTCTACAGCACCAACTAGTAACGTAGCTGGAGATTTATGGTTTGACACAGTAAATCAACAACTCAAAGCCTACAACGGTAGCGCCTTTATTTTAATTGGTCCAGCATCAACTGCTGGGCAAGGAACGTCAGGAGCTGTGGTCGAAACAGTAACAGATAACGTTTCAATAGACCACGTGGTTGTTAAACTATACGTTGAAGATACTGTGGTTGGTATTGTTTCAAAAGATGCAACATTCACTCCACAAGTTGCAATCACTGGATTCAGCACAGTTGGCCCAGGCATACAACTAAGCACCACTGTTTCAAGTGCATTGTTCCGTGGAAGTGCTACTAATGCACAAACACTAGATGGGCTTGACAGCACAGACTTTTTAAGTGCCGTCAGCAATGATACAACTTCAGGAACACTGGGCATCTTAAATGACACAGGATTAACTGTTGGCGCTGATCAGGATGCAAAACTTTCTGTAACAACAGCCACTTCAGAAGTTGTTCTTCAAAATCAAACACAAGATGCCAACCTAACACTCAAAGTCAATGACGGCGGTGTAGTAACCACAGTTCTGGCAGTAAACGGTGCAACGTCAGCTGTGTCTATTCCAACTACTCTTGCAGTAACAGGTAATGTCACTGGTGGAAACCTAAGTGTAACCACTGGTTCTGTGACACTTGGTAGCATTGTAAATGCTGCCGGCAACGGTGTTGGTAACATTGGTTCAACCAGTGGTTACTTTAATACTGTATTTGCCAAGGCAACTTCAGCTCAATATGCCGACGTTGCTGAACGTTTTGCGTCAGACACTACCTATCCAGCTGGAACAGTTGTTGAGCTTGGCGGCATTGCCGAAATCACTGTTTCTCTTACTGAATTGTCAGAAAATGTGTTTGGCGTTATAAGTACACAAGCAGCCTATCTAATGAATTCGGCTGCTGGAACAGACGAAACACATCCACCAATTGCAATGACAGGTAGAGTTCCGGTTCGTGTGGTTGGTATGGTTCGTAAAGGCGACAGATTAGTTTCAGCAGGTTTTGGGTCGGCTCGTTCAGCCAAACCTGGAGAAGCTTCGGCATTTAATGTCATCGGTCGTTCTTTAGAAGACAAATTAGACATCAACGAAGGCACAGTAGAAGCCATTGTTGCAACCAAATAAAAATAACTAGGACAACAGAAAATGACGTACTCATCAGGTCAACTAATTCAAGCAACCGATTATAACGGTTTTGTTAGCACCACAGCAGGTGCCAACGTTAACGATCTTTGGGCGGCAGGGTCAACTGACAAGGGATACGGTCAGAGTTCTTTGTCAACAGTGAGCGCCCTTGGAACAGTCACAGCTACTCAGTGGGCAACACTGGTCAACACCATATCAAGTATGGCTAGCCACACGGGCACAGGAATTACATCAAGATCAGCCCCTACTGCTGGTAATACAATTAACATCTTATCAAATTTAAACACAGATTTGACCAACTTGACCACCAACAGAGGTAATGCAGTTGGCAGTGGAACTCAGTATACTGCCTGGACAGGCACAAGTGCAAAAACTTCAGGAACTGGTTCGGGTGCGTCTGCTTGGACAATCACATTTACACATACTGTTCAATTTGCATCAGCAGATGCCGCACGTTACTTTTGGAATGCAGGCGGCCTAGTCAAATGGCAAGTTGGCAAGTCATCAACTGGCACAGTAGCCGATACTGAATGGAATGACTTGGCCAGCACATTGACTGGTAGCATCTTTATCTCTGGACGAGTCAACAGCACCTCACAGACCATTAATGGTACAAGTTATACTGGCACCACAAAATCAGGTGGATCAGGATCACCCAACGTGTTAGCAACCACCACTGGATGGTATCAATTATCAACCGGCGATACCACAATATACAGACAGTATGCTGATACTGCACCGTATACCAATCAATACATTCAGCTCAATGCTAGAACAGCTGGATCAGGAACACAGTTGGTATTAACAACAACCTGGGTTGATCCAGGCAGTGGTTTTGGACCTGATAACATCAGTGGCGGGTCAGACAGCTCTGGTGTATCTTTTGGCTCTGCTCCAGCTACACTTGTATCATATATTCCACCATCAACAACCTATCTTACTTCAGCCTCCTGGGGAACCCCAACTGTGGCTGCCACAGTATCTTAATATTGTAACGATCTTACCAAAAGGGCCTCCGGGCCCTTTACTTTTTTCAATATATCCTGTATAATTGACTGTATGAATAATGACAACTTGATTGCACATTCACGTGCTCGCTTTGACCATGCAGCCGCAAAACGTATCCTTAAAGAAAAGTACCAGAGCAAAATGATATTTGCCTATAACGGTGGAATGTGGCAAGCAGGTCCTGAGCTATTGACATTGATACATGCCTGCCCAGTCGACGATGATATTGTAATTTTAGATTTATATGGTAATCCTGTAAAAATTAACCCAACAGAATTACAACACTTGGCTCTTGGTCGTTGGCAAGAACAAATGAATGCATGGTTGATTGAGCATGAAGAATTAGGCAAAAAAAGATGACAACCGGGGCGTTGATATTTGCATTCAACAACAGCGATATTGATTATCTTGCTCTGGCAGCCTGGTCAGCTGACAATATAAAACGTCACCTGGGTATTCCTGTGGCAGTAGTAACTGATGTTTTAGAATCAGACCATCTTGACAAATTTGATCATGTGATCACTGCATCAACTGATGCTGGCGGCCATCGTTTCTTTGATGATATTGGCAAGTCTGTGCCCTGGTTTAATTCTAATAGAACTGATGCATACAGCCTAAGCCCTTGGGATAACACATTGGTACTTGATGCCGATTATGTAGTAGCTAGTAATCAATTAAAATGTGTATTAAATACAACTCAAAACTTTTTATGTCATCGTTGGTCATACGATCTTACAGGCACACAAGACTTTGAAGATTTAAATTACTTTGGTCGATACAAAATGCCCATGTGGTGGGCCACAGTGATGTATTTTAAACGCGGCCAAGAATCACAGTTGATTTTTGAATCAATGACAATGATTAAACAAAATTGGCAACATTATAAAAATATCTATGGAACAGGTAGGTCTGTTTATCGTAACGACCATGCACTAAGTATTTCTCTTTGCATGTTAAATGGACACACAATCGATCATTCAACCATTCCTTGGAGTTTGGCCAGCGTGACGCCTTCGCACAAACTGTCAGAGATTGGTCGAGACTATTATAAGATTGATTTTAAAAACAGTGAGGGGAAACCTCGTTGGGTGGATATTAAAAACTGTGATTTTCATGCCATGGGTAAACAACAACTGGGAGTTATTGTTGCCAATCCTTGCTGAACGTGGTTATCTTATTCCGGCAATTGACACTGACTCTGTTGACTATTTGAGTTGTGCTGTACAACTTGCTAGATCTATTCGCCAGTGGCATCCAGATGCCAATATATCTGTGCTGTCAGTAAAACGATGTAGTGACCCTGTGTTTGATCATGTGATTCCGTTGCCACATGGTGACCTAGGAGGATATGCCAACGACTGGCAAGTATTTGCCGCTAGCCCTTATAGACAAACTATTAAACTAGAAGCAGACATGATTGCCGCCAGCCCAATTGACCATTGGTGGACCTTGTTTGAACACCAAGATGTAGCAATTAGTCAAGGCTGTAGAGATTTTTACGGACAGATAAGTAAGTCAAGATATTACAGAAAAGTTTTTGATTCTAACAACTTACCTGATGTTTACAATGCTATAACTTACTGGCGTGTAAGCCAAACAGCCAGAGAATTTTTTGATTTAGTAAGGGCAATATTTTCTGACTGGGATTCCTTTAAAAAATTATTGAAATTCCCTGATACTACCCCCACAACTGATTTAGTATATGCTATGGCCGCCAAAATAGTTGGTATTGAGCATTGTACACTACCAATAAACTTTGGTCCTAAAATTGTTCATATGAAGCGTTACATCATACCCACGCATACCAGTGATTGGAGCAAAGAATTAATCTGGGAAAATGCCAATCCAGGACTAAGGATACATACAATTACACAAAGTGGATTTTTTCATTATCACATAAAAGATTGGGTCACAGCCGTTGAATGAAACTACAGAAAATTTTTGGAAAGCATTCAATGAATGGGATCCACCGCCACCAAAACCAATATTTCATCGGTTATATCATGATGATGCAGGTCTTCCTTTATTTTATAGCATGGAGGATGTGCCAGGTAATTATATTGAAATTGACAGAGAAACATTTTCCTCGTTGCCAAGTAATGTTCGAGTAGTCGACAATAAATTAACCTACATAAAACACACTATCACTAATAAATTGGTTCCTGGAGACACAGGAACACCCTGTGATCCTAGAGATATCTGTGTTGTTGTAGATAATTCTATACCTAATATAAAATGGAGTTTAAGAACCAATGAAACAAGTTGATATTGCTGATCTTGATGTGATTTACCTCAGCTATGATGAGCCACTCAAAGAAGAATTCTGGGTTAAGATTAAGAACATGGTTCCTTGGGCAAAACGTGTTGATGGGGTCAACGGTTCGGATGCCGCACACAAAGCCGCCGGCGACGCCAGCGAAACAGAACGATTTATTTTGATCGACGGCGACAATTTACCCGATTCAAGATTTTTTAATCTAACATTAGATTTAAAAGATTGCAATGAACCTAATTCAGTGTTTCGTTGGAGAGCACGTAATCATATCAACGGATTAATGTACGGCAATGGCGGATTAAGTTCCTGGACTCGAGAATTTGTGTGGAATATGAAAACTCACGAAAACACTGATGGTCGAGATGAGAGTCTTGTTGAGTTTTGCTTTGAACCCAATTATTTTGCCATGTACGATTGTTACAGTACCACCTATCCAAACGGAACGTCGTTTCAGGCCTGGCGAGCAGGATTTAGAGAAGGCGTCAAGATGTGCCTGGACAAAGGTCATAAACCATCAGTGGCTGAATTTAGAGATCGTGTACATAAACGTAATTTTGATCATCTTACAATTTGGCATAATGTAGGAACCGATGCTGAAAACGGCGCCTGGGCCATTGCTGGCAGTAGAATGGGTACTTACATGACTATGCTAACTGATTGGGATTATCGGCTAGTTCAAAATTTTGATGCGTTAGCAACCTTGTGGGATACTGTTAAAGACCACACTCCGGAAATTGTGTTTGATAGAATTGCCAACGAATTAAATCAACAATTAGATTTACCTGTTATTGTTTTGGGTCGAGAAGAAAGTGAATTTTTTAAACATCATTACCTAAGCAATTGGCACAATCGCGGCGTTATGGTACGAGAAATTGATGTTATTCGAAGTCAAGAAGGCTGGTAATAGCGTTGGCCAGGTCTTGATGTGCTTGCGGCCCGTAGTGAAAGTTATCTCTTGCTTTATCTGATTGAGTTAATGGCGGGATTACATTATCTCCTAATACATCGTAGTCAACTGCCTGGTCATGCCAATTTGGGATGAAGCTATGTACTAATTTGATATTTTTAGCTAACAAACATATTTTTTTAAAATTTGTAAACCAATTACTAAAGTTTTCTTCTGAAGAATAAAATGGCTCGCACTCTGTCCGTTCGTCATCAAACCAGGCAGATTCAGGTCGCTCTCTGCGATGACTAAATGTATAATGTACAATTATAGCACTAGGGTGAAACAATGTTAGTAACTGTTGAAGTTTTCTTGCAATCCAGTCATTACTTGCTCCGTTTAAGCTAAAATTTAAAACTTGATGTGATAGATGTTGCTCAATGAGATCAGCATACCGTTTGTTATTATTAACACCTAGTCCTAGAGTAAAACTATCACCTAGTACCAGTATTGCATTAGGATTAAAGGTTGAAACATTGTGTGTTCTAAATCCTATTTCGTTAAATTGATAAGTTACAGATGGATGTTGCTTGAATACTTGACGATTTGGGCAATGTTCTAAACTGTCTAATCCTAGCTCTGTAGCATGCATGCCAGTATAAAAAGGAATATTGATATATTGTTTGACAAGATCTGCATACATAAATATTTTTCTCAATGAACGTTCTAATACTTACCCCCGATCGAGTAGGCTCTACTTTATTACAAAGATTGATAACAATCTACGCTAATGTCAATGAAAATTATGAGCCATTGACTATTAATTTACATGAGTTAACTAATGGCTTAGTGAGATACGACCATGAAACATTTAATAGAAAAGTACTGGGCAAAAAAGCTGATGGTTGGGGATACCATCAAACTCTGCAGACTATTTCAGGATTAATTGACAATTGCGGCCATGATGTAGTAAGCCGTTTAGCTCACTATCATTTAAAAAATCGTAAAGATAACACAAGTGATCAATTGGCATTTTACAAATATCTCAATGAAAATTTTTATATTATTGCGGCCCGTCGAGAAAATTTATTTGAGCATGCAATGAGCTGGTGCATTGCGGTTGAGTCTAAAAAATTAAATGTATACTCGTTTGATGAAAAGTTTAAGACCTACAATGATATATTAAAAAATCCAGTTACCGTACAGGCTGAAATGATCAAGAAGTACCTAACACAGTACAGAGAATACATGGACTGGGTAGACAACCATTTTCAAGTCAACAGTTATTTTGAGTACGAACGTAATTTACCCAATATTGAAGAGTACATATTTAATTTAAGAGTTTTTCAAAAATATACAAAACCTCTTACCTGGGCCGACCGTTGGGACATATCCTGGAAGGATTGGAATCAAATGCATTACCTGTTAAGCTTAGTGCCGTTTGATCATAAATTTTCTCCTGACGAAACAAAATTTATGTCTGACAATATTGACTTATACACTCGGTGTAGGATAGACATACAAGACCTACAAGACCTAGGAGTGCTTGTGTCGGGAGTACCTATCAAATTGCACACATTGCATCAGAAAACACAGTTAATTGCCAATGCTCCTGAATGTTTATTACACTATAATAATTGGGCACAACAAACCGCTGTGCCATATGCATTACCTTATACACCTGAACACATGACTCAAGTTGCAAAATTAGAACATGGTTTTTGGACTCAAGACAGTGGTAATCAACTGTCATACAACGATATTAGTCACCAAAAATTACTTAACAGTGATCTAAAAGGATTTGAATGATTATTGCATTTTATCCTGGAGCAGGCGGCAACAGGTATGCTCTAGCCCTACAACAATCAATGGTGTTTGAGTCAAATCAAACGTATGATCATTTACTGAAGTCTCAAGATTTTGTCTATAGGTATTTAGAATCTGATACCATTGGTTTGAAAGATCAGGAATTAATACTCACACATTGTTTAAATGTTCCATTATTAAAATTGCATTTTCCTAATCAGACTGACATAGTAGTGATCATATCGGATCTTGAATCTAGTTTAAAACGTGAATTTTATCTCGAAGACCAACACAGAGATAAAGACATGACAGACAAGGTTGAACATGCATTAGCACACATTAGCTTCCATTGTAGGTACTATAAACAATATCCAGTAAACTTAACCGGCGCTAGTTTAGTAATTGACATCAATAAAGACAACAGTGATTTTACCACAATGATGCGTAACGAAATTAACAATATAGTTTGTGAAGAATACAACCAGGCCAGTAAACTTTATAATAAGTTACAACCACAAGATAGAGCAGACTTACCCGGGGATAAGATTGTTGACGGTTTTAAATCTAAGTTTCTTGACGATGCTGAAAAAATGAGATTAGAACTAGATAAGTTTAGTCCTAGTTTGTGCTTGGCCAAATGGAAACAGGTTAGCCTGCACTTAGCAACAGGAATGAATAACAGTTGTTATCACCCGCCCTTGCATAAAATACCCATAGAAGAAATTGGACGTAATCCCGGAGCATTACACAATACTCCATACAAGAAAGAACAACGTAAAATGATGCTCAACGGCGAGAGGCCCGCCGAATGTAGTTATTGTTGGACCATGGAAGATCTGGGCAAACTCAGTGATAGACACTATCGCAGTGGGGAACCATGGGCCGCGATGGATTTTGGAAAAATTGTAAGTTCGGAGTGGAATGATGATTTTGTACCTAGTTATGTTGAAGTTAATTTTAATCATGCTTGTAATCTATCTTGTAGCTATTGCAGTCCACAATTTAGTAGTACTTGGCAGGCTGAAGTGGAACGCTCAGGTGGCTATCCTACTACTACTATCCATAACGATCCTAGTTACTTCACTGGCAATAATCGACCTATACCCGCTAGTCATGAAAATCCTTATGTAGATGCTTTTTGGAAATGGTGGCCTACACTTTATCCGCAATTAAAACATTTCCGAATGACCGGTGGCGAGCCTTTGATGGATAAAAATACCTACAAGGTATTTGATTATGTATTAGCACTACCTAACCCTGAGTTGCACCTAAATGTAACCAGCAATTTCAGCGTAGAGCCGCAGTTATGGAACAAGTATTTTGATTATGTTAAAAAATTGTGCGACACTAACATTGAACATTTTATGCAGTATGTTAGTTTAGATTCGGGTGTTTCTGAACATGCCGAATACATTCGCCATGGATTAAATTTTCATAGATTAAAAAGTAGAGTTAATCATTTCTTACACGATATTCCTAGCCGTAACAGTCTTACATTTATTATCACAATGAATAACCTCAGTGTGTTAGGACTAAAAAAACAACTTGAGTGGATATTAGAACTACGAAAACAACATAGCAAGACATATCAACGTGTATGGTTTGACACACCATTACTCAGGCAGCCCACGTGGCAGAGCCTACAAATAATGCCTCCAGCGTATGCAGGCATACTTGAACGTACTGCTGACTGGATGGAACTTAATTTAGAAAACCCTAACGACCCATTTCACGGATTTAAAGACTACGAAGTACAACGCCTTCGAAGAGACATTGCCTGGATGAAAGATGGACAGAAGTTGCAACAAGATTATGTTAATAAAAATCGTGCTGATTTCTATAGATTTTTTAACGAACACGACGCTCGACGAGGAACAGATTTCTTAAAGACATTTCCAGAAATGTCAGATTGGTGGAAAGAATGCGAGTACCATGCTAGACAAACGTAAACTTATTCTAGATACATTTTGCGAAGTCTACGATCAACTACTACCCTGGGAAGATGAGTCTTTTTATGATTTTAGTAATCACACTATTGTTCCGGGTGCAATTTATATTATAGGTCGAACACAATTTAATTTGAATAAAGAGAGAATTCGTGAGTTAGTTGAATCTGACACTATACGTGTTGTATTAAGCAATCCAGCTGAAGGCAGCGAAACGTTAAAAGCACATTGTGAGAGTGTGCATAACATTGCCGATCTTGTTGTGCAAGGGCGTATTTTATTAATTGGTGGTGGAGACATGGAGCCAGACTGGCCGTGTTTAGTCTATGATAGTTTCTTGCCCAAGATACATGACTATAAACAAAACCTAATAGAGATTAATCGGTCAGAGGCCTTGTACTCCGCGCCCAACAAGCCTTTTAAATTTTTGTTTTTAAATGGCCGCTTGAGAGGGCATAGAAAATTCCTAATAGAAAAACTTGATTTAATGGGACTGTTAGATCAAAGTCTGTGGACTAGTCTAGAATCTAGGCAAAGTATGTACTCAAATCTATGTGTGCCATTTAATGGACAGGATCTGATGTTTACTTTGAGAGAACCACACCTGTTGCCACCTAAATACGAAGTTGATCGTTATTGCAACAACATTGATCTAGTGCCCAAATTAGGCTTTATTAAACACAAGTTGTTTGATCAAGAATGGGGAGAAATCTATCTCAAAGCAGAACCCTATATTGATACGTATTTTAGTCTAGTTTCTGAAACAGTCTGTGATTATCCGTATAGTTTTAGAACTGAAAAAATTTGGAAACCTGTGGCCATTGGGCACCCGTGGATAGCGGCAGCCAATCGAGGATACTATCGAGACATGCGCAATCTGGGATTTCAAACATTTTCACATGTGATTGATGAAAGTTTTGATGAAATTGATAATACACAGGATAGACTCACACGTATTACACAAATAGTTGAAGATTTGTGTAAACAAGATCTTGATGAATTCCTTAAATCGTGTTATAATGTATGTAAATACAATCAACAACATCTGCTTGAAATGCGCCAAACTGTGCGTAAAGAATTTCCTAGACGATTCCTGCAATTTATTAAACAAAGTCACTTTGATGAATGATTTAGAATTCCGCCAACAAATATTAGATACCAAAAGTTCTAGCTTCTGTGCGGCCAAATGGTACAATGCTACTATATGGCTAGGATCAGGCCAAACGACTAGCTGTCATCATCCGCCGGCACACGCTATTGATGTAGATGATATTAAACGCAACCCATCAGCGTTACATAACACACAGAGAAAAAAAGCCGATAGAGAAATGATGCAGAAAGGTGAGCGTCCTAGCGGTTGTGAATACTGCTGGAAAATTGAAGACATGGGCCGTGATGCTATTTCGGACCGTGTGTACAAATCTCGAATATATCCTATAGAGGCATTACATGAAGCTTTCAATACCCCTGTCCATGAAGACGTTAATCTCAAAACTCTCGAAATTGCATTCGATCGCACTTGCCAATTTGCTTGTAGTTATTGTAACCCTGCTTTCAGTAGCACATGGGTTAATGACATCAAAAAGCACGGCGCCTATACCGGCCTGGTGTCTGATGGGCGCAACCACTTTACTCATACTCACGATAGTTCTCAACTATACACGTTTAATCAAGCCAATCCTTACGTGGATGCGTTCTTTAAATGGTGGGAAACAGACCTACACCAAACACTACAAGAACTAAGAATCACTGGTGGCGAACCGTTGATGTCGGGTTATACTTGGAAATTGATTGAATGGTTCAAAACAAACCAAGGTAAATCAACAACCAAGTTAGCTATCAACAGCAATCTGGGATTTGAACCTAACAAGCTTCAAGAGTTTATTGATGCTATACACACACTTCCGCATGTGGATCTATACACCAGCATGGAAGCAGTAGACACACAGGCCGAATATATTCGTGACGGACTTGACTATCAGCAATGGATCAACAATGTGCAATTGTTACTGGAGTCTGACTCCGTAAAGGCTGTGCATGTGATGTGTACCATTAACGCATTGTGCCTGGATAGTTTGCCTCGCTTGTTGTATCAATTGTTAGAATTCAAACAGATGTACGGCAGAGAGCGTGTGAATTTTACCTTGAATATACTGCGCTTCCCCAGCTTTCAATCACCATTGGTGCTGCCAGACCACCTACGTGCCCAGTGCAAGAACCAACTGATTGATTTCTTTGCACGTAATATCAACAACCCATATCTTCAAGAGCACGAAATCAATCATATACAACGATTGATTGACTATTTAGATATAGTTAAAACGCCGCACTCGGACACATTTGAAATGCCGGTGTTGCACAATGATTTCAAACAATTCTATTCGCAGTACGATGTTCGTAGATCGAAAGACTTTGTCAACACATTCCCCAATTTTAAAGAATGGTATGACTCAATACAAGTATAACAGTACAGACCTAGTGCGTCCTACAGAACTCACCGAGCGTGAGCGTTTTCTATTAGAAGATTCTAAAACGTTCTGCATCTATCCCTGGATACATTTACACGCTTATCCCACCGGAGAAGCATATCCTTGCTGTCATGCTGAAATGAAGCCCGGTGTTGTGGGTAATTGTCGCACAAACACACTAGAAGAAATATGGCGCGACAAACCCATGCAGAAACTACGTGCAGACATGTTGAGCGAAACTCCACACGCCGCCTGCACACGCTGTTATGAACAAGAAGAGTCTGGATTCTTTAGTGGCCGCAAAAGCGCCAACAAGCATCACGGACATCAGATAAAGAAACTGGAAGAAAATCCCTTTGAAATGACTTACTGGGACATTCGCTTTAGCAATTTGTGCAACTTAAAGTGCAGATCATGTGGACACATCTTTAGTTCACAGTGGTATCAAGACCAGGCCAAACTGGCCGGCGGTGATTGGAAAGATCGTAATACAGTACTAAACTATGCTGGCCGCACAGAAACAGACATGTGGACACAATTAGAGCCTCATTTAGATTATGTAGAACAAATCTATTTTGCTGGTGGCGAGCCACTACTAATGGAAGAACACTACCGAATTCTAGATGAACTAGTGCGTCGCGGCCGCTTTGATGTACGTTTAATCTACAACACAAATTTTACACACACCGACCTTAAAGGTAATAGTGTATTTGAATACTGGAAACAATTTAATTCGGTGGCAGTTGGCGCAAGTCTAGATGCAATGGGACCACGTGCGGAGTACATACGCAAAGGCACTGATTGGGCAGTGGTAGAACAAAATCGCAGAGACATGATTGAGATCTGTCCAGGTGTAGATTTTTATATCAGTCCCACATTGAGTATTATGAATGCCATGCATTTAACACAATTCCATCGTGCATGGGTACAACAAGGCCTACTAAAACCACAGGATCTTAATGTAAACATTTTACAAGATCCTGTGCATTATAGGATTGATATTGCCCCTGTTGAATACAAAGAGCGACTCACAGCACAGTATTATGATCATATCGAGTGGCTGACACAAGTAGGTGATCCGTTGGGTCGTGCCACACAAGGTTTTGAAAGTGCAATCACCTTTATGAATGCCATAGATAACACACAGTTAATAGATCAATTTTGGCGTAAGACGCATGATTTGGACGGTATTAGAAACGAAAACATCTTGGATATCATCCCGGAACTAACAGCATTAAAATGAATTTACCACAGGATAAATTTTGTGTACTGCCTTGGATCAGCTTAGAAGCTAGTCCCATTGGTACTGTACGCCCTTGCTGTCTTGCTGAAGATGAGATAGTTGATAATGCTGGTAATAAATTTGAATTAACCAAAGCTGACTTCGTTGAGATAAGAAATTCAGATTACATGAAAAATCTTAGACAGCAATTCCTAACAGGACAAAAACCCGATACCTGTAAGAAGTGTTGGAATGAAGAAGATTCAGGTAGAACAAGTAAACGAATGCACACTATTGATCGATTAAAACATATTGTTGGCAATCAGTCCTGGAGCGAAGATGAAAAACCAATGATGTTCTTGGATTTAAAACTAGGAAATATCTGTAATCTTAAATGCCGTATATGTGGTTCGTGGTCATCAAGTTCGTATGCAACAGAAGAAATGATGGCTGTACCACACCAAGATCGTAAAAAAACATTTGCCTATCAGATGCTACGTGCTGGTAGTTGGCCAAGAGAAAATAAACAATTTTGGCAACAAATTGATCAATGCCTATCTGACATACACTATATAGAATTCACCGGTGGCGAACCTTTTATGATCAGCGAACATTTTGATATGTTACAAGGAATTGTAGACAGAGGAATTGCTGGACAAGTAGAGATACATTACAATACAAACGGAACCATAGTTCCTGAACGTGCGCCTGACATTTGGCGACACTTTAAAACAGTTGAAGTTGCATTTAGCATAGATGATATAGGACCACGATTTGAATACCAACGAATGAATGCCAACTGGAAAGACGTTAACAAAAATATTTCAGAATTTAAACGATTACAATCTACAATGCCAAACCTACAGTTACAATGCTGTAGTACTGTTAATGTTTTTAATGTACTATATCTTGAAGAGTTGGATGCATGGCACAAATTGGCTAATTTTGATTTTGTCTATTGGAATATGTTGCACGAAGCATATTATTTTAGCATAGGATCATTGCCCGAACTATCAAAACAATCTGTTAAACAAAAATTAGAAAGTACAGCAATCTCTGGCAGTACAAAACAGGAAGTTGAAAAAATTATTCAATTCATGATGCAAGGAACAAGTCTTGATGGTTCTTTGCTACGTGAAAAAATTAAAGAAATAGATCTACGAAGAAACCAGGATCTAAATCAACATCATTCAGAATTGTCTGACATAATTGACTATGAATAAGCCCGAATCTTTGTGTATGGCACCATGGGTGCATACGTATTTAAGCCCACAAACAGAGCGCAGAATGTGCTGTGCTAGCCGTGAGCCTGCACAAAATTTTCAACAGTACATTGACACATCAGCAGGCACAGGAAAGTATATTCCACTCACACTAGATCAACACTGGAATAGTGATCATATGAAAAGTGTTAGACAACGTATGATGGCAGGAGAAACTTTACAAGAATGTGACGTTTGTAATAGTAAACTGTTAAATACTGATGTCTATAGAACATATTTCTGGCACCTATTCAAACATCGTTATGAAGAGGCCATGGAACAAACACAGCCCGACGGATCCACAACCATGAAACCAATAAGTTGGGATTATAGGTTTAGCAATCTTTGCAATTTCAAATGCCGTATGTGTGGGGATATGTTGTCTAGTAGTTGGGAAAGCGAAGAACGCCAACACAATCTTATTGACTATTCAGATCCACGAAATAACTGGATGAAGCCAGCAGTAAGAACAGAAATTAGCAAATTCCAAGACACACAGATTGAACAAGAGTTTGCACAGGCAGTTGAAGAACATCGTGTGGAAGAAGTTTATTGGGTCGGTGGAGAACCGTTGATGTATGAACAACATTGGCGGTATATGAAACGTATTATTGAATTAAATGATGGAGGCAGAGTATATGCTAGATATAACACTAATCTTAGCCGTGTTGATTATCGTGGCCGTAATCTCTATAGAGATATATTGGACCATATCAGGGACTGGCAGATATGCGCCAGCCTTGACGGAACAGGACCCACGGGAGAATACATCCGCACAGGCTTGGAATATTCCACCTTCCTAAAAAACTTTAAACAGGGAGTTGAGATACAAAAACATCGCAGACAAATGCGAATTGATTTTACACTCACATTGCCTGGACTATTCGAAGTAGACAATATACAGCAGTTATCAACCGAACTTGGTGTTGATATATTAGCCAAAGTAATTTTTAGTTTTAGCCCGGATATTATTATGAGTCCATTGGCATTGCCTCGTGAGTTACTAGACAGTACAGTAGATCGTCTAACAACTAACTTACCTCATGGTGCGTTGAAGGATGTGTTACTACAATTAAAATCACGACCAACTTTTGCAGAACAGTGGCCGGATACCTGGGAAAAAGGTCTTGCAAGAGGAAAGTTCAGAATGTTACAATTAGAATCTATTAGAAATGATAAATTTGGGCTAGACCAAATACTACAACAGGACAATGAAATATATGGCTGGTGGAAAAATATTAGAACAGATTAAAGTTGAACTTAAAAATAGAAACTTTGATAAACTTCACTCAGTTTATATTGACGTCTATGATAATTCGTTATCTCGTAAATGGTTAAATGCACTAAACGGGTTATTAACAAACAACTCTCATTTAGAAAAAAATTTTTGTTTCTTAGGATTTACTCAAAGTCAGCGCAATGGGTGGTACATTCTTGAACAAGTAAACAAATCAATAGATGCAATTAACCAGGCAAATATTGGATACGTCATTGATGATTATTTTACAATGGAAAACACTATCACCAATGATCCTGTAGGGTCAAGAACAGTTGGTAGGAATATGATTCATGAACGTTTAAATTGGTTGCATCGTTACTTTGAAGACCTGCAAGGTGTAAGCGGTAGCATGTCGGTTTATTTTAATCACGCCAGTGCTGACATACGTTGGCACATAAGACAATTAAATTTACTTTGTCATGAGTTTGAAACATGGGCATTAAGTTATCGTAAAGAAATAGAAGCACCCGAGTGGCAAAGACCCAGCCAACTAATGTGTTGGTTAAACGCACCAAGATTCACTCTTGACGAAAACGACTATGATTTATTTGGAGTTGAAACAATAAACCGCAGTCTTGGAGGAGTATTTGTTGGAGTCAACAAGGCAATTGGAAAACATCATTGGGAAGTATTCATGGATGAAGGCCGTGACAGTCGAGTTAGTGAATTAATCACTACTTCTATGCGCAGTCAGACTGAAGCCGCTGGAGATTTTGATATTGAGTGGGCAAATAATCCAGGTAACCATAGCTGGCAACAAATTAAACTAGCTGAATTTAAAGAGTGGTTACTGGTCAATGGGTTTGACCCCGATGATAAACTATTAACCATTGGACATCCTCAAGTGGGACAAGTAGATTTAAAACGTAGTTTTAACACAGAAGATTACCTAACTATTTGGAATCAATTAAATAATAGTCTAGACGTATACAGCGTGAGTACTAGCAATAATTGTGCCGTATACGATTATCACTGGTCTGATTCAGACTTTATAGACCGTCAAATAAAAATAATTAATCGAAAGAACTAATATGAACTGGCTAAAAAATTTAATCAAACGAATTCGCATGGACATTCGTTATCGTAAAAAGCTAAACGAATTGCGTAACAAAAAGCCTTTTATATACTGGTAATGAAACAGCAAATCGAACAAGACATTTGGCAATGGATAACCGAATACATAGAAGTCAATCACGAATTCTATGCTCACAAGTTTCCGCCTTGCCCTTATGCACGTGGCGCAAGATTAAAAGGCAGTTTGGATGTTGTTGCCTGGACTTCCGGTAATACTAGAATCTTTATTAATACACAAACTGCCGATTTGCTACTGTCTGACAAGACTGTGCGTGTAATGGTATTCCCTCCCAGTTTACGATGGAATTGGTTAACACGCTGGCACATTGCAAATCTAAATAAAACTATGATTCCCCAGGACTACTATATACAATATGGCGGAGCTGTGGGAACTACTAGTAGATACCCTGGATTGCCTGGTGCGTATGTAATTGTAATTATTAATCAATTGAGCGATGTACTAGCAGGGCACACCGCATTGAAATCTACTCCGTATTATCGCAACTGGAGCAACACACACTATCACAATGTTGTGGAGCGCAGACAAGATATGTATAATCGTTATAAGGATATAAAATGAACTGGTTAAAAAACTTAATCAATAGAATTAAACTTGAAATAAGATATAGAAAAAAACTCAAAGAGTTGCGTAAACGAGATCCATTTATCTACAAATGAAAAAATATTTAGGTATAAGTGCTGGATTCCATGATGCCGCTGTGTCTGTGATCACGGGTCACGGCGATATTTTATTTGCTGGTCACGCCGAACGCTACAGTAAAAACAAGCATGACCCTCATATCAATCAAGACCTAATGGCCGAGGCATTGTTGCATGGTGAGCCGGATGTTGTTGCTTTTTACGAAAAACCTTGGCTTAAAAAGCTGAGAAACTTTTATGCAGGACAATATAATGAAGCATTGGATTTTACCGATATTACTGTTTGTAAGTATTTGCATAAACATGTACCTATATCTTTTCATAAGAAGCCACTATTTTTACATGCTGGACATCATTTGTCCCATGCTGCCGCAGGATTCCAAACCAGCCCCTTTACCAAGGCCACCGTTGTCGTTATAGATGCTATAGGAGAATGGGATACTATTAGCATATGGGCCGCAACATATAATAGCAGTAATCAAGCAACATACAAAAAACTATGGAGTCAGAAGTATCCGCACAGTATTGGATTGTTTTATAGTGCAATTACTAAACGGATTGGACTACATCCAATGGATGAAGAATATATTACAATGGGTATGTCCGCCTGGGGCCGCTCTGTGTGGTATAATAAAATGAATTATGATCTTGTTGCAGACCTTGATAAAATAGAATTTAAAAATAATTTACATCTTGGTCTGGATTCAACGTATTTAGAAGCTGGAACTAACGAAGACATTGCCGCATCAGCACAAGAATTAGTTGAAGAGTTAATTGGAAATGTAATGAAACTTGCCAGATCTTTTAACTGGAGCAATAATCTTGTTTATATGGGCGGTGTTGCTCTTAACTGTTTGGCAAATCGTAACCTAGGAGAATATTTTGAAAACATTTGGATTATGCCTAACCCTGGTGATGCTGGTAGTAGTCTCGGCGCTGCCGCTTATGCCTATCGTGGTAAAATCAATTGGAATAACGCTTATCTTGGCAGTGATATTAGCGGACCTTATCCTGTTAATGATATTATTGATGAGTTACTTTCTAGACAAATTGTCGGCGTGGCTTCCGGAAGAGCAGAGTTTGGTCCTAGAGCACTTGGCAACCGCAGTCTACTGGCAGACCCAAGAGGTTCCGAAATCAAGGACAAAGTAAATGAAATTAAACGTAGACAAAAGTTCAGACCATTTGCCCCAGTTATGTTGGAGGAACATGTTGATATGTATTTTGACATGCCTTGCGGTTTCAGTAACAGTAGGTATATGCAAGTCATCAGTCGCTGTAGGCATCCTGAGTTATTTCCTGCTATCATTCATCGGGATGGGACTAGTCGTGTTCAAACAGTACCGCGAGATGGCTCAGGAATTAGACAGCTACTAGAAGCTTGGTATGCAAAGACTGGATGCCCGATGTTGCTTAATACCAGCTTAAATGTTAGAGGAGAGCCCATGGTAAATGACAGAGTAGACGCTGATCGTTTTGAATACCTTTATGGAGTTAAAGTATGCAGTTGACAGATATACCCGTTAAGTTTAATTTTTCTAAACATATCTTTGGAAAAAAGTTAGGCAATAAGATTGCACTAATTGACGATAGCAGTTCTATTAGCTACGAAATGCTCGAGCATAGATCTCGAGGATTTGCTAAAAGTCTCACAGACATGGGATTAACAAGAGAAGATCGTGTATTGATATTGATGCCGGACACTATCGAGTGCGGCATTGCAATACTGGGCTGTATATTAGGAGGATTTGTTCCAGTTATTGGAAACCCGTGGTCGCCTAAGAACACTATTTGTCATTTCATTGAATCCAGTGCCGCAAAAGTTATTATTTTTGCAAATAATAGAACAACACAAAATCAATCCATTGACAGTTACCTTGCCGAAACTACGCATAAGCCCAAGCATGTGTTATCTATTGAACAAGTAAATATACTGAGTACTCCATCAAGTTTTGATCCTCCAACAACTCTCAGAGACGGCGAAGCATTTTGGTTATTTACTTCGGGTACCACAGGAGAATCTAAATCAGTTGTACATTCTCATAAATCAATGATTGGTACAGGGTTAGGTTACGGAATCAATGTAGGTTATAAGTCTGACGATATTGTTTTTGCTACATCAAAATTGTTTTTTAGTTGGGGAATAAGTAGTGCATTTATATCTCCATTGACAGTGGGTGCCACAACAATATTGCATGGTAAATTACATACCCCTAGTACCGCGGCCAGGATATTTAAAAAACACAAACCTACTTTATTTGGATCAGTTCCGTCTTTCTATGTTGGGTTGTTAAATGAAAATTTACCAATTAACTATGGGTCTTTAAGATTGTGTGTAAGTGCCGGTGAAGCAATAACATCTACTATGCAACAACAATGGCAGGAGTTAACAAAATTACCTATTATCGACGTGTACGGCAGTACAGAATTTCTACCAGTAATTGTTTCAGGAAAATTATTACCAGGATTTTCAGGAATGGTAAAAGATGCTAACAATTGTGTTGTACAAAATCAAGTGGGAGAATTGTATATTGATGGTCCGTCAGTGGCTCTAAGATATCAAAATGAAACCAAAAAGTCCCAAGAAACTTTTATAGGTAAATGGTGTAGAACAGGAGACAAATTTATACAACATGGTGATACATATCAATTTGTCGGGCGTTCTAAAGATATGCTAAGAGTAAATGCCAAATGGGTCAGCCCAACAGAAATAGAAAATTTATTAATATCGCACGAATTGGTATTTGAAGCTGGTGTGTCGGGTATCGAGAACAGCGATGGGTTAACAGAGATTGTTGCATATATTGTACTAGCGCCCGATGTAGAAATCCCTAAAAATCTTGATCACCAATTAAAATCAGTGATCAAACACAAATTGGAGTATTTTAAGTGTCCTAAGTACATTCGTGTAACCAAGGAATTACCCAAAAATATCAATGGAAAAATACAAAGGTACTTGTTAAATGAAACATATGAACAATCAAATTAAATCCATTGTAGTCGTAGGAGGCGGCACAGCTGGCTGGATGAGTGCATGCTATATGGTTAAGCAAGGATTTGATGTAACATTAGTTGAAAGCTCTAATGTTCCTACCATCGGAGTAGGTGAGAGCTGTTTGCCTGCAATAGGTATTTTCTGTGATTCTCTCGGATTAAAAGAAGAAGAATGGATGCCCGAATCAAATGCCAGACATAAAATAGGGATCTTCCATTATAATTGGCTCAGAGAAAAAGATACTGTATGGAAACACTTCTTCTGCTATGATCGTAACAATTGTAATGGACAATATTATTTAGAGTCAGGAATATTGCCGCCAGTTAAAGAAGGCAAGTATGCTTATCATATTGATGCAATAGCGTTTGGACAAATGCTCCGGCGCCGAGTAGCAGAACCTGCTGGAGTAAAATATCTACAAGCACATATTGTTGATATTAAACAATATGAAAATGGTTATGTTAGCGGACTTTTATTAGACAACGGGCAAACATTAAGCGCAGACTTTTATATTGATTGCTCGGGACCTACTAGACTTTTTGCAGATAAAGTTGGAATTAAATTCAGCAAGTATGGAGATATACTTAATGATCGTGCTATGGTTTGTCCACAAGAACTTGATTCAGGCCCACAACCGCAATATACAATTACCTATGCAGGAAAAGCAGGATGGATTTGGGACACAGGATTAGCTCATAGGAGAGGTTGTGGATATACTTACAGCAGTCAGTTTATCACTGACGAACAAGCGTGTAATGAATACCTAACATATTTTCCTAAAACAAACGTAGACAAACTTCGAGTCATCAAGTATGATAGCATGTATTCGCATAATCCTTTAGAAAAAAATGTATTAGCAGTTGGGCTGTCATCAGGATTTATAGAACCATTGGAAGCAACCAGCATATATCTTGTACAATACTACCTTGAAGCATTTGCAAGATTTGTTAACACCGGTCGAGATACAAAAATTTACAACAAAGCAACATTAAATTTAACCAAACAGTTATATGATTTTGTTTTGACCAATTACACATTGACTCAACGCAACGACACTGAACATTGGCGGTATTATCAAGATCTTGAACGTAAAATAAACACTAAAGAACTAACACGTTTTTGGGCTAACCAGCCGGACGTTGGCGTCTGGGAACTAACAAGAATGTTTTCACCTTTTAATTGGTGGAGCAAGGCCAAACACTTTGAGTTGTTGTGATTTATAGATAAGTCTCTAATCCGCCTCGACGGCGAATGTCTTGAGTACAACAACTGATGCCCCCGTCAAAGAAATATTTGTGTCGCAACTCTGAAATTATTGGTTCAATGTTATGTTTTTTGCAAAAATCAAAAACCATCTTATTATAAGAACTAAAGATAACATGGTGTTCGTCTAACACCAAACAGTTAACATCAAACACAGTTTCTTTAACATATCCAGTCCACTTGGTTAGATATGTATCAACAAATTTAGCAAACTCAGTGGTTGGATTCTGACCTTGTACATACCAGCGTCCATTAAAGTTTTCTTGACGAAATTTTCCAACCTCCATGGCAGCAAAAATACTTGCGTCCCAAATTTTACACACTTCCCATCCAGGAAAATTTTCTTTGTAGTTGATGTCACCATCGTGCATGGTACTTAATATTACCCCTGGTTTTAATATAGCAAAAACACTATCCCCGTGCCCATTTGTAACAGCTCTACGAAGTTTATATCGGCTATCTAGTACATTGTCTTGAATCCATTCCATCTGACCATCAGTTAGCCACTCGCTGTTGTCAAAGAATATGTCTGTGCCTACACGAACAATACAACTGGCAACTGCGTCTACCATAACGTGGGTAGGGTCATATATGTTATTGCGTGTATCAAAATTTTTATTGTGCGGATCAATTATGCTGCCTGGCTGTTTCTGTTCGTAGTCACGACATATAGTGTTCATTTCCGCAACATTCAATACTCTTAATAATTTTTCACCTAGAGTAATTTGCCAATCTCTAGGTGTTAGTGGTGGGATTGGGACACCTCGATCTGTTATTTGTAAACTTTGCCATTGTTTAATTTTTGGAAGATCTGGTCTTTTAACTACTGCTCCATACGATTCGATTACTTTTTGTAAATTATCTAAATCTTCTGCAGACTCTTCAAGTATTTTAGTCATTTGACCTTTAACTTGTTCATCCTGGATAAAGTTAAAATATTCTGGCGTATAAACACGACCAACAATTACTTCTTCAAGTGGTTGCCAACTGGTGTAACTATTAATAATATTAGACATTTAATTTTCCTATTATTCTATTTAACTCTTCATATCCTGTGGACAAAAACAATTTCTGGTTGTGTCTGACATCTTCTATGCATTGTTGATAAATCAATTCTGGATTAGAATTGATTTGTGTTAGTGTATCGACAATTGCCATCCACCGATTAGTATTATCCTGTATACTATCATATTTGTTGTCAATACAATGATCAAAGGTTTTATAACCACGTTCTCTAAGAGTTGCCAGACTATTTGATGAACCAACAATTATAAAAGGTTGACCAAATTTAATTGCTTTCCATGTTTTTTCTGTTAAAAACGTACCCCCACTTTGGTCAGCATCAAAGTGTGTTTCTAGTATAATATGTATGTAGGATTGTGTATATAAACTTGCATTGACAATGTGATGATCGTTGTGTTCTTTTTCTGATTGATTGTCGCAACTATATGGACCATTGTTTACAAAATAATCTAGTTCATTTCTTATTTTTATATAATCAATTTGAATTGGGTTATCATCAAAGTTATCATCGATGATGCATTTTGTATTGTAACTCCATAAACTGTTTTCTAATAATCCTTTGCGTTTTAAGTCTGCCAGGCAAGTGGCTCTCCACCACTTGTGAGTCCTACATAGTGCAGTAAATGTATACTGACGTTTTTCTGTGTTTATAGGAACAGCCACCTGATCTCTATTGATATAACGAAAGAAAAACTCATGATCAGAAAAGTAATTTTCAGCCGCTGAATTAGCACTTATAAACGTGTAACATTTTATATCAATGTTATGTTGATGACACAAGTTGTCTAGTCTTTGTGTTATTCTAGTTGGGTTATCGCCTTCGTGATAATAAAATAAAACATGTATTTCTTTGTCTTTTATCTTTTTTAATGTATTAACAGGAATTAAAGAAAAATAATCGCATTGAAAATCAAACCATCCTATTGATATTGGGTATACTGACCCCTGTGGAGAAACCAATGCTGAGTGTATGTTATACGGAATTTTGTAATATTGAAAATAATATAAAAGACGCAATGGTACAGTATACGGCCAGTGACTGTCAAATTTTCTCCAACTAGGAGTATATGGAACTGCGTCAAGAGTTGCTAAGTTTGGATATCCAATACTTGGAGTAGACAACACATCATAACAAAAGTTGATCATTAATAAAAATCTTTTTTTATTTTTTCTAACATACTTTGTGCTTCTTTCCAAAGTATTTCTTCAAAGCCGCCGTTGTAAAAGTGATTCCAGTTGTGCTCTATAACTTCTTGTGCTCGATTAAACAAATCTTTTTTGCCGCTTGGTGTTAATTCGTCCAGGCTACGTAACAGGCTACTGATACGTTCGATACGAACGCCATCGTTGGCATAGTCATAGCTCTCGTCCCAGATGCCTTCAAATGTACGAAATCCATAACTGCGTAAGTATTCTAAACTACCCTGAGTACCTACAATAACAAACGGCATGCCCAAGGCAATGGGTTTGAATGTTTTTTCAGTTAGATGTAGTCGACGTCCTGTGTACACAGTTTCTGTGACCAAATACAATAAACTATCTGCGGCTTCGTCGAACAAACTAAGCCAGCACGAATGCATAGGATGATCAGTTTCGCCAGCAAATTGTATAGGTAAAGGTGTGCAAGCAAACACTGACTCAATGTCAGGATAACGTTCAGCCAGGGGTTTGATAGCTTCATGTATACTGATATTTTCTACAGGACATATCTCAGGACAACTGATATGATTATCCAACATTTGATTTTTAAATATGTGATATAACATTTCCAGTCGGTGTTTGCGTTCACCGGCAATAATACGATTTGGAGCAATAAATGTTTTGGTGATCTTTCTCTTATCAGGTGTAGTAATTAGGAATGTTTTGTCGTACCCACGATACCAATCCAGTGCCGCCCACCCATGAAAAAAATAATAATAAGATTTCCAATTGTATTTTTTACACAGCTCCTCCACTGACTCACTGTTAAACTCACTGGTTACTATTCCGTGGCACCGCCTTGCATCAACATAACTAATATTATCCAATGGATTTCTATCATAAACTTCAGCAAATAAATCGGCGTATATATCCAAATGAATTGGCTCTTGGTCGTGAAAGAATATATAATTAATCATATCTATGCTATTACCGCCAAAGTGAATCAAACTGTCAGGGTTGGTATTGCCCGGCGGATCGCAACAATACAATTTTGTATTTGGCACTTGATTTTTTATAAATGGCCAAAAAGTATTACCATAAATTTCGTCAATTCTAATCATGTTTGATATATTCTATATAGGAAAAAAACCAGGGTTATTTGTGCATGAATGTGCAGTAACAAGCACGGAGCAGGCCTGTGAACTGAGTCGCACTCGATATTGTTGGGTTGTAAATTACTTATCGAGCTATTCAGAGTTTAATTTTCTTTGGGAGCCGTCGCCCTGGCAAGCAAATCAACAACATGTATTTCCTAGTCAGTGGCAAAAAGACTCAGGTACATATCTAGTACCAAAAACTGGATTCACAGATATCAATTACCGCACAGACATGGTTGTTCAGACTAGACAATCTAGTGATGTATACTTAATAGATCATATGGATAATTCTCTAGAATTGTCATTGAATACTCTGTCAGAAAAAATCACAATTAAAAAAGTGGTTAGATATTTTGACAATTATCTTGACACTCTAACACGCATTGCTAAAACAGCCAACAATGACAATCTTGAATACGTTTGGATTTGCTCTACAATTTGTGATTATACTAATTTTGACTTTACATGGCATCCTGATCCTTGGCAAAAAGAGTTGTTACATGTATTTCCTAGTAATGAACAAAAGTTTGGTGACACATTTTTAATGCATGTGCCAACGTTTATTGAAAGAATCAAGGGTAGAGAATTACTTGAGTGGTATGATTTAAATTTTGTTGATTTACAGATCAAACGTAATCCAGTTCCAATAATTCAACATTCCTGTGACACACAAGTTACTGCACTAGATCCTGACTCTTTTTATGGTCCAGTAGGATTGTTTACTGTTCAAAATCCTCCAGCGGTGTACCCAACTGTTAATCTATGGAGAGAACGAACCAAGACAGTTATTACATTGTCCCCAAACAACGATTGTGCGTTGATTCCACGAACAGCATTGTCTACAATCAACGCACAAGTCTACGATTATCCGTACATTGATAAAACTCAGATTAGTCAAGATCTTGCATTGCAAGATATTGTGTTTATTAGCTACGACGAACCCGAAGCTGATGCAAACTATGAAAAATTGTTAACAAAATTTCCTCGAGCAAAACGTGTGCATGGCGTGGTTGGAATGGAAAATGCTCTGGCCGAAGCCGCTAGAGTTAGTCAAACACCTTGGTACTTTGCAGTATTTGGAAAGACAGAGTTACACCCTGATTTTGATTTTACATTCCAACCAGACTATTTCCAACAACCTAAACATTATATCTTTTACAGCGAGAATCGTGTAAACAAATTGGTCTACGGAGAAATGGCTGTTATTATGTACAATTGCAATCTTATATTAGATAACATTGGCCAGGAATTTGGGTTAGATTATACAATGAGTTTCCCACACGAGGTTGTGCCAGTTATTAGCACCTATGGTAATTTTAACACAAGTCCATATCAAACCTGGAGAACTGCATTCAGAGAAGTCAGTAAATTATATGATATACAGTCTCGAACGCCAACAATTGAAACTGATTATAGAATTAATATTTGGGAAACAGTCGCCGACGGCAACTATGCTGAGTGGGCATTGATAGGAGCCAAAGATGGCCGAGAATTTTATCTAGCATACAAAGATAACTATGAATACAGAAAAAATAGTTTTGACTGGCAATGGTTAAGAAATTATTTTTCTGAACGTTACGGCAACGTTAGTTAAAAAAATCCATTACAGCTCTGGCCACAATTTCTGCCTGTGCAGTGGTAATTTGTGCATGCACTGGTAAACTCAAGCATGAGTCTGCTAGCCTTTCACTATTTGGAAAACTATCTGGGCCTGATACCCTAACATACACTGGTTGTTTATGTAACGCTAATGGAAATTGTATACCAGTTTCAATTCCACGACTCAGAAGAAATTCTTTTAATTCATTTCTACGATCTGTTGCAATAACAAATTGATTATACACGTGAGTACTCACATCACTGTTTACTTTTGGTAATTGTATTTTATCACAACTTGATAAAATATTGTAATAAACAGATGCATTCTCTGTACGTCGTTGATTCCAGGTATCTAAGTGATCTAGTTTGGCTGATAAAATTGCTGCCTGCATAGAATCTAGTCTTTCATTCCAGCCAATGGTCTCGTGTACGTATTTTTCTTTTCTTCCATGATCTCTAAGCATTTTAACAATTTTAACTAATTCTTGACGGCCTGTAACTGCACCTGCATCTCCCATGGCACTTAAATTTTTTCCTGGATAAAAACTAAAACATGTTAAATCTGCTTGGCTGCCAATTGAATTTCCAAGGTATTTACATCCTGAACTCTGAGCCGCATCTTGTATGATTGGAATGCCGTTGGCGATTTTTTTGAGCTTTTTCATATCCACGGTTTGACCATACAGATCCACCACAATAATTGCTTTGGTTTTATTTGTAAGTGTTGATTCAATTTGATCAAGGTCCATGGTATAGTATTGATCAATGTCGATAAAACGAGGACGAGCACTTAGTTGACTAGCGCACTCAGCTGACGCAACAAAGCTCATACTTGGAACAAGTACTTCGTCAGCAGGACGAACTCCTACTGCCCATAGACATAGCATTAACGCACTGGTTCCACTGCTTACACCTGCGCAGTCTTCGGATTGGGTATAGTCTTTCCAGGCAGTTTCAAAATTCAAAACTTCTTCCCCGCCAATAAATGAACTGTTGGTAATGCAACGTTCAATAGCCTGATCAACAGGAGTTTTTACTTCTAGGTATTCGCTATATAAATTTGCGTATGGTATTGTTATCGGCATTTTACTGGTCCTTGGTTCCACGAGATTCCAAATTTTTCATCGTCTCGAGCTTGATTAATTAATCTACTTACCACATGGTCGAATGCATCTAAGTATCCAACATCAGGTGGTAACGGTCTTATTGTTTTTTTAGAGTTAACAAATTCTTGCACTACAGTCTCTATACTACTATTAACTGTATTTCCAATTATGTATCTTTCAGCGCCCGGGCGATCTAAAAATCCACTTTCGTGATATACATATACATCTCCCTTGACATCAACTGCCACAGCCACTTGAGGGAAGCTAGTTGGCACCATTTCTTTCCAGGAAATCATTGACAATGGTCCTGAATTTTTTCCATGTACCAGCGGTTCTAGTGCATATCCAAAATCCCAATGTGTAGTAGGCCATTTATTTGTTTTAAAATCTTTAATCAAATCAAAAATATCAACAAGATGCACTCTTTCTTCGTCGCTGATGATGCGAACATTTTGGCTAAAGTCTTCCCGCAATGTTACAAAATCTACAGGACGCTTGGTCCGTGAATTAATATAGTCAATAATGTTTATTAACTTAACAACATCCTTTGAGTGCCCAGGAAGTATAATCCAGTTAACTCCCACACGAACGTTGTCCGTTGAATTGATATACTCAATGATATTTTCAACAATACGATGATAGCTTTCAGAATGGCGAGTCACTTTAAATGCACTTTGTTCATCAACCCCGTACAGACTAAAACGAACAGCATGAAGGTCTTTCATTCCAGGATGTTGTTCTATGTATTTCCGAGTCATCATATAGCCGTTGGTGTACAATTGCATTTTGTATCCACGTTCGGCGCCGTAGGTAATAATGTTGCCTAGATACTTGTTAGTCAGCGGCTCTAGACCCCCACTAATGCGAAAACGGTCATCCCAGAATGCATCAGTTTTAATATCTTGATCAATGATCTGTTTGAAAATATCAAATCCATACTGCTCAAATTTCTTTTCGTATTTGGCCACAGGATTTCGACCGCAGAAGTTGCAGTAAAACATACAGCTCATACCAGTGTACAGTCCAATACGATTTGGGTACATATAACTATGATCAATGGCCGCATGCAATGATCCGTTTGTTAGCAATGGAGTAATTGTGTTGGTCCAATATTTTGTACCGCCACCGTGATACAATATGTAATTCTGAGCTGGTTGATTTTCTCTGAGCCCACTAGATATTATTAGTAGTTCGTTGGCAGATATTGATAGCTGTTTTGCAATTTCTCTTTGACTAATAAACGGATCATCAGCCAGTAACTTACACACCTGTTGAGACACTGAGTCTAGGTGTGTAATATCTGCATTTAGCGGAGTAGCGACGTCGCTGTGTGTGTAACCTAATCTTGTCATTTAACTATATCAATCAGTTGATCTGCAATGTATTCCACTTCTAAATCTGTCAGCTCGGGGTATATGGGTAAACTCAATACTCGCCTGGCTAATGCACTGGCTTTGGAAAACATCCCAGGGCCAACAATCGATTCATATAATGGAATTTCGTGCAACGGAAGTTCGTAGTGTACTTTTGTTTCAATTTTTCTAAGCATTAGTTCTTTTTTAACTTCATTACGATTGTCTACGTCAACAACAAACTTGTGATTACAATGGTCAACATAATTTGATTTGTCAGTTAATGTTCTGATGTTTTGTTTAGAAAAATGCTCAATCCAATATCCTGCAATTTTACTTCTACGTTGCTGCCATTGATCAATGTATTTTGTTTTAACCATCATAGTAGCACAGTCAACTTCACTCATACGACTATTACTGCCAGTCATGGTATGTCCAGGTTTTCCGTTGTCCCTCCAACCCAACGCATATTCTTGCAACTTTGAATCATCAGTGACCACTGCACCACCATTGCCGTAACAACTTAGATTTTTCATTGGATCGAAACTAATAGCTGTTGCATGTCCTATTCGTCGACCACGATCACTCAGCCAATGTTGTGCGGCATCTTCAATTATGGTATTTGCCATAAGTTCCCAACCGTTGCGTATAGACGCACCATACAGCCCAACTAACACAATAGCATTGTAATTAACTAATTCAGGTATTGCATAGTCTCGATCCATTATTCCATATGCATCTGTATCAACAATAGTAACGTCCCATCCTGAACGCAAAAATGCATTGATGGTAGCTGGATATGTAATTGCCGGAACTAACACATGGCAACGGTGGCCCCAGTCTCTTGATATGTAGTACTGTGCAATTATTTCCAATGCCTGTGTTCCACTATGACAAGTTATGGCATATTTGCTATTGTTTTTCTTGGCTAACCATGTTTCGAATTCTTTGGTATAGATTCCATTCATGAGATTACCAGATCGTAATACACAATCTGTAGCATCTAGAATTTCTTCTTTGATGTTGTTATACTGTTTTTGGAGCCCAGTAAAGGGAATTGTTAAGCCAGCTGTAGTAATTTTGAAATCCTTCGTGAACATCGACTTTGGGATCGTAACCTAACATGGCACGAGCCTGATTAATATTTAACGCACCGCGACTGGGGAAGTCTGCATCTTTATCCCTGCACTCAATCTCGCCGCTGCCTACTATACTTACAATCATTTCTGCCGCTTGTAATAAAGACACAGAGTGTGATTTAGTAATGTTAAATGTGTGATTTTTAGCACCGGGCATGGTGGCCGCGGCAACAATGCCATCGGCGGCATCGTCAACATAGGTAAAGTCTAAGGTTTCGTTGGCACCGTTTACTTTTAATGTGCCACCACGCATGGCAGTAAGCATAAATTTAGCAACCACACGATCTTCCACATCCAGGGGTCCATACACAGCACTGGGACGAATGATAACAAATTCCATGCCAGTTCGTCGAGCATAGTCTTTGACCAACCACTCCCCTGCCAGCTTCATAATACCATACTGTCCCTGAGGGTTGCAGACAGCATCTTCTTCAACTTGATCAGTAAAGTCGCCATATACCATTGAACTACTAATGTAAACAAATCGACGAACACCGTGCTTTTTGGCACTCTCAAGCAGATTAATCAAGCCCTCCATCATAACACGACTGCCATTGGCTGGATTGGCATTGACAACTTTTTGCCTTGGAAAACTTGCCATGTGTACAACCACTTCGGGTTGTTGCACCTGCATCACATAATCAACTGTGTCTGCAGTCTCAATAGATGCATTATAAAAACCAGGATGGGGGATTTTTTTAATACGCTCTTCCATCAAATAGTCCAACTCACTTTGTGGAATAATACCATAGGTTGTTTTGTTATCAATGATTGAGGTTGTATGGTCAAGATTTTGTAATCTTGCTATGACGTTGTGACCAATAAGGCCTAACCCACCTGTTACTAGTATTTTCATTTTATATTGCCTTGTTTGTATTATCTATTTCTGGATTGTAGAACAATCTAGCCAGTGGAACAGCACTCACAGTACTGATCAAACTCATAATCACTACGGCAGCAAACATATTAACACTAATAATGTTGGCTGTCAATAACATGGTGACTAAAAAGATTTCCATTAGGCCTTTGTTTTGTAGCAAAGCAGTTTTGAAACAAACAACTCTGAGCCCTTGATCTCTGTAAGCCAACCAAACACCCACAAACTTAGTCCCGACAGCAATGATATACATTACAACTGCGCCTAGTAGGATAGTTTCTAAATCTAAGGTCCACGATGTCTTCAAACCAGCCCAAATAAAGAATACAGGCATCAACCAGACCATTTGCTGTTCAGCCATTCCTTCGTTCCATTCGATAGTGTGTCGTGGAGTAATCATACCTGCCAAGAACGCACCCAATACATAGTGCAATCCGGCCCAGTGACTAAAAGCCGCCATACACAATACCATGGCAACTGTTAAATTAGCATAGGCATGTTTGCCAGCTAACTCTAAAATCTTTGGCCATGTATAATATAGAACTGTTAGTACTGCAAAGAAGATGCCTGAATAAAGAGCATACTTACCCATACTTACAATTACAGCAACAGTGACCCACAAGACCAAATCGTCAAAGGTGACTAGAGCAAGTAATTTACGATACATGTCGCTACCGTACAATCCAACTTCTTTACAAGCTATGACCAACATCGGCATAGCAGTAATACAGGTAGCCACACCCATGCCCCAGGCATACTGCCAGAAAGGTCGTTCGGTAGTGTGCCAAACAGGATTGTCAAAGAACAACATGAAAGCACCACCGGCTAACAGGATGGGCACAATGATCACATTGAACGCTTGGCCCCAAATCTTGTTACCTTCTTGTGCTATAACTTCTTTGGGTTTAAGTTCGATGCCAGCAATAAAGGCAAAGATTGAAATTGCTAAAATTTGAATAGCATCTAATCCTGTTTTGATTGGCGTAGTAAATATTGTGCTAAACAGTTCGGGATAAAACTGTCCCAATGCACTTGGTCCCATGCAGATACCAAAGGCAATCTGCGCCATTGGTAACGGAATCCACTTTTCTAAACGTGTAATTTTTAAAATTAGCCACGGTACAAATACCATTGCGGCTATAATGAATAGTAAATTTCCCATATTATTTCCCTTGTGTTTTTATCCAGAGTTCGTAGTAAGGGTCAAATCTCCAGTCCTGCGGCGGATCAAGCGGATCAAACTTCCAGGGATGTGTTTCTGGAGTTTCTGCAGGTATTGGAAATCTTTTTTGATAGCTAGAAAGAATATAGTCTCGAATCTGCTGATTACTGTATTGATCAGCGTACATTCCATCCACCAAAGGCTCAGGACTTTCAATTGATTTGAAAAACCTAAAGATATTTATCCCCATCTGAGTTTCCAATAAGTTTCGCTTTGCTCGCTGAGTCTGGCTATAATACGATACAAGTGCCCATAACTAGAAATATCTGCTTGACGAATCCAGTAAGGTTTGTCCACAGCATGTTCCATGATAAACTTACCAGCGTCTGATTCCTGCCACTCATATATAGGTTGTGCCACATACAAATCAGGATCTTCTACATCGCCCATGCGGATCTCGTGTACACATACATCACGAAACTTTACAGCCCGATCTCTAATGATTTTAACCTGTTCGGGTTGCCATTGCTTGTATTCTGATTTGTGATCATAGATATCCGACATCGTCATATTATAACAAGTTTTTATTTAAAGAGCAATGGCAGTAGCTAGTTCTGGAAAAGTATCTTTGAAATTTTCATTACGTATGACATCTAATGCTTGACTAATAGATAAAAATTTGTCCCAGGCATTTGAGTCAGCAGGTTGATTTATTACATTGATAATATCGTTGAATTCGGGATCAGTTTGTAATTTTGCAATGACCTTTTCTTTTATTTTATTGGGCATATTTTTAATAAAAAGATGATCTGGATTAACCAACAAATTCCAAAAAGGAGATTGTGGTAACAGTTTTGTTATCTCTTGTTTTATTTCTGGCAGACTGAATACATTAAACACATTAACTGTGGTAATACAATCAATAAAAAATTTGGTGTTTTTTTCTTTAAAATATTTCTGCCATAGTAAAATATTATCAACAACGTCTTTGTATTTGATCCCATGGCGAATATATTCAAATTGTTTATCAATGCCGTCGATACTTACACCAATTTCAACTTCATTGAATTCATGTATTCTGGGAACTTTGTCAATGAGATTAACACTACCATTGGTGTTGATATATAAATTTAATTGTTTGCTATGTCCATTTTCTGCAATTCGATCTAGTAGACCCAGCACTTTTTTATTGTATAACGGCTCGCCACCAAACAACTCTAGTCTTTTTAAATTTTTAGATAATTCATATATTTCGTCAAGTTGTTCCGTGCTCCAATTTTTTTCTGATACATTGATTGCATAGTGCCCTGGACCTATTGCCTGAGCTAACTTATTGGCATCTTCGACCCAGCGACTACTATCTCCTGGATGGCACACACGACATTTAGCATTGCACACATTGCCATTTTTAATAGTTAGTATTTTAGGACCTTTTAGATATTCTTTTTGTGCCAGTCCTTCTATCATTTCTTGTACAATGGTAGAATTATTAATAACAGAATAATCGCTGGTTTTGGTTTGAGAATTGTATAATCTCAAACGGAGACTTTGTTTGTTGTTGTCTTCTTCATGCCAACATCGTTGACACATGTCGGGTCGTTGGTTATTCAAAAATTGATGTCTTAATGACTCTAGATCTGCACTGGCCCATCGTTGCTGAATGGTACCATAATCTTGTGTCCAAGTGGTGCCACCTAGATACGGACACGGACTAAATGATTTCGTGGGATGAGTTGTTAACTGTAAGAAAGGTGCTACACAAAAATTTTGTGGTAAGTTAAACATCTGTGTTGGCAACTAATTCCGCCGCCAATGGGAAGATTGCTGTAATGGCTTCAGCACAGGCTCGGGCAACTTCTTGGTGTTCTTTTTGTGTACCGTTGGCACTACGCAATTCAATAAAGTGAATCCATGAACGCAAGGTGCCATTCATGTATAGTCTGCTTTCAATCAGGCCTTCGGGCAACACAGCTCGAGCTTGTTCTTTTGCAATGCCTTTTTCTATAGCTTCTGCGTAGGTTTGTTTGACAGTTTCAATAATGAATTTTTGTTTAGCATCCCACCAGGCAGTTAGTTCTGCATTATTGATTTCTATGCTGTTCTGTCTATTTTTTACGTCTTGGAGTCTAGCTTCTCTCGTAACAAAATTGAGATCCTTCGTTGGATCAGCATAGCGTTGACTGAACTCTTGAAAGCTGAAACTTCTGTGTCTAAGGATTTGTCTGGCAATATCTCTTGTGGTTGTGATTTCCATGCAGGCTGACACCATTTCGAGTGGACTCCAGTGCTGGTGCTTGACCAAGTATCGGATAAGTTTGTCTGATGTATCTGTGTTGAGCTGATTGGAGGGATTGCTGACACGGGCGCAATACGCAATGAGTTCCTGCGCATCTGCGATTCCCATATCTGCAAATCTCTCTGTTGGCTGTGAATAGGATAGTAATTGAACATCCATGATATTTATAAATTGCCTAATAGTTTATCTGTTTCGGGTTGAAGAATATCAGCCACAGCCTCGATGTCAAGAATAAAATCCATGTTAACAATGTCATCTTGGTTTTCTTGAATAAAACGTTCAACAACTACATGAATATCATCAATGTTAAGGCCTTGCTTTTTTAATGCTTGAAAGTTGATGGTTTTTTGCTTTTTATCAACAAGTTTAAAAACCATTTTCTTAACACACTCAAGAGGAATATGATTTAAATCAACATCATTGATAATCGCCTCCCACTTTTTTAAAAAGTCCTCACCTCGTTGCATCCGCTACCGCCTTTTTTGTTCTAGTGCGTTTGGTGGTAGTTTTAGTTTGTGGTACTCCTGACATTTGTGCGGCTTCTGACTTTAATCTGGCACTCTCAGCCAATAAGCCTTGTGCTTCTCTTTCCATGCGATCTGCTTGAGCCAATCGATCCTGGGCAAGCTGTACATCGTCTAGTGCCAGTGCGGCATCAGATCCTGCAACATTTGATCCTCGTTGTAGATTTGATCCTGAACCAACTTCGCGACCAAAGTCGTCTCGACGATTTACTTTTCCGGTCATTCCACGATTTTTGTCAAGGTCAGCCATTTCACGAATAGCACTTTCTCCCAACCTCATCTTACGAATGATGCCATTCATTTCTTCAAGATTGACATGGCTAGATGCACTAGCAGTAACAGTGACCTGTTTTGCCTGCACCTTTTTAATCATGCCTTCTGCATGTAAAGTTTGTAGCATGGGACGACCATCAGAAAACAATGTACGGAATAATGCATCCCCGAGATTTTCTGCTGACTGACCCTCCGGTGACTCTAATGTACGCATGATAGAATCATGTAAATGTACTGCCAGGGTGTCTGGGTAGACAACCAACGCCATGTGCTCTTCACCGGGCACTTCTCTAAAAACAATAGCAACCTTGCGATCACCGTGTTTACCAATATGTTTAATCATATTCATTCTCCTTTGTTGTTTTCTTCTTCGGCAATTGATGCCTCTGCACGTGATATAACTGAGTTTACAAAAATAGCAAGTTTGTCATATACGTCACCAATTGATTTCATCTCGTCGGCTCTAAAAGCGCCGCGACTACAAGCCAAATCTATGATGTTCTTAATCACAATAAGATCTGTGATTTTAATTTGATTGTCGGTATCATCCATACTGATATTTACTGAATAAAAAACCCGGAAGAATAAAATCCTCCGGGTTTATTACGAGTTTTGGACAAATTAGTCTTGGTCGCCTTCGCCGTACAATGCCCAAACACCAAATGGTGGATCAGGATTACGGTCACCGTGTATGATCCACAGCGTATCACAGTAGTTGGGATCACCCCAGCTACCAAACGGATAGCCGTCTGTGAATACCACAAGCTTTTTAGGCTCAATCTCGGCACCCTTGAGGTACTTGAAAATAGCATCAAAGTCTGTGCCACCGCCACCTTGGATGTCGTATTCAGTAATGTCTTCTAGATTATCGCTGTCATACTGCTGTGGATTGTATGTTTCTGTGTCAAATGTAAACACATGAATACGATACGAGTCAAACGATTCCATGATACCCTGTATCTCGCTCAGGAAGTCTTTGCATTGTTCAGGGCTAATTGAACCTGACGTGTCAATGGCCACAGCAATGTCAATGGCGTCATTGGTCTTCATTCCAGGCATCACAGCATCCATATCCCAACCTTTGCGGCTGGTACGCATCCAGGAGTAGTCACTTTTAATAGTGCTCTCTAATTGCATACGAAGCATCTCACGCCAGTCCATCTGTGGCTCTGTTAATTCTTGAAGCATACGCTTGACACCTGCGGGTAAATTACCAGCATCGCAGGTTTGTGCGGCACTTAAAACAGCAGACTTGATCTCGTCACGAATACGATCTTTTTCTTCTTGCGAAAGTTTTGGTCGTCCTTTGCCTTCTTTGTCGCCATCACCATCACTATCACCACTGCCGTCACTCTCATCATCACCATCCATGTGCTCGTCGAGCATTTTGTCAATAAGCTGATCTATATTAAGTTTTTCTGCGTTTTCGTACAAGATATCATAGATCTCTTCTGAGCTTTTACCTTCGTATTTTTGATCATACAAACATGGTACGCTGGTGATGAATTCACCTACTTTGTGTTTCTTTAAATCTGCGTTAACACAATAATCGTTTGCAATATTCCAAAGTTGATGGTCGCGGTTGCCTTTGCGACCAAAGTGATCGTAGACACAATGTAGTACTTCGTGTCCAAACAAAAACTCAATTTCTTTGGGTTTAAGCAGTTTAATAAAACGGGTATTGTAATAGAAGTTGCGGCCATCTGTAGCGGCAGTACTGCACCATTCATCTGCGTTTACTAGTTTTAACCGAGTTGCTAGGTTGCCAAAGAAGCTGGTCCGGAGCAACATGCCAACTCTTGCAGTAACAAGTAATTCACGAACTTCTCTGTCCAATTTAGGATCTGTTGGACCAATTAGATTTTTAAACTTTTTAGAAAGTTCTTTTTTGTTTTCGGTAGTTGCGGTACTCATTTAGGCTCCTTGTTTAACTATACTGTATTATAGCAATTATTGATTTATTGGTCAACTACAGATTGCTACTTGTCATTTGTATGTGCCAGTTGAAAATAGGCCAGTTCTTTGTCTGTGGCCAGGTAAATTCTGAGATCATTGTAGCAATTGGTCCAGGACCAATGTGGGTTGCATTCAGATGGTAGATCTTTGAAACCTGGTTTAATCCAACCACCCTTGGCTGCCATCATTGGTACTTTGGTTACTAACCAACTGTGAATCTCTTCATATTGCCTAACTTCGGCACTCCAGCCATAGGCCTTAGTTAGAAATTGCAATGCTTGATTGTAGGCCAGCGGCCCTTCTCCGTTGCTCATGCGTTGACTAAATCCAACGTAGTATTCAAACCAACTACGGTATCTATAGCGGCCGTCTAATTTGTATGTATTGTATTTCATCTTAGATATTTAAGGCCAAATAAAGTAGCATCGTATGGATCTTTAAAAATAAAATCCACAGTCCAGGTATTAATCAGAGCGTCTAGATCTAGTACAGGGCTTTGGTAGTACCAACGACTTTTATCTCTGCCAAAATCTTGATAGACTTTTCTCAAAAAAGTCTGGACTTGGTTATGACTGTACGGATCAAAACTAATCCGTACAGTAGCATAAGAGGGAGTCCGTTCATGCATAGCCCTATGCCCTCATCCAAGAAGTTGAACGGACTCCAAACACTTAGCCGTTAGCCTGCAAGATGTACTTGCCGTAACGTTGATGAAACTCGTCAAAGTTCTTGAGTTTGGTAGGCATGAACGGCAAGTTGTATGTGGTAAGCGCAATACGAGCACCCATAACAACTAACTCGGTTTCAAAGTTCTTCATCATGTAACCGATAAAGTTATCTGCCATCTCGTGGAACTTCTTGTCATCAACTTTGGCCTCAACAGCATCTTTAAGTTCGTAGCACATTGACACTACCAACGAATACATGGCACTTACTTCTTTGACTTTTAGTTCTGTCTCTTTACCACGCAAGATATCTTCCGGCTTGGGCAGTTTACTAGCAATCTTACGATGAGCCATAAACTTAACAGCAAGTCCTTCACCGACAGAACCTGCAATTAAGTCTGTAAGTGTGGTGTCGTCTGTGTCCTCGTCTGCCAACAGTTCGCTAACAAAGGTCCACGAACGTGGTGTAGCAAAGGCACGGCTGGAGCTCTTGGCATCAAAGTCGTACAAGTCTTGTTTGGCAAATGTAATGTAGCCAACAACGTCTTTGTGAATCTGATTGCGAACAGCCCAGTCTTGCCAGCTTGAAAAGTCCACACGCATCTCCACGTGAACAAAACGGTTCGCTAATGGAGTAGGCATACGATATGTAACACCTTTGTCGCTTTCACGATTACCTGCGGCAATCATTACAACATTGTCGGGCAATTTATATTTGCCAATGCGACGATTCAAAACAAGTTGGTAAGCCGCGGCCTGTACAGCAGGAGCCGCTGAATTCATTTCATCCATGAACAAAACTACAACTGGATACTTACTGGCCAACTCTTCATCAGGCAAGTCGATGGGAGGTGCCCAATCCATCTTACCAAGTTCTTTGTTATAGAACGGAATACCTCGAATATCTGTAGGATCCATTTGACCCAAACGAAGGTCGATCATAAAGCCGCCGAGATCTTGGGTAATCTCTGCAACAACGTCGGACTTGCCAATGCCGGGGGGACCCCACAAGAACAAGGGACGTTTTTTAGCAAAACATTTTTTAATTGCACGACGAGCACCTTCTGAGGTAACTGTACGGTGATCTGATGCTGATACTTTTGGCATAGGGCTATTTCTTTCTTAAGTTGTTACAATACTAATATTATACAAAAATCTGTTTTACTGGTCAACTGTTTTCTGCAAGTTCTTCTTCTTCATTGTCCCAGTCTGAGTCACTAGAGGTTTCAATTTCTATATGACCAAACTTGAGCAACCCGGCCTCTGCAGAAACTTCAAACGGGTATTCAAATTCAACGAATGCACCAAGTTCCTGCAAAAATTCTTCAGAGTATTCTTTGTCACGGATGTCTTCAACACGTATGCAACCAATACTGCCCGAATCCACCGAGTGGCTAGTTCTCATGTTGGAGCCGTAAGTACCGTCACCGTATGCAGTACCAAAGCTGGCAAAGCGCCGACCATCTTTGAGTGTAAACTCACCTTCTACACCGCGACCAAGTGCGCCAGGCGGAAAGAACAAACCAACACATTCTCCCCAGGCATCGTGCATGACATAGCACAGATCACCAACATAGTATTTTCCTGCGGGCATTGTCATACTAATTCCTTAAGAGTTAACAGTTTGATACGGGCTAAGATCTTCGTCACTGTCTGTGTCAGAAGCTTCATAAACCCAAGTAATCGGCACTTCCAAAATCCTTGCCACAGTCACAGGCAAATAGCCTTCTTCGAGCAAGTCGTTGATCTCAATTGATAAGTCTGCCATTCTGCTCATAGTTTAACCCCAGTCCTTTTTGTCACCATATTGTTCGTTCCAGTCGTAACCGGCATTGTATTCTGCAATTTCTTCATCTGACATAGCAGTGACCTTGTCACCGTTGTATGTTCCTTCGGGGAACCAGTGAGGATTACGGTCACGATGATAGTAAGAATCGGCACTACCACGATCGTACAAGGATCCGTGACGTTGACGATCAAACTGTGGTAGCATCTCAAGTGTAACTGTCATTTTTTACTCCTTTACTATACCTATATTATAGTAGAATTGGAATTATTGGTCAAGTGGTACAAACAACTTGGTGCCTTCGCCCATGACAACCTTGTATGCTTCTATAGTGGACTGAGGCTGTGCCAAGGGATTTTTTTGGATAAATTGCAGGGTTTCCAAAAAGCCCATGCCCAAAAACTCTGACTCTTTTTTTATAACTTTGATTGCTGTACGTATTTGCATACTGGCTCCTTTTTGTTAAACTATGCTATATTATAGCAAATTGGGAAATACCGGTCAACCAAAATTAAACCCAGCTGTCCACCATCAAGACGGGCTTCTTAAGCACTCGTTTTACAAAGTCCTCGGGCTCGTCATCTGCACGTACCAGCACAAAGCCCATGCTCTCTACCAAGTCCACCTCGCATACTTGCAGGTCCACTGCGGCGGCCTCAAAGGCAATGTTCATCTTGGTCAGGGCATACTTGACGCCTGCTTGGAATGCCTCGTACTCGTTTGCACCCGTTTCATCAAAGTCAAACTCTGTTTCCATAATGTGCGCAAACTCTTGTCCATCTGCCACAATGAACTTGTTTATCTTCTTCCAGTTGCTCTGCTTCTCACTGTCAAAGTGGTCACAGCATTCGTTAATGTCAAAACTAGCAAAGTTGTCATAGTTTACTGTAGTCATTTCTCGCTCCCTTTTGTGTTAACATGTGTATATTATAGCAAATAGGCAAATTCTGGTCAACCACAAGAATTGTGGTATTTTTGCAACAAAAAACCCTACAAAATGTAGGGTTTTTATGTGTTGTTTTAACGCAACAGTTGGTCAGATCTATGCCATTAAATGATCATTTTTTTGTAGATAAAAATGACCGTTTAGCATGCCCACAAATCCATCAAACTTGTTGTCAAAAGTATATTTTAAATATTTTTTATCAATATTTTTTTCAATATGTTCTATACCTTTGAACCAACATTGATATTCTTTGGTATTTTTGAACCCTTGGAAAAACCAGTCGTCCCACTCGCACCAAATTGGGCTGGATGATTTTTGAACTTGAAATGTGTCTAATTTCCAATTTGGATAGATTATACCGCGAGAAATCACTTCATAAGCTTGCCGACTTGCAAAACCAGGAGTGGGCCAGGTCAATATAGATTTTAACATTGGATTTTGCTCAAACCATGACATGATCATGTGCGATTGTTTAATTATAATTTCAGGCAGGTCTGGACTCCAGTAAAATAATACCAACTCTGCATTATCATAGTCTTGATTATTGAGTCCACCTTGGCAATTGTTAACCAGAGTATCTAGAAAATAAACAGCATATTTGTTGTCCTTGATACACACCCGAGGTTTATCGATACCCACAACAATTGCAGTTTTTAATCCTCGGTCCAGGTTTACCAGTTGCCCTTTTTCGCGAGTGTTTGAATAACGAGTTACAAAGTGAGGATTAAGATGTTCTCTAGTTGTTTTTAACCACTCTTCTCCGTCGTAGTTTTGAAAACTATCAACAGTTGCCTGCGACACATCGTAATAGGTTATTTTTGTATTGGGACTGCGAGATCGTATTTGGTCTAGTCCCATACGAGTTGTTAACTCAAATTCTGCTTCGATGTTTCTTGCATCAGTCACACCACGATTGGCAATAACAGTAGGAGTGTGTGACCGATTCCAGATGGTTACAATTTCATCAATATGACATCCAGCATCAAAAAAAGCATCAACTAGAGTTTGGCTGTCACTTCCACCGCTATAATTTACTATAACATAGTCGTATTTTTCTCGTATCTGACGGGCTCGAATCTTATACAGGTCCAGTATACTAATCTCTGGTTCGTGTGTCCAATTAGCGGTATTCCAGACATTATCACAAAACTGCCACTGTGGGTAGTTTTTTGTTTTGGTCCCAGCAATACATGCATCTATTTTGCTTCTGTATTGCTGGGCACCAACTGTATAAAACCCAAGTTTGGGATTGATACCATTGATCATTGGACTGTTAAATTAAGCTGTTTAGAAATAATTAAGAATTTTCTTTTCTCTTCTTTTAAGAACTCAGCTGGGGAAAAGTCTTTTGCAGGTGCCATGTATAAAGATTTCAATTCACGTTGAACTTCTGCAGAACTGGCCACGGTCCTGATATATTGTAAAATTTCAGGATCAGCTCCTCGATTGGCTATCAACACTGACCATCTGTAGTATTGATGATCGTTAATTTTGAGTTCTTGAAGAGTGGGAACATTTTTAAAAGCGTCTACTCTGGTAGGACTACCCACAGCCACAGGCACTAGTTTGCCAGAACTGATGTACTGGTCAAGCAACATTGCGGATTCGTTAAGATAAGTCAATTGGCCTCCCAACAAATCTGCTATAGCAGGACCTTTGTAAGGCACATGAACAAAATTGCTTTTGTCGCCGGCAACCAGGGCTGATATAGTATGTCCAGCACCGCCAACGCCTGAGCTTCCGTAGTTTACCTCTCTAGTTTTGGTATAGGTCACAAAGTCCTGCCAATTCTTTATTCCAGTTTGAGAATTAACCACCACCACTGAGGGCTCTGTTCCTAGATGAGCTACAGTAACAAAATCTGTGCTTGGATCATAAGCGTTGGTGCTTGGATTTAAAATAGGCAAACTAACCAAAGAAGGTCCAGCAACCAACAGTACAGTTTCCCCAGGAGTTTTTAGTGCAGCCATATGGGCGTGAGCAATTCCGCCACCTGCTCCCAGTTTGTATTCAACTTGAACTCGATATCGATTTTTGTCAATAGCTGACTCGATCACACGAGCAACACGGTCAGCACTTCCGCCAGCGGAGTACTGCACCATAATTTTGATTTCTTTGGGTGGCTGGTTAGCCATGCTGGACATCGAAAGTGTACCTAGCAATAAACCAAAACAAAATGATAATGATTTTTTAAACACGTAATATTTCCTTAAAAAGTTGAATTGTAATGCTTGTGGAAGAATTCCACTTACAGTAGGCGTTCTGTTATAGTATAACAGTAAAGACATCACTATGTCAAGTGTCAATTTGATCTGACGTCGGCCCTTGCCGGCGTTGCAAAATTATTTATAAATTGAAATAACTTGGTCAAAAAAAAGCCCACCATTGGTGGGCTTTTTAATATATGTTAAGCTACAAACGGAGTGTATTCAATACCTGTTGTGGCCAAGCCAACTAGGCCAATAGTGGTTTCAAATGCTGGCAACTCACTAGCAATAACTAGCACATCTGCTTGACTTAACTTGTTGTTGGTCATCCAAGTTGTGTATTCTGTTACTTGTGCCAATGTAGCTGTGCTACCAAATACGTTTTTATAAACTTGTTTAATAAATGTTTCATCACTAACACCGCCGGCGTCTGCTTTGTAAACATCAGTGGCCAACAATGCTGTGGCCAATTGTTTGTTTGTCCAGCCTGCGTCAGCAAGATAGATGCCAATGCCTTCATATGCTTTAGTAACATCTGCAACACCAAGTGCGGCTGCCAGCAATGCATATACATCGCCTGCGCGACCTGCGGCATCATAGGCAATGGCTTTGTTGGTGAACACCACACGCTCATGATCAGCAAGATTGAATTCCATGTTGCTAACTAATGCGCTTGCCAAAGTTACTTTGCTGGCAGTTTTAGTAATGGTATACTCTGTGCTAGCGCCACCCATTGTGTAAGTGTCAACGCCAGCGGTACCCGTAACATCAACAACAATGTCAACAGTACCATCGCCAACACGACCCGTGCCCACCACACCAAATGTAGCGACTTTACCAGCAGTACCAACTGTGGCAACTGTGACAATCAAGTTGTTTGTACTTGTACCGCCCAACGCTGTGCCCGCAAGGGTGATTGTATCACCTGCCGCATAACCCGAGCCTGCACTGGCTACCAAGCTGTCAAGAACAACGGAGTATACCCCGTCAGTTTTGGTAACATCAAAAGCGGCGCCAGTGCCTGTACCTCCTGTTAACCCTGTAACATTTTGGTATGTGGCATTAACTGCTTTGTCTTTGATTGTGATTGTTGTTGTCATTATTTTTCCTTATAAAATGAATATCAACTAGTATATAGCGTTTTTACTAAGAAGTCTAGAAAAGACCAACTGAACTTGTGCGTATGCGCACATGTTTGTCACGGAAAAATGATTTTTTGGCAAAAGTTATCCGTAAAAATGCTTGTATAACATACCGGCTGTGTAAATGGTCAGCAATACAGCATTGGATGTGATCATTGATTTGTGTTTCATTCGTATGCTAACAGCCAACCACAGTCCAGTTTCCAAAAAACACATGATTGCACCCAGCGGATAAAAGTCCAAAGAAACGCAGACAGCACCAACAATTGAAATTGTGGTAGCAGTCCATTCAACTATTGCTTCTCTGTTCAGCTTCATACCCAACTAGTATAACACAGACAAGAATGCACAGTCAAGAAAAAGCCCACCAATTAGTGGGCTTGTTTTATCTAATCTACTAGAAATTAGAAACTACGTGTGTAGAATACATTGTAACCATCTTGACGTGAATCACCGGTGATTCGGTCGAAACGGAAACCAACTGCATCCTTCTTGTTGATTGCATAAGTTACGCCAACACGAACTGTATCGGTGGTGTCTTTGTTTACATTGGCATTGTCTGCCGCTGTACGATAACGGTAAGCAACCTTAGCTGTCAAGCCAGAGCTCAATGGTACAGTAACACCTGGCTCAATTGAGTAGTATGTAAACTGACCGCTGGTGCTGTACTTTTGGCCCAATGCCACTTTAGCGTAGCCTTTAACTGGTCCAAACAATGTAGTAGTTGCAGTACCGCCAACTTCTAAACGTGTGCTAACTGAATTTGTGTTGTCAGTTTGCGTTGATGAAAGTTGTGTGTGTACACCAAATGTATCATTGATACTTTCACTTAGAGCGAAGTTGGTACTCATTTGGTCATTGCCACCGATGGTGTTTAATTTTGTGCCTTCTACAGTAACTGATCCGGCAAACGCTGTGCTACTAATTGCAATAGCAATAAATGCTAAGATTTTCTTCATTTTTATTTTCCTTAAAAAAAGAATGAGTTTTAAATCATTCACTATTATGTATCAGTGTTTGCAACAATGTTAATTAAAATTGGGGGTATTTTGGTCCAAAAAAAACCCGCCGAAGCGGGTTCTGAGTTTCTGTTACGAGGTATGTCTTACCCTAGACGGCTTTTATCAAGCTGCCAATGCGAACTGTTCGTCGTTTGCGTTTACGTTTTTTGCTTGATTTACGGTCATCGCCTACCGTGCTGTCCACTCTGTTACTCTTTGCCCTGTCAAAACCATGCTCACCCCCGACAAGAATATACTAACCTAGTATACTCTTGGTGGAAGTGCCGGGGCTCGAACCCGGGTCCAAGACAACTTTCTCTTCGCCTCTTCCCTTTCGGGGTTTACAGCAATATTCTTATTTAATCAATCTACGCTTTTGTAAATTCAATTCTGCTATTTTAGCATCGTCTGGCTTTAGATAGTAATTCTTCTCACCATCGTTATACCAGTGTCTACCAAACGCATTGTTGTTTTTATTCTTGCGTAGTTGAGTCCATTCAATTGTTGTTATCCAACCTTCTGGAATTTGTTCTTTATTATACTTTTTGCGTGATGACAAGTCAACCGCATCTTTACCCACACACCAAACTTTTCCAAACTGCGAATTGTTTTCTTTCTGTTGGTGTTGCTTTTCAGCAAAGGTCTTCTTACGCTTTTCCATTGCTGAGTCAGTGTTTGCCAAATCACACACCTTCTTTTGATGTTCTTTGTTTACAGAAAAATTGTGTTCAGTGCGAATACCTGTAAATGGATTTGGGTGTAGTTGATGACGCAACTTTCCCGCTTCTCGTTGTCTTATTCTTACTAATTCTTCTTTTGGGCTTAACTTTGCTAAACCCTGCCACGCAACATAATCTTGCCAACGACCATATTCTTCATATAACTTGCGATGTGCTTCTGCGTGGTCATCAACAGATAATTCTACAAGATTGCTTGGATCGTCTGTTCCGCCTGCGTGTTTAGGAATAATATGATGTTTGTGGCTCATACAAGTATTTATACCTGTCGAACCAAAGTCCAGGATTAGTTAAATATTTCCTAATCCTACACGACTATAACCCAACTTGGATTTAATCTCTTTACGGTCTCGATTCTTCTCTGGTTTCCACGCCCGTGGGTCGACGGTTTCACCAGTTAGTTCATAACGAAAGTCTGGATCGTAAACCATATATCCCAGTTTGTTCCATTTGATTACCCCATCGTCAAATAGAAAAATACAACCACGACACATACAGAAACTGGCACCGTTTTCACTCATTACATTACCATTCACCGTGCCAACATATTTGACCACATTACCCTGGTGCATTTCTTTAAGTGCTTCGTAGTAGTCAATCATTCATCAACTCCAAAAACAAACTTGATACGATTGGCAACCACCTTGCCATCATATCGGGTGTCGTTAGCAACATCTAAACATTCATTGATGATTAGTTCTGCGAATTTTTCTAAACGGATCTTATCCCATTCTTGAATTTTGAATCCATCTTTGGGATCAAATTGGTATATCTTATCAGCAGATAAGTTAGCCTGTTCAGTAAGTTGTTTTATCTTCTGTTCGTTCATAGTGGTCTTTGCGGTGTCCTACCCTTGCGTCCAGAACACTTTTCTCTTTGCTTCATACAGCAATAACTCTTACTTATTGATTATACTGTCAACAAAGTCTAATAGCAATGCATAATGGCTACCTTGATGATATTTGCCCTTCATCCAACTGTAACTATCATACCAATGCCGTTCACTTTCAGGATGACACCCTATTAATCCAATTTGGTTTTGAATTATGGCCATTGGATCACCATTGGCATAACGAGCAACAGTTTCGAACTTAGACTCGTCTCCAACTAAAGCGCACCCGTCATACCAAAACATGTTTGTGGGAGTGCCGTTCCAGGTTATACTGATATTTTTTGCATGCGGCCTGCGAGTATCAGTGTCAGGGCGTGTTATATACTGTACTGCATCAACGCCGTCTAGCAAATTAAAATACTCACTGCCAGCCCAGTATGCACCCATACAGATACCAAGGTATGCTCCACCACGATTAACAAATTCCTGTATCCTAAGTCCGTTTTCTCTAGTTAAAAAATTAAAATTACTGGCATCTCCCAGACCACCGGGAAAACATATCATGTCAACATCGTCAAAAAAATCCGCCTCTAATTCCTGGCGGGTGAATATTTTAAATGTGTAGTTTGACGAAAGGGCTTTAATGATACCGTTGCCACTTTGCACGGAGCAATATGGTTGGTGCAAAAATAATGCAATGCGACCGTTCATGATTATTTGTGTGGTTTTAAAAAGTCATCGTCTTTTGAATCTTCATCAAATTTGGACCAATCGTAGGTAGCAACTGAATATATCCAATATCCATACAGTCCAAAAATTAAAATTAATAAAATTAGATTAGACATACTACTCGAGATATTTAGTCAACAGTTTTATTGACTGTTACCCCGGACTTTTCTAAAAATTTTACCCCTGAATCATCTCGGTATGCTTCTCCGTAAAATACTCTGCGTATTCCGGATTGATAAATCAGTTTAGCGCATTCAATGCAGGGAGCATGAGTAACAAACAAATCAGCACCGTCGCCACTTTCTGTGCTCTTGGCCAATTTTGCAATGGCGTTAGTTTCAGCATGAAGTACCTCTGGTTTAGTTTTTAATCCGTATCTATACTCTTCTTCAGCATCTTCGTTATATTCTGTATACGGATACATCGATTCAAACTCATCGGGACTAATCCATCCTCCTGCTCCAGAGTCATATACTTTATCTTCGCAATTATTATCCCAACCAGCCGGCATACCATTGTAGCCAATTGAGATGATTCTATCATCCTTGACCACAATAGCACCCACATGCAATCTACGAGCATGACTAAGTTTGGCAAATGTTTTAGCAACATCCATATAGGCCTGAATAAATTTCTGTTTCATATTAGTCTACACTTGGCCCATTGCCGTTTTTAAAGCCCACCTTTCCACCTTCAGATTCAATGCGTTTGATCACATCTTCGAATAAAATGGGTGTGTAATCGGTTTGCTCCACGCACACACAGTGATATCGCGGATCAATGTAGTTGCTGTAGATAACTTCTCCAGTATCAGCGTGTGCGCCACGAGGCTTCATCACACGGTTAGCGTGAGTGTGTCCGTGAATGTTCACACCAAAGCGACCCAAACTTGCTTCATGCACAGGGATGTGGCTCAAGATCATTCCGTTCATCACATGATATGCTCGCAACTCACGAAAGTATTTGCGATATTCCTCATCACGAAAGATATCGTGATTACCACGGATCAGGACCTTGTCACCATTCAAGCGGGCCATTGTTGGTAATGCTTTACGATTGATGACCACATCACCCAAATGATAGACCTTGTCGTTGGGCCGCACACGGTCATTCCAACGACAAATCATTTCTTCATCCATTTCCTCAGCCGAGTCCCAGGGACGAAGTTTTGTAACACCATCGTTACGTGTGAAGCGACATACACCAGTATGTCCAAAATGTGTGTCGCTGACTAAAAATACACTAGGCATATATTGCTCCTTTCTTTAACTTAGATTATACAATTGTTTGAGTTACCAGTCAACTGTTTTTGTAATAAAAAATAGTTAAAGGCACTACCCTGTGTTTAAAGCATTAGGTTTTATCAACGGTATCAGCGTTGCCGTAACACTCCCATCAGCATGTTCAACCAAGTGCCACTTGGCTCGGCCAGTATATCGGCTACAGTAGGCTATGGGTGATCACTTCCCTGGTAGTTAGGATCTGCTGGCTAAGCTTTCTTTCGCTCACGCCTTTAACTATTACATTAAAAAACTTTGTCAGAACGTCTAGGTCGACGGTCTGGATTTTTCACTTCTGTAGGTTTTAACAAATACTCTCTACCCACATGTCCTGCTTCAATTTCCTTAAGAGCAGTGACTACTGCTCCGTTGGTGGAAGCAATGTGTGAGCGATAACCATTGCGAAGTTCTCTAACTCTGCGAGTTGCAATTAGCACAAGATCAAATCGGTTACCAACTTGTTCTACTGCGTCTTCTGATGTAATTCTTGCCATGTTAATCCTTAAAGGTATTTTTGATGTAGGCGTTGTGAGTCATCGCCTAAGTCTTTTATTAATTTAGCATTGTAATAAAAGTGTTCTGTGTGATTGTTGTAATAGTTTTTTAAATCATTAATGCTGTGATCTGCAATTAATTTTTTAATTGATTGTATAGCCATTGATACCCTGTCATGAAAATCACGCACTCCTTGATACCTGTAATCAATTAAGTCATGCGGAAACCAAAATCCTTGTGCTTCTAAATTGCTTACTGCGTTATAACAAAGAGGTATAGCTACCAAATGATGCCAGAAAGCTCTCATGGTTTTCTCTGTGAATGCTTGATGTAAATCATTATTTTTTGTTTCTCTAATTACCGAAGCAAAGCAACAGCGGTTGTTATTCCATGTAAAACTATCAACAAAACAAAATTGTTGAACTCTTTTTTTAATTGCAGTATTGTTGTTGATATTTTTTATTTTAACCTCACCATCGCTGTTGACTTTTGTGTCATACAATGATGATATCAAATCAATAGTGTCCTGACTTTTAAAATAAGTGATCTGTTCTGCATAGTCTAATAACACTTGTTTTGGTGGCAATTTATACAGGCTATCAAATAAACAATGATCTAAAAACTCTAATACTCGCATTGCAATATATGATCTATCATTGTAGTGTTTTGTACCACCAGCCCAATAACTAAAATGATATTGCATCATTTTATTTTTTTCAGTGACTATGTCTGGGTGACTAACAAATTCACCAGGACTAAAACAAGTACGATAAGCACTTTCGCAATAGGCCCAGGACAACTCAACAATTGAAAACGATTTTTCGTGATAAATGTTGCACCATTCTTTCCACCAATTTTTCATTCCTAAACTCTGACTTAACACCACAGTGATGTTTTCTATATCAGCACATTTTGTTCGTAACCACTGATGTAGATAAACCATTAACTCTTCGCTGATGTATTCTTGGTACAATATAGCCACAGGCTGTGCAAAACTTGTACCAAAATCAAAATGTTGTGTTAATGCATCAAGTTTAGAAAAAACAAACTGTTTTAATTCAGTAGAATTTAACGTATCAGTGTTGGATATAAGATCGTCGCCAATTCTACAGGCTATTTTGTAGTTTGCTGGTTGTTGATGTGTTCTGATGTACCTAACAACATCTTCGTTGGCAACGTTCATGAGTATTCGTAATTGACAGTTGAATCGTTGACTCTAAAGGTATTTGCGCCGTTTTTGATGTGAAATTTTCTAGCCATTTCAGTGGGTGGACTAAGAGTAACAAATCTTTTAATATTGGGTTTATTTTCTCTTATGTGTCGAACTGCATCAAAGATGAGTTCGCGGCCTGCACCAGGAGCATAACTCCAGATAGTGTAGAATACTACAATACTAGGATCGTTTACTGGTTCAAATAATTCGCTTTCATCAAGCGGAACAATGTTTTGGTAGCTAGCACAAGTGATGGCTTTGGCTTTACCACTTTCGTCACGGAGTACAAATATATCTCTATTTGTGCCTATGCGACTACTGGTTGGGATGTGAGGACGAACTGGATCTTCTTTGAGCAGTTCAATGATGTTGTCTGAAAATGATTGTACAAAGTGTAGCATGTTAACCTTATATATGACGTTATGTGTGTATTTAATATTAAAGACTAATATAATGGCCGGTCCTGAGAGGATCGAACTCCCACCCTCTGTTTCGAAGACAGAGATGATATCCATTTCACCAAGGACCGATGTGGTGCTCTCAACAAGAATTGAACTTGTGTTTCGCCCTTACCAAGGGCGTGTAATGCCATTATACTATGAGAGCAGAATTTGTAATATTGATAAAGTTTTAATGTAAATAAAAACATGCCTAATTATGATTCCTTTTATAAAAATCTTGCTAACAAAACTGTAGACTGGTTGCCCATGGACACTGAAGAATTATACAAGAAAAATCTTGACAAACGCCACGGTGATCTAGTACTACAGGGCTGGATAGATAATCACTTTACATATGAATTTAACTCACATGGGTTTAGGTGTAAAGAGTTTACCGACAAACCTAGTATCATGTTTCTTGGATGTAGTTTTACAATGGGTATGGGATTACCTGTAGACTTAATTTGGCCTGAGTTAGTATCAAAGAATCTAAATTTACAATGTGTTAATCTTGGCATTGCCGGCTCCTCTGCTGATACAGCATTTAGGTTATGCCATGGATGGCTAGATAAAATTAATCCAAACACAGTTATTTTTATGCAACCCCCGGGCATAAGATGTGAACTGGTAACCGACGATAGTATTAAAAATGTAGATATTGAAGATCCATCAACAAAAGAGTTTATCAAACTTTGGACAGTAGACGAAAATAATAATTATTTCAACACTGAAAAAAATACATTAGGTATACAAATGCTGTGTACTGCCAAAGGAATCAAGTTTGTTACAGTTAATGCTAACACACTCACATCAAGCTACTCTAATTCATTTGGTAGAGACCTTTGCCATCCGGGCATTGACAGGCATCGAGTTTTTGCTGAACGATTGTCAATGAAGCTTGGAGCGGGTAGAGAGAATCGAACTCTCAACTAAACCTTGGCAAGGTCTCGGGTTACCATTACACCATACCCGCATTAAATAACTCAAGCTACTTTTAAAGTTTTGAAACGATCAGCGGCATAGCTTGCGGCAAATGCGTTGGGTTTAACAAACGGTACAACATTACATGTTCCTTTAATATAGCCAATAGCCTGGCTAATAACACAGCTAGATCCATACTGATCATCAGGGTTAATGTCCAAGTGGACTTGAACCTGTCTACCTTCAAATACATCTGCTAGCTTTAGGTACAACTCGCTAACTTTATACACTTCGGACATGAGGCGCATTGCTGGCCTATTGACTTTGTGATCGTAATCACGTTCACGTTGTACCTCACCAAATAACTTACAACCGTTATTTCCGTTAATGTGTACAACAATAGCCAAGACGTAGTCAGCATACCACTGACCGTCAACACGCATACGTTCAGAATCACAGCCTAGATAAATTTTAGTATCTGGCCCTTGCGCTTCAATAAAGCTCTTGATTTCTTCTAGATTAATTTTTTTCATGATTACCTCAGTTACGAGCTGGCATCAAGTACATGACTATACATGATGTCCTTTACTGTAGCAGTCCTTTCATTTTTGTTTTTGCTTCCCAATACCACAATCACGTAGTCTTTGTCTTTTTGTGTCACAAACAAACTCATACACCAACCTGCGGCATTGGTAAGACCAGTTTTGCTAATCACAATGTTGTTAAATTCAAACAACAATGGTTGATTGGTATTGGTTAAGTTTACAATTTGAGATTTTTTCTTGACCTGTGTTTCAATTGAAACAGTTTTCTTAACTGATGCTTCTTTAATAAACCAATAGCCGGATGCTGTTTGCACCATGTTGGCCACGTCATATACTGTGCTTACATTAAACACACTTAGGCCAGTTGGGTCAATAAATGCAGTATTATTCATTCCCCACACTTTGGCATGTAGGTTCATTTGTTTAACAAATTCGCTTCTTCCACCAGGATAATCTTCAGCAATAGTTTCGGCCGCGGCGTTGTCACTGCGAACTAGCATTGCATTTAACAGTTCGTATCTGGTGTAATATTGTCGTGGAATACTACTTGGAACACGACCACTAAGTAAAAGTTTTCTACCTAGGTCTTTGTTGTAGTCAAGTGTGACCATTGCGGTCATTAATTTAGTAATACTAGCAATAGGACGAATTTCTTCACCGTTGTGTACATATTGTGGTTTGTTGGAGACCACATCCAAGACTAATATACTTGAATCACTAGGAAATGCATAAGTGGGTATGCTAACCAGCATTGCAAGCATTATAAAAAGTCTCTTCATGATGCTTCCTTTGTTCTATTATATATGCTAAATTGGTGCCCCAGAGGAGACTCGAACTCCTAAAATTTGGCTTCTAAGACCAACACGTATACCAATTCCGTCACCGGGGCTTTAAATACAGTATGATTAATTGTAACACATCTACTGATATATTGTATGAGAAATTGGCAAAACAGTCTTATATTTCTCCAACTTACCATAGCACACATCGTGTGTTTGTTCCTGATCCACTGCTGAATACACCCAAACCTAAGTTTATTCCTGATCCATTATTGGTACCAAGAGACGGGATCGAACCGTCCACACCCGGATTTTCAGTCCGGTGCTCTACCAACTGAGCTATCTTGGCATTGGGGTAACTAATGGGAATCGAACCCATATTAACGGAATCACAATCCGTGGTGTTAACCTTTACACTATAGTCACCATAGATTAATCTTGGTCAGGCGGTAATCCATTACTGCGTCGATCACGAAGAGTATCAGTGTTCTGAAACATTCGTTTCTCTTGCTGTGTCAACTCTTTAAACGTTTTCCTGGGATTACCGCACATTACACAATTTGGGTTGCCACAGTTCATAGCATGATGCTTGGCAAACTTATGTGGTTCTTCAACTGGTATCCCAAATTCTTTGGCAATCTTTACCTGCTTGTTAATAGCATTATCATCTTTAAGCAATCGCTTGCTATGTTTGAATTTATCGTTTTCGTCTGACATTGAATACTCCTATATGGTGGAAGCGGTGAGATTCGAACTCACGGACCCTTGCGAGCCGACAGTTTTCAAGACTGTTGCCATAAACCTGACTCGACCACACTTCCTGATTATTCTACTTCAGGGGCAGGTTTAACTTTCCCCCATTCAATAAAATTAAATACTCTCTCTACAATAAAGAAAAAAGTCATATTTGTCAATGCCTGTGCTATTGCAAATAGCACAGCGTCGGACCCACTGCTTTTAATAATGAATATGGCTATGAGATATCCAACAAACATAGTTATTGCACGATAGATAATGGTTTTAATTACACTACGTTTGATATTGTCAACTCCTGAATTGTTTCTTGCCCAACCAGTAAGCAACCACAACCTGTCATGCACATAATAAATTGCTGTGCCTACTACAATTATAATTAAGCCAACCATACCAGCTGACGACATGCTGGCGCCAACCAGCAGTGATAACAACATGGCAGCTACCACAGAGAAAAATCTGTATATAACTGCTTTTACTATTGTTCTTGTTTGTGTTTCTTTTATCATATTACTTCCTTATATTTAATACTGGCGTACCCACTAGGACTCGAACCTAGACTGACGGTTTTGGAGACCGCGATGCTGCCATTACACTATGGATACAAATTGGAACAACGGGTGAGATTTGAACTCACGACTTTACGGATTTGCAATCCGTTGCTTTTGACCACTCAGCCACCGTTGCATAATTGGTCGGAATAGTAGGATTCGAACCTACGACCTCCTGGTCCCAAACCAGGCGCACTACCAGGCTGTGCTACACTCCGAATAACTGGTGGGTGATGAGAGGATCGAACTCCCGACAAACTGCGTGTAAGGCAGCGACTCTACCGCTGAGCTAATCACCCTAAACATGGAGCGGGGTAAGAGAATCGAACTCTCAGCATTAGCTTGGAAGGCTAAGGTATTACCACTATACGAACCCCGCATTGTAATTTACTTATATTGGTAGCCATGGACAGTTTCGAAATGTCGACCCCGACCTTATCAAGATCGTGCTCTTCCTCTGAGCTACACGGCTAAAATCTGGCAGGAGATATAGGATTCGAACCTATGCGTGTCGGAATCAAAATCCGATGCCTTAACCAACTTGGCGAATCTCCAACAAAGCCTGGTGGTAATGGCTGGACTCGAACCAGCGATAGACTGCGTATGAAGCAGTTGCATTGGCCACTATGCTACATTACCATATAGAGGCACTCTCAACAGCAGGCCTAGGAGGCAATCTGGTTGCTGAAACTTTTGCATCTGCAGATACTCAGTTTCTTCTCCTGCTTTGACTTACGCCAAGAATGCTTTTATATGGTAGGACGTATTGGATTCGAACCAATGACCAATAGATTAAAAGTCTACTGCTCTACCAACTGAGCTAACGTCCCACTAATCTTCTCACTCTTATCACTGTCCATGTGGACTCTCCTTAAAAACTATGGTGGAGGATACAGGGATCGAACCTGCGACCTACTGGTTGCAAACCAGTCGCTCTCCCAACTGAGCTAATCCCCCAAATACTGGTACCACCTGAGCGAGTTGAACGCCCTACCCCCAAGTTCGTAGCCTGGTGCTCTATCCAAATGAGCTAAGGTGGTATAAAATGGTGCCCCCACCATGAATCGAACACGGGACAACCTGATTACAAATCAGGTGCTCTACCAACTGAGCTATAAGGGCTTGTTTGGCTCCTCGACCTGGGCTCGAACCAGGGACAACTTGATTAACAGTCAAGTGCTCTACCAACTGAGCTATCAAGGAATAAAATAGTTAACACACTCCGAGGAATGTGTGTATTAAAGCACTCTAAAATACTTAGGCTGCCTGTTCTTAAAGAATGCTTTAATACGCTGTAATTTTTCCCTACACAAGAGTAGTTCCATCCTACAGGCCGCCCATTTGCCCATGTTTAGAGTGCAGGCTAGGATCTCGTTTCCTATAACACTTTGGCTAATTTACACTAAACGTTGACAATTTGGTCAACGCTTCGTGATGTTTTCTAGCACGTTCAAACTTATCTTGAATAAGTTTTTGAAGCTGTTCTTTGGACATCTCTCCGAGAGCAGTTTCATAAGCTTGTTCTACGATTCGTTCGTTTAATTTTTTGTAATCTATCTGTTTCATTTTTTCCTTTGTAAAAACAAAAAACCCCAGGGTGTTTAGTCCTAGGGTCCTTTTAGAATTTGATGTATTTTTATTACATCTTGTCTCCTACGGACCCTTGATTTTCTGGAATTGTAATTGCACAGTTAAAATTAAAACCGCGTGACCAGGCAGATGCTGTCTGGAGCATAACGGGTTTTAACGATAACATGTAATGTTTGTTCATCTTAGTTTCTATTGTACTTTATTTATATCTTAAAGTCAACCTTTAAGGTAAAAATGTTGTGTTGTATAGATACAACACTCCTGAGTTGGTTGCGGGGGAAGGATTCGAACCTCCGTCTTCCGGGTTATGAGCCCGATAGTCTACCACTGACGTACCCCGCGGTAAAAGTTAGAGTTTTTATATTGGCGGTCTTAGGGGGTAACGATCCCCACTCTTACGGCGTGACAAGCCGTCGTGCGTCCATGAACACTTTAAGACCAAATTTTTATAGTCAAGCACCGAGTATGCCAATTTAGGAGTCCGGTGCTTCCGTTCCAAAGCCGATGCAGTTATATCAGGATCCGCCTCCGGCCGATGGGACCCGAATAGTGTATGCGTCCATACACGATACCTTATCGATGCTTGACTATAAAAACATATTGAAACACACTAACTACCTTGGTATGTACTAAAGTTCATAGAACCGCTACGACCCTATCTTTAATGTGCTTCAATATGCTCTGCATCCCCCGGCGGTAATTATAGAGTATCAAGATACGACGCTATCGTACCCATCACACACTCCTTCCACCCGCTTCCCGACAGGGACCGTTCTCGCATTGCTAGCGGCCTTTTGGTTCGAAGACTACCACCCGTACATGTCACTGTACTTCTCATCGTGTGGGTCACACTATCCGGAGACACCCGGAACGTTCTGGTGGATGAGGTTGGACTTGAACCAACAATGCCATTACGACGGAAGATTTACAGTCTCCTGGGGTTACCAATTTTCCTACACATCCAAAATTAGGATAAGCTACTTGTTTTCCAAACAAGCCCTTAATTGAGCGGTTACTCTGTCCATCTCTTTTATTCTAATGTCTGTGTGCAGAGAGATACTGCCTATCAGATTCTGGATTGCTCCGCTAACGGTCTTCTGCCACCGGACCTCTATCGCTAGTCAAGCGCCATTTTAACGAAAATAGTAACGGGATTTGGTACTGGGTACGGGAATCGAACCCGTCTTACAAACGTGAAAGGCTTGTGTCCTAACCGATAGACGAACCCAGCATAAAGAAAAACCCTATAGCAGTCCAGTTAAGCAACCGAACAGGGCCGTGTTAAAGAGAGAAGCCACGGTTGCAGGACCTAGTGCTCTTGCGAGGAAGTATCCAGGCGATGTGGCTTCAAAAACTTGGCGGAGCGACTGGGAGTCGAACCCAGTCAACGCTTTAACACGTTGTACGGATTAGCAATCCGCTGCCTTACCGTTCGGCCACCGCTCCAAAAAAAATGCTATATTAAAATACACTAAAGGAACCATTGTGCATCTATGTCTACACTATACGAACGTCTCGTATAGGCCTGCACGGTCATTACTGCCTACATACTCCGCCGCTTCTCTGGGATTAGTTCCGTATCATCTAAACGGACCCCGGTTTCATAGACTGTAAGATTGCGTAGGGCGGCCCCTGTGCTCGCGTCTTACAGTCCCTAACGGTGTAGGTAACCTTTAATACATTTTAATATAGTAACCCTTGCGGGTTACTACATAAAAACTCTAAAATTTTTAAAGAACATTGTTGATTTCTCAACGTATGCATCAATTATATGACACTTTGCGATTTTTGTCAACTACTTGTTTGTTGTATTTTTACAACACTCTGTTGTTGTCCGGAATTGCTTCCTTCATGTTTCTATTGTACTAGATCTGCCAATTTTGGTCTACCTATAAAAAGAAAACCCGCCTAGTTGGCGGGTCTTTGTTGATAGTACTTTCTAGTTATCTAGATTTCTCAAGACCCGCATCAGACATGTGTTCATAGTCATAACTCACAAAATCTCGTGTGTTACTATTAGTGTGCATAGACAATGGTTGATAGTTCATAGTACTATTATATATCCATAATCTTTAAAAATTAATTTTTTCCTAGTTTTTTTACCAAAGCAACTACCCGGGTCCAAATAAATAAATTTTTAAAAAGTATCAAATGATCAATACTAATACAGATAAAATAATAATTATATGTTATTCTAGTTTTAGCGGCGGAAAATTTTTAGTTAACAGTCTAGGGTTAAGCAATAAAATTGTATTACAAGATATCAACTTGGCAACACAGCAAGCAAATGGAAATTTCTCAAAACAGGAAAAGTTTGAATATTTTGTTACAAAATTAAACGAAAATGGACCCACTAAAGAATGGAACGATCTTGGACTAGGGTGTTTTCAGTTTTTTGGTGTTCTTGACAAGGAATACTTGCAAAACAAAGTCACTGTAGAAAGATTTGACAACAAAATTTCAAATATCATTGACAATGATCTAACATTTTTTCTAGTTGCACATAATTACATTTTTTTGCCAAAATATTTAGAGGTATGGAAGAATGCAAAAATTATAGTGTTTGAAAACTCTGATTTGTTTATTAAATGGAGAACAAACGGAAAACAGACTGACAATGGTGCGTTTTCAAGAGAGAAATTTTTAGATAAAAATGTAATACACTATTTTGACAATAATAATTATTTTTCAAAAATCAAGACCCTAGACGAGATTGAAAAAATGCATCAGGTATTAGACTTACCTGACTTTGATAAAGAGTTAGTATCAAACTACTATGATTTATGGATGAGCAAGTTACTAGAAAATAAAATATACTGGGAAAAAAGTAATAAATCTGGCAGAATCAATTTTTAAGTATGTTTATTTCCTTTTTGTATCATTGGTTTAAATATTATATAAATCAAAGCCGTAGCTGGCATCATAAAGGAGTAATCAATGGTTACCAAGAAAGCACCAGTCAGAAAGGCACCTGTCAAGAAAGTAGTTGCTAAAAAAACACCTGTTAAAAAGGCACCCGTTAAAAAGACAACCACAGCACCAATTGTGATTGATGTCAGTAGCACTACTAAATCAGCATCATCCATGTTGGACAAGGCCATAGACCTAATCAAGTGGGTGGACACACCGTTCAAACTGTTTGAAGTTATCTTGTTGGCCAGCGTGTTCTTTTTTGGCTATTTCGCCTGGGACAGCAGAACTGTTATTTTAAATGCAATAACACAAAGCAGTCATATAACAAATCTCAAAGAAGTAAATCATCTTATACCAGTTGCTGTTGGTCTACAAAAAGACTTGGATGCGGTATCTGTAGTAGTACACAAAGCCAGTTTAGTTACCAACACCCGAACAACCATGTTAGCTTTTGGTCCTAAGGGCAGAGATAATGCATTAGACGGGTTGGTTTCCAGTTTGTTCAACAAAGATCCCATACGCAATGCCGCTATCATTGGCATGCTCAACGGTGAAGTTGTTTGCGATAAGTTAGAAGTAACAGGCAAGACTTCAGAATGGGAAGTCAAGCAAGGCGCCACATTTATCTGTCGTGGTGGTATTCCTCCAGAAGTGGGAGATTTTGATGGATACGTGTCAGTTGGATTCAAAACAGAACCAACAGAACTAACTGTGGTTAAAACTAGAATTAATCTAGCCACATCTGAGATGTCGCAATGAAATGGCTAATAGTATTTTTATTACTGCTAATTTCATGTATACCAAGTTCAAGTCAGCCGTGTGATGATTGTATAGGTGGAGTTGTTGCTACAGATACTAACACTTGTTTGGTATCTAATTTTTATAAAATTGCTTATTCAATTCATGACCCTGGTTTACGACACCAACAGTTATCATCGTGGTTAACAACCAACGGAAACAAATGTGACAGCAAACAACTTGTTATAATTTGGAATCGTCTTGCTGAATGGGGTGGCGCCGCCGACTCAGCAGAATTGCGAGGCAAACTACTTTATTATTTTTCTAGAGCCGAAGAGAGGGAACGCAAGGAAAAATCATAATGGATGCAATCAGATGGTTCCCAATAGTGCAACCAAGTTACGCAAATGTAGATGGTATTTTAGCCGATGTTCACGCAAGAAAAAATGAAGAACGCTGGGCTGAATACAACAAAGAGTTAGTTGAAAAAATACATTTCAGGGACTATTTGTATGATTTGTATTTGAAAAGAGCACACGAAAATCACATACGCATGGAAATATTCAACGTGAGTACCATAGATTATTATGTTTAATTAAAATTGTTATATAACTTTATCAGCGGTATTAACTAGGTCGTCAAACTGTTTAATTTGCCATTGATGCTTTTTGGCAAGATTGAGAATATTATCAACATTATTGCAAGCTAATTTTATTAAATTTTGATGATTGTGTTTGATATCGTTAATTAAATCATTCTCCAAGGCACCGATGTTATTAACTAAAAATTCCACGTTTTCAACAATTGCATTTAATCGTTGTTCGTGGTCAAGTATGTTGTCATATTTGATAGGCAAATATTCTTCAAAGGTTTTGAATCCCATAATTGATAGTTGTTTGAGTACTCCGGGAATTCCAGCAATTATAAAAGCATGATTATTTAATATTGGAATCCAGGTTTTTTCTGTGAAAAAAACAGCATCAACCGAATTTGTATTATTAAAAATAGTTTCGGGCACAATTGAAAAACCTGTGTTATCATAAAGTTTAACGTCGTAAGGTACCGGAAGAAAAAAATAAGAGTAACCAAACGGTTTAAATTTAACACTATCTGGTTGACGTTGATATTTGTTTGTAAAATCAATGTATTCGTCAACTGTTATTTCAGGCACAGTTGAATGTTCTTGATTAATTTTATCTTTAATTGGATAAAACGACCATATGCTGTTTTCTAACAAATTCTTTTGTTGTAACTTATATAGCAATCGAGTTCTGTTGAGTTTAGATGGTTTGCCGGTCAAGAATAAAAATGTATTTTTTACATTGGGTATTTTTTTAAAATCGCATAGTTTTTTAACTACAACTTCGTTGTAGATTCTTACTAAAAAATAATCTATTAGTAGAACATCATCAACAGCTGGATCCAACAGGTCTTGGTAATAAGGTTGATACCAGGAATCAAGTATAACAAAAATTCTTCCTTTCAATTTTCTCTTTGCTGTTTGCACTAGCGTTTTATACCCTTGTCTCCAGTTAGTAGACATTTTATAATAAGGTACTTCCCATACACTAGCTAAAATAGTATCACAGTCTGTGTTGTACTCTTTAAGAAAATTTTCAGCCTGCTCAACGGAAAAAGTATCTCCTTGGAAGATATATTCTTCACATCTGATAACTTGAAACTTATTGTTCATACTCTATTTAAACTTGTTAAAAAGCCCGGTTGCCCGGGCTTTTAGATTACATCATTCCCATTCCGCCAGGAGGTCCTGATTTGTTATCTTCAGGCATGTTGTTGATTGCACACTCTGTGGTCAAGATCAATCCTGATACACTAGCGGCACTAACCAACGCTGTACGTGTTACCTTGGTTGGGTCAATGACACCTTGTTCAACTAGGTCACCATATGTGTCAGTTGCGGCGTTGTAACCATAGTTACCAGAACTGTTGGCAACAGCATTAACCACAACACTGGCCTCGGCACCGGCATTATAAGCAATGGCACGAAGTGGTTCCTCGCAGGCACGTAGAACAATTTGAATACCTGCATTTTGTTCTGCGTTGATACCTGTTAGGCCTTTAACTGCCTGTTGCGCACGAATTAGCGCAACACCACCGCCAGCTACAATGCCTTCTTCAACTGCGGCACGAGTAGCATGTAGAGCATCGTCAATACGGTCTTTCTTCTCTTTCATTTCTACTTCTGTTGCGGCACCTGCACGGATCACAGCAACACCGCCAGCCAACTTGGCCACACGCTCTTGCAATTTTTCACGATCGTAGTCGCTGGTAGCATCTTCTGCCTGCACTTGAATTGTCTTTACACGAGCACCAATTGCATCTTTGGTACCAGCACCGTCAATAATGATAGTGTTGTCTTTGCCAATTTCAACACGGCCTGCTGAGCCCAGATCAGCTAATGTGACTTTTTCCAAGGACAATCCTAGTTCCTCGGCAATTACTTGTCCGCCAGTCAAGATAGCAATGTCTTCCAACATGGCTTTGCGACGATCACCAAATCCTGGTGCTTTAACAGCACAGGTACGCAGAATACCTCGCATGTTGTTTACAACCAAAGTGGCTAGTGCTTCACCTTCAACATCCTCGGCAATGATCAAAAGTGTACGACCTGACTTGGCAACTTGCTCGAGCACTGGTAATAGATCACGGATACTGCTGACTTTCTTGTCGTACAGCAAGATAAACGGATTGTCTAGTTCAACTGTTTGTTTTTCCTGATTGCTGATAAAGAACGGGCTTAGATAGCCACGGTCAAACTGCATACCTTCCACAATCTCTAGTTCGTTTTCCAAACTCTTACCATCTTCCACAGTGATAACACCTTTGCTACCAACCTTGGCCATTGCTTCGGCAATGATGTTGCCAATGCTGGAATCGCTGTTGGCACTAAGGCTAGCAACCTGTGCAATTTCTTTGTTGGTAGTACAGTCTTTGGTCTGCTTTTTAAGTTCTTCTACAATGGCACTGGTAGCAAGATCAATACCACGCTTGAGATCCATTGGATTCATACCAGCGGCAACTGCTTTCATACCTTCCTTCACAATGCTCTGTGCAAGCACAGTAGCAGTGGTTGTACCGTCTCCGGCTTTGTCAGCAGTCTTGCTAGCAACTTCCTTGACCATCTGTGCGCCCATGTTTTGCAATGGGTCTGATAGTTCAATCTCACGGGCAACACTAACGCCGTCTTTGGTAATTATTGGAGCACCAAAGCTCTTTTGAATTACTACATTACGACCTTTGGGTCCCAGGGTAACTTTCACTGCGTCTGCAAGAATGTTAACACCTTCGATCAAACGAATGCGACTGTTGTCGCCAAAATTTACTTGTTTTGCGGTCATGTTATTTCTCCTTATTCAACAATAGCCAAAATGTCATCTTCTTTAAGAACAGTTAGTTCTTCACCGTCAACTTTTACCTTCTGACCAGAGTACTGGCCAAACATAATACGGTTGCCAACTTTAACAGTCAACGGAATAACTAGACCTTCTGTGGTAATTCTACCATTTCCGGTAGCTAGTACTTCGCCTGTTGTGGGTTTTTCTTTGGCTGCATCAGGGATAACAATACCGCCTGGGCTCTTGGTTTCTGCGTCTAATAAGCGGACGAGAACGCGATCGTGCAATGGTGTTAAAGCCATATTTTTCTCCTTTAAAGTAAGCAAGATTTTATTCATGACCCGCGAACGGCATCACGAATCAATATTTATAATTCGTTATTTTATACTATACAAAAAATATTTGCAACCAATTAGGTAAAAGATAACTCAGCTGTGATTTTGTGCAAGCGATCAAATCTGAAACTACGCCATTCTTCTTTTTCCAAGTCATATACACGCACAACATCCTCTGTGGGTTCTTTGCGTTCTTTCTTGGGAAGTGCCGATTCTGTTACAGCTTCCCATTTGATTAAGTCATTATTAAGAGTACATTTCATTTGTCGAATTGTACCATCAGCTTTGACAAACTCAATGCTGACAGAGCCTGCTTGTAGTAAGCCACGTACCCAATCTCGTATGACAATTTTCTGCGTGTCATCTGCTTCTTGATATTGTGTGCCTGGCGCACTTTTAAGAAGACGAACCATTTCTTGTTTAGACCAATCCATAATTACCTCACTTGTGTTTTAATGCAAACCAACTGGCAGTTGCATTGTTATAAAAGAAAAAAATTGTATATTTAGGGTTCATTTGATGTCCATTTATTGCATCAAACTTGGGAGGATAATATTGAAAGTCAAAGTCTGAACCTTGCCGAAGACCGCTGTCTCTCAACTCTTGTACTATTTCCATAACACGAGTTGGGTTGTGTCCTTCGAGCGTTACTTCAATCATGCCCACCTCAGTAAGAACAATGTTAACATTTTTTCATCTCTAAACTCAAATACACCTTCTCCAATGAATCTCCAACCATCTATTGCAGTATTTCCAAATTGTTCTTTGCACCATTCTATACATGGCGTCCAGCCCACATACACATGTTTAGAAACACTACCGTTTACAGGAGGCATAATACTGGCCACATACCACCCTGATAAACTGTTAATCATCTTCCCATTCAACAGGTGCCCATCCAAGTTTACGTAGATCTTCCCGGATCTCTTGGGTGACCACACCTTCGGGCACATAGTCACGTCCGTCTGGATCAGTAGTGGGCTCATAATGATCTAAACCAAAACCGGATTCTTTGTTACCAATGCCAGAACAGTACCAATCAATGTAATCGCCTTTTTCCTGCATGTCAGCAACAATGCCTCCGCTGTGCCGCCAACTGCAACTCCAACGTTGGTTTTTTAAGATAGGCCAGGTTTCCAATTTTTGAAACTGCATGTTGCACATGGCCGCATACAAGTTCTGTGCATAATTGTCGCTGGCTTTTACTTTGTCACAGATCCATTCAGTGCCACGGAGATCGTATTCCATATTGTCTTTTTGCCATTCTGGATCTGCAACATTAGCTTCATCCTGCTCACGCCAAGTTTTATACATTTCTATATAGTCAGGATTGGGCAACTTGCCTTGTTCCTCACAGCGTTTAACATATCCTTCCTTTTGAAAGGTATGTCGTTCTGGACTGCTGTTTATCTTGGTCATTGTAGTTTTCTTGTGGATTCTTCGTCAAAACTGTTTAACAGTTTTTCTGCCAACGCAGGATCTTCTTCCATGAGTTCTTCAAAGTCAACAGGACGACTTTGTTCTGCTAATTCTTCTGGTGTTAGATTAGAAAACATCTCAATAAGCTCTTTCTGCAGAGCATCAAGTTCTTCTTGTGTTCCATCAAAATCATCAAATGCACCAGGTGCAAACTCTACTTTTGATTTCTGCGAATTAGTCATTGTGAATCCTTGTTATGGTCCGGCCTACAGGAATCGAACCTGTATTGATAGCTTAGAAGGCTACTGTTCTATCCATTGAACTAAGGCCAGGTTGTTGGTGCGACTGGCCGGAATCGAACCGGCACGCCATTACAGCGAGAGATTTTAAGTCTCTTGTGTCTACCTATTTCACCACAGTCGCTTGGTGGGCCCACTTGGAATTGAACCAAGACTCGACCGATTATGAGTCGGTTGCTTTACCATTAAGCTATAAGCCCAGTACGAGTAATTATACTAAAATTTGTTTTCAACTTCGTTCAACTTGTGTTGCGCAATGGCTTCTGTGAGTGCTTGCACAACAAACTGATTGAATGTTACATCTTGCTCATGTGCAAGTTTCATGTATTTTAACAGCTCTTCATCACTAAAGTCAAGTGGCACTTGCACACGAGTATCATACACCTCGCCTGCCTTGATAGCCAAACACTTCTGAATAAAGTCGTCATCCACTTCTAGATCCACATAGTCAACATTGTCCCAGGCTTGGTTCAGCATTTCGCCGCGAGTCTTGGCTTCTTTGTTGTACTTTTTAACATAGTCAGAATTGATCATGCGATATGCACGATTGTTTGTGTAGTCGCAGACTGCCACTTCATAGACCTTTTGACTCTTAGTGCTGAATACAACATTGAAACTCCAACCGCCTTCATCGTGAACACCGTTCCAGCTACTCAACTGATAACTATTTGATCCGTAACAGTTCCAACCAAAATCACCACCTTCGGTGATTTTATAGTCAACTAATTCCATCCATTCTTTCATTGTGATCATATGATATACTCCTGATTAGATACTAATTATACACTTATACAATTTTAAAGTCAACGGCACAACAACATGTTTGATGTTTTTCACGTCGTTGGTATGCCGTTTTCAATTCTTCTTTGCGCATGCGATATTTTGGTGTGCGCAAATCTTTGGCAACAAGGTTTTTGGGTTTGAGTTGTTTAATTTTCATACTGCACCATTAAAAGTTAACTCCACGAACATCAGTATTTAAGTTGGGCTTCATGCTACGGATCAAATCACGTTCAAAATTGTGAGCTTCTGTCTTGCCACGTACCACAGCCATCACACGAACAGTGAATGTGTCAGTACCACGCTCACGCATGGTCTCGTACAACATCCAGGATTTGTCTTCTGAACGCATACGATAAACGTGTTTGTTGCAACGAACCAACACACTTTTCTTAACAGTACTCATTGTTTTAGCTGTGACACCAATGTAGAAGTCTGTACCGCTTTCAATCATATAAATGATGTGAGTGCGGTCTGTACGCTTTTTACGGGTTACTGTTTTTGTGTTCATGTATATATTATAGCAAAATGGGCATTTCCAGTCAACCAAAACCAGTGTTGTTTTTATACAACATGCTGGAATATACACTGGATTAAGCTGGATTAATATTAGATAATCCAATAATATTATCGGGGATTATTGATAATATTAACTCTATATTCACTTATTATAGCAAAATGGTAATTATTGGTCAACCTGAATAATTATCGAGAAACTTTTGTAAATCCCCGTACAAAGTTGCCAGCATTGCTTCTTTACTGGAAAACATAACTATTTGTTTATTTTTTAAATCAATATAATAAGGAAAAGTCAACTTACGATCTAACGCCAGTAATCCTTTCTTATTGAGATTTTTTTTAATCTCAATTGCAACAGTCCAACTTTCAATTTCTAAAAATTGAAAAGCCTTATATCCGTTGTCAGTGAGCCTTAACCCACCACTGGATCGGATATTGCAGTACCAAGTTTTAAGTGCTTTTTCTGTGGTTACAGACAATGAATTGGGTAACAATTCAACTAACGTTTGCGTTAGTTCATTTTTGTTTACCATCTGGAAAAATCTGGGGGCCTTGCTTTAACAACACCACTGAGAATTTGTCAGTCTTAAATTGTGTGTTAAGTTTTTTTGCTAGATTAATTGCATGACCGCTATTGGAAAAACTAACCTTCTTGTACTTTGGACCGGGGTATTGAACTAGCATGTTTGATGTTTTAAGATTGATAGGTAGCCCGTCAAAGAACACAGCCCAGATCCCTTCAGCCGCAAGTACCTGCTCAGTCTTGTAATTGACTTTGTTGGTTAGTTCTACTAGAACTTTAGGTTTTGGTCTGCTCATTGTTAAACTCCTACTTTTATTTATCCCGTTATGTAGGTAGTTTTTAGGTAGTTTTAGAATGAGCCGCCGGCGACCTCAATGCTGGTTATAGGTTCTACAGGGGTTGCAGTAGACTGTTCACGTAGTACTTGAAGACTTAACAATAATTTTGTAATATCCCCATGCAAGTCTCTGGCTTCGTTGACAGTCATGATCAAGTCACGTTGACTTCTGCTTTCTGCTGCCTTGACTCGATCAATGAATTTGTTGATGTGTAACATTATGTTCTTTTTAGATAAGGTGCTAGATTAGGAGGAGTCCACCCCACTGGCTTTAACACCTTACCATCTTCACGTTTGCGCACCTTGCCAGTTAACCGGTCAATTTTAGCAAAGTTTGTTGACATAACTTGTTTCCAAGCGCCTTCACCGTCGAACCCAGCAGATTGAATAGCACCAATGGTAACAACTAAAATATCAATTAATGCATCCAGTGCTTCAGCATCATCAGCAATGCCTGCTTTGAGCTCGTTGTATTCTTCGTCGATTAGATCTAAATACATTGTGTATTGATCGTTATTGCGTACACCCACTGTTTGGTCGCAGGCTCGCATGAATTTTTCTTGATCTCTAAACGGATTTGTCACAGGCTTCTTCCTCGGTATAAAATGGTCCAGTGTATGAATAACGCTGAAGTGTAATAAGTTTTGGACATTGCACAACATCCCAGACTCGTCCTGTCTTTAGCCGATACCATCCTGCGGCAAACCACGACTTGGATTTTTCTTCCTGTGTCCAAATGGGTAGTTGGCGCTTGACATCAAAAATTGGATTATATGGATGGTCTGTGGTTGGATATCCATGTACTTGGTTAGGTTCAGGTACAGATCTTTGTTTAATAGGTTCAAAGTCAATGCCAATACGTTGTTGCACCATACTCAGTGTTTTAAAACACGTGGTTAGATCTTTTATTTTAACAGAAAATCCGTCAGGTCCAGATTCAATGTTACCAATCTTACGATCGTTTTCTTTCAAGATCCAATATTGATTTGGAATAACTGCTTTAGCTATGATCATTTAATACTCCTTGATATGTTGCGTTTAGCCAGCGAGCAAACTGTTCGGGGTTTTCGCTGATACGACTGAGCTCGTACTTGCCACAAAACTTCATAAATCTGACACCAACTTGTCCAATGTCTCGATGGCTGATCTGTTCATGTATTGCTTGATCAACTTGTTGTTTAATTTCTTCTGGCTGTTCGCCAAGATCAATCAAATGTCGATTGCGTTCGTAGTCATCTAACACACGATGTTCTAGACCGTTGTGGTCTGTCCAACGCTGAAGCATCATATTATTCCAAGCATATCCTTTTTTATTCATATCTTCGAATGCTTCTTGTAGGCCAATTTTATTTTTAGTTCCTTTAAGGCGTACCCCAGGATAGGCACTAAAAACATTATCGGATGTATCACCACGCATACATTTTTCAAATAGAAGCCATTTTGGATTTGGAATAGTTTTAGGTTGTTTTGTTTTTTTATCAATTACAGGTTTACCTTTGGCATCAAATATGCCATTGATTGTAAGTAGCTCATCAGTTATGCCATTGTACTGTTGCACATTGTTGGCCAGTAACTGCACAAAATCTGTGTCACTCGAAATAATAATATGATTGTCTTGTGGGTGCAGAGCAGTCCAACGTGCAATTACATCATCTGCTTCTGCATTGGGTTGTCGGATTACTGAACAGTTTGTTTGCTCTAGCAAATATTTAGTCAGATTATCATAGGTTTCCCAGAACAATTTGTCTTCTTCTTGCTCTTTTTCTGACATGGCCGCACGTGATTCTGCACGGTTTGCTTTGTAGGGCTTGTAAAAATCCTTACGCCAGCTACGACCTTCGAGTGCAAATACCACATGGTCTGCATTAAATTGTCGTGCTACTTTGTTAATTGACGCCAGCGTAATGTGCAATGCATATCCAATTTTTTCCCAAGCATCCTCTGCCCTGTAGGCCACATGCCTAGCACGAAAAAACATGTTAGAAGTATCGATTAAAAGATATTGCATGTTGACTCAAATCAAATGGTTACTAATAACATATTGTAGCACATAATTGCTCCAAAAGCTATGAGCAGGTTTACCAAAATGATAAGAATTGGGTGCTACTGTATCAAAACCACGTTGTTTAATTATATCCGAAAATGTAGATTTTGGTTTATAAGGATCCATATAACTTACTCCCCAACTGCGTTGATCAGAAATTTTGGAAAAATCTGAGTTGCCATTAAAAAATACATGTTTAACATTTAGATCATCAAGCCGGCAATGTAGTTGCCAAACATCATTGTGCGCTTCTTCAGTCTTTTTGCGCCAATCAACTGTGGCAACAAACTCTTTGTATCGTTGTTGCAGTTCAGGTGGAACATCATCAATTCCGCTGGCGTTCACTTGATAGTAAACACCGTTGTATAACCATTCTTCTCTTTCCCATGTACTCCACTGAATAATCATCAATGTTTCATATAGGTTACTAGCATGCTCTGTTAGATATTTTTCCGTAGTTCTAATAATACGTGCGTTTGAACTAGCTGACTCAGCATCATACCAAAAACCTGCTTTGATTGCGTCGGCTAATGTTTTCCCCCAAGAGGCAATGATATTTTCAGGATGCGGTCTACGGCCCATGTATGTGTACTTTTGATCATCCTCGGCAAATGCATAAGGAGTTACAATTTCTGCACCGGCTGTGTGACTATCACCGTTTACATATAGAATCACACCAGTTCCTTTTGTTTTTCTGCGGCAACTACTCGTTTGCGCAGACTTGAACTTGAAAAACTGTGATCGCGACTGTTGAACACATGTTCAATCTGAAGGCCTATACCTTCGTTACGTCCGGTGAAGTTGGTGTCTTCATATTCTTTCCCAAGGATGCGCACATCAATGGGCAAGGTCAATATCAAGTCAATTAGGTCTTGCTCGGTAGTGTAAATCACAATTTCATCTACAAAACGACAAGCACTCAATTGTATCTGACGCTCTACAATACTTTGCACAGGGGGATTTTTTGAATCTGGTCGATCAACGCTGGCATCTGTTTGTAATCCTGCAATTAAATAATCGCAATGATTCTTTGCTTCGGCTAACATTGCTATGTGTCCAGCATGAAGCATGTCAAATTGACTGAATGTGATGCCAATTTTTTTACCTTGTACTTTGAGTTCTTTAATGCGATTAAAAATCATGCATACTCCTTGAACATTTCTTTCCTACCCGGCTCGCCAAGTTCTAGATCAAATATTTCTCGTGTTCGTTGTAACATAACACAGGCCATCATTAGCAACTCTTCTCTGCTGTCACACATTAAAATTTGTTGCTCAATTGGCATTGCTAATTCTGTCATGCGATCATTGATACTTTGTTTATTCATGAAACCTCCCGACGGCCATTACCAAGGTCTTTACTTTTGGTATATCGTTGTATTGGGGGATTCATTGCTTGTTCCTGTTCCCATGTTTCCATCACAACATGTCTGCAGACATTTTGGAACCATTGGTCAACTATGTCAGCATCGGTTTTTCCTGCATATCCTGCACGTAGCAGATTGGCTACAAATTTTTCATTCCAGTCAAGATCAAATGCACCCTGGTGCATATTATCAGCATCAATCTCTAAACCCAAGATTGCCACATACGGCTCTCCACGTTCTGTGGCCAACTCTTTTTCTGTTTTCTTGGGTGCCTTTGCTTCTTTTGGTTGCTCGGGCTGTTTTGTTTTTTTCTTAAAGAACTTGTCAAACAGTTTCATTTATATCCATCCTCCTGCTCTAACAATACCAATTACACCAACTAGGATCCAAAAAGCATTTAACAGCGTATATGCTGGATCTTTCTTTAGTTTGGCACAATATGTTAACAGTACAGCATCGATAGTGTTAAAGACCCAAACAAACATAAACGGACTTGAAGGTCCTAACCATGACACCAAACTAAAACTGATAATACGCATGATAACCCCAACCATTTCCATTTGTGGAACATGCGATTTAATATAATTCAAAACAAAATTCATTTTTATTTCCCCCACCCATTTCCCCATAAGTCAACGTGTAGCCTAGGGCTGTAGTAATAACCTCGACTGCATGCCCAATCTGCTACACGAACACGATTCTGCGCATAAGGAGTAACCACACCACCCTGTGGCATAACGTAAACTACACCGGTAAATCCACCTGCTCTAAACTCTTTGACTGCACGTTCTACTTCAACAAAGTGAGCGTCTGTTTCAACCACAAACTTGAGATATACTGTGCCCAGTGCTTGATAGCTGGCAACAATGTCTGGACAAATTGCTTCTTCCCAACTCTCACCACTGGCACTGAGTTTGGCACTGACGCTAAACGTAACAAACCGATCTTGCTTGGTACCAAGTGCAGGTTGTTGCCAAGCTTGTAAAAAATCTCTGAATCCTGTTTGTAATTTCTGAGTGCCGTTGGTTTCAAATGTAATGTTACACAGGTCATTCATGCTTGGATTACTAATCAATTCCTCATACGCACGTTGCCAACCCAACAACGGCTCACCACCTGTGATAACCAAATGTACATCATTGCCATTATCTTGTACCCATTTATTGTTAGGCGTAAGTTTTAACATATCTGCAATTAATTGTGCAGTTTCAAATGTTGGACTCAGATGTTTAAAATCTGGATGCCAACTAGCATAGCTGTCACACCCTGTATTAACCAGCGGAAGACTAAGGAAGTCTTTGTACAAATGTACTTGTTTGGCAACTTCATCTGCTTCTGTGCTTTTTACTCCTGGCGCACATCCAAAACCTGAGCAGGTAAAGTTACAGCCGAATGTACGCAGGAATACACTGGGTACTCCGACAAAGCGACCTTCGCCTTGTGCTGAATAAAATAGTTCGCTTACTTTTATTTTCATATTATGTTCCACATGATATCAAACACTGATTGTGTGTTAGATCCAGTTTATTATACAGTAATTTGTCAATGCTGTCAAATTTTTCTACAGGAGCAAAAAAACAACAGGTACTTAATTTTCCCGATGCGGCTAGATACACCGAGGGCGGAGATAAATGTATACAATTTTTTGGATCAACCACAGTTGACGTTTTTGGCATACGTATCAGATGTTGAAATTCTACCGGCGGTAAAAGATCAAATTCCTCACCAGTTCTATAATGTTTGGCCAATTGACGATTGCGATATAATTTAACCAATTTAAAATGTTTAAATCCTAATTTCTGACTAGTACGTATACAATCTTTAACCTGGTGTTCGTTGTGTGCATATGGTATGAATTGCCAGGTTGCTGTTCCACCAGCTGATATAAATGCCTTGGCATTTTCAATTACTTTGTTATAGTCCGTACCTTGCCGATATATTTCGTGTACGCCTTCTAGTCCATCTATACCAAACCAAATATCATGATTAATATCAGTTAATAAATTTGCTAAATCTTTCCACCATGCAGTAGTTCTTAAGCTACCGTTGGTATGTATTTGTATTTTTTGAGTGTGCGGTTTAGCAAGTTTAATCAATTCAATAAAATTGTGAGCTATCACTGGATCACCGTAGTTTCCGCAAAATTGTATGCCTTCCAACATTGGCAGTCGATTTAAAATATCAGCCAACTGATCAGTTTCAAGATCTTGTTCAACCAGTCCTGGCTTCAATCCATATCCATTGTTGTTTCTAGGACAAGCTGGGCACCAAGCATTACATTTTGAACTAGCTTCAACGTGAAGCCATTTAATGTCACTGGCTTTCATATATGGTTGACCACTGCTGTAGTTTTTTTCTTTTATTTTGAACAGCGGCTTGTATACTAGCATCATCGAGAATTTTAAGTTCTCTAAGCAATTCAACCATGCATAGCACATCGCCTACTTCTTCGCACAACAATTCTCTATTAGACATGCCACGTTTTAAATGAGTTTCATCTATGCCAAATCTACGTATCTTGCTTACAATTTGTATAACCTCAGCACATTCTTCCTGGAGGATATCCATCACTTCGTTTATTTTCGAGTTCATAAGTTTGATATTTCTTTTAAATTATCGTTGACCCTGTGCAATCAGTCTATTAACCACATTGAGATCAAACTCTAAACTAACAATTTTATTTTTAAGTGCTTGATATTCTTCACTGTGTACATCTTTATCATGCGTTACAATGTCAAAGTACATGTCCGCGACTTCTGCGTGTAGTTTTCTAATATCATATTCTAACAACTCTCGTCTATCTGCTAACATATACTTTCCTTATAACTTCTTTGCTTTTATTAAAAGATGCCAGCCTAGATATTCTTTAACTGCTTCTCTCATTACTTCGGGCATTGCTTCAAACCATGGTTCAAGTTCAAAAATTCCCTGCTTATATTTTTCTACATTGTACATAAAGCAATGACTCTGTCGTAAGCGTAACAAATCAAAATCTTCTCTAAGCAATTCGTGTATCTCTTCAGCAGTATATGCTTCTGCATATGGACAATTTGCTTGTGCTTCAAACTGATCCAGCCCTTTACGAATCATGGCATACTTCCAGGAGTTTTTGGCGTAGACCATAAACCTAAACTCGCCATCGTGTTTTAACAAACTGGCAACAGTTTTAATATGATCTTGCATGCCAGGATAATGATGCAGTACCCCGTAGCTGTAGACTAAATCAAATTGTCCCAAGTCCAGTACTTTAGGGTCAGTAATATCAATATTGTGAAAACCACCTTCGAGATCATAAACATTAAATCTTTGTTTGCACAGATCTAAACTAGCATCTGACAGATCAATACCTACATACTCGGCACCGTGACGAGCAAACTGTTCTGCATCTGTGCCAATACCACATCCAATTTCTAATACACGTTTACCTCTCCATTGATGGAATCCAGCAAAGTCAAGGATGTGTGGTTCAGAACGATATCTTTTGCTTGTTACTTCGTCAAAGTACTGGTCAGAGCCAATGGGCGCACTACTATGCCCAACATTACACGGTTGTGTATTCCAGTAGTCAAGAATTCTTTTTTGTAAATCCATAATTAATTAAATTTTGCCATTTGTTTATTTGGGTCAAACTCGCCAAGCATTCTAATCCAAGGGTCTTGTTTGCCTGCTAACACATTCATAAACCAACTAACATCTTCACCTCGAGCATGCATAAACCAAGCAATTTGTCTAGCATCTAAAAAGCGTTGTCGACGATATTCAAAGTGATTAAAGTCTCTAGGGTCTTCTGGTCGTCCTTCGTACATGATTCTCTTCTGGAAAGTTTCGTCGTTGTTATTACCAGTTAGGTCGTGACGATCATGCAAGACATCAACCGAAATAGTTTCCATAATATTTAAGATATAGGCAATTTGACTAATCCATGCGTCCGAAAGTTGGTGTGCGCTTAGATAATTAAACAACATTAACCATTCTTTTGGAACAATCGGAAATACAGCATAAGGATGCTCGTTGTGAGTGGGCATTCTTAGCACACGAAACTTACCGTTGTGCTCTTTTATTCGACTGTCCCAGCCCTGTGTTTTCATAAGTGCATCGTCATTCCAGAACATTAGCCAACGTGCATTACTTTTTTTAGCCAGTTCTGTAACATATTCATTTAAACGAGTGTAACCAACTGGTTTAAATTCTAATATTGACGTCGAAATACCCCGACTATCAAATTCTTTAAAAACGTTTGCCGCCGCCCACTCAATGGAGTCTTTGTCGTCTTCATCCATGCCTAGTAAAATTTGTATTGATTTTACATCATCGGCCAGGTCAATCAAGCTGTTAAGACTATCAAGCAATGCAGTTGTGCGTCCACGGGTGGGCAACAACACAGCCACATCATATTTTGGTTCCAAAATTAAAGCTGGTATTTCAATCAATTTCATTCAAATAAATCCTCATTCCATTCTCTATGGCCTTCTCTAAAAGCCATGTTTGCTTGTGTTTCACGCACTTCCACTCGGTAGCACCATAAACGACTTGCTTCGTACTCTCCCCAAAAGTCAGGAATGTAAACACCGTTAACATACTTGTACAGCATGTCTGCAAGTGATTCACATCCAACTCTGGGCAAGATTGTGAGCTTGGCCAGTTTCCGACGTTCCATTTCCTTGTAGAACTCCAGTTCAGGATCATCGGCACTGACCAAGGTAGTGTGATCAAATTGATCTTCTAATATCTTTTTAAGTTCTTTGAGACCACCATAGTCGGCTGCCCAGTTACGAACATCAAGATTGTTTGTACCAAAGTAAAATTTCATACTAAACGAATAACCATGATTCAAATTACAATGACTATCGGCCCTCCACTGTCTGTAAGCGCACGGAAATGCGTCAATGTACTCTTTGGTACTGGTAAACTTGTAGGTTACCGGTTGATACTCTTGCTTGACTACTGCGTTAAAATTGTCTGACATGCTGTTTCTCCTATGTTAATTATAGCATAGGCTTGCAGAATTTGTAAAGCGGGATGAATGCCAAAAAGACCGCTGAAGCTTGACTACTTGGCTTCTACCACAATACGAACATTTCCGTCCATTTGTTCATTGTGATATGAATTTTTGCCAATGTCAACGTCCACAATTAAATAATTACAATCTATATTTGATAATGCATCACGGATGAACTGATCGTACAATACACCTCGAGGCGTTGCTGTGTTAAAAAGTTTAATTAAATCGGTTTCACTTGTAAAGTCGATGAATCTTTGAAAATTTAATGCCAAATATCCTCGTCCACCAGGTTTAATCATTGAAACAAATTGTTGTAATCGATTCTCGAATTTAGTTAATGAACAAAAATGTAGGGCACAAATCGAAAATACTGATTCAAAACATTGTTGATGATTTTTGACATATTCATCATCAATTTGATCATCAATGTCTCGATAGTCATCCAGGGGATCTACGCCAACAATATTAGGTATGTATTTTTTGAAAATATTCCAGCCACATCCTAAATCATATATTGTGTCTGGTGATTTTTCCAACAATGGTTTTAGATAATAAAACGGTGTTACAGAAAAATAACTTTTTAATAAACGATCTCCCCATATTTGTCTAGGAGTGCATGAAGATTTTTGATACGGCCAGTGCTTGGCCCAGACTAAATGATCAAAGTCTTTTTCAAGAGTTCGATATAAATCTGTATTCTGAAACTCTTCTTTAAATCTGAGTAGATTGTATTCGTTTAAGTTATCCATATATTAATTCCTTTTACACGCATTAACAATATTCATAAACTCATTGCGTACTGCTGGATCACTCTTGAATACTCCGCCAAGTTTGCTAGTGACTGTTGACGATCCTGTGTCTTCTACACCACGACTTTTTACACAGTAGTGTTGAGCATCAATGACCACTGCAATGTCGTCAGTTTCAAGAATATACTGTAATGCATGATACACTTGTTCTGTCAACCGCTCCTGAATTTGTGGGCGTTTGCTAAAGTATTCAACCACACGATTGATCTTTGACAAGCCCAACACCTTTTGTTTGGGAATGTAACCCACAGTTGCTAAACCATCAATCACAACAAAGTGATGTTCGCAGTTGCTTTGTACGTTGACATTACGCTCGATAACCATTTCATCGTACTTCATCTTGTTGTCAACTGTGGTACACTTTGGAAATGCTTCGTAATCTAGACCCCAAAAAATTTCATTCACATACATCTTGGCCACACGTTTTGGTGTGTCCATTAGACTATCATCACTGAGGTCTAATCCCAGCACCTCCATGATATGCTTAAAGTCTTTTTCAATCAATTCAATTTTATCTTTACGATCAACTGCATGTTGAAAAGTAGGAGTTTCTACACCGCACTTGACCAAGTGGTTGTGTACTAATAGACCCAATTCAGGGTCGCATTTTGTTTTGTTATATGACATATTGATATCCTTCCTTACGCGGATTTTAAATTTTGATATTTGCTACCTTTGTGTAGCAAGAATATTTATTAAGTTTAACAGATTTATCTAAAAAAGTCAAACCCTAAAGCCAGAAATTTGGAGAGTATATTTGTCTTCCATACCTGCATTACAGCTCAGATGTTGGATATCACTGTCCCACACCCAGCCTTCGCCTTGTTTCCAACCAACACTGGTTTCAAAAGTATTGTCCGGAGAAATATATTGGATCATTTGCCCAAATTTGTAATCTTCTAAATAGACATTGGCTCTAACTTTTAGTTCAGTACGTTCAGGAAACCGTTTTTTAATTTGGTAGAATGTATCTTTGTGCAAGGTGGTTATACAGCCAGGTTGTTGTCTAATACTTGACATAGTGACAATTTCCATACCTAACTGCTGACCAATTTCTGTAAAGTCCACCTGATCCGGAGTCCACCAAAGTTGATTAATTTTAGTATTTTCATAACAGTAACTTTTTGGCAACCCGCCATATGATGCATAAATGTCGGCCATTTCGGTAACCTGATGCTTGATACATGTATCTTCGTGAGTGGTATAGTTGGCATTTAGAAAAATACCAAAATCATAGTCTAGTTTAATTTTTTGTACAAACATTTTTTAATCCTCAATGGTTATTTGTCTACAGTCTGGATATTCAACATACACGGGTTGCGGCCAATTAACCTTAATTATGTTGAGTAGATCCATACCAATTTCTGCTTCTTCTATGGTGGGCTTGTAATGATAACCCACTTTGAAAACCTGCTGTGATTCCCATGGCTTGATAGCTAAGTCTCTGCCATCGTAGCGTTGAGCCAACATGATATCGTAGGCTTCAACATCATCCAGCAAAATAGCACCACCACGACCAATGTGAAGTGGCTTGCCATGCCCAAAGCTCAGGCAGGTCAATGTGTCTGGGCGATACATATCTTTTTCAAGTCTGCGAGCACTATCCCAGATGCGTGTGCCAAGGAATGAATACTCTCCTACCCAACGTTGCCAAGCATGATCAAGATACTCATATTTGATACCTAACTTGTGCATGGTCATTGGAATACTCAAGTAAGTGTAAGGAGTAAACTTGCACTCCTTGACTTGATCATATCGCAAACAAAGTTCAATGGCATGTGTACAGCAATCAGTCATGATTGCATATGGTGCACCGGTAAACTCTGCTAGAGCTTGTTCAAATTTTAATATTTTGTCAAACATTGTCAACTTTGTTAATTCTGTTTTTTGATACCGATGCTCGTCGACCAAAATATAATTGTTCAAAGAAGTCCTGTTTGTTTTTATGCTTAAATGGATACGAAATTTCAAGTGTGTTTGAAACGTTTAATTCGTCAGAGTTGTTAAACACATAATCGTAAATGTTGTATTGATAGTCAACAGTATACGGGTAACTACCTTCATAATGATGTAGATAATCTGATTGTAAAGATACCACTTCTTTATAAATTTCAGGATCCAACTCGCAAAATTCTTTGTTAATAATTTGATAAACTTCGTCAAGTGTTGAATCGACATTATCAAACAATATGTGAATACTAGTCCAAAGCGCACTATGTCCATCTCTATTTGGAATAATACTTTCGCCACTTTCTAAAAAAGAAACAATAAAATTCTTCATTCTATAGTATTCTTGAGTTAGTAAACTAGTACTGGGACCGTTGACAATTTTATTTTCAATTTGCGAATAGAAATCGTAGTAACTAATATTTTTATGCTTTCTTAAAAATCTACTTAGAATATGTGTGATACCACTATAATGATAAGTCATTATAATGTAACTGAACAAATAACTCTTAACAAAATCTTCAAGGGGCATGTACTTTGTAGATTTGACTACTACTTCTTTTTCCATAATATCATCACCCTCGTTGACTAATGCACCAGTTACAAACTTTGGAACAGCAATACTTTCAATTTGGTGTAGAGTTCGTTGCTCATAGCTGTTAAGTTCAGAGTTTTCTAATAACTGCGCAAGCCAAACATCCAGGCTGTTGTGTTGCCCAGCCTCAAGTATCAGTCCATGATTTTGTTTCCAGGTTTCATAGGTCTCGTAAGGTAGTCCAAGGATCATTTCAGTGTATGCTGGAATGCCATTTTTAAAACATTCTTCTAGCATCTCTTTAAGATCGCTGATCTCCATATTTTTTCTTTTGATAGCATCAAGAACTTGATCGTTCATGCTTTGCACACTAACAGTAAATCCTCTATTTTTATCATTGCTAAAAAATATTTTTGCAATTTCTATAATTTTTTGTTTTGCATTTTTAGCCCATTGAGCAATGACAACATGCGGGAATCCCTTTGTGTTTTGTAATTGGTGTATATGTTGTGCAAACTTTTTATCTCTTTCATAGAGCATGCCAAAATTTGCATCAGCAATAAACAAATATGCAACACGATTGTTGGCCATCCAGGTAAGCTCGTCTAACACCCGGTCTTCTGCAAATTTAAGAACCTTGCTGTATGTTAAGCTACCCCAATCACAAAAAGTACATGAGTACGGGCATCCGCGGTTGGTTTCTAATACTCCTTGCCAGTAGTACTCAGGATTGTCGTTGACTATTTTATCAAATACACCTGATGTATACGGGCTTGGATACTCTAAGTTGGCCATTCTAGCAAATGTACTGACTTTTTTAATTGGTGTTTCATTGTGTAAAGATAGTAGTATATCTAAAAATGCTGGCTCGCCCTCACCGTTGACAATTGTATCAACGTATGGATGTTTCTTAAAGAAAGATTTTTCGTAAGGTAGTTTGGTAACTTGCGGCCCGCCAAATACAATAAGACACTTGGGCCATTTTTCTTTAATAGACTTGGCTAGTTTTTTACAATATTCGTAGTTCCAAACATAACAACTAAATGCTGCCACAGCTGGATTATCAAAGTTTTTGATTGTTTCATCAATTGACATTCTCTTGAAGACTAACTCTTTAAGGATAAAGTTATCCTTGATCACAGGATTTTGCACAGCAAAACTCCATAAGCACCCTACAGAATATGGCAACCAATAGCCCTCGGTTCCGCCAAACACATTTCCATGTGCGGGCTGTAGTAAGTAAACATTATGCATTTTTTGATTTTTTTATATAATTGTAAATATGCTCTGACCATATTTGGTGACCGTAATCATTAAGATGACAATCATTTTTACTTATCGCAACATTGTTGTCAACAATGAAATCCAACATGTATCCAGCACCAGCAAGTTTTAAATCTTGTGTACTTTCTTTGCTGAAATAAAAAGGAATATAAGTTCCTGGACACCGCAATTTTACACTATCAGTATAACTTAAAAAATTGCAAGTTTGTTCATATAACGAATAATAATTGTCAAACCAATTATCATAAAAATTAATCCCAGTTGATGTAGGAGTTAGTGTCGACCATTTTTTTTGTGTATTAAGAAAATTGTTGTCACTGCGAAATAACTGTTTTGTTTTGGTGGTATACACTAAACTTTTTTTGATAGCTTCTGTGTGTACTGGGTTATCATTGTCAATGATAAACGATTTGCGTGAAGGGTGACTCCATCCAATTATTACCAAATCGTTGTCTGTGATTCTGTTGAGATTTTCTAAAAACGTATGATAAATGAAAAAATTATCTGCTCCTGCTTGAGCATAATTTTCGTACTCTATATTTAGCTTTTTACTAAGAAGATTGGGCCATCCTGATTCGGGTGACCCAATATTGTAAGGCAAGGACATACTTTGTCCAAATACCCAAAGTTTACTGTTTTCTGTTGTACCAAAGCCAGGCATGTTTAATTATATCATCTAGTGAAAATTGTTGTTTCCAATTGGTTAAAGAACTAAATTTATCTGCACTGGCAGTTAAGATTGCAGGATCACCATCTCTTTGTGGTCCTATTTTTACCTGTAGTTTTAACCCTGTAATTCTTTCTGCTGAATTGATAATTTCCTGATTACTCGATCCTGTGCTGGTTCCAAGGTTATAAGTCCCACTAGGAAGTTCAGCGTCAATTGCCAGTATGTGTGCGTGTGCAATATCCTCAACATGGATATAATCTCTAATACAGGTCTTGTCGTCAGTGGGATAATTGTTACCATTGAGAGTGAATTCTTGACCGTCTCGCAGACTCTCCAACACACGAGCAATAATATGTGTTGCGTTGCGAGCTTGTCCGTGCTGTATTTTACTATCTGCGCCGCAGGCATTGAAATATCTAAATGCAATATATTCTAATCCATAGGCTACTTTATAATCTTCCAGTATCCATTCCATGGCTCTCTTTGTTTCACCATACGGGCTAATTGGTTCACAAGGATCAACTTCATGACACGGAGTCATAATTGGATTGCCATAAACACTGGCGCTACTGCTAAAGATAATTCTGGGCCGATACTCTGCTGGTATACTAGAAATTCTATCTAGGAATTGTATATTCTTTTCAATGTTGTTATTCCAGTATTCTTTTGGATTCTTAACACTGGGTCCAACTAGACTAGTTCCTGCACAATGAATGACCGCGGATGGCTTTGAGGCTTCGATAATATTGATGATTTCCTCAGATGCAAAATCTCCTCTATGGAATTGATTTGGAACCAACATTAAATGTTTAGGCAACGGATTTTGATCAATACCAAGCACCATATACCCAAGCCTCTTTAACGAAATCATGGTCTGACCACCGATATATCCGGCAGCACCGGTGACTACTACTAATTTATTAGAGTCAACTTTCATTCAACTTTCCTAACTTTGTATTTTGCCCCTGCAACATGATCACGATATCGATTACCTGCACGATTCCACTGCTCTCCTTTGCCTTCCATGATATCACAGATTCTATCAATGGTTCCATTGTTCCAGTCGCTGATAAGACCAATATTATGATGAGATTTTTCTAATAGATTATTAAGTTTCCTAACTACATCATCCTCACTCCAGGGAATGTACAGACGGTCTAGGTCGTTGGCAAATGTTTCTGGAAAACTACGATAAGCAGGGTAAAGCACATTAGCGCCAAGTGTGTCAGCTTCTGAAACTGTGTTTGATACCCAGTCTTGAAGAGCACAATTGAAAAGAACACGAGTGTCATTAAGAAGAGAGTAATACTCATTTTTAGTTAAGTTTTCATGAATCTCAAGTAATCCACTAGCCTGTAATTTGCGAGCACGTTTTACATAATTATTATTGTTTGATCGCAACGGACCTCCAGAGAAGATAGCAAAGCTAATCTGAGGCTGTTCTTCTTGAACACGTTCAGCCAGGTCCATAAAGAAACCTGGTTGCTTCTCCTGGTCAAATCTTGCGGCAAACCCTACCCGCATTTTACGATCGGCAAATGGTCGGATATTTGCTGTGCCACCTATGCGTTCTAACACTTCTTCTTTGCCAAATGCCAAGCCGCTAATATTGTAGATAGGTGCAGTCCAATTGGCAATACGCATGTGGGCTACCATTTCTTCGTTGGTAGCCAGTACACCTGTAACAAATTCATTGACCATTTGTTCATACAAACTCATCCACTTGCCCATGCCCCATACATGTACAAAGTCGTCAGGATCAATAGCCTGTGCCAGACAACGAACATACACACGAGGTCTTTGTTCTGTTGGAATTTGATTCATGATATAAGGCAAGCTTTCAATGCCTGGCTGGAACATGTCTTCAAAGTACACAACATCTTTTCCTGAGCATTCACCATTGCGCATCAGCTGTACAAGATTCATCATCTGACTCATGCCAAAGTAACTGCGCCCGTGTGCGTCCAGGACCTGACCTACACTAATACTTTTAGTGTTGTCAATGGTAGATCCAGGAACATACACTACATCAATACCTCGACGTTCAAATACACGTCGATTCCATTCAGTAAGTTGTAGTGTGTAGCGGGCTTCGTATGACTCCAGACCCATGTAAAATAGTTTCCTCATGGTAACCCCTTAAGGTCTAGTGTCAGCAGTCCACATGTCCTTGGCGTTTTTGCCCTGGGCATGTTTGCTGTGTTGTTGCCAGGCATAACTTTTCCAGTTATACAAATCGGACTCGTTGTAACGATACCCAAACCTAATACAAAAATCTAGAAATTTTTCTAGCTCTTCAAAAATTTGATTAAGACGAGGGTTGGGTTTAAATGTAGGCTTGGCCATACTGTTTCCTATTAAATTTTAATTGACAAACTAGGGCGAGAAATTTCATATTTGATCAAAGCGCCGTTCTCACCATCTTCGGCCACTTCAATCCAGACCGCACGGTCAGGATACCTTTCGGCAATCTGTGTGTACAAGTCATCACTGATCATTTCACAACTTTTAAAGTTGAGTTCTAGCGTTCCGCCAGCATACAGTTTCTCCAACCAGCGTTTGAACTGGATGAATTCAATATCGCGATCATTATGAAAAACATCGATCCAAACTCGGAAATGGAATATGTGTCGATGAGGTACCCCAAGAAAAGACACATCATATTCATCACCGGTCGCCAGTGTTGGATCACTAGCGGCAGCAGGGTACTTGTGGATTCCTTCTTTGCGAAATGTGATCCAGATTTTTCGTTCTGCATGTTGTTTGATTCTTTCCACTTGTTCTCTTTGCTCTTGGTTCATAGTTTAAGACTTTCAGTAGTTATAATTTTACCTAGTGATTCAGAAAAATTCTCATCACTGTTGATAATATAAGTTGTGTGGGTTGTTCTATCAGTTCTTTGATCATAATGCCTAAAAATTACAATTTTGCCGCCAATAGCAGATTTAACTTGAATATTTAGGCCGCCATCTGGGTAATCATCAGACACAATTAGTTGACTGTGTTTGCTACTAGTTACTGCCTCGTTGTATTGATTGGCACTATCAAGTTTGTTAAAAAGATATTTCCAAAACCATTTCATATACTGTCCTTACTATTGTATAGATTTTTATCAATGATGTCAACTAGAACTGGGCCTAAATTATTAATTTTATCAAGATTCTCTGGAAACCAACTGTCTGCTAGATCAGGATCAAAAAAATACTCAATTAACTCTCCGTTGAGAGATTGGATATGATATATTTGATTCATTTCAAGTTGGAAACGGCCAAGCATTGCTGGGCTCAGGTTTTGGTTTTAATTTAACATTTTCTTCAATGACCTTTCCAGTTAGTTCGTCGCATAAACTAACTTGGTATGGTGCAATAACATGTACCGCGGCATCTTCTTCTTGCCAATCATGTTCACCGTCATACAACCAGGCTGAGCCACCTTTGTGATATGCTTCATGGATAGCTTCACGTTCTTCCTGATCTAGGTCGTCGCTAAATTCAAATTCAATGCTAATGCTGTCATCAAACTCACAACCCCAACCTGCGTCAGATTTACAATAGGCAACAGGCATACCTTCATAGGGCAAGTTAACATCCATACCTGCTTCAATAAAACCTTGTCCCCAGCGATAGGTTTCATCTATGTTAAACCAACTGATGGAACCATCCGCATTTTCTCGGAACATTTCTACATGGTAGACAATGCTTTTCTTTTCCAGTGGCTTGATCAAGTAGACTCTAGACATAATTATTTCCTATCGCCAAACAGTTGTAACAAGTTTAAGAACAAGTTGATAAAGTCCATGTACAATGTTAGCGCACCGCCGACTTCGGCTGCCGGGCTAGTGTCTACACTGAGCTCTTCGCGAATCTTTTGTGTGTCATAGGCAGTTAGTCCCAGGAAGATAATGATAGCCAGTGCGGAGATCACCATCTGCATCACGGTGCTGCCAATAAAGATATTAACGATACTGGCAATGCAGATGGCGATCAACCCCACAATCATAAACTTACCCATGCTATCTAAACTACGTTTGGTAAAATAGCCATAGCCACTCATGACACTAAACAATATAGCCGCGCCCATAAAGGCACTAACAATACTGCCCATGGTAAACACAGCGAAGATTGTAGCAAAACTCAATCCCATGAGTGCCGCAAAGCCATGTAAGCATAACTGTGCTACACTCTTGCTAGGGTTATTAGCTAATACCATACTAACGCCAAAGATTGCCGCCAATGGTGCAAAAATAACAATCCACTTTAGCATGCCGGTAAAAAAGAATGCCAGCAACTCTGGACTAGTGCCTACAAAGTAACTAACAATCATTGATACAATGACTGCAAGGCTCATGTGTCCATACACACGACCCATAGCAGAGTTAATTTCATCTGCTGAACGGTAAGGCAAGTTGTTGCCTGTATAAGTTGTTCCAAACATTTTATGCTACCTCATCTTTCTTATCACTGGGAAACTTTGCACTAGTATATCGAATAACCAATACACTGACGGCAATAACAAATGTAGAACCAGCCACGGACAACATCTCAATAATGTCAATGGGCTGGTGACTCATGATGTCTACCATGTGCCTGGTCAATGCAGTTATTGCTATGTAAAGTAAAAATCTAACAGGCATATGATTGGTTCTAAAATAAATCCCAACCATAGCACCTATTTCCAAATAGATAAACATCAGCAATAGGTCACCGACTGTGGCATGGTGCTTTTGAAACATTTCAAAAAACGTCCAACCGGCGGCCCATACCGTGGCGGCACCGATACCAAACAGAGCCAATCGGTGAAATATGTCCACCAACGTGTTTCCTATCCGATCTACTATTTCTGTTTTTAACATTTTGCCACCGAGTAGTTTTTCCTTACAGGTGCTTCATTACATTTTCAGGACTAGAAACACCATAAGGATCTGGATCACTTGCACTTGATTCTGGCTCTATAAACATGTGTTCTACTAGGCCGTTGTTAACAACTGCGGCATAGCGACGACTGCGTTTGCCAAAGCCAATAGCACTCATATCAACTGTCATGCCCATGCCTTCTGTAAACGCACCTGCTCCGTCTGGAATAACCTGAACGTTCTTGATGTTTAGCGCACGAGCCCATTCGTTCATAACAAAGCCATCATTAACACTGACGCAATAGATTGCATCGATGCCCTTGGCTTTGAAGTCATTATACTGTTCTTCGAAGCCGGGTAGTTGATATGTTGAGCAAGTGGGTGTAAATGCACCCGGTAAGCTAAACACTACTACTCGCTTGTTGGCAAATAAATCATTGCTTGTTTTAAAAACAAAGTCCCCACCAATTGGGCAGCCGCCTCCCTCTGGTGCTTCATCTCCTTCGCGAAATGCGAATGTTACGTTAGGTATATTGTGTGTCATAATAATTTTCCTTAGTTATCTAACTCCATTGAAATCCACTCTTTGATTACTGCAATCATTTCTTCTTCTGTTGCACACATAATCTTAGAATTCTTCCAATCTTCTTTTTTGTCACGACCGCCTACTTCGACCATAAAGCCGTTGTCGTAACGGTTAAGGGTAATGCTTTCATTTACTTTTGCAAGTTTAGTTAGTTTTGCCATTTTTAATTCCTTATTTAAAAGTTAAATCATTTTTGTACTGAGTCCAATCAGTAAATGTTTCACGCCTTGTTAACTCGTGCAGACTATGACACCAGACTCCTGGATTAGTGGCGGCAAAGTCTTTGTCATCTAATTTAATTGTAGCATTGTATCCCAGTTGTTGGATATAAGGTAATTTAACACTGATCATTGGAATAAACAAATTGTGTTCAACTAACCCACCTTCTAAAAGTCCTTCAACATTTTGTTGTGTAATGTCAAGCGTACACCAGTATCCTAGGTCTAAAAAGTATTGAACTAGTTTTTCCCAAGGATTCCAGAAAATAGCATCATTGGTTCCGATATGAATCGGAAAACTCATATTGGCACCAAAATAAATGTGCTTTATATGTTTGTCTAAATCCGGTTGGCTGTTTTGCACGTCTAGGATTTCCTTGATAGCACCAGGAGACTGTAATCCTACTACAAAAAGAGTATTTGTTCCGTAAGCAGGAGTGTGCTCGACTTCTTTGCCAAAGAAGAACTTGGTATTATTGTGGCCTTCTCTATTCATTGTTCGTCATCCCAGGGGATCTCTTGCTCGTATTCGTATTGTTGTTTGCGTAATGCTGACAGTTGATCTAAAACTGTTAGTTTTTGCTTTTTAAGATTTTGCATCAACTCGTCAGTATATACACCTGACTTTTCTAGTGTGTCGATCTTATCATGGAGTACACGGTGTGACTCCTCAAGCATGCGAATTTTTCCCTTGTACATTTAAATTCTCCAATTGATCTAAAAGTGATTCATCAAACTCTTCTGATGATGGTGTGCTTTCAACTTCAAATAAGTTATTAAATTGAGTATGTGCGTTAGTTGTTTTCTTACCAGTAAACCCTCTAGTACCAATGATCTGATCCCAAAACTTTGAATTTTGATTAATTAAATCAATGCTCTTTTGTCTATCTTTGAGGCTGAAGATTTTATCTACTAAGTCTCTAAATTTTACACGATCAAAGGTTTCTCGGACAAGCATTCCGGGCAATAAGCCTGTATCATATTGCCTATTTGCTTCCTGTACTGCTCGAATATGGTGCCAGACATTGTGCCCCATCATTAGAGCATAGCTAAAACTATCCCATGACGTACGACCTTCTTTACCAATCTTATTTAGGTCGCCTGGCTTATAGATACAAACATCTTTGATAGCCATTCTTGAACTAATTGGACTGTCTTCAAACAAGCTATGTACTTTGTCCTGTATTACTGCATCTCTAAAACTTCTTGTATCCGTAGCATACTTTTTATCATCAGCAGTTGGTTCCATTTGATAAGACCACTTGCCTCTATCTTCCACACGTAGATTGGTGTAGATTTGTCCATTGGCTGTGGCAAGGAAAGGACTGGCACAATCAAAGCTGATGGTAAACTTGGGATTGTGATAACGCCTAACTGCACGTTGAACATCTGTAAGCAAACAAGCCCACTCAAGCTTACTTGTGCCTAAAAAGTGCATCCAATCATGCAAGCCTTCTTCTAATAAGCCATCATGAATTAGTGTAATTAATCTTTTTAGAACCAAGTGAACATCGCACATATTTTGACCACCCATACCCCAGCCATTGAATGGTCGTTCGTATTTGGAAGGATTGCAGTAGTCTTTCATCAAACCGTACCAGTGGTCGGCTTCTCCATGATTACCACCTTGCAGTACATTTAGAATCTTAACATCACCGTGTCTGTTTTTAATCCAGTATTCATTGTTGTATTTTGTAGCATTAACTGCATCGTCATAGCTGAAGATACCACAGGCAGCCGCGGCTTTTGGATCACGGAATGTCCAAGTTGGAATATCCATGGTCATTCCGTATGTGCCTATGCCACATTGCCATTCTAATACTGCTCTGCGTTTTTTCTCTGCGGCTTTGTCTGTGGGATCAGCCCACTTGCCCGGCCACACACCCTTGGCAATTTGAAACCCGCCTGAGTCCAGAACCATAATACTGTTTGGATCTCTGTTACGAACCATGTCTTCTTTTGGATCTATCTTGGTCAGGTCTAAGTTAGCATGACCCGCTGAGTAAAGACTGTACTTGTATGGAAATAAACCTTTTTGGGGATTAAGCCAATTAAGAGATTCCATATCAGGAATTGCTTTAGGCATACGTGCTGGTTCAATATATTGTTCAGTGCGTTGCCTGCCCACATACGAAGCATAGAAACTACTAATAGCAGGCAAAAATACAGCATAGTCACTTTGCTGTGCTGTTAGATTGTCCTGCGTGACTGAGCTATTATTTTCTTTAAGATCCATCAGAATAACAATCTTTTATTTGCTATGTGCTGGAAGAATATAATTGTATTCTGCAATGCCACTATTCACAGTAATCTGTGCGGCACCGTCATCACTGATTTTAAATGTCTTGTCGCCAATTAAATCTAGAATGCTAATTACCTGTGCCTTGGGCCAGGACCATGCACGTTTCAATTGACCATTAATTCCTGGATGAAACACAAACTCGCCTGCGTGTGTGCTATGGTCACCAAAATACAATTTTAGATCAGTACCTTCAGTACGTGCCTGAAACGAAGGCTCTTCTGCGTTGGCCTGACTTTGCATCTTTAAACGTTGAATTCCTGCATTGGTTGGTTCAAATTCAATGTGCCAGTTCACTCCCTTGAATTTGACAGTTTTAAGTTTTTCGGCAATAATTTCACTGGTCATGAAACGATAATCGTTTTTAAAATCATCTATTTTATTTTTAAAGTGCAGGCCCACTGGCACAGACTCGCCATTGCGGTCTTGTCGCTTGACAGTAATCTCTGCATTTTCTTTATACTCTTGTAAGTTTAATAGAATTTTAAGTTTGCTTAGATTAGGCATGCCAAATGTGCCAATAAAGTCAGGAACAGGATTTAAAAATTTTGCCTGGACTACAACTGAACGATCTTCGGCCATGCCGTCAATAACAGTTTCAGTTTCTGTACCTGTAATTTTAATTAGATCGATACAGCCAAGATCGAATGTGTGTTGTACTAAGTCTAGTAAGTGGTCTTTCATAGTTTCTCCAAAGTGTTAAAAGTATTATACAAGGGTTATTGAGATTTTGCAACGATTTCGGCCAAACTTTGTCCACCTCTGATACTGGACAACGTACCCGGCTTACGCAATTCTACCCAACAGCTAGCGGCATCTGCGTGAAATGTTTGTTTCACTTCATACCCAATTGAACGTGCAAGATTTAATACCATTGTGCCAGGTGTGTAGCACATAAAGCTACGTTCGGCTAATTCGACTCCTGCGGCACGGTCGCAATCGTTAAATGTTATAGCAAATGTTCCACCGTTTTTGAGTTTTTTGTACACCTCGATAAGGTAACATTTGATTACTTCAAATGGCTTAAAATTAAAAAAGTTATAGGCAAGGCAAAACCCAAATTGATTGTCTGGGATGTTATCTAGCATAGTGTGTTCTGATGATTCCTGAATCACATACGATCGTAAACGTCGCTGATATTGCCTACTAAATTTTAATATAGCAGGATCTAATAATTCATTAGAAACATCAACAAGATACAACGGATCACATCCGACCAATTGCCTTACCCAATCTTCACGACCAGGTCGTATAATCAGACCTGCATGATGCCAGTCACCGTACAAGCCAATTCTTGCTTTGATAAAATCAAATGCTGATTGTTCTAGATCAGGACGACGATTTAAAATATATTCAGCTGAGTCATGCACCATTTCCTGGTCATAGAGTCTATAACTTTCTTGAAAATACGCCGATTCTTGATTAGAAATTATTGATACAAGCTCATCTTTGATCTTTTCGATTGTGTCGTCAAATTTGGTAAAAGCTGAATTAATGTGTTCGTAGTCATCCTTTAATTCTTGAATTAGATCGTTAAACTGAATTCCATGGGTAGCCACTGTATGTAATACTGGCCCAAGCTTTTCGTGCGTCAATGGAATAGCATCAATTGGCGTTAAATCGTCTAGCAAATTTTTGTATGCCACAAGAGAACTTAGTTTCATGAGAAGTCAAATAATGTTTGGAATGTGTTTTCAGTATTGGTTGCACTAGCAAGTTCCCATTCTAGTACACCCAACAAGTTATCAATTTTTTGATCTACAACAGTAGTTTCCATCTCACCGTCATTGAACGGCAAATCCTTAAACCATTGCGGCAAATGCAGTTCGTCTGTGGGATAACCAATTGATGTCCAGCCTAAAGGATTTGATTTTAGTTTGCACACAATGGTTTTCATACCGTCAACCACTTGCATGGAATAGTTGTCCCCGTTCATTCTACGCAAGTTGTTCCAGTTCATGGCTGCTCGCACATGCCCGGGCATGTTGGCTTTGCCCAGTCGCGCTTCTTCTGCCTGATACTTGGTCAAGTTGTTCACACGTTTGGGTGAACCTTTTTCCCAGCCCGGGCGATCAGCAAAAATGTACTTGAAGTCTCGAATTTTTTCAATAATAGCTTCACGCTTGGTACCTATTAGTACTTCATTAAGAATATCACTAAGAAATTCCTGAATGACCTTGGGTGTATCACTGCGTTTCAAATCCAGGCCCATGGCTTTGACCTTACCAGGCTTGCCTGCCACATCCAGTCGCTTGCCTTCTTTGTCAATGATCATCACAGCATAACGCTTCTTGGTGATAAACAAACCTTTGCTGGCAACAATTTCTCGACCGCCCTTGATGATTGATCCCATTTCTCTTGGCACATGAAATGCCTGTTCCATAAACCCTGGGAAACTTTGATTTACTTGTTCAGCAATAGAGTCATACAAAGCAATAGCAATTTCTTTTGACCATTCCATTCGACCTGCTTCTACTTCGGCTTTGACGGCACTCCATGCACTGAAGTAACAGGAGTCGGTGTCACCATAAATGATACTTTCGCCTGTGTGGTCGTATTTGCCGTGTATGCACTCATTCACATGAGCATCCATGTGCCGGGCAATGCTACGCCCAGTCAAAGTGGTGGATTGGCCAATTCGCTTGTCAAAAAATCTACAGCCAGGATTAAGAATAGCACCATACAGACTATTAAGGTTAATCTTTTTAACCAATTGCCTTTTGTCCCAGTATTCCTCATCTTCTTTAGTTTTACATTCTTTTAGTTTGGCCTGCATTTCCTTACGTTCAGCATACCAACGCTTGAGCAAGCCGGGTATGATACCTTCTGTGGCATAGGTAAAGATAGTGCCATTGGCGCTCAAGATCCAAGGTTGATTTGAATCAAAGATCATCTTCCACACTTCGGCAGCACCATGCACAGTCTCTTCACCTGACTGCCAATCAATGGTAATCTCTGTACCACGTTGCTGTTCCATCACTGCTGTGTATTCTAAGGTGGCAAACAAACCCTCCCAGGCAGCGGCAAAACTGGCACCTTTACTGGTCTTTTCTTGAATCAAATGATCTGTCATTATCGGTCGGAGTTGACCAACAATGGTTTCGGGCCCCATGTTAAGAGCACGGATTGCTGACGGGTAAAGCGAGTTGATGTCGATACTACCAATGTATTCGTGAACTCCTTTTTTGGGATAAGCAACATAGGCACCTGCGGCTTGCGTGTCTTCATCTGTGAGTCTTTCTTTACGGTTAGGAACTACCATTCCACGTTCGTGGGCTTCATTAATAATCGCTTGTTCTGTCACTGCCACAGCACCCATAGTGGTTGGCAGTAACACAGTATTCTCATGTGCCAGTGTGTTGGCTAGATCCAAGAAACGTAGTTTCTTGTCAATATCTCTCAACAGTTTTGTATCTTGTCTGTTGTACTCAATAAATATCTTGAAGTTTTGATTGTACAACTGATCCAGGGTGCCTTCAAATGCTGTCTTTGATCCCAGTTCTTCATACTCACCAATTGCGTCTAAACTGTATGAATGGCGCTCTTCGTATGTGTATTTGCGATACAACTGCATGTAGTCTAGATGTATACGACCAATCAAGTCAAAGGTTTCATTCTCACTGCCAAAACGTTCAAACATACGCTTCTTAGGCAGTTGTCCCCACAAACAGAATCTTCTGGTGTCGTCTTTGCTGAGTACACGAGTTGTTCTGTTCACGGTGTAAGGTATGTCGTAGCCTTCTGAGTTCCAACCACTCAGCACGTCTGCGTCTTCAATGAGGTTTAAAAAGGTATCCAACAAGTCTGCTTCTTTTTCAAACACAAAACAGTTAGAGAATTCTTTGGCAATTTCATTTGCAGTCTCTGCACTCATATGCCTAGGTGGAACAACTAATGTGACCATTTGATCCAGCCAGTCCATGTAAACACTAATGGCAGTGATGGGATTGAATGGATCATCGGGTCTGCTGAAGCCACGTTCAGGATCAAAGTCTACTTCAATGTCAAAGAACGCCACATTTAGTCGAGGTCCATCCTGCCCCTTATAGTTTTCTTCTAGACATCTAAACACAGGCTTGATATCTGCTTCATACAAGTTCTTGTGACCTTGTGCCCGTAGTTCCTTACGAAACTCTTTGTTGTTGCGTGTGGAGAATCTACTGACAGATGTACCATAGATGCTTTGAAACTTGCCTCTAGGGTCATCATAATAAAAGATGTAGTTGGCAGGATATTCTTCGTAGTATCTTTGTCCATTCTTACGACCCACAATGTGAATACGATCGTGGTCACGATCAAATAGTGCGTCAATGTAACTCATTTATCTCCACTTAACATTAAATATCACGTGTAGTTATCACTTTGTCAGCAAGACCGTAATTAACTGATTCCTCTGCTGACATAAACTTGTCACGATCCATATCTTCGGTCAGCTGTTCAAAAGTTTTACCTGTTGAATTATGCTTGACATAGATTTCAGTTAACCGTTTTTTCAAATAGGTGATTTCTTTGTAGCTAATCTCAATATCGCTTTGCATGCCACGAGCGCCACCGCTGGGTTGGTGTATCATGTGACGTGCATTAGGCAGGATCATGCGCTTGCCTTTGGCACCTGACTGTGCCAACAAACTTCCCATGCTACATGCTTGTCCCATTACAATGGTGTTGATATCGGGTTTAATAAATTGCATGGTATCATAGATAGCCATACCAGCAGTGACACTACCTCCAGGGCTATTGATGTACATACTAATGTCTTTGTCTGGATTCTCGCTCTCAAGAAACAATAACTGAGCAACAATTAAATTTGCCATTTGATCGTGTACTTCACCTTCAAGTAAAATTACACGGTCACGCAACAAGCGGCTATAGATATCATAACTACGCTCACCTTTGCTGGTTTGTTCCAGCACCATTGGTACTAACGCCATATTTTACCTTTAAAGAGTTTTGCCAGCAGTTTCGAGAATAGTTTCCAAGAGCTCGTGGTCCTGACGTGTTTTCCCTAGTTCGGCTTTGTGTGCGATCCTGATTGCTTTTTTAAGAACAGCTGGTTTGATTTCAAGTTCTTCGGCAATGGCTTTAATGGTATCATTTAGGCCGCCATTTAAAGTTTCAACTTCGTGCATGACCTGCATGCCTTCATTGATAATCTGAATAAGTTTAATCTTTTGATCGCCATTAAATGTTTTGTTGTCCACAAGAGTTCTCCTAAAGACTTAGTATAACAGGTTTATCTGCCTAGGTCAACAATATATGGCTATTTTGGTAGAATTATAATCCGCCAAATAAAAATACTCGGTCAAGATTTTTTATTTGATCTAACGCTTCTTGTGCTTGTTGATATTGACTGTGCTCGGGATCAAATACGTCAATCAACTTAAATTCATTGTTGGAGAATGTGCCCCAATTTCCAATTCTTCCATACTCAATTAAATCTACGCCCAGGTGCTGGCCCATGTTGTAAAATTCTAGCATCTCTTCAAAATTATCTTTTTGAACTATCATTCGAATTTTAAACAGCATGCCATTTTGTTTTTTCTTTTCAGAAATCCACAATAATGCATGTTGTAGGTCGTCCCAGCGTCCACCACGACGCAATTTTTCATATGTAGCAGACCTTGCGGCATCGGTGGTAATGGTAATCGATTTTACTTTTTCTTGCATGCTGCCAAGTCGATGCCAACGGTCTGGTACCAGTAAACCATTTGATTGTATAGCCAATTGTACGTTTGGAAAATCCTCTGTTGATATTGTGTTAACAAACGACAACAACATTGGACTGGCAAATAATTCTCCACTGGTACTCACATGTAGTACGATTGGTTGATTAGTAGGTGTACAAAACAAATTTGATTTTAGTGTTTGCCCTAGGTGTTCTAGATGTTCATTCTGTGCATCATTGTTTTTTATAATTTCCGTTCGACAACTTGGGCAACTGAGATTACAGGTTCGATCGCCAGATACCCAAATTTCTTTGGGCATAATGTAACGAGATGCATCAAGAAGCAAGGGTTTAATATCATTGCCTACATTTTCTTTATCATTAAGATGATTGTGCCTTAAGATTCCGCAGGTGTTCTCGTTGCAATAATCGTAGGTACCATCAATAATGCTCTGTCGCACATTGGTACTGTCAGCATTGGACAATATTTCGTCAAGTGAATTAATTAATAAATTTCCAACACTAGATGGCATCCAGTCTTGACAACCACAGAGAGTTACTCTACCATCAAGTCCAATGCACATGCCCACAAAAGGACTAAGACAAACAAGATTTTGTAAATTTTTTGCTGGGAATTGTACTAGTGGCTTCTGTATCCAATTTAGTTTGTATTTTGACATATAGTAATTATGCTCACTTTGTAGTCTACGGTAGCGAATCGCTTTCTACACCCAGCAGCCGGGTCACACTACGGTAACTAGTACCGGTCCTAAGGTGTGTTCTTAAAAAATTATTAATCTATCCATTGTAAATTCATTAACAGATACCGATGGGTCAATATCATTAACAGCACTACACCATGCTTGCCAAATTTCACTATCAGCGTTGTTAAAGTATGTTTTTAAATCAGGGCAAGATTTTTTATATGCACTAATACTTTCTTCTACAAAATCATAATTTTGTTGATACTGTAGTTTATTTTTATCTAAAATATCAAACAGAGAATTAGCAAACACCCTTGGAGAATCAAGAAGTTGATAATCTAAATCTACGTTAGATACATCTAGTTGTAATTTACTTTTTGCCGCTGATTTAAAATAATTTTGATTTCCTAGTTGGTTGAATCCAGTCTTGACTAAAGCATTAATATAAAAGTTAAAAGTACACCGCCCGCTAAATTTTGTATATGTTATATTTTTGTTAGGCGGGTTGTGCGATGCTTGTACGCTTGCTGATTCTATTTCACTGTGAAAATTTTTTAATCCTGATTTAATTATTAATTTGCCTGATTCTAATCTATAAATTAAATTTGATAACCATCTACCGCCTGCTCCGGGTGGATACTGTATGTGAATCATAGATTGATAATTTATACAGGACTATAGGGATTGAGAGGGCGATCCCACTCGCCCTGTTGTTCAGGATACACTGGGTACTCGTTGTTTTGCATTGATTTACTTGCTGGATTTATAACTAGCGTAGCCTCGACCGTAGCCACTTTGTTGGCTTTCGTCTAGCCCTGGTAATAGTCCGGCTTTTTTCATTGCGGCTTTGGTTGCTGGCCCAACATCCATGCCTGTGTCTACGATTTTTCCATCTTTTACTAAGAGAAAACGTGCTTGACTTCTAATAATAGCTGATCCGTTACTGCCACGATTTGGTGTAACACTTATATTACTTTCAGTGTCTAATACTGCTTTAACTGTGTGTCCAGCAACATCTATTGTGGTTAAAACAAAACCGTTGCCTAAATCTTGTTGTTGACTTGATTGTGCCATAGCACCGCCAGCGGCTCCAGCCAATGCGGCAGCGCCAAGTCCTCGCAAGAATCCTCTACGATTCATATCGGCTTCCGATACACCTTGAGGTTTATCGTTGGGGTTGGTGGTCAACACAAACTCTTTGCCCTTGTTGAACAGTTTGGCCTGCATTGTTAGTGCGGCGTTGTTCGCGGTAGCCTTGTCACGGAATGAGTAAGGGTTGCCTGCTTTGTCTCTAATGAGTTTTCCATTGAGCCGGATATACCAGGTACGAGTGTCAGGTGCTGGGGCCTGGCCTTCAGGATCTCTAGCACCACGCTTGAAGCCTGTGCGATTTGTATAATAGTCGTTGCGGGCTTCGTCTAACTCTGCCTCCGCCACACCCTTCTTGGCAAAACGAGGATTGTGGAAAGCACCTTCGACGTACCATTCCATGTCATCATCATTTACTTTACAGTTCAATACTTGAACACTATAGCCTTGGTCATCTAACCAGGCCTGTGCTTGTTGTATCATTTCTTGTTTAGAAACGTCGCCACTGACGTCCAAATCGTTCCACCAACCATCACCAACTAAGTCAGTCATTTGGTCATCCGTGTACCAACGTCCTGATTCGCCGCCGCCATTACCTGGAGCAAATTCTTTTAGGTTGCCTTGCTGGCCATACATATCCATTAGTTGTCGAACATAGAAACTATAATGGCCACGACGGTCATTGTATTCTCTGTCTCCAAGCACAGTCTTTAATGCGGCCACAGCATCACTCATTTCAGAACCATGCATTATTTTTAATGCGTCAGTAACCAGTGAATCAACTCGCTGTGAACTTTCTGCCATGTCTTGCTTTTTCTTTTTAGCAATAGCAATTGCGGCTTGCTGTGCGGCATTGGCAGCTTCGTCCATGGCCTTCTTGAATCCTTTGCCAGGCTCCCATCCTGCGATAGGTTTGCACTTGCAACTATCACCAGGGCACTTGCAATTCTGCATGCCACATTGCATACAGCGTTCTTTGGACTCTTGTATGCTTTCATTTGGCACACAGTTTCTTACTGACTTGCCTGTTGTAGCACTTTTCTTTGTGCCTGCCGCATGATAGCCACTCCAGCAGTTGGTATAACCGTTGCTGTCTTTTTGGCCCTTCTTAATCTCATTGAGACTGCCATGTGTTTGACACATGCCACAGTCTTCACACACCATTTCCATCTCAACTGACTCGTTGTGTTTTTTCTTACCAGCACAATGAGCCTTTTGACTAAATCCTTTAGGGTGAGAGCAGTTGATACTGCTCTTGTATTTTTGACTCCACTGTTCCGCCACGCTCTGCGTGTTTTCAAATAAGGTATTGAGATTCATTATGCTTCATCCAAGTAATCGGGTGTGGCCTGTATAACTTCTACTGTGTTTTCTCTACGATGAGCACAGTACATTTCACAGGCCATCTCGGCATGTTTGAGTGATTCAAACTTTGCACTATGTGGTTTGTTTTTAATTGTAATTCTGAAACCATCATCATCGTTGCCGTGGATTTTAATTTCATGTCCGTCGTCGGTGTTGATAGTTCTAACTGAAGGCCCAATATGATCAACATCCTGTGGTATTTTATCTTTGAGATCAGAGTCTGACTTAATTTCGTTTGAAAGGTCAGCCAGGTAGTCGCCTAGTTTTTTCTTAACTGTGCTGATTACATCTTCGGATGTGACCACTTCAGAGATAGTTTCTTGATCTTCGTCTTGTTCAACACTCTCTGCTCCAACAAAGTATCCCTTGGTAGGATGCTCAGGATCAGTTCTATTGGTTAATACATTGATACTTTTTGGTTTAAACAGCGCAGGAAGTTCAGGAACTCTCCTTTGTTGTTTATTAAGTCCAGATTTAACATCCACAGGGGTAATTTCTCCCTCGGCAATTTTATCCAGCTTTGCTAAAATATCTTTTAAATCGCTCATGCCCGCTCGCCTTTTAAGAAACTTCTTAACATCCAACCATGCTTGGCCTGTGCGTCTAGGCGTTCAGCAATGAAGTTGGCAATGCCCTGGTTGTTTTCTTGTTCAGCACTGACAAATGTTTGATTCAATAAATCAATTAGGGCTCCGTTGTCAGAAAGCAACTCTTCAATCATCAATCGGGCACGTGGGATCTTGGTTTGTCCTTGTATGATAGACAGTTCTTGAAAACGTTCAAAACTGCCTGGACTGTATTCTTGTAAGGTGCGAATGTATTCAGCAATTCGATCAACTGCGCCGTACACCTCTTCATAGAAGTTGGCAAAGAAATCGTGGTATTGAGCAAAGTCAGGACCTTCCACATTCCAGTGAAAATTCTGTGCTTTGATACTCAAAGCATATTGTGTGGCCAGCAAAGTCTTTAAATCGTCCGATAACATTATTTCTTCCTAGGTTTTACAGGCATCATTTTTTGTGCGCTGTTGGCATATTTAGCTGGTTTAGTACTCTTAGTCCTAGTTATCACTTCGCCCATTGGTTGAGCCACGGTAGCAATACCGCCTGAGCATGTGCCGCCCATACTTTCAGTTATTTCACGTAGTCGCATCGAATATAATCTCCAAGGTTTGTTGATCAACCCAGCGAGCCGATCCGTGTTCAATTCTGTGATTTTCTATCTGGAACGTGGCCAAGTTGGGCTTTAATGGCTCAAACTTAACTGTATACATTCCTGCTGGTGCTTCTATTTGCAGTATTTCTTTTAGATACTCATTTACCCAATAGAATGTACGCTCAGCAAATAATTCATCGTTGACATAGATGCGATAAGAAGGTGGTAATCCTTGCCAGTCACAATGCAAATCAAATAAAGCTTTTACGAATTGTTTTTTCACCCAGTATTTAGTTGGGCGTTAACTGAACTAAACTTTGAGTTCTCTTGGCTGTCCAACAATAACATGCTTGTTATTGTATTGTTGTCTGAGTATTCTACGAGCCATTTCTGGTGTACGAGCCATTACTGTAGTATCAATGATGTTGATATAGCCCGTTTGTTGTAACTTAATCTTTACAACATAAGTTTTCATCTTGGTTTTAACAGGCTTAATTTCTTTGTAGCGCATATTAGTGGAACATTAAAAACTGATTTTGTACATCGAGTCTTGTTGCACCCAAGTCGCCGTGGCCTGCTGGAAATACTACCACATTCCATTTAGGCTTGGGTCCTTCGGGGATACGATTCATTTGGTCGTATGTGATAATTGATCCTGGGTCAATATTGTATTTTGTAGATAACTTCTGTTTGAAGTTTTCCCATGCTTCTGGGCTTTTGACCTGTGTGCGGCCTTGTTCATCCTTGACATATTTGCCCTTGGCATCAGTCACAAACAAATCGCGGAACATGTCTTTGGGAATAGTCGGTGCGCCTTTTAGGTTCTTACCGGCATTTCTGTAGAGTTCAACTTTCTTGACTTCTCGACTCTTGGCACCACCATCACTGAAGTTGGGTAATGTATTAGACGGCGTGTTTGGATCAGTTACTGGATCTCCCATTTTGCTGTAGAAGTAAAAACGTACATCTGGGTTGTTGAGTTGCACTTTCTTACTAAGGTCCCAGTACTCTTTAGAGAAAAAGTCGCCAGCATCATGAATGCGCACCAGCAACTTGATGCCATTTTTGTCTGCCAGTGCTTTTGTTCGTTTGATTTCTGCGTCAAACATTGCCATGTACTCATCAGGGTGATTAACCAAGAAGTTCAATGCTTGTGCGGCCGACATAGATGCGGCAGGGAACATAACGTAGCCGCCTTTTCTAGCATAACAGAACAGTTGACATTCGCCTGCACCCGGGCATGTGGTAATTTCCACAAACTCTCCGGTGTCTTCATCCACAACAATACCACTTAGTGCTGGTAGTGTCAAGTCGTATGTGATGGCACCTTCTTTTTTACTCTTGCTCATCTTGGCATTTGATCCAAGGATTGCCCTGGGCGGTGTAGTAATTTGACGCTTTAGATCTTCCAAGTCCCATTCTTCTGTACCATCGTCTTTGGTAATGGCTTTGACATTGCTACCGTGAATAATAGGCTTAAAGCGATCTTGTTTGGTTTTTGTACCTGTTTTAATTCGAGTTAGGTAATCCTGCATGTCTTGCTTAGACCATGACTTCTGTGGAGCATTTAACTTGATTGCTTCCGCCACACCGTTATCTGTGCCAATGTAGTGATGATTGTGTACTTTGTAGCCTTGTTTACGATACCAATTGACAGCAGTATTAACAGCAGATTCACGATCTAATGCACGTACCTTGGCCTTGCGTTGTTTTAGTTCTTGACGTTGTGTCACAGCTGGACTGTGAGGATCACTGACAGTGACAGCAACTATGTGCTTGTCAAAGTTATGCTCAAGTTCTTCACTGACACCGGTGTTCTCAATATGCAAAGGTTTTACTTTGAATCCGCCCAGGGTAGTTTCTTGAAGTTCGTTAAATCTCATTTCTTTTTCCTATTTGCAAAGGCAATCTTTATTAATTTACTTATGTTTTATTGTCAGATAAAGTTTGGATGATTGATAACTTGCTCTGCATATAGTTTATTGGTTTTTTCACCGGGGTGCATATTATCATCTGCAAAATCTAACATTTGTGACATCCAGGAAGCATTGTCATCTGATAAAAATTGTGTTTTATCAAGCTGATTAAACAGCATTGGAAAACCTCGAGCTTGTTCCAAAAATCCCATGCCGTTTATTAATATCATTTTAGAATCATGTTGCTTGCAATAATTTTGCAACAAAATTAATTTCAACAGATCTTGTTCAATTTCTTTTCTGGTATTAAAAAAATTAATTCCAACTTCTATAATAGAGTTAGTTTCTAAATTGGTTTTTGTATTAGAGACCCGGCCACCGTTAAAAATACAAAAGTCAGTGGAGTTGTTCCTCCAAAACCAACGTCGTCGAGTTGATGTTGTTTGTATTATAACAACGTCATAATGTGTAGATAAAATTTCCTGTATTGCACGATATAAGATTTCTTGGTTGCTAAGGCCGCCATAACTGATATTGGTAATAGAAACATTTGTTTTAGTGGATACTATGTTGTACCAACATCTAGGATCATCATGATTTCCAACAATCTCTCCAAATCCGCAATAATCGCTAAACGAGCATCCTACTAACAAAATAGATTTTAAAGATGCTGACATTATTTTTTGCGACCAGCTTTCATGTTGGCACACCAGTGCGCCATGCGTTGTCTTTCGCCGGAACTGTTGGCAGCAATGCTACGCAACTTCGAAACTGATTGTTTGCAGTTGACACCCTTGCGTTTGGCCAGACCTTTGCGTCCGGGTTTTTTACCATCGGCAAAGTTTTCTTTCATAACCCAGGTGTCTGGAACTTCATGGTACCGGTCAACCCACATGTCATGTAACTTCTGACCACTGATGCTGTGAGTTTTTGCAATACGTGTCATAATTTTGTCAATACTATCGTACACTTGATCATCGCTGGCAGACTGCAATTTTTGTTTGCGAGCTATCAATGCTGCCTTGAGTTCCGCCACTGCTTGATGGTCTTTGCTGTGGTCCATGTTTTCTGATACAATAAATTCTTGTGCTCTCATGCTAGTCCAATCTTTCCTGGCGCCATTGGTCCAGTTGCAATTCTTTCACCACCATCAAAGTAACGTATTTCTACGGGCATGTCTGGCCAGTTTAATCTGTAGGCAGCCATGATGCGATGATTGCCTTCGTTGACCCAGGCTTCGCCATTGTAGGCCACCATGATATAGGGCAGGTATTCTTCGTTGGGGTTACTGCCCATGGGCGGCAATTTGCCAGTCTTGTCCATGTAGTCCATCAACCACTTTAGGTCATTTTTGCGCACATTCATTTGTTCGTTGCGCATACCAGGCAACGAAGCTAGTCGCATCACACGCACTCTAGGTGGAGTTCCAACCACACCAGCAGTGGTGCTACCCATGTAAGGAACACCGTAGCTGTTACGGCCTTTGCTCTTGGCATAGTCAATTTTATCTTGCAACCACTCTTCATTGGGTACGTCTACGCTTAGTTTGCCTTCCGCCACACCTTGCTTCTTCATATACTTCTTACGCAATTTTAAGTCTGCTGGCGTTGCTTTTCTGATTAAATTCAAATATTTGTTTACTGGAATTTCTTTTATCTCAATGGGTTTGATGCCTTCTACTCCAGGAATAGAATGAA